CTACCAAATGATTAGGAACCGAACAGAACGCGCAGTGTGAACAGCATGTCGGAGATGCCGTCGCGTTGACCCAGCCAGGAGCGGATGAAGTCACGGATAAGCACCGGTCGCCCGGCATGGCTGATCATGAACTGACGAACGTTCGGACCAATCGAAAAGGCATTGTGAGTACCAATGTCGAGCGTGTCGACATAAATCATCGGATGGTACTTACGGAACCCGGTGTACACGTAGCCGATCGTCTCTTCGACGAGTCGATTCTGCATACTGTCAAAATATGGGTTTTCTTTTTGTTTTTCGATCCACTCATTGATGGTCGAGGTACCGAATGCATGGAGCGCGGCCACGTAGAGACGCTCACGGAAAGCGAAACTACGCTTCATCACACTTTCGTGTTGCAGCGCTTCATCGAAGAGCTCCTGGATCATCACGTTTGGACTGATAGCGTCGCTTTCATTTTCCAAAGTGATGCGGCCAGAAGCCGTACCTATAAGATCCACCTGAATGGGCTTCTGGACATGCACCGCACGGTACTCGAGCGGAGCGCCCAGGAAACCGTTAGGATGCAGCTTCAACCCGGCGAAGATCTTCACAGGTCCTCCTCGGCTTTGTTGATTTTGTACGTGAGGGCTTCGGCCTTGTCACGAAGGATCTCGATCTCTTTCTCGATCTTCGGATTGGCTTTGCCCTGCTCGGCTTCTTCCAGCAGCAGGATGCGCTTCTGGATACGCATCAGGTCTTCCTGGGCTTCCTTGTAGCGCCACGCCTGGAACTCAGCGATCCATTTGCCGATGTGGAAGAACGGATTCAGCGACACCGGGATGAAACCCAGTTGGAACGGATCCATCTTGTTGCGGCCGAACATGTGCAGATCGGCGTCCGAATCGGTGTCGACCTTCACATTGGGGATGTCCTCGAAGCTCTTGGCGAACGAGTTCGTCGGCAACGAGAAGGTGTTGAACACGTTCAGGAACATCGGGAAACGGTTCTCGACCCACTTGATCTCGCCGGCGGACAGATTGCGCTTCTGATAGTCCTCGTAGATGCCGCGTTGCTGGGTCTCGTAGACGACGCACATCTCGACGAAGCGGCGGATGAAACGCATCATGAACGAGGCGTTGTCCACCATCTGCATCATGACTGCCGTGCGGTAGTCGATGTTGGTCTGCGAGACGGTACCCGGCATTTCGCGATCGATAGCGTTGCTCAGGTAGTTCAGGTTCGAACCGACCTGTTTCAGGCGATCGTGGATGTCCACGAAGGCGTTCTGGTTCTTGCCGAGCTTGAACTCGTTACGGTAGCGTTCCTCGAAACCGATGACCTCGGGGGACTTCGGCTTGACGAAACGGAATGCCGCTTGTGCGGTATTCATGATGGGAAAGACTTTCGTGTTCATGTCCTGGATAACAGAATCCAGAGACGCGAGCACGTCGTCCCGGTCGATAACGCCTTTCAGCGTCTTGACGTAGGAATTGACGTTCATGGCGGGCCCTTGTGATTAGAAGCTTGGAGCGTTGCCGAGCTGGTACGCTTTCAACATATCGGTGATCGAAGCGCCTTCCTTCTGGTTGGCGGCACGGCATTCGCGGATCGACAGATCCGAAGCGGTCGGGATGTCGGTCGTGTAGAACTTCACGCGGTCGTATTCCGGATCGATGACGGCCACGATGAACAGGCCGGTTTCGTCGAACAGCTTCTGGCGAACACGGAAGTCGTCGAACTTGCCGCCGATTTCCAGTTCCACCTTCTTGATGGTTTCGACCGTCGTCACCACCAGGTTGGTCGAATTGGCCACCGAAGGATTCAGCGACAGCATGGCCGAGATCTTGTTGTTACGACGCTGGGAAGCCACCGCCGTGTAGATGCCGGTGTTGTCGCGCATCAGGTTCTTCTTGTGCTGCTTCACCAGATCGCGAGCCGTCAGCAGGTCGACCAGATTGATCTGACCCGAGCGATACTTGATCCAGCGATTGGCGACGCTGTTGTCGACGTTGCCGGTCGAGAGCAGTTCCTTCAGCAGGTTCGGGACCATGACCGATGCGTTCAGGCGAATCATGATCGGGATGGTGCGCGACTTGTTGTCGTTCGAGATTTGCACCTCGAGGATCTTGCCCACGGACAGGTTCGACGCTTCCTTGATGACTTCCAGGGAACGCGATGCGAGACCGCCCGGTTCCATCAGGTTCTTTTCGTTCTTGTCGGCAGTGATTGCGCGCTGGATGTCGTTCTTCATGCCCTTGGCAGCATCCTGCACTGCACCTTGAACGATCTTTCCGGTACGCTTCTCGGCTTCGTCCATGACCGCGTCGAGAACGCCACGGGTAGGGATCTTATTGACGGCACGGCCATTGCTGATGGCGCCGTTCGATTCGAGCGAAGGCATGCCGCCGAACTTCGGCAGTTTGTGCGCATAACCTTCGTTGGACATCATCCAGATGGCGCCGGCGGAGTCGAGCGCACTGTCGCGAACCGAGCGGTTCGGGTTCAGTTTGTCGAGATGGCGCGCAACGGCGATGTTGTCGATCGACGCTTGCAGCATATTCCAGGCCAGCAGATAGTATGCCGAAAAAGCCGAATGCAGGGACTGTGTCACTACCGGCGTATGTTCGTAGAAGATTACGCTGGAGTCAACGATGAGCGTTGGCTCTACCCGGGTGGGGCGTGTGTAATCGACGTACGAGTTGGCGGCGCCAGATCGCAGACCATCGATTACCTTGCCGGCCGTAACCAGGCCGGCTTCTCCAATTTTGTCAAGCATGATTTTTACCTCGGGATAACAGGACTTTAAAAGTGGATAACAGATTAGATCTAACCATTGACCAGATCTATAAACTCGGCAAGAAGGGTTCTGAAGACCTTCAAGCGGGACTCGAACGTGTGTACAACTCCACGCCCTTGGGTCCCTTGCCGAGTAACATAGTAAATACCGTCTATGGTATCAACCATCGTCAAACTCAATTGGCTTTGCCGTTTAACCGTGATGGTTTCGGCTTGACCTTTTTTACGCGGCCTCGCATGAACTTGACCACGAACAATATTCGTTTTGTGCGTCAGATGTACCCATTACTGAATACTGAGCCGCGTTCGATCCAGCGTATCATTCGTACTACTCTCGATCCGCTGATTGCCTATGGGTCCGACCCAAGAAACAAAGAAATCAAATCGCCCTATGTGGACGACTTGAACATGTTTATTCCACTGCTGACGAACCTCTGTCTGACCATCTCAGGATGGCCTGATTTCGTCGTCGATACTCGCACAACGCCCGAGGGTCATTACCGAGAAGCGCACAGCATGGTCGACAGCAGTGTTGAAATTAAGAACACATACGAATTGTCGGCGTCCTTCCGGAACATACCGAATAATCCGGTCACATTATTGTTTTATTTCTGGTTGTTCTACATGTCGAAGGTTTTCGAAGGGGAACTCATCCCTTACGGCTCTTCGCTGTACGAATGCGAGATGGATTACAATACCCGGATCTACCGTCTGATCCTCGATCCGTCGAAGCGATACGTTCAACACATCCTGTCCACTGGTGCAGCATTCCCGCTTAATGCCCCGGTGGGCGCCCTGGGTAACTTTGACAGCACCCAGCCCTTCAACGATGCAAACGACAACGTGAACATTCGTTTCCAATGCATCGGCATGGATTACAACGATCCAATTCAGATCACGGAATTCAACCAAGCAGTGGCTATCATGAACCCTGCCATGGCCGACGACGTTCGTGATGATTATCTCATCCAAATTCCTTACCAGGTCCTGTCGTTCTTCAATATGCGTGGTTATCCACGTATCGACCCTTCGTCGATGGAACTGCAGTGGTATATCTCGTACTCCGTGTTCAAGTCGTATGCCACTCAACTGGCGGAAGTCTCGAACCTGAACGGTATGCGTAACCTGGCGTTCCTCGACTATATTTCTCCAGGGCAGCAGCAGGATTATAGGAAGAGCCTGGCTGACATGGAAGGTGTTCCCATGAACTCGAAGGATGGTGGCTTGATCACTACGCCTTTGACGGGAGAATACAGCCAGGAACAAATTGAACAGGTAAGGGCTTACTTCACAGGTGGTGGAAAATAATGGCCGGAAACATTCGTGACCTCATGAACGATGCCCAAGCGGCTTCGTTCGACCCTAGCGCGACGTATCGAGCGTCGCTGCGTACTCTCTTGCAAGTGATGGGCGGGCAGTTGGATAACCTCTCCCCGATCAATCCTGTCGTGTACGCCATCGAAAACCAAGCTGCCTTGATTGGCGGCTTTACTGAAACGATGCAATCGGAAACACGTCGTCTTCTGCAAGTGCAGGCACTGACGCCCGAGGATTTGTATCCGCATATGGCGGACATCCACTTCAGCAACATCTTCAACCTGCCATCGACAACCGTTTTCACTCTCGTTCTGAACAAGGCCGAGATCCTGAACAAGATGGTGCCCGTACCAGGTACGATGTCCCGCAAGGTAACCATTCCTCGCAACTCGTACTTCACGATCTCTGATTACGTCTTCGGTATCCACTATCCGATCGACATCATCGAGCAGGTTCACGGCGCCCTCCGTGTGGCTTACGATACCGACGTCACGACTCCTCTTCAGGATCTCCAGACGAACGTGCTGAAGTTCCGCACGGTGCAGCGTGATGACATCGAATACCTGGCCATCGACATCCCGGTGTTCCAGTTCGCCATCACGAGCAAAACGCCGACGGTTACCCAAGCGATGACGTTTAGCTACAACATCGCCCTGCCTGATCTGTACTACGCCACCCGCGTTTATCGCACGAAGAGCGACGGTACGCAGGAAGAGATCAAGGTGACCTACAGCGAAGAGATCTATGACCCTCTGAAGGCCACTGCGGTGGTGCGTATTCTGGATGGTCAGGTGAACATCATGATTCCGCAGATCTACATCAACAGCGGCTTGATCGCTGGAGAACTGCGTATCGATGTCTACTCAACCAAGGGACCAGTCTCCACGACTTTCGACAGCTACCCGATTGGTTCGATCGGCTATCGCTTCCGTGACCTGAACAAACGCGCCGACGCGACGTTCTCGGCTCCAATGCAAAAGTTGGGTACCTGCACGATTCTGGGCGAGAAGCCTGTGACTGGTGGTGTCCTGGGCATGACCTTCGAAGAGCTGCGTGATGCGGTTATCTCCGATGGCATCGGAGATCCTAACCTGCCGATTACTCCGGCACAGGTGAAGAACTACCTGAACCGTCGTGGTTACGACATTATCAAGAACACCGACATCGTCACCGACCGCGTGTTCCTGGCCACTCGCAACATGCCTGAGCCAGCCGGTGCAGGTCTTCTGACGGCAGCCAACGCATCCATTGAAACGATGAATGCGGCCTTTACAGACCTCATCACCAACTCGGCGGTAATCGACAACGGAACGAGCGTTACGATCACGCCACGGGCCGTATATCGCCTTGACGACGGTATCCTGAAGCTTATGTCGGACAGTGAGCTCGCTACCGTGCGCTCGATGCGTTCGGATCTGCTGGCGGCCCACGTCACGACCAACAGTTATCTGTACTCGCCGTACTACAACGTTCTGGACAAAGCGAACAACCAGTTCCGCTTGGCGGCCTACTACCTGGATGATCCGGCAGTGGAAAGCCAAACGTTCGTTCAGGACAACGAAGGTACTTTGCTGTCGGTGAATACCAACGGCTACCTCTTGACCAAGACCGACTCGGGTTACAAGCTGACGCTGAAGACCAAGTCGAGCGACGAGTACAAGGAGCTGAACGATAGCATGGTGCAATGCCTGCTGGGTTTCATCTCGCCGACTGAAGACGATCCGTGCTGGGTGGTTGGTACCCAGATCGCCGTAGGTTCGGATAAGGAGCGTACGTTCGAGTTTATTCTCGACTCCCGCTTCTCGATGAATGCCAGCGATCGTATCGACTTCCGCAACTTCAAGATGTACGACACGACGGACAAGACGATCTATTCGGATCTCGAGCAGGACTTCATGGTCGTGTACACCACGACCGAGCAAATGGGTAACCTGTTCCAACCGGGTACGATCGACGCTAAGCTGCCGCGTTACCTGATCCCGATGAATTCCGTCGGCATCACGGAAGAAAAGCTGAGCCTGCGTTTCGGTTCTGCTCTGTCGAACCTCTGGGCACGCGCGCGTTCGATCGCCTCATCGATTCTGTACGAGACCCATGCGACCGACGTGATACTGCGTTACACGAAAGATGTCTTCAAGACCAATCCGGAAACGGGCGGCGACATCTGGTTCGTGGACGGCAAACCGCAGCGCATCTTGCTGCATGCCAAAGACGATCCTTATCTGGACCCGGAGAACAACCCGATCGTTCAGTATCCGAAAGGCACCGTCGTACTCGATCCCGTGACCGGCGAACCCAAGGTCAAGGATGCCCGTTACCTGAAGCATCGTTTCGAACTGTTCCTGATTGAAGGCGTATACATCTTCAGTAATGACCAGATCGCAATCGACTATCGTAACTCGGTCGCCAAGACCGTGGCTGCATGGGTGACTGAAGAAGTCTCGGGTCTCGAGAAAGTCACGATGGACAAGAGCAAAGCTTACTTCTATCCGAAGACCGTGTTCGGTACGGTGGAAGTCATTGTCACCGATGGTATTGTCCAGCAGATTCCTGCCGGTCAGAGCTTCGATGTCAAACTGTACGTCCCTGCTGAAGTGATGCAGAACGACGAACTGAAAGCCCAACTCAAGAAACAAACCATTGCGGTTATTTCGGAATACCTGAAGAACCGCACACTGGCCGTCAGCGACATCATCGAACTCCTGAAACAAGCCTACGGGAGCGACGTGATCGACGTACAGGTCAGTCAGTTTGGCCCTGCTGCTAACATCCCTGTGATGCAGTTGGTCAATGAGGTTCACCGCTGTGGTATCCGTAAGCGTCTGGTTTCCCGTGATGACGAGAAGCTGGTCGTGGAAGAAGCCATTACCGTGTCCTACCAGTCGATTCAGTAATACGACAGACATACTCTCCCTACCCCGCGAGGGGTAGGGAGAGGAGTCTTTTTGTTTGCTTAGTCTTTGCGAGTCACCTGCTGCAGCGCCTGCTGTGCTGCATGGTAGTCGACTTGGATTTCCTTATCGTCGATGACGATATGGGAAGTACCGATGTCGCGCACACTCACCGAAGGAGGAAGCATGCGTGCCTGCATCTCGTGCTCACGGTGGACCTTGAGTTGCTCTTCCAGGTCATCCACGAGCTTCTCGAGAGTAGGTGGCGCATGCTCCTTATGCTTGTTGTAGAATGCCACGATCTTCTTGGCATTCGAACGCAGCTTTTCGACGATCATGGTGCCGTGCATGGAAGCTTCTTCGTACACCTTGGCAATGATCCCGTAGACCATCATCAGGGCGTCGAAGTTCTTCGCAACTTGCGTCGCCACCCGGAACAGCACTTGTGCACGCTCGCCGCGGGCCTTGTCGTGCATTGTCATGCCATTGCGTTCACGGGCTTCTTCGGATTTGGCGATCCTGTCGAAACGGCGCAGGGTCGGCTCGGCCTTTTGCAAAGCGTCGATGAAGTCCAAGATGCCGCCGAAGTTGACGTTACGCAGACGGCGCATTGCATCTTCGTGACTGACCAGCAGGTCTTCCAGATCCGTGAAGAACGGACGGTATTCCGACGGATCGTTCGTTGCGTTCTTGACTTCGACAGCCCAGTGAGGCAGCGACGGATAGCTCTTACCACCGACCTTGAAGTCGCCCGTGTTTAGCATGGCCATGTCCATGACGTCCAGGGCAGACGAAACGCGCGCGCCTGGAGCCATTTTGCCCATGCTGTCGGTGCCAGATTCAAGGGTTTCGAGATCCTTGATCAGTTCTTCCATCACGCCGATGTTACCGAGCACGATAGAAGCGCCGGATTTAAACGCCTCAAATGCCGACGTAACCATTTCCAGGGCATAGCTCTTGTCCTGGTAAATGATCCGGGCCCACTTGTTCGGCTTACGCAGATAGTCGTAGACCGCAGCACCACCTTCGAGGTCGGCCAGGACGTCGGACAACTTGACCTTGATGTAGTGCTCTTTTTCGTCAAGGTTGGTACGAGGGCCAGTACCCAGCTGCTTCGTGGTACGGACGATTTCTTTCTTCAGCGGTTCAGGCAGATCCGATTCGGCAATCTTTTTCAGATCGTCGTGATCGGGAACCTTCACTTCGATGTAGTCGCCGTTGGTATGGCGAACCAACTTCATCGTTTCCGTGATAGCCTTATCCTGCTGAGCCAGATTCTTGTCGGCGTTCTTCACGCCTTCTTTCACCTGATTCAGATCACCAGTACCGCCGTTACCACCGCCGCCGAAACCGAGCCAGTCCATGAACTTGTAGATCAGGGCGGCAACGAAAGCGATAGCAGCTGCGATGATACCCCACAGCTTGAGGTCAATTGCTTCCAGGCTCCAGTCGCAACCGATCATGCTCAGATCTTCGGTGAAGTGCCGGGTCGTGGTATGCGATTCGAGGGAAGGCATCAGCTCGAGCAGTTCCACAGCCATGCTGCGGTTCATGCCACGAGCTGCGATGACGCGATGGCGGAAGTCCACCAAGCGAGCCACGAAAGATTCGGTCGACACGATGAGATCGATGTCTTCTTTCATTTCCGGGAATTCGTTGGCGAGTTCGGGCTGCTTGAAGAAGTCCGCGCCTTCGATTTCGAAGCCACTGTTGGGACCGCCGCTGGCGGCGTTCATCATTGCTTTTTGTTTGATCGCATCCGTGTCGTGGAATTGATCGAAGTTGATGAGAGAACCAGACATCAGCATGACGGTTCCTTACAGCGTGATCGCCATTGCCTTCTTCAGATCGCCGATCATCAGGTTGGCCATGGTGTAAACCTTCGGAGCCGACAGGCCGGTTTCCTTGATCGCTTCGTAGATCTGCGCAGGCATGATCGAAGCCAGGCCCAGGGCCACGGCCATGAAATCGAATTCCGGATTGACGGCGTAGTCAGCCGGCGAACCGTTGAAGATGCGGTGGCGGACCAGGTACATCGTCTTGGCAGCTTCGATGGCGCCCGGAACGTCGATCAGGATTTCTTCGTTCAGGAACGAAACGGCGCGCGACACATTGGCAACGTGCATGGTGTTGAACACCGTCAGCGGGATCAGTTCGTCACCCTTCTTGACTTCCAGGAAGTTACCGATGGCCATGCCGATCAGGGTCGGCAGGATCATGCGGCGCTTCATGGTGTCGGGCAGCAGGAGGGCGGTCTTGTTTGCGAATTCGCGAATGGCGAGATGATTCATGATGTCTTGATCCTAGGTGAGGAATTAAGCGTGTTGCAGGCGGTTGGCGTAGTAGAACATCTTGTTCGAGGCCATCTCTTCGAGGGCTTGTTCGAATTCGATCTGCTTACGCTTCTGTACGCCGGAGGGAATCAGGTAATCGTACACGAGCCCGACCAGCTGCGTATGATCCTTGTATTTTTCGTTGACCTTGTCGATCATCTCGATGTCGGCACGGATACGAGCCGAGCTTTCTTTCGAGGTAGCGGGGTTCTTCAGCTCTTCGATCAGCTGCATGCGAACACGTTTGAAACGCTGGCCGCCTTTATCGTACCAGTCGTGATGCGAGTCCGCGAAGACGAACGACATCACCAGGCCGAAGGTGGTCCAGGCACCGAAGATGTTGCCGATCGACACTTCGAACACGCCCAGCAGAACCAGGGCGACCTTCACGAATTCCATGAAGAAGTAACCGGCCCAGCCACGACGATAGATCGTGCCCTTCATCAGCTTGTCCAGTGCGGTCACGAGATCGCGGCCGGCGCCGTGACGAGTTGCGAACTGGTCCGACAGTGCTTCGAAGCTGTTGATGTCGTAGCCCGGCGTGCCCGACTGACTGCGATTGAAACGGGCGATGTTCGAGACGAACACGGTGTAGACGGTCGTGTTGTTCTTGGTCGAGAGACCTTGAGCATCGACGAAGGACAGATCCAGCAGATCGCTGGTTTCCTTGATGATGATCTCGCGTTTGCCGTGGTCTTCGGTACCGTCCAGCTGGCGCACCATGGTGGTCAGGATCTGGTTGGTCGTACGGAAGCGAACCATGAAGTCGAAGAACGTGTAGACGTGGCCGACTTCATGCAGGATGACCGCCGAGATTTCAGCGCTGGTGTATTGGCGGCCGTCGAACAGCTTGTACAGCAGGCCCTTGTTGCCGTAGATCATCGGAGCATTCAGCAGCATCTGGATCGGCGACAGTTCTGCGAAGTAGCCATGGACATACGACGCATTCGGATCCAGGAGACCACGGACTTCTTTGTCGCGACTCTTACGAATGTCCGACAGGCTTTGTTTGGAAAGGGTCGATTCTTTCCAGCCGTAGCCTTCCATCAGCGGGCTGTTTTTGTCGATGTTCGGCGGTTCGGTCGACATCGGATAATCACCGATAACGATGTTGAAGTTGATGTTCGTGTAGTCCTTGATGCAATCGGCGATTGCGATCTCGAACTCGGTTTGGGTTTGGGCAGACCAGCTGCCGCGGTATTGGTCGATGATAGCCGTCAACGACGTATGAAACGAGTTGTTCTGAAAGCTGATGCTTTCGGGGCTATAGATCGGATTGATGGTTCTGAGCATGATTGCGTCCGGCCTTTTGTCTACGGTAAATTAAAATCAGAGGACACAATTCTGTGCCCGAAAAAGTCCTATGCCTCATAAAAAAGGTGAGAAACGTCATGTATCATATTCGACTACTCAACAAACGGAACAAGTCGGCTGTTTATCCAGATGACCTCCTGATTTTTGACATCGATCGGAGTTGTCCTTTAATGGGGAATCCTATCCCTTTGGAGGACAAGGACGACGACGACATGCGTGAAGCTGTCCTCATCGAATACCGAGAACACTTCGAAAAAGAATACGCCGGTAACCCGGCATTTAAACAACGAATCCATTACTTTGCAGACCTAGTTAAGAGTGGTAAGAAACTAGGCTTTAGTTGCTGGTGTCACCCGAAGCAGTGTCACGGCAACGTCATCATCGAAAAGATCATCCAGTTAGTAAAGAAACCCATGGCCAAGTCTATTGAAGCAAAAGCGGTTCCAGAATTCCTCGAAGAACGTTTCAAGCCGGAAGAGATTGACTACGTCGAATGCCGCTTCGTCATTCACATGCCACGCAAGACCGGCGATACGCCGTTTAACGATCATGATTGGCACATGGTCAAGGAAGTCATCCATTTGAAGGATGGTCGTACTGTCCCGAACGTTCGTTACGTCAAGGACTACAAGCGGAAGTATTGGGTGACGGCACCCCGCTTCCGCAAGAGTTACGAACAGAAGCGCGAATGGGAAACCCTGGATCGCCTGATCGAAGGAGAGTCGACCCAATCGGATCTGTACAAGAACGTAGCGATTTCGCTAGGTCGAATGGATCTGATCAAGCAGCCTCACATGTTGAAGGACTCGCCGCATATTTACGGCCTGGACATTCCTTCCTCGGTCTCTCTCAAGTACGACTATGTCGAACGCATGAACGGTAAGAAGGATACGCCGTTCAGCATTGCCTATTCGGATACTGAGACCAACATGCTGGGTCTCGAGAATGGCGCATCGAAACACATCATCATGCAGTCGCTCTTCTTCGAGGGTAAACTGTACACGGTGATTCTGAAAGACTTCCTGGCCATCGTTCCAAGGCCAGAAGAAACACTGCGTGAGCTCTACGAAGAACACATGCCTGAGCAAGGCAAGGAACTGGTCAAGGAATGGGAGTTCGAATTTGTCGATCAACCAATTGACATCGTCAAACGCATTCTGAAACGTTGCCATACTTGGCAGCCAGATTTCCTGTCCTTCTGGAACATGATCTTCGACTTGGACAAGATGATCGAGTGTGTCGAAGAAGCCGGTTATCGTCCTGAAGACATCTTCTGCGATCCTCGCCTGCCTAAAGATCTGCGTACTGCTTTCCTCAAACGCGCCAACCCGAACAAGACAAGTGCTTCCGGCCGTACCATGACCAAGAAGCCGGCCGATCAATGGCACAGCTGGCTCTGCCCTGCATCGTTTTACATCATCGACCAGATGGCGTCCTATCGCTTCATTCGTAAATCGAAGCAGCTGGAACCGTCTTATGGCCTGGATGAGATCCTGGGTAAGGAACTGGAAGGTCTGGGTAAGCTTAAGCACAAGCCAGCCGAAGGTTTGAACAAAGCCGAATTCCACATCTTCATGCAGCAGAAGTATCCGGGCGAGTATGTGATTTATCACCTCTGGGATGCCGTCTGTATGCACAAGCTGACGCTGAAGACCCAGGACTTGAGCTACTCGCTTCCTGGTACTACCGAGTACTCGGACTTCGTCAGCTTTGAATCGGAACCGAAGCGCTACATCCACAAGTTCCACCATTACATCCTGAAGAACCACAATGCAGTGACTGGCGTGTCGGGCAAGACGCTGGTTCAGGAACACGACGAGCTGACCATCAGTACCAAAGGCCACATCGTTACCCTTGAACCTCATCTAACGGTCGATACCGGCATGAAGATCTTCAAGGACTATCCGGGCCTGCAGACGAACTTCTATGGTCACAATGCCGACTTGGACGTGAAGTCCAGTTATCCATATGGCCAATGGGTGTTCAATATGTCACGACAGACGACCGTTCGTGAACTGGTGGACATCGAAGGCGTACGTGATCACCAACGACGCATTCAAGGCCTCAACATCTCTGGCGGGCGCAGCAACGCGGTCGAGTTCTGTACTGAGATCTTCAAAGTACCGACCTTGGCCAATCTGGGCGACATCTTCGACAAAGCAAAAGCTGCACAAAACTAATCAAAAGGAGCAAACATGGCTTACCACTACTATCGTGACGACTACAAGCCCGAGCCAGTCTTCATCAAGGACGACGAACTGGGCGAAGAGCGCTTCAAAGCGCTCGAGGAGCAGCTGAAACACTTCAAGCTGAGTCCTGAGCACACCCGAGCTCGCGACCGCACTGTGGCCGTTTTCTACTACCGCCTGGAGCTGGCCAAGCAAGCCCTGTTCCCACGTCAGTTCCCCGGTGCCCGTGAACGTCTCGAGAAGTTCCGTAAGCCGAAGTTCTTCCTCGATGCCATGACGGATCTGGTCGAACAAGTCAAGAAGGCAGTACCGGCGCCGAAGGCCAAACGTCGTTCTAGCTGGTAAAAAAGAAAGCATAAAGATTACTCCTCCTGCCGTAAGGCAGGAGGAGTAATATGTTTGTTTACCAAGGACTGAAACTTGCTGGAAGATACAGAGGACTCGGATTGATGTCGGTGATGCCGTCTATCGGACTCGTTGTAGCCGGACTACCGACGAGGGGATAGAACGGACCTGCTACACTGTTTACGTAATCTGCAATGTTTTTCAGGCCACTCGGTGCGCCATTGAAGTAGAACTGGAAGGTACCGGAATCGAAGTCCATACCCAAGCCGAGTATTCCGCCTTGAGAAAAAGCAGCACTGAAGGTTTGACGTAAATCGCTCTTGTAAATGAACATACCGCCGGAGAAGCTATACCAAACGACCTGATTGGTATTGGCCGCCCAGCAGTTGGTGAGGACTGCTGAATTCCGATTACTGAAGCCGATCAGTGGAGCAACATCTCCTCGTTCGAACTGGGTGGCCTTTACTTCGAAGTAGCGTTTTCCCTTGTTATAACCAGTCGTTCCGAGAACGGCACCACCGAAGCCCGTAATGTCGGCTCTCTGATTGCTGTTAGTTAGCGTAACGCCAGAGCCTTTGAAAGTTGGGTCGAAGGTCCAGCCACTAGCGGCGGCTTTCTTCTTAGAACCCAATACCATTTCATGCATATCTTCCTCATTGGTTGTTTGCTTCTCTCACAGCATATTCCCTCTACTACTGGCGAAAGCCAGTAGTAGAGGTATGCGAGGTTTTAAGCAGACCGCAGGGACGGCGAGGTCAGATGGTGCAGGCGGGCACGCACGAGCTTCTTCACGTATTCCAGATCGTTGTTCGCATCGATGACCATCAGCGGGTTCGCTTCGTGGTCACGGACATGATAACGCTGGTTGAAGCCTGACTGCAAACGAATGAAGAAAGCATCGTCAGCTTTCTCGAACGCATCCTTGGCAGCAGGACGGCTCGAGACACGGGCGCGTGAGGTTTCCAGGCTCACGTCCAGATGGACAGTGTTGTAGCCATAGATCTGCTTCCGCAGGAAGACACGTTCATCGAAGGATAGGTCTGTGAAGAACGTTTCCAGATCGAACATGTACTGGAAGACATGACGCATGACTTCATAGGGGATGCCCATGCCGTAATGCTGATAGACCCAGGTCGTATCATGCCAGCGATCAGTGATCACTACCTTACCCTCGAGGAGAGCAGGGATAATCGTTTCCTTCATAACACGGGCACGCAGTTCGAGGATCAGGGACAGAACAGCAACGTTCGGAACCTTCTGCTGAATCCACAGATCGCGTTTGAACATCGCGTCTTCATCTCGCGGATATGCTTCGACAACGACGTTAGGAACGCCATTCTCAGTCAGGTATTCGCCCATGTACTTGGCAGTAGTGGACTTCCCACTACCATCCAAGCCTTCTACACTAAACAGCATACTTTCCATCTTGCCCTCTCAGGTGGTTAACTAAATCATTAACCACCTCTGTTTTATTTTAGATCATTTCCAGGACCGGTCGCCAGTAACCAGCGGTGGTATAGCCCATGGTGGCGATGAAACCAGGATGATAGCTGTAGTACGAATACGCAGAGCCGCGCGAAATGATTGTATTCGCGGCGGTCATTTCCATCATCATGGAATCTCGGTTGATGCCGTTGCGGCTGTTATTGTCCGACTGCCATGCGACCTCTCCGTCGAAGCGTTCCCAGTTTTCACCTTTCTGGCTTGGAGCGGTCCAGGTCATGACCTTCGCCATCAGGGAATTCCACTCACTACCACTGAGGTCCATTGTCGAATCGTAGGAATCCTGAGTGATGCGATTGCCGGTATAGCTGTTCACGGCTGGCGTGTTGGAAGCAGCGCTATACGTTTTCGTGACGTCGTAAGGATCTGGCAAACCGTGCATCAGACGAACCTTGAAGGTCGAACCTTTGATGTCGATAAATTTCTGTTGGTTGACGCCGGCCAAGGTATTGAACTCACGAGGTCCGATGCCATCGACGCCGTATACGAGACCGAGATTATACAAATCGCGCCAGTTCGTTACTGCAATCGGCTGGCGTGGTACAAACAGGATCTTGCCCTTGAATGCGAACTTGAACCAGTCCTGTACGACGGTATTACTCCTGGTCGCGTTGACAAGACCGGACCAGCTGGTGACGGTGTCCCAATCAGTGAAGTCATTGGAGTTTACCAAGCCGTAATAACCACAGCTCAGATCGCCGCCCTTCAAGGACTGATTGCCAGGACCACTATAGAAAGTCGCCGTTGCCGCGATGTTACCGCTGCGAACTTTCTCGGTTCCGTTGAAGACTTCGAAGATGTAGTTATACGAGCCATCTTTCTCGACGGTGGTGTCGGAAAAGGACGTCGAATTGCCGGGAATCGTCGCAAGCGGCGCCGGCAGGTTTGTAGGATCGAGGGGACCAACGCCTCGATAAACATTGATACCCTCGGCATTAATGTTGGGATTGGTGAAACTAATCTTGATTTCCATTTTTTACCTTTTTACATTACCAGTTCGAGAATAGGACGCCATCCGCTGTATACCATCGAGCTCGTGAAAGTTCCCGACGTGGCGACGGTACCCGATGCATTGCCGACTGGAACCTGAGCGATGGTGGCCACGCGCGGTTCATCGCTGTAACGACGACCACCTCGGGCGACGGCAAGACCGGCATTATTGTAGCTCGCCATTTGTTGGCAAAGGTCATGGATTCCAGCGCCGCTCTGAAGCTGACGACACACGGTTTCGTCGATGCGAGCGAATAGACCGTAAGTGGTATCCGCGTTGTGGCGCTTAGACATCATGAGTGCGCCCATGATGTCGTCGTATTCGTTGACCGCTGGAATGGTCGCATCCGGGTTCAATTTGCCCGTTGGGAGAGCTGCGCCGTCGGCAGTACCCTTCATCAGGCGAGGAATGAAGCTGAAGCCGGAGATGTCTTGCAGCTTGAATTGGTTAGTCGGCACTGCGCCGGTCGGTACCACTGGACCATTGTCGTTGGTACCGAAGACGGCTCCAGCCTGGTAGATCTGGTTGTACGAAACGGTGTCGCGAAGAACGCTACGTGGAACGAAGATCACCTTGCCTTTGTAGGCCATCTTCATCCAGCCGAAGTCCGTAGCAGCCGTACCGACTTCCAGGCCAAGGGCCGAGACCAGGCCGCCGTAGCTGATGAAGTTTGCAGAGGTACAGAAACCGAAGAGGCCGAGATCCCAATCTCCTGCCACGAGAATTTGAGGACCCGGACCGGTATCGACAGGAGCCACTGCCAGAATCAGACGATTCTTCGTGAGAACCTCATCGCCGCCCAGGAAGACGCCGAAACGGTAGTAGTATTTGTTTCCACGGACAGCGGTGGCGTCGACGTACTGCGTAGCGCCCGGCGGAAGTGTCGCAAGCGGCTCGGGCAGGGCCGCGGAATCAATGGGAGTATCGCTACGATAGACGCGAACGCCTTCTTCGGAGCCACCATTGTAGTTATCGAATTTGATAGTAATATCCATCTTTATTCTCAGTCGTTAAGTTGTAATGTTGACGTTCGATACACGAACGATCGGCGTATGGATGATCTTGATCGACATCAGTCTTGCTGGATCACCGCCAGAAATAGAGCTAACGACACCAAGAGGAATCTTGAGTTCTCGAGAAGCCTTAAAATTCGTCAGGCGATTCGGATCACCGGTGGCTGCCACGTAGGTACCGCCGACTGGTTTCTTATAACCGCCATCACTGTCGAAATCGGCAAGTCGAACAATGGTAGTTTCCGTACCAGAGGCCGATGAGCCAAACACAAGTCCTGAAATCGCTCCACGAAGGAAACCGGCAACCGAGATGCGGTAGGTGCCAAGCTTGAACAGTTCGTTTTGCGCAATCAGTTCCAACACGGGACGCCAGTAATAAGCACTGGTCAGAGGTGTTCCGCCTTGAAGCGAGTAGCCCGTGATGTAAATCGGCGCGGCGCCATTAAATGATCCGCGAAGGAGCGGGGTGCCGTTGGGATAACTTGCATTGAGCAAAATTTCCCGGTTGATTTCGATGTTCGCGATAAGATCCTGCCAAGGATACTTTGCAAACTTCTTTTCCGGATAAAGAGGTATTACGTTATCGGAGACCCGGTAGAGCAATTCAGTGAACATCGATTTACGACGAGGCGATGCGTCGGAGCCCGATGAGTTAACCACTTGAGTTGCCAGGCCGGTTTCATCGCCAGTGATGGTTCTTACCTTGAAACTGTAGGAACCCTTTTTGACGATTCGAAGCTGATCGGTCTGTCCGAACGGATAAACGCCAGGACCAATACCTTCCTCACCGTAGATGAGGCCAGCTCTATAAAGAGAAATCCAACTTGTCGAGAAGTTGGTGGATGAGAGTGTGAAAATAGCTTGTTTCTTGATGAACAGAAACTTGCCGTAGTAACGGAACTTCAGCCATGGAATGTTGTCATTCGTTACCGACGCTGCAAAGAACTCAGGAATCTGAGCCTTGAATTCGTCTGCGGTTAAAACCTCCGCATTGGATACTTCGCCGAAAAATGCAACATCGTCTGTCCCGACGGCGGAAATCGGACCAGGTCCGGAATTCGGGTAGACGAGTTTTGCTGCTCCGGCCGCTAGTAATGCTTCATGCATCGCAGCTCCTTAATCAGGGTTACATAACCCAGACTATCTAAAAACATACAGATAAGCAAAAAAAATACCCAGGTTCTGCCTGGGTATTTTCGGATATTCCCTTTACACGGTTTTCATGTATTGGGAAAGAGAGACATAGTGCGGACGGACGAAGCGATACATTGCTTCAGCCATTTGTTCCTGATGTCGCTGGTCGTCTGCCTTGAGAACCACGTCTGCAAGTTCGTGCATGTCTTTGGCCATGCCGAAATGCATGTTCTTACCGTTCTTGGAAGAGTAGTACCGAACGCGGAAGTGTTTGCCGTGATTCATGACATTCACGCCGGGCGGAAGGATGAGTCCACTGAACTCACGCTCGTCTTTCCAGTTGTACTTGACAGGGAACCAGAGCGACTCGTTGATCGCCTCGGTGACCGTGCGGATATTGGCGAAGTAATGCTCAGATGCAGCCGCAACCATACTCTCGTAATTAGAGTAGTGAAAGTTCTTCGCGAATTCAGTTCCGCTGAATACTCGGATCTGGATATCGCGAGGACCGCGCTTCACTACCTGCATCTTCGAGGGAAGGAAGAACACGCCGTGACCTGGAATGATCTTGACACCTTCTTCTTTACGATCGAAGAGCTTGCGCAGTTTCCCGCGCTCATTGAAAGCGATCGAATGATGCAGGGCCTTGTTGTAGGTCCTGAACGCTTCCGGCGATACCTCTCCATCCTGGAACGGATTGAAGACATGCTGCTCTTCCTGGGAGCGAACATTCCAAGAACGCTGGAAGTCGCCGAAACGTACGATGGACAGATCGGTATCAATTGGGAATTCGCGGTCGAGAATTCGTGCTACATTTTTGCCGACAGAGATGGTCATTGCCATGGTCGATTTTAATCCTTCTAAGTTTGAACAAACTGCCCGTTAAGCTGCAACCATGTTACTGGTAGCGGCTTCCGGTTTGTCTTGCTGGGCGTTAACTTCTTCACCTGCTTGACGCGCTTTGATGATGCACTTTGCCATTTCCACGGCCACCAGGAAGTGGGCATGGCTGACAAGGTACGGGTTCCGAGGAACACCAGTGTTGGCTGCCAGTCGACGTGGGTCGCCTGCCAGCTCGTACGACGTGAGGACACGTTCGTTCTGGAACGCATCGATCATCTCTTTAACTGCTGCGATGACCGTATCGACCCAGACATACTGCTTCTTCCAAGCAGCTTTGTAGTAGCGAGCAGCTTCCTCGCTTGTGTAGCCGGCCGCCTTCAGCACCGTCAGACGACCCTGCTCGAAGATTGCTCGGGTACGCACCGTAAGCGGCAGAGCCACAATGGTTCGGCCGACCACGACGTTGTCGACGCGACGAACATTGACCTTGAGATTCCAGTCGCCGATACGGCTGGGAATATCTCGCCATTTATCGAAGAACGCCGTGATATCGTTCTGGCGTCCCTCGCGTACCATCTTTTCGATCTCGAGTGCAGTTGGATCGACAATGGTCTGTTTGGGTTCAGAATAGCCGACGTTGATTGCACCGGCACGACGACGAGAAGCTTTACTGTTAAAGCCTGCGTGGTTCGGATTTGCCATGGTTTTATTCCCGCCTCCGAGTTGAGGCACACTTAAGAAAGTCATGATGACTCCTATTCAATTGTTGCAGTCGTATAGACTGTTTTAATGTTACGATTGGACAAGACCTCCATTTATTTTTGGGGCTGTTCACGTTTGTTATATATTTCTGATTTATTCTGCAGTGAGACAAACATAAACCGATACTACCAGCCCGTGAGGGCTGGTAGTATTAGCTTTTTGTTGATGCGTTTGGCTGTGACCTCAGGAGATCCTCAAGCTTCTTCAATTCCCTGCCAGCACCGCCTAGCGTTTTCGCGCTATGCTTCTTAGCAGATTGAATTACCTTAAGGAAGTCTCGTCGAGGAAACTGGATTAGCTGATCGAACGGAATGCCGAAGATTTCGAAGACTCGATTTTCAGCGAATTGATCGAGTCTGAAATCCAGCGGGTCCACTTCCGCAAGAGACTCTTTGGGCGACAGGTAGAGAAGAGGCCAGGGCACATCTGGATTTTCCGGACCGTGATGGTCGTAGATCCCGAACGCTGTTTCGTAGTGCATCCTCATGATGAGGTCTGCCTCCACGACATTCGGGAACTTCAACTTGGTCATCGCCTGCAACACAACGTTTGCAGGCGAATTGTTTCTGTCCTCTGCCCTGGCTAGCTCCGGCTCTAGTCCGACGTGTCCTCCAAGCTCCGCGACGTGATCCCATGCAACTTCTGCTCGACCAGCTGAAAAAAAACCGAAATCGAGTCGATGGGAATCAGACGCGGCCACTTGTCACCCGACTTCGTGTCTTCGTATTCGTTGACCGAGGTCGTGGCGATGAGTGCCACTTGCGTCTTGTTGATGTAGTCCGAGACTGCCTTGAAGAACTTCTTGGAGATCTCGTCCGAGGTCGACAGGGAGGTCAGCACCTTGTCCACGTTTTCACGGGTGGTGTAGAGCTCGCCGTCTTCCTCGATGGCCTTGATGTAGTGCGAGTACTGGCGCAGACGGGATGCCAGCGCCAGCTGGCTGATGTAGGCCAGACGTTTGCGTTCGTCTGCATCGGCGCCGAGAGCAGCGTGGACGGCTGCCTGGATCTCGTTAATCCACTTCTCGCCGGAGTCGAACCATTCGCGCAGGCTCGGCGTATGCAGGTGCAACTTAACGCCTTCGCCGATATCGACCACGGTGTTCTGGTTGAACACGAAGCCATCGCGGTAGTCCTTGACGGTCTTCAGGGTCATCGGCTGTTCGATGCGCTTCACCATGTGCGACAGCTGAGCGTCGTTGAACATGTTCGCGTCCATGAACAGCGACTTGCGCACGTCGATCAGCTGTTTGACTTCGCCCTTCGGCAGCTTGGTATCTTCGGTGAAGACCGAGCGCTTCAGTGGGAAACCATTCGGATAGACGGCCGTTGCCACCGAGTGGGCGATCAGCGGCATGTCGTTGATGGTGATGTGGTCCGACAGGTTTTCGATCGGCAGATCCGACACGGTGGTCTCGACCAGCGAACCGACCCAGTGCTGATAGATCGCACGAGCCGTGAACACCTGGTTGTTCGAGAACAGCAGGCCGTGGGTCTTGCGACCGAGCTTGACGGTTTCAGCCAGCACTTCACGCCACATCGAGATGATCTCGTCTTCACCCAGTGGCTTGACCGTGGCGTAGAAGCCCGATGCCATCAGGGGAACCTGCACCGGCGAACCCAGGCCGAGCTTGGCACGGATCGACAGCTGCAGACGTTCGGAGCTCATCTTGGCGCCGCGGCCCTTGTTGGTGAACTTGGGGCGACCGATGTTGATGTTGCTGCCGGCGAACGACAGGGTGTTACGCCAGGATGCGTTTGGGTTGGCCAGTGCATCTTCGAAAATGCCGTGAGCCGGATGCGAAACGAAACCGCTCAGCAGGTTCTGATACCAGCTGACCGAATCTTCGCTGATGTCGACTTCACCGATCTTGGAGGATTCCAGATCGGCATTGACGGCATCGGCGGTGTCCGGCAGAACCGGGACCATGATGTCCTGGAACTTGTCGGCCTGCTCGTCGGTCATGTCGGTGACGACTGGCGCCTTGATTTCGTAGTTCTTGTCTTGCTTGGGGACGACTGCGGACTGCGGGTCCACCGAAAGAGGGGTATCTTCCGGCAGACTCAGGTCCACGTCATCGCCGTTCGGATGATCTTCAGGAGCGACGGACATGTTGGTTCCTTACATGTTGGGACGGATCAGGCCGTGGCGCGTCGCCGGGTCAGCCTGGACTTCTTCGGTAGCGGCCGTATCGGCGACTTCCACGGCGGCGAGTTCATCGACCGGCGATGCGACGTTGGTCTGGCCACGAGCCGCGATGTTTTCGGCGACTTCAGCCGGAACGATCAGGTCGGCGATGGTCGCCGGCAGTTCTTCTTCTTTCTTGACTTCGGTGAACTCGACGTCGGACACGACTTTCACGTCGACCATTTTGGCCTGGGCATCGGCAATCGTGGTCTTGGCCAGTTCGTCCTTGGCGTCCAGCAGCTGCTTCAGTGCCTTGTTGAAAATGGCGTTGAGCTCTTCGATGATCGGCTGGTAGGTGGAGAAGAAGTCGGTGTCGAAGGCCTGGTACATGTCGAAGATGCGGTAGGCTTCTTCCAGTTCCTTGACGCTCAGGCACAGCTTGTTCTTGTCCTTGTGCAGGTTCCACAGCGACTCGAAGTCGGCGCCGGTGACCACTGCCTTTTCCTGCAACAGTTTTTGCAGTTCATTGAAGCGCGCCGTATCGCCGTTCTTCGAGATCTTCAGCAGCACGATCGGGTGTGCGTACTGGACCATGCGGTGGGCCAGCTGTTCGATGTACTGCTGGGTACGGCCGTGGACGATCTTCAGCTCGAACCAGGCACGAGTGGTTTTCTCGCGAACGACGCGTGCGGACTGCTTCTTGCCGCCAGCGGCTTCGTGGGCTGCTGCGTCTTTTGCGCGGCGGGACATGGATTTACGGGTCATGACTGGATAATCCTTTGTAATGGATTGAAGAGAATTCGTTCAGACGATAGGTTCATTCACATAAAAAAATACTTATTTATGTTCTTGAGAGATCTTCTGGACAAACAAGGAGAAACTTATGCTCGACGAGAGCCTTGACAACTTTCTGGAAACTTCGCTGACGGCGGAGCGTTACAAACTATACGTCGATGTCATTTCCTATCTGGAAAGCATAGAATACAGCACGATCCAGGATGAACTCCTGAATCTGGCATTCTCGTCTATCAGTGACGAAGATGACAACCACGACAAACCGGACTCCCTGATCTGCGACGAAATGCATGCGCATCTCATCCAGGTTCTGGTATCCCAGCTGCGCGTCAACGGCGTGACTATCTCGGAAGAGACCACGCTGAAAGATACCTACGATCTGGCAGTGGGCATTGCTCACATCGTTGGTCATGAAGACGTGGCGAGTATTCTGGCTACGGCTGGTAACGACGAAGGTCCGATCGATCAGTTGGCAGAAATCCTGCATCTGGTCACGACCGTCGCTACCGAACACTGGCTGACGATGATCGATGAGGTTTCTCCTCAGCTGATCAAACGCATCGTGGAGCTGGCAAACCGTACCGTCGATGCCGAGTATCAAGAGATGGAAGCCACGGCTGAATATTTACAGAAGCTGCGTATCTATTCCGAGTTCGCCCACAACGCGGGCCGTGATCTGAAGTGCTTCGATCTGGTCGAGACCAACATCCTTGGCCGGGACTTCACTTTCTACATCAACGGAGGTACGATCAACGAACTGTTCGAAGGCAACGAGATGGAGCGCCTGGCCCTCGAGCTCTACGGTATGGCATTGATGTCGGCCGATGCAAAGGACGATCCACCGGCGGCAGTTCGTGCCATCATCGAGCAGTATCTTTCCGACACGACTCGTATCGTGAAACTCAATAACGAAATCACCAAGATCAATTCGACCTTCGTGAAATTTTTTCAAACCACCACCAAGGGATTGACCTCCTAAAATGGACAAGCGAGACTTTTTCATGCAATGCATGAAACAAGGCAAATATAAATACAAACCATGGGTTCTCCGCGCCTTCTCTCTGGTGCGGGAAACCAAGACGGTTGAGAATATTGAGTTCTTCGATATTCTCCAGACCCCAGCCGGTTTCTTCTACAAGGATCCGGAAACGAAAGGTCTTGAACCGATTACTGGCATGGGCATCGTGGCAGGTAAGCCGATGTTCAACGCCAAAGAAAAACTGACCATTCGTAAAGGCGAGTTGCCAGGAGTGGATAAGGACATCGAAACCGATTACGGCCGCGTCCTCTACTTCTTCGTGATCTTCGACTACTCATTCGGTACGAAGGTTCCATTCCAGAACAAAGCGCTGAACATGCGTGCGTTCGAAGATGAACTGGCTTCTCGTCTGGACGACGATGTGGCTCCTGGTCAACAGGAAAAGCTGGATCGCTTCTATCCGCGTGAACTGATCAAGTACTACGAGGCAATGGCGTATAGCCGTGGCCTTGCGATGCTATTCGTTCCTGCGGCTTCGCCTAAGTCAATGACTGTGTCGAAGGAAGTCCTCAAGCGGCGCGATGAATTGTTCAATGATCCGAAGATCGATCTGAATAACCAGGCTGTTGCCGCTGCGGTTGAGAACGAACTCATGGCCCTGGACAAGAAGACCTTCGAGGGCGATCCGGCTTCCGGTTACCTGATCAGTAAGAAGAACTGGGCATCTCGTAAGAAGTGCTTCATCTCCTTCGGTTCGGGTGCCAGCCTGACGCCTGATTCCCAGACCGCTTATGTCAAGATGAGTCTGGATGAAGGAACGGACATCAGTCAGTTCAAAGACTACAACGACGAGATGCGTACGGGCTCCTACAAGCGTGGTGTGGAAACCATGTTCGGTGGTGAACTCGATAAGTGGCTCGTTCGAGAGTCGTCCAACATCCGTGTCGACTTCACGGACTGTGGTAGCACTGTCGGTATTCCTGACACTGTTACCGACTTCAACAAGGTTTCGTTCATCGGAAAATACATCGTGGCTGGCAAACAACCACTGAAGTTGACCGAGGACAACATCGGAACTTATATGGGTAAGGTCGTTTTGCGGCGATCACCAGCTGCTTGCTGGACCGGCGCGCCTGACTACTGTCACGTATGTTTGGGCGACAGACTTTCCATGAACCCCGATGCAATTTCCATCGCATTCTCCCAATACGGACACGACTTCATGGGCGAATCGATGAGCGCGATGCACGGCAAGGCTTTGGCTATTGCCCGCATGGATTTCCATTCCGAAGTTTCTTAACAGGAGTTTACACTCATGAGCACTGCAAAAGACCAGTCGACCGAAATCAACAAGGCCGACACCACCACGACCACGACCGCTACCACCGCCTCGGGCGACAGCAAGGGCGAGCAGCAGACCATCACCTCCAGCGATGTTGGCGATCTGAACGCAGTCCTGGGTGCCGCTGCTACCGAGCAGAAGGCTCCGGAACCGACCGGCGTGACCACCACCCAGCGCACCGTCGTGCAACAACCTGCTGCCAAGGTCCAGGGCGTTCAGACCGCCGCCGCCAAGCCTGCTACGCCGGCGCCTGCTCCGGTTGTCAAGACCGTCGCAACCGGCGTGACGGTGACCGACACTGCCCCTGTGGCCGACGAGCAACTGCCGGAAGTCGTGGAGGCACTGAAGGTCGGCAAGATGCAAACCAACGCCGCCATGCACGACATCCTGAACTACGTGCAGGACATGCATCCGGGCAAGCCGCAAAGCGCCGCTTCGATTGAAGCCAACCAGCTGAAACTGCTGAACGCGCTGTACACGATCGTGATCTCCGAAGACACGAACTTCGCGACCGTGTTCAAAGGCGTCATCGCCATCGTGCGTCGTCACCGCAACGACTGCTTCAAGGTCACCATGCGTAACCGCGGCCTGAACACCGTGAGCATGGCAACGATCGACAACAAGAACATGCGCTTCCTGACCCGTCTCGTCGACACCCTGTTCGTCGCCTCGGGCCTGAAAGACATGTCGACCGTGAAACAACACGTCGACATGAAGAAGCTGTTCGAAGCGATCGCCAACGTGCGTGCCAAGCAGAACCTGACCGCCTTCTTCTCCTAATCGAGAACATAGCGTCATAGATACTCCTACCGCCTCACGGCGGTAGGAGTATCTACTTATGCTGTCTTAACGACGCTTCTTGCGGGTAACACGCTTCGCACGTTGCCGGCGATTCTTCTCGTGTTCCAGCTGGTCCTTGCGGGCCTGTGCTGCGAAGTTGGTACGCTCGGTTTCCTGCATGATGTCCGAGTAGGTCACGTCGATGGCATTCTGATAGAAGTCACGACGGAACTTTTCATTCGGGATCAGCTCGTTCGTACCCAGCAGGTCGAACGGCAGCATCGATGCTTCCTTCGCGCCCTTCGACAGGAATTGCGTGAAGTAGCGAACGATTGCAATCGACATACCCTCGCAACGATCGTTGTAGTGGATATGACCCTTGTGACGGTACAGGACGCCGTTCAGGCCGTTCAACTTGTAGTACTTCTCGCAGATCTTGATCAGGTCGAGTGCGATCGCCTGGAGGCCTTTGCCGCCGGAGTACTCGGTGATTGCCTGGGCCACCACATTCATCAGCATCCATTGGTAAGTCGCCACGTAGGTTTCGACACGACCCTGGATCATGGAACGACCATTGTATTCCACGAGAGCCTTCTCGAGTTCTTGCAGGACGTTCTTGCCGAAAGTGAACACCGACCAGCGATGGACTTTGCCAGCTTGCAGAAGACGGTCAACGACAGCCAGGAAGCGGTTGAATTCTTCTTCCTGCTTGATGCGACGCCGGTTGACGGTAGTGTTGGCGTCGACTTCAGCGAATTCGACATTGCGACGCTCGGCGCGGTTGGCGGGACCGTTCTCGGTGAACCATTGTTCGTAGGTACCGGAGTAGCCTTTCTTTTTCGCAGCTTCGTAGGAAAGCCGGAAGGATTCGTCGAAGTTCGACTTGCGGTCGATAGGGCCAGTCTTGGGGCGCGTCTTGCGCTGATTCCAGATCAGGCCGAGGATTACCAGGATTACCAGCACTGCGACGAGGAGTGCTCGGAAGTCTTGAAAGATGGTCATTTCATTTTCTCACTTAGGAAGGAATATAAGTCATTACGACATGTCGGATGCCACCGTCACCATTTGTTGAGGTTACAGGTACCAATTGAAGATCTTCCGCCTTGAAGATTACCAAAGCGGTAAGACCGGCCTTATCGTTTTCGAAGGACAAGTCCGTGTAAAAGCGACCATCCTTCTCAACGATTTCCCCGATGCTAATTAAGCCATCGAGTTCTTTCTTCTCCGGGTTTTTCTGCCGGATGTATTGCTGAATCATCTCAGCAACTTTCGTTTTGCGATCAGTGCGATTGAAGAACTGGATCAACTCTCGCCATTTGTCCAGTTCGATCTCATATTCCGGAGGGAAGAACAAAGGAACGTCCCTTACCGTTTTGTGAGTGTTCTTGGTTATGTTCAAAAGTTGATCCAAGCTCATTTCTTATCCCTGATTCATGAGTGCAATAAGTTTTTCGAAGAACTGCTTCCAGGTGGGGAAGTGTTCATCGGGAATGGAGATTTCGAGTTGTTCCTCGAGCTCCGTCGTAATATCCATGTAGTCCAGCGAGTCCACGGAGTCCGTCAAATTCTTTTCGAGGAATGCGCAGAACTCTTCGCTGTTATCTACAGCAGACTTGCGCACAACCTTCGGGTCATAAGACGAGACAACCAGGACCAGGACTCGTCGCGCGCGCTGCGCATTCGTTGCCGTTGGCATTTTGGAACCTCGTACGTTGTAAAAAGTGGGTGGGTGTCTTCACATGAAAACCATAGTAAATGAAAAAAAATTTCCCCACGGTAACAAAATGGCAGCATAAGTCCACTCCAGGATACCCTGAGGTATCCTGGAGCTTCCTCTTTATCTGAACTCCCGTGTCGGCCCAATTGGCCCCGCGGTCAGCCGCATCCAGCACAAAGGCAGGCGCGAGCAGCAGGCGGAGGCAAGGCAGTCACTGACTCTCCAGTAGTGGCTGGAGAGTCGCTAGGCGATTGGCGGCCTAATCGGAGAGGCGGCCCAACCTAGAGCAACACGGCGCGGTATAGGAATCATCATCGAGGACTATCCTACCCGCAAACGTACACGGGAGTTTCGTGGGCCTTTCACCCAACCGTAACAGAGACTACCCGCCGGGTAATCGCGCTACGTTTCCGGACTTGAACCGGTCATCAGCAGATTTCTAGCTTATCACTACGAGTGGCAGAATACCGTATCCCCAATTCGGCGCCACAACCGCAGCGATTGCAAATGCGACCTTGCAGATCACATGGAATAACTGGTCTTCCTTGAACGTAATGAAGTTCCGGCATTTCGCATCGTCGATGAGGAAGTGCAGGAACAGTTCTACGAGACCCAACCACAGGCTTCCCGTAATGAACCAGACGCCGCCTGCATGGATGACACTGTGCCAGAAGAGAACAATGTACCAGTCAATGCCAGGGAACGGCGTATTACGATTCTTGGCTTTCGCCAGGAAGTCGTTTTGGAGGGGATAGTCGGCGAGTGCGTGCCAGAACATCAGGGCAGCAAACACCACGAAGAACGGATACATCACTCACCTCTTGAATAGGTGCCCAAGGTCTTTATCGGGATTAGCGCTTTGCATGAGACGGACATGTGGGTCTGTGGTTGGGACATGCTCTCTTGCTCGACCTTTGAACGGGCATTGTGGAGCGGGAACCGAGAATCGAACTCGAGTGGGAGGCTTGGAAGGACTCCGCTTTACCACTAAGCTATCCCCGCAAAAAAAATGGTGGGAATGTTTTCTAGGCATTCCCACCAAAGCACCCAGGCGCTTGCTACGAGGGGCCTTCTCAAGTCCTCGCGCTGGCAGTTCTGGGCAAATTATTAACAGGTTACATTAATTTTTTATTTACGCAGGTGTTCCGGAACTTCAGGCTTACCGTAGCCGTTGTCGTAGAACATCTTGATGAATGCTTTCAGCTGCGGTTCCTTACGCGCAAGATCCCTAAGGGAAGTCCACCCTTCGTTACGGAAAGTGCGAATAATGTTTACCATCGCTGGCATTACCTTGACGTTCTCGAACTTGTCTTCCTTGACCTGCACCGAGATGTCGTCCGGGACACCCCCGAGACTGAAGGTAACCCGCACGAGATTTTCCATGGGGTAGTAGTTCAGCGAACGTGGAGTCTTGTAAGACAGGTCTTCCGGATCATCGTGGAACCGGGTATAGACCGACATACGGTTGTACTGGTAGTTGGTTTCCACCAGTTGTTCATGCAGACTCGGCGTGTTCAGCAGGTCATGCAAGGACTCAAGCAGGCGAAGAATCGGATGCTGGAACACCTCCTTGGAATCGAAAGTCTTTTCGACCATGCCGGAGTCTATCGAGAAAGACGCTTGACGCGATGCATGCAGAGGACCATTGTAAAGATTGGCCAGGTACTGCAAGCGAATGGCTTTCGACGAATTACCCATCGGTCCAGTCCAGACCAAGAAGAGTTCATTCGGTACCACAATGGCGTCACCTCGCTTACGGCAAGGGATCTCGATGTATGCCCCGGCATTCGGATTGGGAACGTCATTTGCGTTTGCCACGTAATACGCTTCCTTCTCGGACCGTACATCCAAGAGGATAACGCCTTCACCACCACCCTTGATGTCGAAACGACGGATGACTTGGAAGAACATGGCTGGTTTAGGTTGATTCATTTTAAAAACTCCAATTAAGATTGCGTCCTAGCGTAGGACAAGGGGACCGCCTCATAACCCAGAGGCTAACGGGTATTGCTCTTTACAGCTCAACGAAGTCGATCGTGGGTGGTCGACGAACCGATGCAGCCCAGTCACTGGAACGATGAAGCTTCTGTCGAAGTTGCGATTCGATGATCGTCTTTCGTTCACGTTCGTTGTAGTACAGTTTCGGGATATGGAATTTGCATTCCACTGTTACGTTGTCGACCGACACCAAGGCATGCACTGGCAGCATGTGATCGTAACGACCCATGATGCTGACGTCGTTCATGACCTCGGCCCACTTGAGCATGTTATTGCGAGTGGTGACCAGGTACATGAAAGCCGGATCATGGGCCGGCGTAAATTGAAGAATGTCGTCGTTCTCTTCCGCCAGTCGCATTGCTTCGTCGTAGGTTAGTCCGCCGTAGTCCTTCTCCATGAGGGTCTTCGTCAGACGAGCTTTCAAGGACTGTTCTTGAATACCGACTCCGCGGTCTTCGATGAGGTCCTTGAGCTTTTGTTCTTGAACACTGAGAGCAGTCATATCACTTCTCGAAGAAAGAGTAGAGGCTCGCCGACAGATCTTCTTTTTCCATGTCGCCGATTTCGTACTCGTTGTAAAAGTTCGTTGCAGTACGAAGCATCTCTTGTTGAGGCGCATTCGAATTACGACGTTTGCCGTAGAAGGACAGTGCCGTTTGTTCCGGCGGGTCCATATTTTCAAAAGCCTGCAAGAGACGGCCATTTGCAGGATGTTCGTAGAAGCCGAGTGGCTTCATGTCTTCGATGCAATCGATCGCCACTACCATACGCTGGCCTTGTCGGTTCGTTGCCAACTGCACGCAAACAGCAGTCAGGTTCAGATCCGCAAATGCTTCCAGGTTGTTGCTGGAACGCAGGAAGTCGAAGAGAGTACGCAACAGAATCGATGAGTCACCGCATGGTGCCACATACGCCACTCCTTCGAAGTCGTTCAGGTGATCGTCAACGAAGTTGTATTGCAATGGAATTTCGTAAAAGAAGGGTTTGAAGTTGCTCCTGTTTTCTTTGACGAAGTAGGAACCGAAAGGCCCTACTGCGAGGAATTGGTTTTTCAACATCTCGATGATTGTTTTCAATTCATCCGAGATGGGTTTCTTGCCAGAACGATAAAGCCACCATTCGATTTCTCGACGGTTAACTTCCGAGGTCATTTCGTCATATCGTTCTTTGTGTTGCGACCCTAAGAGCGACATACATTCTCCAAATTGGTGTACAACTAATAGTACTGCACGGTTGTAATATATTTGTTCAATTAATTTCAAAAAAAAAGATCCCGTCGTACTGACCGGGATCAAACGGATAAACCGTAAGTGCTTACAGGCCCGACACTGCGAGGTCGCGGCCGAGCGAAGCGCCGCTTTCCAGGCGACCATGCGGGACGAGAATCTCGTCGTCGTTGCGATCGTAATCGAAGCCAATGAGGCTGCACATCATGACCTTGTCGTGATTGTTGCCGTCTTTCCATTCCGGCGACATGCGCAATGCACGGCGCATATTGTCATGTGCCAGCAAGCCGATCTTGGTAACCTTGGCGTTGTCCGGCGTCTGCTGATAGAACACGACGTTGTGGCCTGGCAGGCCGACCAGGATATAGACGTCGCGCTTGTTCACGCGATCGTTAATGCCCACGGTATAGCCCGGCCCGACGATGCCGCCGTGCTGGTCGATGAAGGTCCCGTTGCGGAACTGCATGTAGATGTTTTCCAGATTCTCTTTCGAGTCCGGATTGGCGAGATCGAAATCCGTCAGCTCGAGATGGTAGTCAGCCATCATGGTGCCGAGACCGAGGGCATGTGCCAGCGAAGCGACGTTGTCGCCCATCTTCGAACGATATTCTTCCATGTAGACGACGACGCGTTGCGAGTCCATCGGAGCGACGTTGAAGATGATCGGGTCTTGTTGGGTATTGATGTTCATGGTGTTTCCTTATAAAAAAGTTGTGGTAGGGGACCGAAGTCCCCCGTTTTCAAAAGGTGCTACAGGTAAAGCTTATTCGACGACTTCGGCGGCATGCGGGATCAGTTGATCGCGATACGACTTGAACCAGTTGGCGACGCGTCTGGTCGGAACGATGATGCTGTTCGAATGGCGATCGAACTCGAATCCGAACAGGCGAGCCGCATGCAGAAGGTCATGGATGTTCGATTCTTCCCAGACGGGATTCATGCCGAGGATGCCCTGGACATTCACCTTCGAAGTTGCGATGATGGTCGCTCGCTGATGTCGATCGTTCTTCGAGATCTTGTCGTGCACGACGATGTTCAGCCCCGGCTCGAGAACCACGACAAAGATGCGACGGTCAGTTGCCGGATCCCACAACGCAATACCGCTGTTGACTGGCACCATGATGCCGTTTGCGTCGACGAAGATTGCCGACTGGAGCGGGTTGAAATAACCGGTACCATTGGTACGATCTGCCTTCAGGAACTCGTCTTTAGTTACGACGTAGTCGGCGTGGAGGCGCGCCATGTTGAAGAAAAGATCCAGCGACGTAAGACGATCGCCAGCACCACAGATGCGAATGTTCATCGCTTTCTCGATCTCGACATCGGAAGTGGTGGCGACGTAGATAACGTTTTGTGCGGTAAGTGCGTTCATAGAGAACTCCAAGGTTTAACTGCGGAACTACGATTTTAAAAGCTCCGAACTAACCAAAACTAAAGCTAGCTCATGAGTAGGATATATTGCTGAAATTTTCTATAGCTCAGCTTTTATTGTTCTTAGGACGAAATCCCCAGATGTACTTTTCCGGCACTTGGTAGTGCTCGATCGTATTAGGAACATGACACAGGTTCATCTCGGTACCAAGCATGATGCGGTCATACTTGTCTTTATTGTTAAGTTCATTTGCCAAATCGTAAGAAGTATAACTGGCATTGGGACCAACGGCAAGGATAACGTTCTTCTTATCCTTCAGACCTTCCACGGTACTGTAAGTTACAAAGATTGTCCCACTGGCGGTCAGCGATACGAATGCCTGAATTCCTAATACCGGGTGATGAACGGCAATCGATTCGGCTCCCTCCAGAACGGTTTTCTGTTCGGTCACATAAGTGCCTAGGACAAGAGCGCTGAGGAACTTTTCTTTCGTGAGCGAATAGAGAATATGATTTTCGTCAACGACAATCTCATAGTCAGCATTTAACATGCCGAGAGAGAAAATGTCGTTAACACCCGTTACCTTATCGCCATGTTCTTTGCGGAAGGCTTCGAGATTTTTATCGGCTTTGTTCTGATCCAACGGCTTAACGTAAAAATGCAAACGGACTGACATGTTGTTCTCCTTTAATAAAAACAATAGACGCATTGATAAGGGCCACGAGGACCCTTGCCAATTAACCCATTAGGACCAAAGGCCTTCTTCGCGCAGCTTCTCCATCGCTACGCCACCGGCATACTCGACATCGACATCGAGCACGTAGACGTTACGCTTGGTCGGATCGAAGTTCTCGCTGAGGAAAGCGTCCTTGAACTGCTCGAAAGGAATCCCGTGGTAGGTTGCAATACTCGGCGGATTCTCTTCGTCGCCCATCCACAGGGTCACGTAGATCTGCTTCTCCTTGTCGCCCATGAAGCGATGCTTGGGATGATCAGGAATCTTCTTCCAGAGCATACCGAAGCGTTCGATGAAGCGACCGGTCTCGCCATGCGGTTCGACTCGCGGGAAGACGAACAACGAAGGTTCGCGAACCCTGAAGTTCTCTGCACGGAAAATCGGCTTCAGTTTCGACACTGGCGAAATGTCGACTTTGACTTCGGCCGGAGGCGGCGGCAGTTCAGCAGAGAACTGGGCCGCGAATTGATCACCCAGCCACTTCACCACAGGCGAATTCATGTCAAGCTTCCGTGGTGCCGGTACTTCCCCACTGGCTAGCATTTCCTTAGCAGCAGTCGAAGCGACATCGCTTGCAGCCATCAAGACATGTTGCTCGTAAATAGCGAGCTTCAGATCGTCCGGGTACAGCGGACCCACGTACAGCTCTTGCAGGATCTTGATGCGCTCGATACCGATCTCGGAGATCGGAGTCATTGCGTTCAGGCCCAGTTTGTTACCTTCAACGCACCAGCCAAAGATCATATCTTTAGCCATGAAGACATCATTACCAATTGCGTAAACAGTTGCGTTCATTCTTTTTCTCCAAACAAAATTGTGAGCGGGGACCGAGGTCCCCATTTTTGATAAGACGTTTATTCGTCGGGCTGGACGAACGGGAATGCCTTGGCGGCGAGTTCCTGCATTTGCTTTCGAGCCTCGGACAATTCCACGGGTGCGGGATCGAGCGGTTTAGTTGCCAGCTGCATATCGTGCGGCCGATTCTGATTGCGATCAAAATCCTTGAGGATCTTCGCACCAATGACTTCGCGAACGGGCGTGTCCGGATGCTGGGCCGGAATCTCCAGCTGGTAGTCAGCACGCTCTTGCTTGCCCAGTTGCAGCGCGTCAATCAGCGTTCCAAGATCTTCCTGCTCGGTAGCTGACAGTCGGTACAGCTTCTCGTAAAAGCCGACTCGAACCATCGCGACATCGCGCGCTGGCCTGATTGCCTGAATGACAAACTCCTCCTCTTCAGCATCACGATGATTCGTGTGATACAGAACAAAGACTTCACCATCCTTGCGAACATGCACAAAAATGTGCTTGCCGGTATTCTGATGATGGATGCCGATGGTCGAATTCGGCTTTATCGGATCACCCGATTCTTCGAAGTAATCTGCCGTTGCCAGAAGCGTCAGCAGCTGCTCGAGGTCCAGCGGGCCCAGGGTGTCGTGTTTACCAATTCGTACTTCGTAGTTCGCCATCAGCAGGCCGATGCCATAGATGTCGCACATGCGAACGACGGTATTGCCGTATTCACGACGCAGCTCGGTCAGGCGGGCAGTTGCCAGATCCGGGTTGGTTTTGAAAGCAATAACGATGTTTGGCTGATTCATGTTTTTTCTCCTGAGTTAGATGCGGGGGCCGAAGCCCCCATTTTAAAAAGTTTTGCTACTTAGAACGCTTTCGCGATCTTGAGCAGTTTGTTAATCCGCTCGATTCGGCGATTGATCTTTCTCAGTTCTCTCCGATATGCTACTTCAGTGAGAATGTAACCTTCGCCTAGCAGAGTGATCTTATCCAACTCTGCCCTATGCAGGTCTTTCAACCACTGCGCGATTCGCTCGTGCAGTCTTTTACTTCTGAAGAACATTCATCCTCCTTGTTTTTGGTCGGTATCGAAGACAGCCTTCGTTACATGCGACCTAAACATGTTACCCAATTCCACGATCATTGACAAGTACTTTTCATCAATATCGCGAATTCTTTTGATGTCGTTGGGATTAGCAACGGCATCGAGAACGACGTCAAGACACGCCCTGATTGCATTTGCAATCGGAGGATGCTTCGCCATTCGATCCCCGGCCATTAGGAGTTTGGCCCCGTACAGTACGGAAGCATAGAAACTCCAATCAGCATTCGTCCTCATGAGACGCTGGTATTCCATCTCCAGGTTCTCCGCCCGCAGTTGCAGGTTGAAGATGTCAGACTCTGTGAGTTTGGATGTACTCGTGACGGCTTCAATTTTAGCCAACCGATTATCCAGATCGGCCTGAGCTCTTTCCCTGGTGACTTTCCGAAACCGAAGTTCATAACTAACGAACTCCTGAATCAGCTCGTCTAACCTTGCTACGCTAACTCGACCGATCATTTCTTTTCCCCTAAGACAAACGTCTGCAGAGCTTAAATAGCTTCTGCCATTTCCAGCAGTTTGTTAACGCGGTTCAGGCGATGCTTGATTGCAGCCATTGCGCGGTAGTATGTACGGTCGGTCAAGATCTCTGCTTTCTCGACCAGACGGAATTTCTCTTCGATCAGCTTAGCGCGAATGTCCATGTACTTCTTAACGATGCGGGCTTTCTTTTCGTCGCTGTAGTAGAACTTAATGAGTGCTTTGAACATGGTAATCTCCTTGGTTATTGTTGCCATTGATGGCTAATTAGAATGCTTTCTTTCGACTAATGCCGAATGTCACGATAACTATATATACTTGAAATTCTTTATAGTTCGATAATTTACAGCAAAAAAAATAGCACACTCCCAGGGCTTTCGCCCTGGGAGTATATGCTTTATGCAGCGCCTAGAGAGACGTTGTGCTGTGCGTTCGATATGGACACGACTTTGTCCTTCAGTAACTCCAGCTTAGACCGGTGATACCGCTTGTGCTTATCGAAGTTATCGCAGACGAACCAGACGAAGGTAGGAACACGATCGAGCCCATACAGCTTCTTGATGTCACGGAGACGACCAGCGCCTTGCAAAACGGCCTGGACAGAATCAATGGCAACCGTCATAATGACAGTGGTCAAGTAAGGGATGTCGATCGCAGTACCAGCTTTACCCAGTGTAGCGAAACACAGGTCGGATTCCGTGATGTTCTTTAACGGATCGCCCTGATTGTACTTGTTGATTTTCAAATGAGGTAAGAGCTGCTTGAAGAAAGCCATTGCATCCTCGCACATCTTCCTGGTAGCGAAGTAAACCAAGCAGCGCTCGGGATCCTTACGTTCCACCATGTACGTACGACGCATGACCTCGTAGATCATCAGGAAGTATTCTTTCGTCAACTTGCCCGAACGCATGATCGACTTCTCGAACTCGACGTGGGCGTATGAACTACGACCACGAGAAGTTGTCTTAATTCGTTCCGGATACATGAAGTCAAAGTGCCAGCTAAGACCGCGCATGTATTTGCGATACTCAGGCACCTTCATCCAGGTAGCATCCGGATAAGCCAGCTTGTACATCTTTTTCAAGTACTCACTCTTGGTCACCAGAGTAGCCGAAAGCGAGAGTGATTGCTCGACGTGAGTAATCAGGTCGAAGCGGAAGTTTGCGAGGAAATCCTGGTGCACTTCGTCAATGGCTCGGAAGCCGAAGCCACACCACTGCATGAACTCCCATGGGAAACACGGATAACCAGGAACGACTTCGCCAGGAGGCATCTTTTCCTGTTCAGCAATCCAGTTACGGAAGGTAGCGTTCGAGATCAGAACGATGTCGTAATCCCGCCAACCACCATGGAATCCGTGGAGCAAGTCTTTCAACTGCTCACTGCCCATGACTGTACCGATTCGGTCCAGTTCGATGTCCAACGTTTTGGCAATGTCGCCGACCCACTTGTCGATGTAGCCTGGCTTCATCAGGTATACCGAACGGTAGCCCCAATGGTGAGCTGCTACTAGAGATAGATAAGATTTACCTCCGCCAGTCTGAAGGGGCAAGAGCTTCGAGATTGGACCAGGTGCACAGATCTGTGGTATGATAGGTTCTTGTTCAGGGAACGGTTTAAAGTGAGGTTTGATTTTGAATTCAACCTTCACTGGTTCGTAAATAGGCTCGGTGGTATACTCGATGTCCTCTGTACGAACATGCTCCTTTTCCAGAAGCTGTTTAAAATGGGGTAACGAATTGATGTGGAAACGGTATTCGAGTTTTGGATCTTTCCAATCCACTTCCTCGACGTCTGCTTGTGGGTATGAGAAGCTTTGTTTGTACTGCCGCTCCCAACTACCACCTGCTTCGACCATTTCATATTCGTCGAACCAACTGGCGAAACGCTCAATGACAGAGCGTAACGCCTTAGGTATCGCAGTAACACTGAAGTTATGCGAGTAGATCCTGACTTGCAATTTATCCACTTGTAAAACCTCATACATAGGGCCATAGTCAAAGGATCAGGCCCTTGACTCGGTTTTAATCTTCTTTTGCTTGTGGTTTCTTTTCGTAAAGCCGGTCGCAATCCTCGAACATTAATTTGACTTTGGGAAGATCTTCGCCCAGGATTTCATCCAATTTGTAAGCATTCGGATCTTTCATTCCGAGATTAAGCATTCGATAAGCGGACATTGGATTGGTCGGATAGCGACCTTTAGCTGCGACGATCGTCAGTTCGCCACGACGGAAACCGCCATCTGGAATTTGAGTGGCAGTCATCATTTCATCCAACGTCGGCAGCTTGTAAAGACATTCGGTAAGGGCTCGAATCGGAGAAATGTCCTCGACGTTCGGCAGCAAATCGATTTCCCTCTGCGTCACGCTTTCCGATGTTGGCGTGACGAATACAATCTTACTGTCCTTTGCAAACTGTCGCAAAGAATCCCACATAGTGTCACCAGACACTTTCTTTTCGTTTTCCATTTGTTCCTCGCAAACAAAAAAGAAAGAGGAGCCCGAAGGCCCCTCGATCTAACTGCTGTTATTTAAGATCACGTACTGCCGGATCATCACGATGATACAACTGACCAGTGCCAGCTGCATCGTGAATGACTTCACCAGCCATGAGGACTGCATCCATCGGATGGTCCGGACGATTCTTCGTGATGAAGGACTCGACCGAGCTGAAGATGATGGTGTGTTTCTCGAACGCCATCGTAGCCGCAAGAGAACGCATTGCCATCGCACGAGACATGACGCCGATGCCATACTTCGACCACGGCTTCGGCATTGCATACTGACCATAAGCAGCGGAACGGATCATGATGCCGTACACAGCCACTTCCACTTGAGCGTGGTTGATGGTCAGTTCCTTATTCAGGAGCTCGAACGTTTCTTCCAGGAAGGTGTCTGGGTCGATGAGGAGATCGCGCATTTCCTCACGCTTGACTTCCGACTCGATATGAGACTTGAAGCCCAGCGAGAAGTCGATAAGACTATCGTTCTTCATCGGCACATAAGCGAACGGCTTGGTCGTATCCCAGCCGCTCATGTCGATAACGAAGTTGTTCTTGTTATCGATTTCCCAGTACTTCTCCTTCACGTACTTCAGCATGTCATGACTGAACGACGCCATGCGTTTGCCCGTGCCCAGAATCATGGCGAAGCGATCTTCATACATGCCATAATCCACGACCATCGACATCGAACCGATTTCCGTCAGCCGGCTAATCGAAACGCGATCGATATCGTTCAAGTACATCACGTCAGTCAGGGACTTACCTTCATCGTGACTAATGATGATCTTGAAGTTCTTATCCTTCATGTGTTCCGTGAAGTAATAAGAGACACCGTCTTTACCCACGCTGAGGTACTTGGCGTTGTCGCCTTCGACCCGCAGCTTTTGCACCACCGAGTTAGCCAGGTAGTGCTTCTTCGACAGCTGGCGCTGAATGATGAATGCATACAGGTCAGTGGTCATCAGCTGACCCAGGTTAGTGCGACGTGGGATCGTCAAGCTCATCGCACCCAAGCAGGTTTCACACACACCGTTTGCATCGATGTGGGCACAATGGTTAATCGTGCGCATGTGGATGATCTTCTCGTAGAGATGATCATCGTCCACCGTGATCTCGTGCAATTCCTGGTTCGGATCGTCAGGCATGAAGTAGTACTTACCTGCATGCAGCGCCAGATCACTATCCGTCAAGTTATTGTTGCGCTTGAGGCGAGTGGTCTTGAAGTTCTTCGTACCACAATCTCCAGGATGCACCGTCATCAGGATTTCGTTGAGGATCTCCTGACGACGAGACTGGTACACCGCATCTTCCAGCTCGGCCTTGGTCGCTTCGATTGCCTGGGAGGCTTTACGAGACTCGACCATGTTGTCGTGCAGGGAACGATGACCGTCGGTGTAGTTCGACATCAGCGGATGCTTGAAAATCGAACCATCGATATCCTCGATGTAACCGGTCGGCGCAATTGCCTGCACAAGCTGGTTGGTCTTGATAATACCGGCCCTAGCCATACGGACCACCCGGTTGTTCGCGATCTCGGGAATGTTCGATTTCGCAATGAGCTTCGTGATCTCGTTGGTCGTACCGATAACCGATTCCTCGGTAGGCCGCATCTTGTCGAGCAGCGCTTTGATCTCGGGAACTTCGAACAACACGATGACGTCGCCGATCGAAACCGACGAGACGTACGGCTCCATCCAGATGGTCAGCAGGTTGTAGTTGACGTTACCGTACTGATAGATCTCCTCCGTCAGTTCTTCAAGCAATTCATAGTCGCCGAAACGACCGTGGCGCTTGTAGGTATTGTAAATGTCCCAGTGAATCACGTTCAGCAGTTCCATTGCGGAGTTCTTGTGGAACATCCGTTTCTGGATTGCATGGGACAGGTGATGCTTCATTCGGAGCTCGATGGGACGTTTGCGAATCCAATCCCACAGAGGCATCGTGAGGATGGTCTCACGATCATTGGTAAACAGAATCCCGTCGGAGAACTCGAGATAGAATTCTCCGGTCAGGACTTCGCGAAGCTGGCTGTAGGAATACTGCAGCAGTTCCTTCGCTGGGAAGATAAGGTGAGACATCAGTCTTAGCCTTCCTTGTCAAAAAGTTTTCGAAGGGCCTTGATGGCCTTTTGTGCGGTGGACTTAACTGCCATCGCGACGCGTTTGTCGAACCGTGGCTTGACCTTGATGTGGACTTCACGATCCTTGTTGACGTAAGCATGGCGATGCTCGATGTCGGGATCCTTATACTTCTGCCACACAAAGCGATAGCCGTTGCAGGTGATGATGTGTTTGAAAAGTTGCAGGGCACGGTTGTTACCCAGCGGGACGTACTTGCGGTCGACACCTCGTTCGATGTTGGTAGGTTGCGGAGAATCCAGCAGCGAGTAGACGTATTCGCGGTGAGTAGCGAGGCTATTGTTGCGGTCCAGCAGGTCCGCGGCCACACGACCACCACAGTACGACAGGATGATTCGCAGTTCGGCTTCGGAGATCGCCTTGACTGCCTGCATCTTAGCCGGACTGGAATACTTATCCGAACTCGTGACTTGACCCAACACACCCATGTGTTGAACCTTTGCCGTTGGCGTAGCGATCCAGTCGTCCGAGATCTTTTCCAGGAGCATGAAGTACTTGTGTCCCAGTTCGACCTCTTCTTCACTCCAGACCATGTTACCCGAGAAGCCACGATATTGAACACGACTAACACGAGGTTTGAAGTGTTTCTCACATTGCCACCAGGCCCAACGCCAAGGCGTCATCTGGTCAGTCGGACTCAGGATGTGAATGCACGGATACTTGAGTAGCCAGGACAAGTGCAGAGCACGCATCTTGGGATCATCGAACGTTGCGCTCGAATAGTTCTCGTACATTGCTGGCGACAGGATCTGATACAGATGCGTCAGACGCTTCCATACGTGATCGTAGTCATCCTGATGCTTCGGCATGTCTTCGAGGATCTGCTTCTCGCTCGGCGCTTCATCTTTCGGGATGTCGAGCGTGGTACGGATCTCGCCCAGGAACTCACGAGTCACCTGGTTGAAGTACGGTTCGTACAAGCCGCCAAAGTTCTGACGGTTGAACGGCGATTCTGGCGACATGACGACTTCAGCACGAACGCCGAACTCATTCATCGGCATGTCTTCATCGTCCATGACCATACAGACAACACCCTTGTCACCTGCACCGCCGGTTGCTTTGTTACCGATGTTCGGAGTGACGGTGTACTTGATCTTGAACTCGACGCGCCAGTCATCGATCGGTGCTTTGTGATACAGCTTCTGCACCACGTCGCCGATGTCATAGTCGGTCATTGCACAAGCTTCGAGCACCAGGCGATGGAACTCGTCGGTCACGACCATCTTGCCGCCGTGCTTACGATACAGCTCGTTGTACGTGTCCAGGATCTCGCGATAGAAGCGATCCGTCAACTCCTTGTAGTGTTCCACTTGACTGTTCATGCCGTTTGGCAGCGAACGATTGTCGTGGTACACCATGATGTCGATAACGGTTCCGTTACCGAGATTCATCATGCCATTGTTCATGGTAGTGAATTCACCAGGAGCACGAGTGTACAGCTTCTCGTCATACATCATGTCGAGCATCATCGTGTCATACAGACCCATGCTCGTCACGCCCAGTCGCTCATCGTACTCGCGAGTTGCCATCAGCAGACCGTCAGGACGAATGATCTCGCCGACATCACGGAACAGTTTGACCTTGTTCTCGTCGCCGAACAGATTCAGTGCGAAACGGCTTTGACCCCACGAACCAACTCGGGTCTCGATCATGTCGAACTTCATTTTCTGCAAGGCCGACTTCGAGATCAGAATACCGTCTTCAGATACCGCTGGATGCGATACATTGCCGAAGACGAGATTCAGCCCAAAGCCATAACCACCACCTTTCTTGACCGATGGCGAAACGAGGAATTCTGTACCAGCCTCGAAAACTGCGCCCTTGGTGATTTTATGATACGCATCAGTCTTCCGGTAGGCGAAGCCGAAGTACTGGTGTTCCAGGCTGTGATCGCGGAGATCCAGCACGCCGACACGACGAGTGTCGAGTTCGGTATAGATGACGATCGTTTGCGGATTCTTGATCGTCGTGTTGAGGACTCGAGATTTTGGAAAGCGTTCGATGACACGGTTGATCTCGATATCAGCCGGTGCCTTTACTCCGAACGTGTATTCTCCGAAACGGGCCTCCGTGCCCGTTTGCCAGTAGCGTTCTTCGGATCCTGAAAGGACGAGTGCTTGCGGAAGGTGTCCGGCAAACATCACTTTACGAGGACCAGAGTTCACGTCTACCCACGGATCGTTTGCATTGTTCGATAGGAACTGTGCGTGCAGTTCGCTGGGATGACGTTCAAGTAGACTCATGTTGGTTCCAATCGGTTTTAAAAAGTATTGCTTAGCCACTACTAGGCAATATCCAATAGATAATATATCTCTCTAATATTTTACAGGACTGTTATGCCATCTCTGCTTTCCACGATCGACGGCTTCGGGCCGCAGATCTATTACAGTCAAAAATTCAGACAGATGATCGAGGATCACCTGTTAACGATTCGTGCCATGCCAACGAACATTGTGCGTGAGCTTGGCGAAGATGAAGGCGCCATTCTCAATCGTTACGTGGGCGATTTCTACGGTTTCCTGACAGCAATGAACTACGATCGTCGCTATCATTGGACGATCATGCGTATGAACGGTTATCGTTGCCGGTTTGATCTGGATCTGACGCTTCAGCGTTTGATTCTGCCAGACTGGTCTTACATCGATAAGCTCGCTCAGCTGTGCAAAGAAAAAAGGTAGCAAACAAAAGAAAATATACCCAGTGCCTCACGGCACTGGGTATATTCATCTATGCCGGTTTAGCGGCGACCACGACCGCGGTAACGGTCACGATCTTCGTAGCGGTCATCGTAACGATCGTCGTAACGATCGGATACGTAACGGTCACGGAGGTCACGAACACGACGACCATTGCCACGGTCATCGCGGGAATCACGACGACGGCCATGGCGGTCACGATCTTCTTCGTCACGCAGTGCTGCACGCAGAACTGGGTTATCGTCGAAGATGTCACCACTGCGACGACCTTCACGATCATCACGATCGTCGCGGTCATCACGATCATCACGATCACGACGGCTGCGACCACGGTCGCGATCACGGTCATCGTAATCGTCATCGCGATCACGGCTGCGACCACGATCACGATCTCGGTCACGTTCGCGATAACGACGCTCTTCTTCATCGCGTTCACGACGACGACGATCGCGTTCTTCCTGCTCTTCACGTTCACGCTCGCGACGCTCACGTTCGGCAGCTTCACGCTTACGGCGCTCTTCTTCACGCGACAACTCGCTATCGCGCATTACCGTACGACCGCTGCTGACTGCCCGATCAGAACTTGAAGCGGAGTGTGCCTGATCGGGCTTGGTCTTTCCCAGGCTGTCCGCCGTCGACGATGAAGTCGCACCGAGAGTCATGCGGCCACGAGGACGAGGAGCTTCTTCCTGTTGAGACGGACGCTCTTCACGAACTTCTTCGCGACGCACGTCATCCCGACGTTCGCTGCGAGTAGACTCAGGCCGACGCTCTTCTTCGACTTCACCCTCGTCACCGCGGTTGAGGTTCGGAATCGCACCAGCCAATTTCTCGACCTCGCCTTTGTTGTCGAAGATCTCGATCCAGACGCCCATGTCCTTCGGGAATTCCAGGAGCGAAGGCATGTCGACCAGGTTCATGTACGGCTGCGCCGATTCGACCAGCTGATCGACGACTTTGAAGGTTGCACGGATCAGTGCTTCCATGAACGGCGCCGAGTTCGAGTTGATGCCCGCGTTGTAGGCGTCCTTGTTGTCGATCTCAGGGAAGATGAAGCGATACAGCGCGATCAGCATTTCGCGATCTTTGCCGGAGATCTTCACGCCATTGATCTTCTCTTCACCAGACATCAACTGCTGATAGATCGGGAAGGTGACGATTGCAGCACGGCCGTAAGTCTGGCCGCCGACCATGCCGCCCTTCTTGATGAAGATGTTGATGAATTGGTCGAGATCGTTGCGAGCACGAGTCTTCTTTTGCAGATCGTCAAAGCTGCTGACGGTCTTGTCGGACACGAGCTTCAGGGCATCCAGGACGCGACCTTGTTCGGTGGTCAGGTTTTTCTGGTTAGCCTGATCGTGAGCGATTGCGATCAGTTCCTTCATGAGGTAAGCGATGGACGCGTTCAGGCGCATCACAAACTGGTCACGCAGGTTTGCCAGGATATCGGAGATACCCAGGTTGTAGGATTCACGCAGCGGGTGGAAGCCGATGCGATTGTCCTTGCTCTTGATCTTCATCTGCTCACGAGTCGGCAGGAACACGCGTTTCCCGTCGATCGTTGCAGGGCGTTCGTCGTCGCCGATCACCAGCGAGACATAGCCGTCCTCGTCCACTTTCAGCCAGCCAATGGCCAGCAGGATTTTGTAGTAGTCAAGGACCAAGTCGCGATAACTTTTACTCATTATAATTTTCTCTTCCTATTTTAAAAACCGAACCCGCGACCGCCGCCACCACCAGCAATATCGCTAGGCAGGAACTCGTCGAAGAGATCGTTGAAGTCACGTCCCATCTTGCGAACGTCATCGAGCGAGTCGGTAACGATCGGAGATGCAAGTGCATTGGTAAACACAGGGATAACGAACCGGCCTTGGTTCTTGCCATCCCAGAACATCGTGAAGTCCACCTCGCCGAATGCACGGCAAGTTACGTTCAGGCCGACATCGAAGTCGTTACCCGCGGTGATCGGCATCAGGAGCTCATCGATGATGCGATCTTCGAACATGTCCAGGAACGGACCCAGCTCCATATCCTTCACGAACGAACGAGCGTTGGACGGAGTGAACGCCCACTTGTGACCGAGTTCCTGGTTGTGCACCTGGAAGCTGATCTGGTGGATACCGCATTCCATCATCAGTGCCGGGACGGCGATACCGACGAGGGCTGCGATGCGGTCTTCTTCTTCCTGGCCGTCGAGACGGTTGTACTCGTCGTAACGCGTAATGGCCTTTGCGTCATTGTCCAGCAGCAGCGGATTGGTACGACGCTCTGCATCCGGATCGATCTTCAGCAGGTCGTCGAAGGTGAAGTTATCCACCGTCACGTTCTTGCCTCGGATGTTCGAGATCTGGCGCAGGAAGATGTCGTCCGATGCATACGACTCTTGCACATAGCCTTGTGCGGTTGCGTTGATGTCTGCAACTGCATTGCCGTAGTCCGAATTCTCCAAGGCCTTTTGACGGCTATTGAGAACGCTGGCCATGAAGCGCGAGCCCAGGCGGTTGGAAGTGCTGGACTTGATGGCGTTCTTCGACAGCGTAGTACGCAGATCGGTAACGTCATCGACGAGTTCCATGGTCTGCTCGGAGTCGAGCGACGAGAACACGTCTTCAGGACGCATCGTGAACAGACGATCATGGCGACGACGCAGGCCTGCGTTTTCGCGATCCGACAGAACGTCAGCGGTGTGGCTCGGAACGTACACACGCTCGTAACGACCGCTGCGGGTCTTTACGGTTTTCTCGGTGAGCATGAAGGTCGAGTTGACGTAGAACTCCATGTCATGATCGACGTGACGAGTCGTGAAGCCCACCGAATTGGTGTAGCCCATGATGACTTGCTTCAGGCGATCGCCGGTGCCGACTTCGATCATCAGCGTCAGGATGAAGCGGCCGCGACGGGTACCCCAGCCATGCGGGATGTCGATGATGCCACGGGTCTCGTAGTCAGGAACGATGAATTGGTTTGCGATGTTCGCCAGGATGGAAGGAGTGAAACGACGGGATTTCGCAAAGCGTTCCTCAATGCGATCAATCACGCCGCCTTTGACTTCGGTAACGTAGGGACGAAGGAACTGATCGGAGTACGTGCCCGATTCGATGATGTTCAGTTCTTCAACCCAGATTTTCAAGTCTTGCCTTTTCATGCTTCTTCCTTAAGTTTTAAAAGTTGTACAAAGAGAGGAATTCTTTATTCCGCTGCTGTACGTGGATGACGTATTCCGCCAATCTGATCCGAATGTCGTACCCCACTCGGTATGTTTTATTTGCAGAGCTTCCTCGGAACTCTGCGATCTGCTCATCGGAAAGGTTCAGGAACCAGGTGTGATCGGAGAGATCGTCACTCAGCTTCTTAATTTCCTCGATTGCTTCGTTGGTTGGGTTCGCCACCTTCTTGGTCGGATGTCGACGGTAGAAGGGGTAGAGCTCATTGAGTTTATCGACGAGCGCCTTCGGGATGTGAGCACGAGACTCATTACCGTAAGCACCATACCCTTCGGCATTCATGCTGCGTGCAGTTGGAATGCCCGCCAGATCCTTGAAGCCCGTGTTCCAGAGCACGAATTGTGCAATACCGGCCAGGCGCAAGTTACTAGCTTTGTTGATGTCCCACAACGCCCTTGCGGAGATGATGGGGCTGACGACCCAGCGGATCAGTTGGATTTGACATTCTTCCACGACATGGGGGCTCAGTTGGTCTGCGCTTTCCAATGCCCGGTCGAGATCGGCCATTTCCTGTTCCGTCAGTTCGTTCTTCAGCAACAGACGTGCCGCGATCTGGTAGACGTACTCGGTGTACTTCTCCACGACCGTGAAGTCGCCAGGTGGAACCAGCGGCTTGTTCTTGTACTTCTCAGCACGAGAAGACGAGTCCTCGGACGAATCGTCCTCACCCGGATTGAGCTTTTCGAGGATCGCATTCTGATGGCTTTCATTCTGCGACAGCCGATTGCGAAGCGTCTTGTGCACAACCTGTACCAGGTGCGTATCCGTCGGCTCACGCGTCAGGCTTGCAACCACCAGGAACCGAACCAGGATGTTGGCGATCAGGTTCGTCAAGAACGTTTCCGAACCGATGCCGTTGATGGACGAACGAATGTCGATGTCGTTCTGCTTGACGTTCTTTGCCACATAGTGGTTCAGACGTTCCATCGCCGGACTCGAAATGAACTTCGTCTTCGAGATCAGGTAGTAAGCATTCAGGTCACGGAAGGTTGCTCCCGATTCCTTCTTGGTGGCTTCCACGAACTCGCCCCAGATTGGAGAGATGACGCGAAGCTTGATCACCATGAACACCAGTTCCCAATAGTCCGAGACCAGATAGGTCTGCTCACGGCTACCAGGCTTTTCGTGCGAATACTTGTACTCGACATCGAGTTCTTCCGGGATCCAGATACCGCCGTGGAAACGCGTCCAGCGTTCGAAGTCTTCGGTGTCGTGCATATCCAACAGCTCTTCGACAACAGGACGAAGCTGAAGGATCAGGGAATTCACCTGGAAGGTACCGTTGAAGATTTCCTTGGCTTCACGATACAACTCGAAGACGCGATCCTGCATCTCCGGATCTTGACGATTCCAGAATTTATTCAGCTGGGTGAAAGGTTCGTACGATCCTTTCTTAAAGGCCTGTTGGTAGGCTGACCCATTGAACTCGAGCGTTTCACCGCGGTGCTCGACGTGGATCATGCTCAGACCACCACCGCCTGCATGGAGAAACTTTACTTGCATAACGCTCCTTTTGAAAAATTGTCTAAGTACTTCAATGCAGTAATATATCGCTGTATTTTCTTTAAACGATAGTGTTTGCACAGCGGCCCGAAGGCCGCTGTGCTTTGATTAGGTTATGGGTATTGCTTAGAAGGGCATGTCGTCGTCGTCGCCGAAGCTGCTGCCGCCGCTATTGCCACCACTGTAGCCACCCGACGAATCGTCGTTGCTGCTGTTGTTGTTTCCTTTCCAGCCACCGCCGCCACCGCCACGGTTGTTGTTGTAACCGCCGCCACCGCCGCCGTTACCCTTCCAGCCACCGCCACCGCCGCCTTGCTGCTTCGGTTCCGGATGCTTGTAGGTGACCAGGGAGACGCCGACCATGATCTTCGAGATCAGGTTGTACACGCCGCGTGCGACCAGGACCGAGATTTCCGCTTCCGTCACCGGCTGGCCGTTGACTTCGAAGTTGTGGAAACGGGTCGGTGCGAACGGGAAGTAGATCTTCGGACGGCTCTGGTTTTCCAGGTCTTCGACCATGATGTACACGACGCCGTCGGGACGCTTGCCGACTTCGACTTTCGCCACGTCGACCGGACGCTTGTCTTGACCGCGAATCGACTTGCAGATGACGCTCGCTTTGATCGGGTCCTTGCTGCGGGTAACCATGTCCAGCTGTTCGAGGTGAACTTGCAGGTCCAGGATACCGAACTTGGCCTGGATACGGCCGAAGTTGTTTTCCTTGTCGCTCGGGTCGTTGGTGTAGACCGTGATGCCAGGGTTGTCGTTGTTCGCGTAGTACTGCAGCGTCGACCATGCCTTGATGCCCTTGACGGGGCAAGGAACGGACAACTGGATTTTCTTGGAATCGAGCAGGTTCTTGTCCCGCGCTTTGGGCTTGAAGTCAGCCATGTTTGCCTCTGCAATGAAAAAGTTGTTGAGGGTTTCGGACCATCAAACCATGAGTAGTCCGGGTAAATCTTTACATCATGTCTTTCACGACTTCACGGAAGTATGGGTTCTGGAGTTTGCCCAGACTCATTCTTACTCGTGCATCAGTCGTCAAAGGACCCCAGTTATCCGCAATCGCAACTTCAACAATCGCTTTGCGGAGCGCCGAGTCTTTCGGTGAAAAGAATTCCTTGTCTCCGAAGATACGAAGGAAGTACTGCGTAAAAGGAATCATCGAGAGTTCTTTGCCGTTATTGTACTTGGTGTACCACAGCGACTTATTCTTGATGGCACCAGTATGCGATTCAAGCAGATCAAGTTCGTCGAAATAACGATCAGAGACTAGGTCGAATGCAATGTGGGTTTGGATCAGGTAGCGAGCATCTTTGCGATCAGGCTTGATATCGGTATCGAACCCTTTCACATAGCCTTCGCCAACATCGTGCAGAAACTGCGAGATGCTTTTCTCCATCCGCTTACGTTCATCCTTCTGCTTTTGGGTCTGGTCGGATTTAAAGACAGAATGCTTATTGTAGCGGTTGTAGATTTGTCGGTAATTAGGAAGATACAGAACCGGCGTCAGTCGAGAGTTCTCGGTGACTACCTTCTTGATCATTTCCCACTCGTCATGCATCAGTTCAGCAATGATACCGGGCATGAGGAGGATGTTGATGTCGGATGTGTACGAACCAACGATGTTTCGGTAAAGAGTACGGGCATTCATCCAGTACTCGTCGTAGTTTAAATGAGGAGGCTTCGGCCACTGACGTTCGGGATGAATTCCCATCAGCGATTCGAGAGCCAGAGAAGTTGGAATGTTGATCGGATATTGACCACGCTCCATCTTCTCTGTGAATGAGAAGACATTCATGATTTTAATAAATGGTGGATCCAGCGATGCATGAACTCATGCTGTTCGATTGGATAGACGTCGTGACTTTTGTGGCTCGTGACCAATTGGAAATAGAACCAGGGATCGAGCGTGGCGCGACGGACCACTTCTTTCTCATTTACAAAAGTAATGTTGGTTCTTTTCAAAGGATGCCATGGAGGCATTGGCATCTGAGCTTCACCAAAGCGGAAGTCGGAATAAAAAGCAGGTTCCACAATCCGAACCGTGGTGGCGATAAATGTTTTTTCGTGAGGACGTAAGTTCAGGTTCGTTCGAATCGGAATCAGTCCGCCTATCATTTCTTCACCTCAGTGGCCTTGCTAAGCAGAACAACTGTGATTGCTGCCAACAGCATTGTATTTTTACGCGGAGTCCCGATACGACCCGTCTTAACTTCCGGTTTCTTAATCGGGAACGCACTTGGACCAGTTGGACCTTTATGGCTCATTCTGAACCTCCGCTCGTGGAAACGACAACCACAAGGCCAGGAAAATCTTGTAAAGGATTTCCCGGTTCTGTTGCTGAATTCTCGCCGAGCTACCATAGGGGCTTACGAGTGACACCCTGTAATCGGGTGTCTGTTTTACGTTTGGATCATAAGTCAAGAGAAGCATTGCATCTTCCTTTACATTACGGATGCCATGAGACTGTCAAAGTATTGTTTCTCTGACGGACGAAGAGTTTCGCTCATACGTTCTTCCACGATAGTTACGATGTTGGACTCATCAATGGTGAACGGAACGTAGTCTTTGTCTTCAGTTACTTCGACAATCTTCTCGGACGCATCCGCTTCTTCATCCAGAATTTTCTTGGAGAAGCGGATGAATGGGTATTGTGCTTGAAATGTATCGACCGCAGCGAGTAATGGGTGAGTTTTACGGGCAGCGATACGAATGTGAGAATGCAGATGATGGCGATCACAAAGATCACGAACTTGGGCAGTTGCCACGTCCACGTCCTCATCCACTTCCACGGTCTTGAAAACCATTGCATGTTCGTTCACCTCGAACTTAGCGTGGAAGGTACCATCACGATGTACGATAGCACGAACGAAGCCTTTGTCTTCTTCCATGCCATGACGCTGACGATCAGGACTACCTTGTACGATTAGGTTACCACGTTGCTGGAACGTGTGGTCATGACCAATGAAACCGAGGTAGCGAATGATCGCGCGGTACGCTTCGGAATCGTGGAAACGGCGTACCTGACCAACGGGAACTTGGAAATCGAAGAATCCGTGCATGAGTGCAAAGTCAACTTTCTCCAAAGCACGAGTTTGCATCAGGTCACGGACCTGTCGGTAAGTTACTTCATCCGACGTATTCTTTTCATCAGGAATACAGAGAAGATGCAGGTCGTACTTCTCAATGTATTCGATCGACACTTCCTTGATGTAACGCAGGTCACACTTCTCGTGTTCTTCAGCGGCATCATTAATCGCAACAAACAGCTGCGACTGTAAACGGTCGTGAGAAGGCGTACCTTCCAGAACGATAACAGTAATGCCAAGCTTCGCACAACGAGCAAGTAATCGGCGTATCCAAGAAGTGATGTGGGGAACGTCACGATGATTCAGCGGGAGACCTCGATCGAACACGTCGCCATTGATGAAGAGTAGGTCTAAACCCTTCAGGTACTTCGGCGTAAGTTTCTTCTCGAGGCCTCGGATTACGAATTCAGCAGGATTGGCTGCGTTTCCCAGATGGATATCTGAGATCGACAGAACATCAATCCGTGTCCAGTTCGTATTCGCCGACACCGTCGTCGGGAACGCTTGCTCCAGCGAGTCCGACAGCTTTGTCTTTGTTGGGGTCATTTTCCAGGTTCAGCAAGTTGATGATTTTGTCTTGCTTACCGTAGCGAGTGAAGATCTCGTTCCAGGTACGCATGTTCGCGTACACTTCTTCGGTAGGCTTCTGTTTGATGTGCATGCTCTGCAGCGTCCGGGAGAGGAAGGTCTGCGAAGCACTGGCGTCGACTTCTTTCAGGCGTGAGTAGTGGCGCTCGACGCGGGTCATCGACATGCCGCCAGGACGGCCTTGTTCCAGGACCGAGGTATCGAACATGGCGGGCACGGTGAACAGCACTTTGCCTTCGCTATCGATGATCTCGACGGGAACAGTCTCGCCGCCGGCGACTTTGTCGATCCAGGTACGAACGTTCAGTTCCGGCGTCGGCTTGATTTCGTCAGCAAACAGCGGCAGGAAGTGTTCGATGAACAGTTCTTCCGGGAACTGGGACTTGGGTACTGCAGCCTGCAGTTGGCTTGCGATATCGGCGATATTCACGCTGATGCCCATGTTGCGGTTGCGCTGTACCTTGGCGAAGATCGCCATTGCTTCAGCATGTTTCGGATGCGGCTGTGCCACATCATGCGGTGGTGCAACCGGACGAGGCGAAGTGCCATCCAGTTTCTGATCGAGTTTGTCTTGCGGATTCATGTCAGTTGTCCCGTTTCATCGAGTCGTTGGATACGTTTCACATTCGTACCCAGGAGTTCGATGGCATGCGAAAGTGAATAACGTTTGCCATCAGAGTCGAAGGTACATCCTATTGTTACTGTCTGTTCGGAATTATCCGGAATGCCGAATGCGTCATCGACGGATACCGAAAGCTGGACATTTTGGAACTGCGTTTTGAAGTAATCGAGCAGAACCGTTTCCAGTTCCGATGCGATCAATGCTGGGGAATTGTTGTCCGCCAGGATCGTCTGGTAAGATTTCACCGCGCCTTTGTGGAAGTGCGATTGAGACTTTTGGGTCTCGAAGAAATACGCCAGCATGTAATCCACCACTTCGAGCGGATTCTTCACCCAGCCAGCTGGGGAAAAGGTAGGCAAAAGCGACATAAGGTTATCCAATCAAGCAAAAAAAAATAGCGGGGTGCAACCCCCGCTATTTTCAGTCCGTTTACATGTTCTCGTTGAGGATGTTCGTCGGATCTTTCTTCTTGGCCTTGAGAGCCATCTCGAGGATGTCCCAAGTCGAGAGAATATCCGCCTGCTCCACAACATCGAGATCACGTTCGTCGCCATGATCGAACAGATCCTGGTGAGCGACCCATGCATTCTCCGGATCATCATTCACCACGACACCGAAACGATCGTCATCGAAGATCACGCCATCGATGACGCGCATGAAGTCAGGATCCTTGAAACCACGACGACCGACATGCTCGTTACGATAGCTGTCCGAGTACGAATCGATCGATTGGTTCTCTTCTGCGATACGTGCCATGATGTTAGCCATGACGTACCGCTGCATCGTGGGTTTCGCGTGCTGGATCTCTTTCACCGTACGGAGACGACGAACGACGTCACGCTGGAACACGTCACCAACTTTACGGACGCGCTGACGAATACGACGAAGTGCTTTCTCGCCGTTGTAACGCTCGAAGGTTTCACGAGCGTCTTCGAAGAACCCGTCGAAGACTTCACGAGCTCGAGGTGCGTAACGTTCTACACGGTCACGCAGATAGTCGATGGTCCCACGGCTGGGCTCACCGAACAACTCGGCATCGATGTCATCGACTGATACATAGCCGCCTTTCATTCCCATTAATGTAACCTCGTTGAAAACATGTTTTTCATGCGGTCCAGTTTGTCAGGATCTGGAAGCCGCGCCTCTGGAGGATAGTTGTACAGATAGTTCACCACCGAGGAGACGATTGGTTTCGGCAACGGCATGTTGTCGCCAATCTTCCTTGGGCCGGACAGTTTCCATGCACCGAAGTGCGGGGCCAGATAACGGAGTTCGTCCGTAGTCCAGTTGTCCAGAGTCAGGAAACCAAACATCTGATCGCCGTCGAAGTCGGCGTTCGGACCAGCCACCGAGATGATCGGATAGCTGATCGAGAAGATCTTCGGATCCTTCTTGATCTTCGTGATGAACATGCGCTGAATCGAAGTACGGTACATCGACGGATTACGACCGAAGATGCACGGGATACCACGACGAGCTTGATACTTCTCTTCACGAATGTCATAGCTTCCATCTTCGAGTTGCTTCGGCGTAAGCTTGCCGTTGATGATGGATGCTTCGATGGTGGGCGACAGTTGGTACGGCGATTCCTCCAGCATTTCGTCAAACAGTTCGTCGAGCAACTCACTGAAGACGTGGGTGTGGAAGTTCAGGTAATACGCTGCGTCATTGTAGCCGTAGCCACGTTTCATCAGCTTACCCATGAGGTGAATACGGAAGGTCGTCACTGCCAGCGCCCATGGCAGATGGATCTCGTCGTGGTGGTGCGGTTCCGTGAGCGAGTTAATAACTGCACGGAAGCTGAACCAGCAACGAGTGGCATAGACGTGCTTGCGAACCAGGCCCGGTTTACCAGCGATGAAGTTCTTTTCGTAATCACGGCCAAACAGCGACAGCGATTCCGAAAGCTTGGACGAACGGTTCTCTTTCTGCGAAACCGAGAAGTCCTTGATCTCCGAGTCGATGCCCGCGATATTGCGAACAGCGTCGATGATCGTCTTCAACGTGGTATCCATGTAAGTACCGAACTTGGTGTTTTCAATCACCAGGATGGTCTTGTTGTGGATCGGGATATAGTCGGCGAAGATGCGGTCGCGATACATTGCGATGAAGATCTGCATCTCCTTCAGCTTTTCCTTCTTGTCCTTCGTCGACGTGAACTGTGGGATTGTCGAAATGCGTCCGATGATTTCATCGAACTTCCAGTAAAAGTTGTTCAGTCCACGGTCGATCTTCAGATCGTCCAACATCGCATCGATCACTTCCATCCAGCGGCCATGCTGATTGCGGTTCGGCCGATAGTCGGTATTGGTCAGATACTTGATGATGTTGAACTTCTGGTTGCTGTTGTTCGACAGGCTGTAGAAGTCCGAGAGCAGTCGCCATGCTTCCGGATTGATCAGCGCATCGACGCCCTTGGGTTTTTCAACCCAGATGATGGGCTCCAGCGGTTTGTCCAGCATCGGCTGAACCATCTGTTTGCACTTCTTGCAGATGGTGCCTTTCCCCTTACGGTCAACGTGGTGTTGTCCTTGTGTATAGCCGCACGGACACTTGGGGATCGTGTCGAGCAGGTCTGTGTCAGTGTAAGTGACGAAGAAGTTTTCGTCAAATGCATTCTTCTCGGTCTCGAGAGTGTCGAGGACTCGGTTCACGATGATTGGATCACCGGTAACGGAACGGAAAAGTTCGTTATAGTTTTCCAGTTCCAAATGTACGCCCATTACGCCTCCTAGTACAATTGTAAAAGCCTCTTAACTGCAGGTCATACCAATGATATATGTCTATTCGTTTTTATATATGAATATATCAGGTAATTATTTATACAAAAAAATAAGGCAAGAAAAAAACCCTTACTGGCGTTCTTTCTTTATCCCTCATCAAGACTTCTGATAGGGATTCTCGCGGGGCTCATGAAGCCACCTCTGGTGACTGTACTGCTTTTTGCATATTGGCATACCAGCCGTCAATCAACAGGAACAGCATGCCGACCTCCAGAGTCATCAAGTGCTCGTAGTCATCCAACACTTCGTTCTTGATTTCCTTCAGAGTCAGCGTAGTTGGTTCCTTACCGAAGTACTTCAGTTGGATATCTGCTGCTGCCAAGATGGCTGGGTTTACTTTCTTTTCTTGAGTCTCATTCATTTCTTCTTCTCCAAGAATTAAGGGGAAACAATAACGCTTCCCCTTTTTAATACTACCTAAGATCTAGTTTGGCTCTAAGCTTTAACCGAACCGTTTCCTTTCAATCCGCTTTTCACCAGTCTGCATCTCGGGTTGGGCGAATCGAACAACCGCCTGCATGAATTCCTTCCACTCTTCATGAGTCAGCTCCACGGGATCCAGCGCATGCTTCCCTTTGATGTACATGTCCACGTCTTGGATCACGTACTTGTGGTCTTCATCCCAGCCGAAGTTATCGTTGCCGCCCCATGCCACGCGGCCTTCGAAGAACTTCGTATTCCTCAGGATCGTAAACCAGAAGCGATAGTTCTCTTCCCTGATCAACGGGCCCACGCATTCGACATTGAGAGCTGCGATGATGTTGATTGCGTAGTACGACATCGCTTCGAGAATGTCGTAATTGTTATTTACGGCAAAGCCGAAAAGAGCATTGCCCAGGAAGTCAATGCGGGAGGTCGACGAAACTGCGCCGCGGTTGTATTCGGCGTAGGCTTTGTTCAGGTCTTCAATATAGCTCATTTCCATTCCTTTGTAAAAGTTACCAGGTGTCGAACGACACCTGGTGATTATAGGTTATTAACGACGAGTGGGGAACGGCCAAGCGGCAACACCCGTAATCAACTTCGGTGCCTCAGGCTGAGCTGCCGGCTTCACGTCGTCGTAGTGCTGTGCCGGATCATTGTCCTGGTCGTGGTCATGATCGTGACTGGGCGAATTGTCGTAGTGGGTCGGATCTACGCATTTCGGATCATGGCAGTCCAGGTTATGGCATACACCGCAATCTTGGTCTTCGGGCTGATCATTGTCATCGTTATGCTGATCGTCGCCGAACTCTTCGTCGTAAGCACGACGATCTGCTTCAACACGAGCCAGATGCGTCGGCAACTTCTTGCAGCAGTTGCAGATGAATGGCGCTACGTCGCCTTGAGCTTCGTAGAAGTCGTACCACTTCCAGAGAATGCCGTCCTTCAGAGGTTTCTCCTGCTTGCAGTCTTTGCAGGTATGGAGCTCATTGCCCTCTTCCTCTTCGTACTGCTTCTTACAGCAGTCGCAAGCGACATTGGAACCAACGATGCCGAAGGAATCTCTCTCGCAGAGATACCATGCCGCGACGCTGATGTTAGCCTGGGCATGATCGCATCCACCATCCTGATCGAACAGAGCCTGCTTTTCGGCGTCAGATTTCTTGGCGATATAGGTGCTAGTAAACCAGTTCATAATGAACTCCTTGTATTAAATTGTGGCCCTCTAATGAGGATTTTGGTAGAACTTCACGATAACTATATATACTTGAGTTTTTCTATAGTTCAGGTTTTCATGAAAAGAAAAAAGACCCGGAAATCGTAAGATTTCCAGGCCCGGGCCTTATGCCTGGTTCATTTCAGGTTTGGCGAATTCGACGAGTGCTTGTGCGAATTGTTCGAACTCGGAAAGTTGGTCAGACTGCATGTAGTTTTTATCGGCGAACTTCAATTCCCGAAGTTGTTCGTCCTCGACATACAGTCCGCAGCTATCAATCGACGGCTGCTTACCATCCCACCAGGCACCGCGAATGGAGCTGCCCCAATTGAGACGGTCCTGGAAGAAAGGCATGTTGACCATGATCAGGTACCACTGGTAGTTTTCTGCACCCACCTCCTGATAAGCAAAAGTCGCCTTGTTCGAAATGGCCGCAATTACCTCAACTGCCTTAGTGGCAAACAGAACACTCATTGAACTGTCATAAGTCGTGAAATCGAAGACGGCATTTGCCAAGAATTCGAGGCGCGATGGATGTCGTTCGGTCGGATGAAGATTGCTGTTGTCCTGCAAGAAACTGTTTTCGAGAAGTTCGAGGTAATTCATTAAGTCTCCAACATTGTAAAATATAAAGCATAAGGAACATAAATCCCAGGAGCCCGAAGGCTCCTGGGATTTACTTAAGCACTATTGCAGTACCGATGCTGCTGGATTACCAGCGGCCGCCGAAACGCTCGTCCGAGCGGTCCGAGTAGCGATCGTCGTAACGGTCGCGACCTTGACGCTGGTTGCGGTACAGGCCGCCCGAACCAGGACGGTTCAGGATCTGGTCGATGTTGCCGTAGGTGGTACGGAAACGATCGTTGCCATCGCGGCTCGACGAGGTCGGGTTGAGCGACAGCTTGCAGCGGGTGATGGCTTCCAGCAGGGCCTCGTTGAAGCCGAGGGTGAAGTTGAAGCGCTGGTGGTAGCCGGTGATCACCGAGGTCGGCACGAAGTCCTTGATGATTTCGTAGCGTTCCGATTGGGTCAGGACGTTGTCTTCGTTCGAAGTCGCAGCCATGCCCCAACGCTGGATGATCTCCAGGTCTTCTTCCTTTTCCGGGCGCAGGAAGTTCAGCAGCGCCAGGTAGTCGAAGTCACGCAGGTCCAGACGCTGGCCGCCCGATGCCTCGGTGTAGTAGCCGGCGTGGATACGCTCGATGTGCGGATCGATGATGGCTTCCGAACGATCGTACAGGTCTTCAAAGTGGCCATTGGTCAGCACGCAGGCCGCATCGTAGATACGACGCATTGCGCTTTCATTGCCCTGCGCAGCTGCCAGCAGGTCGATGTGCTGCCAGGTGCTGGCGCCGCATTCCGGAACGTCGATCGAGAAGATGATGCCCGGACGGACGGTTGCACGCAGCAGTGCTTGACGCTTGGCCGTGGTGAACGACGAGGTTTTGGTTTCCCAGCGTTCGCCGAAGCCACGTTCCATGTCCTGCAGGTTCGGCTCGATTGCCAACGCACCGATGTTGCGCGGATCGTCTTCACCCAGGGACTGGTTCGGCTCGAAGGCACGCATCACTTCCTGCGACTCGCCCATGGCGTTCATGGTCGCCATCGCCAGCAGCATGGTCGTCGGCGAGAAGTCGACGGTGTCCACGAAGGTGGTGATGAAGCGCAGCGCGTACAGCTGATACTCTTCGCCCGAGATGCGGCGATCGCGGCGGCTGTACAGGTCGTTGCGGTTGTTGGCGCCTTCGGCCGGCGCGTAGACGAAGTCGAAGTAGCCACCCAGGCGCGAGATGCGGGTGCCGGTCACCAGCTGGTCGATCGAGTCGCGGCTGTTGCGGCCCTTGGCTTCGCGGGACTGCAGATCCACGATCACGTCGGCACGGGTCGGCATGTGGCCGCGGTCGAAGATGTGGTTCTGGCGATGCTGGACGTGCACGCTGTTGTAGGTGTCGACGTTGTCGTCGGCGCTCAGCACCAGTGCGATCGCGTCCGGATCGTTGCGGTCGATGAAGGTCTTGATCGCGGCGAATGCGTTCTTGACGCAGTCGGCGATTGCCTGCGGGTCTTCCTTGGCGGTCGGGAAACCTTCCGAGATGACTTCAGCGTCGGCCGAGAACAGGTTCTTGTTGCCGTAGTGGCGTTCCAGAACGTCCTTGATGACCTGACGGGTCTTGTTGTTGTAACCATCGCCCGGGACCTGGACGATGAACACGCGCTGGCCGCGATAGCTTTCTTCACGCGGACGCAGGGTCTCGGCCGAACCGGCGAGCAGGAAGGTGTGGTAGCCCACGCCCAGGTGCTCTTTGCCGCGGCGGGTGCCGGCGACGACCAGCAGCGAGAACGGGATACCGGCCGACGAGGCGTCGATCGGGAACACGCTCACGTTCAGCATGTTGTTGTCGTCTTTTGCCGGCATTGCTTCGACGAAGTCGCGGCGGAACGATTCCAGCGCTTCGGCGGTGTTGCTCATCGCCAGCGGCGTCGGGTTGGCACGGCCGATGCTCGACAGGGATGCGAAGCGGGACGGTGCATTGGTTTCGCTGCGACGCGATTCTTCACGGCGGCTGCCGCGATCTTCTTGTTGACCGCCACGATCGGTGTTGCCACCGGATTGACGCTCTTGCGCTTCTTTCATTGCCGAGCGAACTTGGGATTGACGGTCTTGACCTTCGATTGCCATTTTGAAATCCTTCAGGTAGTATAAATGAAAAGTAACACACGTACAGGGATTGTCGTGTGGGTAAAAAGCTGATCTTTGTTAGATTCCTAACATTGATCAACTTTGTAATATATCAGTGAAATTAGTTTAAAACCCAATCTCAAGGATACATCGAAGAATAGGGAACATAGGTGCCAACACGACGCAGACGTTTCATCTGCACATTATAGGAGAAATCCAATAACTTTTTACATGCTGGTGGTTTAGCCTATATCCAAGTTCATGGTATGACTACTGATAATAGAAAAATATTTTCCATGGCCGATTAACTATGCTCAGTCTCTTTAACAATCTGTCGACCCGCATCAAAGGTACGGTCCGATTGCCCGAATGGAATTATGTCCGTGACGGCTTGATGATGAACCTGGATCATGCGAATAAGTACTATCGGAGTGGTGCTTATGCGGTTGGCTCGGATCATGAACTGATCAAACTCCTGTTCGGATTGGCCACGTCTGTCGATCTGGACCTCAATCGTTACTACAAGACTGTTGACGCGAAAGCATTGACGGTTGCCCAGCAATTGGGCTTCACGACCACTATGAGTAAAGGACATGTCTTCAACAATGTCTTCTTCTCGGGCAAGAGTCGTGAGGTAATCATTATTACCGATGAAACTTTCGATCCAGCAGAAGTAACTGCTAACTGGCGAGATGCAAGACCCATCAAGGTTCTGCGTCATGGCTTTGATAAGATCGACTGCTTCCCACTGACAGGAAAGATCGAGAGTAATGGCATTAGTGTCTTTGCGATCAATCTCCCGATGCTGGCTGTCCAGTATCGTGCCTATCGTGAATGGCAGAATACGTACGTAACTGAAGCGACTGGTCGTAACTCGATCTATCATTTCTGCTACGCGTATCCAATCAATAACATGATGTACGAAGCAATGGATCACGCGGTGTTCAATCGCATGGTTCGCATTCATCAGGGTCTTCCGACTTCGGACAATGAGTTCCAGCATCCGTTCCATGTGACGAACTATACGGATCGCTGCGATCGCTTGTTGTCAATGCTCAATGAAGATCTGAACGACATGCATCGTGACATCGGAAACATTGCGATGACCATCCCTCTCGTGGATAAGAGCGATGCTTTCCAACTCCTGAAGCTACCAGACATCTCCGAGTCGCGTCAAGTGAACTGGGCGATTTATCTGGCGCGTATCGACATGCTGCTGTTCTTCCTGGACTTCAAGGGCGTGAAGAATCAAAATGCGAACGAGGTCAACCGAATCAAGTATGAGCTCAAACTCTACTTGAAAGACGGCACGATTCAAAGTGCTGTCCCGGCAGAACTCTTCCAGAAACAAAGAGCGGTGATTGAAAGACTCGTTGCGACGCTATAACGCATATACTCCCTGGCCTCGCGGCCAGGGAGTATATGTTGTTTGCCTTTAAAACAAGAACGGGGCTGCCGGTGGGGTGAAGTCGGCCTTGTAGTACGCCACATTACTGTCGACCCGGAACTCGTCTGCGTATCCACAAAGCGAATACGAAGTAATTCCTGTCCAAGTAAAGATGGCGTCCATGGTGACCGATTCCACAGGCGCAATGCGTTCGAGTACTTTCTTTCCATCCACAAAAAGGCGATGGATTTCGCCTTCTCGAGTCGATGCAAAATGTTGCCATGCGTTGTAGTACAGCGGTACTGAGACAACTACGATGCCTGTGGTATTGAGCCACATGGCTACCGTATTCGGATCTGGACCCAATGCCATCGGAATTTGACGGGCTGTTCCGATGCGGTTCGAGATAAGAGGCATCATATAACCGCTTGGATTTGCACCCGTACGGTAAATGTAGCATTCGACCGTGTAGTCTCCCGCCAGAACAATCTGGTCGTTCGTTTCGAAGAGCAGGTTTTCGTAGTTGAAGAAGGCCGAACTTCCGCCGAACTTCGACTGAGTTGTGGAAATGTACGGACTGCCATTGCGGACAAACGTGCGACCGTATTCGTCTTTAAAGTTTGTCGAGTTGTTTGCGCCATCGAAATGCAAAAGAATGTTATTTCCTTTGTACTTCTTCTTGGCATTGAGTAGGTTTGCTTCATGCATACTTGACTACTCCTAAATACCGCGATCCGAGAAAGCTCGCGATGGAATCGTGAAGTCGCTGATGTAACGTGCAACTCCCTTAGTGATTCGAATGTCGTCGGCGTTACCATCAACCGATTGCGCATATGCCGAGCTGGCACCAATACGAATCGGATAACCAGACTGGGCATTAAGAATCTTGTTGTCGGTTCCGGTACCCAGTAGAACTCCATTCAGGAAAATTCGAATGGTGCCATTTTGTCGAGTAACGGCGATGTGATTCCAGAACCTTAAGGGGATGCCTCCTGAAACATTGCCATCGATATAAGCTTGGTTTGGTGTGGCTCCATTATAGGCGCCGTCGTAGGAAATCCATTCGATCGTTCCGTTACCGTTAATACAACGGAGAATGAAGTTGCCGTTACCTGCAACCGCATACTGGGAGTGACCAATCAGGCCAGTATTGCCGCTCAGTGCATTGAACCAATACCAGCCTTCGATCGTGAAATCGCCAGGAAGTTCAAGATCCGTGCCAGTGAATTCCACATAGCCTTTAGCAATTGCCAATGACCGAGGTCCGAACTTAGGCGTTCCATTCGGGAAGATATATGCGCCGTTATAGGCTCTGATTACGTGATTTTTTTGATCGATGAAACTGATACCATCTGCGCCACCATCAAAATGTGACAGAAAGATGACTTTATCCCAATAAGGATCCGGTGGATTCAGTTTCGCCAGGAGTAAAGGTTCGTGCATATTCGATCCTGTAAAAAATTATTTGTTCTATCACAGTATCGACTACTCCTGGCTGAGGCCAGGAGTAGTCGTGCCTATTAGATTCGTTTAGCCGAGAAGCCAAGCAAAGTCCATTTGGCCGGGAATGAGAAGGAACTCGTAATGACTCCATTGGAGCCGTTTAGATAACTTCCGAATACCCAATCCCACGTATTTGCGTAAATGCCAGGGTAATTCAAAGTCAGGATAAGATTGTCATTCAGGTAAACATAGTAAAAGTCACCCTGCCGCCTGAGAACGATTTTCTGTTCGATGCCAAATTGGATTTTGTACGGACCCGTCATGGTCGCCCATCGGTTATTATAGACATAGTTAACCGACCCGTCTGCTTCGATGCAAATCATCCATGATGGAGGATCACTTCCCTGTCGATAACGGCTGAACAGATCTAGCCTTGTTGACGGAATCGTTTCGACAACAAAACGACAAACGATCTCGGTATTTTCTCCTACCAATGATGGGGTTCCAGAATAAGGAATGCGCATCCAGTTAACTTGCTCAGCCGTAAAGCTATAGCTATCTCCAACTTTAGTTACGCCAGAAGACTGTGTTGGGGTTCCATTAAAGCCATCAATGTTGATTCCGGTAGCTGAGCCGAACTTCGGTTTCTTCTTAGTAAGTAGAGCTTCTAGCATCTCAGATCCTGTAAAAAATTATTTATTCACTCACAGTATCGACGCCTCCCCTAGCCTTTCGGCTAGGGGAGATGCGCTCGATTAATACAAGTCGTAAATCATTCGTGTATTTTTCTTATTGGCCATACCAACGCCCATTGCTTCTAGGATGTGGTAATAGGCACCGCAGGATTCGCGAACGATCTTGCGTGCATTCGAACCAGCCAGTATCTCGTCAGGGATACCGGAGATTTGAACGATGCTCACTGGAACGTAAAGAGTCGTAAGGATCTTGCGACCAATCCTTTCCATTTCGGTTTTGATGTCTTCAACAAGACGTTGGTCCTTGATCTGTTCGAGCCAAGTCGCAAACTCAGTCACGTTGTTAACTTCAAGCGAAACCTTCAGCATGGTGTAAGGAGGCTCATCAACCATTCCGTAGACTTTGCCGAATGTACGATTCCAGAACAGATGGTTCCAGTACGGGGTACGATCCTCGTCCTGAACCTTGTAGGCCTTTGCAGGCTTCAAGTGAGCCATCTTGAAGTACTCGGTCTTGCCGGATTTCACATCGCTGTAGATTCCGTTTTCCTTCTCGGCGATGGTGTCGATCAGATCGTTCAGGTAGATATCCTTCCCGGCCACTATGTCTTTCATCTGGTCGAGCAGGAACTTCTTCACATTCTTCACGATATCACCAGGCGTAGCTGAGGAGATCATGTTCGCACCCTTCAGTTCCAGTTCCGGCTTCTTAAAGACGTTACCTTCCTGAGCAGATTTCATTGCCCAGTAGTGCTTTGCCATCAAGGTTGGGACGAAGATGTCGAACTTGTACTCGTTCTTCATCTGCACGTCGAACAGACGATCGCGATGGACGCCATAGTTCGCGCTCATCTTGGCATGCAGGTGCGAGGAGGTCTGTGCTGCGAGATAAACTACAACGTCAGACGTCGAGTTCATTTCGTCAGTGAAACCAATCGTACCGTAAATGCGCTGAACCCATTCCTGTACGGTGAACAGAGTCGAGTCAGTATCGCCACCCAGCACGGAACGACGGACCGAGGTCGGGAAGTTACCGGTGGATGCTGGCATGTTGTCGCTGAGCCAGAATGCATTGATGATCGGCTGTACGCCAACGAGGACGTCGTTGATGTTCTTGGCCACATGCGCCAGAATGCCGTAGTTGCGTTCGTCGGTCTTGCGAATCTCTTTCGGCTTCATGCCTTTCGAGAAAGAACGGCACAGCTGACGAGCCAGATTGAGCGTATCTTCCGAAACAGCTTTCAGAACGAAGTCGGCTTCTTCAACTGGTAGGGATTCACTCGGAATCCAAATCAGACGACCAAGCAGATCCGAAACGAATTGCTTGTTGTGCTTGTACAGATGGTAGAAATCACCAACGTACACAAATGCCGCACGTTCCAGCGGAGACATCTTCGAGATGAACTCGTACACCGGACCCATCATCTTGTTCGACTGGAAGTACAGCTGCCTGGACCGCTCGATACATTCCAATACTTCGTCGGATGTCGGATAAGCCAGGCCGTAGATCCGCATTGCGGTTTCGACCTTTTCCATGTCGGTGATTTGCGAGATCGACACCAGGTTGTTCAGGATGGTATCGACGTCCATGTAATGGCGATTGCCTTCGATGAACTTCTCGTTGTTGGCGTTACCGTACGCCGTGGTATTGCGGCAGTTCGTCGTGAGGGACGAGTGCGAGGTCGGATTGAACAGGCAGGTCGACGGAGTCAGCGATGCGCCCGACAGCGAGTTGTTGGTGGTCTTCTTGTTATTCTGTTCGAGGTTCTTAAAGATGTACAGAACATCGTCACCAGCATTCTTCGCATCGAACATCTGACCCTTACTAATGTCTCGGCCCACGATGTTGTCCATGGTGTACAGGGACAGAAGCGATTGTCGCACATCTGGCGAGCAGTAAGAGGTGAAGGTCGGTGACATGGATTCGTCGTTAGCGATCACGTCCGACAGGTATTTCGACATCGTAGTTTCTTCGAGACGGCGGTCTTCGAAGTTGCTGCGATGCAGGAAGCGAACCTTCGGGTCATGGAATTCAAACAGACCACCCGGGCGTAGGTTTTGGATAACGAACTCGCGAGCTTCTTCCAGCGAGATGTTCTTGGTTTTGTGGAGATAGAAAGATGCCTGGTCAACGTAACCATTGAGCATCTTCGTATCTCGATGGTATTCGCTTTTCTCTTTACGGAATACAACTGTTTGCATAAATTCCGACTTCCTAAAGTTTACGGCATAAAGAATGAAAATCCCCTTAGAGCAATCCGAAGATCTCTCTAAGGGGATCGGATCAAAGCAGTAGGGTAGCCAACAAAAAAATATGTTAGCTGCCGAACTTGATCTCGACGTCGACGAAACCCGCCTGCGTGAACATGTCGCGCAAACGGATCAGGTCGCTGGTACTTGCATTCGGAACCGTGCAGATGGCGGCGCCAACTGCAACTTCACGAATCGACGCTTGATCGATCCAGGGTTCACCCAGCATCGTTATCGAGCCGTCGGGCTTCTTGATACGATACCAGTTGTATTGACGTGGGTCATTGGGCGTACCAGCCGGCAGACGACCCGTCGAGAAGACTTCAGCATGCACGGGAGCGAGGTCGCCTTGCAGCACGATAGCCGTTTCGAACGGGAAGTAACCGAGGATTTCGATACGCTTGAATCCGGTGCCTAAGACATTCGGGGCGTACACCTCGAAGTCATAGGTCTTTTTATTTTCCATCTGAGCCATTGCAGTCACCTTAGTAGGATGTTTCGAACTTCTTCACCACAATAGATCTGTTTTTACGGTTGTGCTCAGGACGATATTCGAAACCGTCCTCTGCGTAAATGCCATGACCGCGAAGGATATCGGCAATAAAGCGCAAGAGTACAAAAAAAGATTCCACGAACAACTTGTAGAATCTTGGATCGGGCTCGAGTTCATCACGATAGAAATTCCCCAGGCGTGACAGCTGGGGTTCATCGCGACAATCTTCGAGCTCGTAAATGAGGACGTCGAAAACTTGGTTAACGACTTCCTCTAAAACGTATTCAGGAATGCGACTGACCTTGTGCGAGAGGGCATGCGAGAAATTTCGCAGCGGCTCACGCAGGTCGATAATTACCCGCTCAGACATGCCCTTTCTTCCATTTCATTAACATAAGGTTCCCCGGCAGCGAGGACACTGATTACCATGTTCATATTTACTAAGCCCTCGAATTGCATTGCGGTTGGAATCCTGCCGAGGATTTCCAGTTCTTTTAAATAGCCGACCAAGTCGACGCAGAAGTCATAAGCGGTTTGTGCTGCCCCGTCTGCTTCGTCTTCATAGATCAACCCCCTGCTAACCAGGTCCAGCGACATCACGAGAGTGTTCTCGTAAAGCTCGAAGAACTGGTTCTGATTGTTGTGATCATCATAGGCCAACGACATGGACATCATGATCATCGACTGCATGAGATCTTTTTGATATTCTTCAGTCTGCCCGGCCGCAGAGAAGAAACTCATCCAAGTCTGAATCTTATCCTTGGTTGGAACAATGAATTTTTTCATGGTGTAAACAATTCGTCGAAAGCTGTCTCATAACCATTGCCGGGTGAACGATTGAAATTTACTCGTATACCTCGAACTTAAGAGACATGCTCGTCGTGTGCTTTATCAAATATCGGAAGTGCAAGTGGTAGGGAGTTCTACCCGTTTGGTGTATCTCCCAGACAATCTTTCCACGCACGTCCAATAAGAACCTAAACAGCCGAGCTTTTTGTTCGTCGGTATACGGCTCGTGGTGACCCTGATACCAGGCATCACCATAGACCATGTCACGAATGTGAGTCTGATCTCGAGCGCTTCCATTGATCCCGCTACATAAACAATCCAGGGCATCATCATAATCAACGATCCCGAATTCCAACGTAAAGAACCGACGAAACATTTTCAAAAGCGGGATTTTGTTGATGATGAGGATTGCCATTTTAGAAGGATACTTCCATTGCCAAAGCTTTTGCAGGAGTCCAGTTCATGGACTTAGCACTGATTGCCAGATCACCATGCGTATCGTACAGCATGTGCATTACGCGATAGACGAACGTATCGATCGCTTGTGCCGCATGGGCCAGGTTCATCACCTTGTAACTATCGGCAGACATGCCGTTGATCCAGGAACCAGAGATACGCGCCATGGCGTCCTCTTCTTTACGGTTCCAGTTGTCCATTGCATACATCAGATCGTTCATGATGTAACGATGGCGTGTTTCCGCATCCATCTCGCGCTGAGTTGCGAGTACGCATGATTCGATAAAACCGTAGACCTCGCCCGGGTAGAAGTAAAAGTCCTCAGCCTTCGTTCCCAGCGCCTGGAAAACAGGTTTGAAGTCTACGATGTATTTACTAGAAGAAATAGCCACGTTGGTCCTCGTAATTAGGCGGAACGTCGATTATGAGATCCATTTTGTTGAATAGGTAGAAGTGTCGAGGCAGTTCAGCAGCAATCTTCGGAAAGTGGCCAAGGATCACTTGCGAGATCCGATGCTCCAGTTCCTCCAGGACGTATTCTGCTTCCCGGTTAACCATGCAATCCAGGTTAAGAAGTTTGTATTGCTCTTCCTCGTCATACTCCTCGTCACCGAAGAACTTGTCGACCAAAGCCGTCATGATATCGCTGACATTGGTACTTGTATACGTCTTGCCCTTTTCACATGCTCGACGTATGTACCAGTTCGCTACGTTGCGAAGACTTATTACGTGATTCCCACCGCGGTAAGGCGGTTCCGGATAAATACTACCACGATCAAATGTCTTCATGGCGAGCATCGATTTTCGCCTGTTCGTTCTTTGTCCACTGGATGACCCGCCAGTCGTCGAATTCTTCCAGCCAGAATACCCGACCGTCTTTCGAGTTGGTGAGATCGTGAAGCACGAACTGGTTAGGGTTCATGAGGTTCTTCATGAGGTCGGCGATATCTTTCAGCAAGCTGACGATGCGGACAGCTGCCTTCTTCGATTCCTCGGTGTACGCCTTTTTGTCGATGCGTTCGATCACACGCGGATCCAGATCGAAATCCAGTTCGTAGCGGATCTGATCGCGAAGACGAGCATCGATGTCGAAACCGAAGATCTTCTTCAGTTCGATGATGCTGAGAATCACATCGGCATCTTCTCCGTACACCCAGGCACGACGACCAGAGATGATGGCGGTCATGATGGTACGAATGGAAGACTTGGCCAGATGTTCGAGAGCCCGGTTGGTCAGGTTCTCTTCCTTGATCGCTTCGAGCGTTTCAAGGATGTCCATCATCGCCATCACGTAAGGGCGCGGGTCAATGATGGTGACCTTTCTTGGTTTGTCAGATATCACGGATGTATCCATCCAATTCTGTTTGTCCGAAGACTTGGTAAACTCGGCTTCTTTCACCAGACTGTTTCCTTTTAAAATAAATGCCCCAAATCTTCGTTAAAAAGACCCGTAGTGCATTTGATTAGTGTCCGATATAAGAATATACTTGTAGAATCATAAACGCCTCAAAACGCCGTTTTGCCAAGATAAATTTTGACAGCATAAAAAATGCAATCCAGGAACCCGAAGGTCCCTGGATGCACAGCTGGATATTACTCGTCGAAGACCAGGCCGTTGGCAGCGACCTTTTCTTTACCGGTGGTCAGCTTGTTGCGAACCACGCGGCTGTCGGCTTTCAGTGCGAACTCGTCACGTTGCTTGCGCAGGTTGCGCATGACGATGTCGACAAAGCCGTCGGTGATGGCGTAGTGCAGCGGGAACTTGAGGTCCTTCTGCTCTTCGTTGACGTACATCGGAACGCCGACACGCTGGAACTCGACCGGCTGCGAAACACGGGTGTTGTTCAGCGAGTCGTTCAGGGTTGCCAGCGAGATGATCGAACGGTCACCGATTTCCAGTTTGCCTTGCTGGATGTGCAGGACCGCGACTTGCGGACCGTACGAGGTGACGCCCTTGCGGGAGAAGTCCAGGACGTTGGCGATGTCACGCGAGTCCAGGTTCTTGTTCTGGCCGGACAGCAGGACTGCCAGGCACGAGATGTCCAGCTGGATCTTGCGGTCGACGTCTTCGATGGTGCCGTCCAGACCGTTCTGCAGGTAACGCAGGACAACCGGCCGCTCGCGCAGTTCGGCCATGCTGCCGTAGCCGGACAGGACGCTGATCGTGTTCTTGATGTAGTTCAGGGTGTCGTCGCCGCCGACGGTGAAGACGATGACGTTCTGGCCCATTGCCAGCAGTTCGGAAACGATCGACGGACCCATGACGGAACCAGAGCCGCCGGTGGTCGAGTGGACGACGATGTTCCACTTCTTCGGTTTGAAGCGCTGCAGGATCTCGCGGGTGTACTCGATGATGGTCGAGCCGTGTTCCGAGCGGACGCCGCCGGAGCCGTCGGCGGTTTCGCCGGGTTCTTTTTCGAGGTGGTAGAAGTGCTGTTCCGGCACACCGAAGGTAGATGCTTTGGAGGTGTCCAGGTATACCGGGTGCAGGGAGGCGTAGCCGGGGATGCGTTTCGCGCGATCGGCTTCGAAGTATTTCGTGATACCGATGCCAGCGCCACCGGTACCGTAAATAGCGATCTCATCGAATTCGACGGTATCGATGTCTTTTTCTTGGGCATTCAGTTGCGACATTAAAATCTCCAGATTGTAAAAGATGACGTTGGCATTGAACCTATTCCAATGCTACATCCTCATGGTAATATATCTACGAAAAAATATCGAGTTCGATAACTTGAACCCGGATGCTTGCGGTCTCGGAATCGACTCCGCAGTGCTCCATAGGAAATCCCTAGAGCTTTGGCAGCATCGATCATTGACGGGTAGATAGTTCCGTCGATTGAGACTGGTATCTTCCTTGCTTCCCAGGCGGCTTTGATTTTGCCTGAGTCTGCAACTCGTTTACCGATCTTACTTTGCCTGAGCTTACTTTCTTCGCTGACTTGCCGTCCGTGCCCATTCACCTTTGCATTGGTGAAGACGTTAATCAGTTTGCCAGAATCCTTAAAGAGGTCGAGAAGTTTCTGCTCTTCCTTGTAAGCCTCTTCGCGGTCCTTCACTTTATAAAAGCTCACTCGCAAGTTTTTATTTTCGTGGCGGTCGTAAAGTTCTTGGAAAGTTTTGGTTGGGTATTTCCCGGCGATCAGTTTATTCCGATGCCAGGCAATTCGAACGTACAGATTGTTCGTGCTTCCCACATAAAGCATGTCGCTTGCTTCATGGTAGATGATGTACATAGCTGCAAAGCTATGTACCTTTCGTTGTAGTCGAGCGTGTCCTTTGCGGATCGCTTCTAGAGCAGTTTGCCAGTTGTCATAAGTCTGTTTCGTTTCCATAACTTGTACCAGAAAAATATCACTAACCTTTGGTTGTGATCATCTTAATGATATATTCTTAACCTTATTTAAAAGAGGACTTTCCCCATGCATGCTGGTGGTGCAGTTGAGAAGGCTCTGAGTGAAATCAAATACCAGATTCCGGAAGAGATCTTGGATTTGGTCTTCATTAAGAAAGCCTATACCTACCGCGACAGGCCTACCAACCTGGATCGCGAAATCATCAAAAAGGTTATCGGTCCCCGTGTCATGGTGGACTGCAACCTGTTGGGTGGCGTGGACTACATTGTCCCGCTGCTTGACATCTATCGCGAAACCACTGAAGAGTGGATGGCGATTTACCGGATCCCGAAAGAGTTCACGGACAATCGAAGCATCATGTCGATCCTCGGTATCATGTACATCAACCCTTACATGGTCTCGGCTCCTGCCGGTCAGAACGTACAAGGCTGGTCGCATGTGATGGCAACTTCCCAGGCCGTCCTGGATGCGATGTCGCCTATCCCGAACTTCACTTCTTCGGAAGTATCGCTGGAAGGTGAGAACACGATCCTCGTTCGCGATGCCCGTGTACTGCCGCAGTTCAGCTATGCTCGATGCATTCTGTCGTACGACGAGTACATGAGCAACATCAATCCTCGCTCGTATATAGCTTTCTCGAAGATGTGCGTACTTGCAGTCAAGTCGTTCATCTGGAAGAACCGCGTCATTCCAATGGACAAAGGCGAAATGACCGCTGGCGTTACGCTGGGTGCGATCAAGGAAGTCATCGACGAATACCGCGATGCGGAAGAACAATACCAGGACTATCGCATGAACACGATGCGTAAAGTTCTGATGATGAATGACGATGTGCAGAAGCGTCGTCTCATTACCCGCATCGTTGGCGGCTACCGATAGCAAACAAAAGTATACTCCAGGCCGCAAGGCCTGGAGTATATGCCGCATGCTTTATTGAAACTGACCTGGGTTGGCGTAAGGTGCCGGATAAACAGAGAAGTCTCCGTTGTATCGACCAACGCCTTTAGTTATGCGAACCTCATCAACGTAGCCGTTCATGATGTAATTCCACTGGGTATCAGTAAGAAGTCGACCCAAACGTAGGGGGCCGCCAGATGTAACTGTCTTTCCAGTCGAGAAGCTGTTCATCGTCAGAGGTAGGCTTTTGCCATTGACTAGCAAATAGAACGAGTTTCCGACTCGACTCACTGCGACGTGATACCATTTGCCGATCTTAATTGACCCGGCAGCGGTTTTGAGGGTAAAAGCATTGGAACCATCTTGCCAGGCATTGTCGAAAACAAGAGTTCCATCATTCGAAACGAAAAGCGCCCATGCAGCAACGCCACCGGTGCTACCGCTGGTACCGCTTCCAGTAATGAAACAATTTTGCCCATATTGGGAATTTAGGGCTACGAAGTAAACATACGCCTCGATCGTGAAATCACCGGTACCAAAGCTATAGCCGGGTCGATTGATGCCATACGCATAACCGCCGCTTCCGTCGAAGTATGCACTGGTCGGACCAAAACGTTTCTGAGCCGAACTCAACATCGCTGGACTAACGACGTTGAGCTGATAGGAATTTATGGTGTCGACGAATGCGGAAGATCCGCCGGCGGTATCCATGTGCATCAACAAACTGACATTGCTGATGTATGGGTCAGCGATCGGCGGGTATTCAACGTTTCCGTTTCTCCGGCCCATTAAGATTTCATGCATAAGTCACCTTAAGAGTATTGTGTTATTTTTTACATAGAATCTCCGGCAAAACCATACACTCCTGGCGTTTGCCAGGAGTGTAGTTTAATGCATGCCATCGTAAAGCCAGGCAACCACTTTGGCCATCCAGCGGAATCGATAAGGTCCGAAAACCTCAGTCAGCTTTCCCCAGTAAACTTTTGCTACCCAGCGCTTTCCTTCTTTCACTACTTCCGTACGTGTCACCATTGTTCTCTCCAATGCAAAAAAAATACCAGGAGTGAACCTGGTATTAAAAGACTCCCGGTGATCGGGACGGGAGTCTGGGCCCTGCTGATTCTTACTTGACGATCTTACTGATGATCGTGGGCGTGTGTGCTGCAGTGCTGACGACGGCGTCAGCGAATGGCGCGAGCAGGAAGACCGTGATTACGGCCATGCAGATCCAGTTCTGGCGACGTTCTTCTTTCGGATCGTTCTTCAGGAATGCTTTCTGGTTTTTGTCTTCGGCGTACCATGCGAATTTGCTCATTTCTTTTTCCTCTTCTTAAATACCGTCTTCTTGACGGGTGTTTCAATTTTAGGCGGTGGTGTAATCCGACGGCGAATACCGTTCACGATTTCAAAGGCGACAAGGATAGTTCTCAGATTACCGTCCTTGTCGCGTTCCACCATTTTGGTGTGTACGACTTTATTGCTTGGCTTGCTTTTGTCCATCCTCGTTATCTTCGAAGTCGATGAGGAACGACTGGCCGTCGAGTACGACGCGAGTTATCGGAAAGCCAGGAAAGACTTCGGCCGATACGGAACAGTAGCCGGGGAAATCTTTGATCATCTCGAACTCTCCTTTTGGTTTGAGCCAGAGGAGTCGAAAAAAAGTGTCACACTTCGTTCCCTGCCTCCCAGAGATCAGGAGCAGAGGATTGCCTTGGAGCCGGCCCGACCATCGGATGCTCACTTCGTCGAAGGCTTCGTGCAGTTCTGCACTATGACCATCGTAGAGCGTGTACCATTTCTTCTGGTCGAGATCCTTGACGATCTTGACGCCCTCGGCCTGTGCTTTGACTTCCGGCGCTGCCTGAGCGGCGTTGGCAAAGGCCCACGCGAAGATGACGACGATCGCGATGACCCAGTACTTCCATTCGTTACGAACGTAGCTGCAGGTAGCTGCCATGATTGCCTCCAATTTACTGCGTTTGGAAATCCGCCCGTTCTTGTCGAACAGGTGGTCATTGCGCCGCCGAGCATAGCCGATCTCAGCAAGAGCATTCCGGACGAGAATCTCTTTCTCTTCGACAGAAGAGATCTCGCGCATGTCTGCGTAAATGATGTTGTTCATGTTAAACTCCATTGTAAAAAGTTTGCACTGTTCAGAGCATCTCGCTCTTTATTCCCAGTTGATTCGGGCGTCAAGCATAGCCATTACGGCTGGCGCCATTTCCTTCGGGAGCCTTTCGGTCATCTCGGTCGCACGGTCCTTGATGTATTCGAGCGTCTCGACGCGTTCTTCGTTCGATCCCAGAACGGCCGCTGCGAAATTGTCGGCTTCGACTTCGCGATCGTTGTAGCCTTTGGTGCCGAACGGCGGCGCGTCCACCATGGCGCAGTGATCCAGTTCATGATGGCCGAGTTCGTGAGCGAGGATAAAGGCCAGGCGTTTCGAATGCTTTTCTTGGAAGAGCTTCGAGGTCACCACGATGGCTTTCACCGTTTTCTCTTCGTCGAACGTATGGTCGAGCATGAAGAGATGGATCTTCGAACCGGAGTTTTCGTACGACACGACGAGTTCATCGCGACGATACACAATCGCTGCGCCTCCTCCGCATGCGTCAATTATGTCGGCAAGTACTTGTACGCCAGGATCTTTGTCCGCCTGATCGATCTTGATGAAGAAGTAACTACCACTCAGCGCGATCGAGTTGGTATTCAAGTCGGCAATGATCGAGTTGATTTTATCTTTATTCCAGAATGCATTCATGTTATTCTCCGTAAATTTTGGCAGGTCAAAAAGACCTATTTTAAAAGGTCGGATAATCATTACTGACTATCTTCACGGGAACTATATATGTCTGAAATTCTTTATAGTTGAGTTTACTCGAGCATAAAACTAGGGTGAGTTTTACCCCACCCTAGATCATTTATTCAGGCAATGGCATGCGGGAGATGTGACGAGAATGTACGTCGGCCAGGAAAGCGATCGGATTATCCGGGTTTTCCTTGAATGCGTTTTCCACCTCGCAGCCAGGCAGGCGGATTGTATTCTTCGACAGCAAAGACATGCAGCGAATATGATGCTCTTCGGAAATGTTGTCATACATCTGTTCGATGTATTCGAAGATTTCCACCGAGGTCAATTCGTCGATGAGGTATTCGTTGTCGATACGCGACTTGCGACGAACGGCGGGATCCAGATCTTCAGGATGATTGGTAGTCATGATGATGATCAAGTTGTCCAGACCAACCACGCCGTCGAACGCATTCAGCAAGCCCGACATGGTAAGACCGCCGCCAGTCAAAGCTTCTGCCGCAATGGATGCCGCATCTTTCTCTTTGTCTTGCTTACGTTTACGAACTGCGCTGCCTGCCTGGTCCACATCTTCCAGCAAGAGGAACGAACCTGGGCGAATGTTTGCCAGAGCAGCCATCAGCGTTTCGTTGGTCATGGCGGACAGATCCATGACGTAGATGTCCCGGCGGAAATGCATTGCCAGCAAACGCGACAGCGTAGTCTTGCCAGTACCAGGCGGCCCGTAGAAAAGGAAAGAAGATTTGTAGGTCAAACCTTTGCGACGGTACCAGTCACGATTCTCGATGAAGTGCTGGATCTTCCCAATGATGTCGTTCTTCTGCTCACGGTTCATGCAGAACGTCGAAATGTCCCGCGGAGCTACCTGGCAGATTTCCTTCCAGCCATCGCGACCACCCACACCGTGCACACTGATCGTGTCAGTCTTGGCCTTCTTCGAATTGAACAGGTTAGTCAGGCGTTCGAATACCGTGTTGTTCAAACCGAAGGTACGAATCGTGATCTCTTCCTTCTCACGTTCAGCGCCAGACGAATCGAGCTTGCGTTTCGTGAACCAGAACAGACGACGTTCGTAGAAGAAGAAGTGATAGCCGAAACCAATGCCCAGGCGATAAGGCGAATAGTTCTCTTCAGCAAACAGATCTTCGCGCCATTGACGGAACATAAAGAAGTTGCGACTGAACCGTTTGTAGCCCGACTGCATGAACCACTTGTCGAACAAAGTGTATGCATCGATGTTACCATCGTAACCTGCATTGTTCAGGCTCATCGTCACGGTCGTGAAGCGAATGAACGCATCCCAGATACGAGATGGCAGATTCTTCAGATAGAACATCAAACCACCGATCAGTGGGATTGCGATCGTTGCGACCAGTGGGTTAGCTCTGGTGATTTCGTTGTAGTGGCTGATGATCGAAGTGATCCAGTCCATTTGAAACTCCTAAAGGGTTGACTAGATTAGAAATCTGACAAACAGAAAAATACCTAACCATCCTGCCGTGAGGCAGGATGGAGGATCAACGGAGTTTCGATAGATCAAGGTAAAACGACATTGCACGGTAGGGTTTCGGGAAGTACAACTTCGCCTTACCCAGATAGTGGCCAGGACTATCGTTGCCAATCAGACGGGAGAATACGGCGACCTCGATGATTGCCGAAGTGTCGTTCAGTTCAGCACGGCTGATCGTTCCCTTGAAAACGTAGAGATGTAACCGCTCTGCGACTTTCGAAGCATTGAGGTTTCCAACATCTTCCTTAGCCAGGTTTTCGTAATTGATGCAGTCCAGTGCCATCGGCGCATGCCAGCCCGGAGTCGTCTTGGCGAAGTAAAACACGATCTCGCGATCTTCCGCCAGGGAAAAACTCATGCCAGGGACCCATCTTTTCGGCTCATGACCCACGATGTTCGTCAGACGTCCTAACGGGGGATTGTACAGGTCGTATTCGTTTACAGGCGCTACAAGCTCTTTTTGTTGTTCTGAGCTGCGCTGTTGTGTCCGAGGTGTCCGGAGCGCTGCCACGAGGCTCTGAGGACTTGCCAGGGGCATTCCTGCCTCCTCATCACGCTCCCCGCTCGCTGCGCGCTTGCGATCTACGAAAGTTTTCATTTTTTTACTCCATGACTTTTATTCAAAAGATCAAAAGTCAAATAGGATAAAACACCAAGACCACCTTTCGGCGGCCTTGGGTTTCGGGATTGGGGATTATCAAGCATGTTGTATCCCTCTGTACGAGAGGGATACTAACTTCTTTTTTACACAAAGCGAGTAGCTTTGTCATTTCTTTGTTTTTGAAAAAAAGACTTCTTTCTTATTAATATAAATACGTTAGTATTTATATTCATTATAATACTAAGAATAATAAAGTCTCGCACTATATCAAAGTAGGCAATAATAAATAACATAAACACCGTAGACGGTGTCGAGTTTCTTTCGCGGTAAAATTTTCGGAAAACGCAGATCTTCTGACCTTGAATCCACCATACTTTTCGAGAGGACATACAGATGGGTTTGGTAGCCACCATGCGCGACGTGCAAACCAGCACGAAGCCCGAAGAACTGAATCGATACAATCCGGAACGGCCGATCATGGTCGATGGCAGTCTGAGCGAACTCGTGACTCACGCTCTGAACATCGCCTATTCCAAACGCAGCATGACTACGGGTGATCCGTTTTACGGCAATCCCAATCCGACTGGCAATCCTGCGCCAGGTGCTGGCTTCGTGCCGAACATTCAAGCACCGGATGCGAACCGTACCGAAAAGGTCGTTCGTCCGACGCTCGAAGGCATGCAGATGCACCAGGAAGAAGCCGAGCACGTTGCCGCTGCTCTGTCCACGGTGCTGAACGCCAAGGACAAAGATGCGACTTCGTATCTGGCCCAGGAACCACTGGTCGTGTACGCCCTGCCAGCCGACGGCATGGTGAGCGAAGAAATGAATGCCGACATCGACATGTATGCTGAAAGCGGCGCGGTCGACATCGGTGATTTCGTCTTCGTCTTCTCCGACAACAACGATCCGACGATCGCTCAAGACTATCGTCCGGTCGACCTGAACCAGCGCGTCAAGGATTACGAAGGCAAAGGAGCCCGGGTCTACAAAGACCTGCAGTCGTTCCTGATTGCGCTGCCAGATTTGCGTCGTAAGTAATCCGCCATGCCTGGTCAGATTAAAGCTGTGATGGATCAGGAGTTCAGTCATCTTCCGATCGACAAGAAACTCTTGGATCGCATCCTGAAATACGAACGCGATTTCATTAACAAAAACGAAGACCACATCACCTTCTTCGGTGGCCACCTGATGGGTGTGCAAGTGGTTCGCTTCGATCCGCGTGATCGTGCTTACTGGTTCGACGACGTTCTCGAGATCAACGAGTCCTCGCTCCAGGAAGTTCTGTACGCACTGAAAAGCGAAGAACACAAAAACGAACCACTGATCGACCCAGAGTTCAATGTCCGCAGTGACGTGATGAACATCACTTGTGGCTACCTGGTCCATCGGTTCATGAACGCAACTCACCTCCCACTCGACAAACGGGAACAAGGTGCAGAAGCAGTCATCCGCATTATGCTCTACAAGTTCCTGACCTCGCTGCTCTGGAACTACTTCAAATACCCGGCCAATCCACAAGTGGCAGAAGCGACCTACAATGCTCTGTCGCTGAAGTTCGGCCTGAAGAAAAACGGCAATTGGAAGAAGTATCTGGACGAGCGTGCTCACCTGACATTGGCCAAGGGTTCGATTCACCACAAGACCCTGGTCGACATGCGTGATGATGAAGCTTTCCTGTACTTCATCGGCGATACCCAAGGTCGTGTGCGCGGTACGGTGAAATCCATCTACGCAATCTTCGACCGCATGAACAAAGCAGGCGTTCGCATCATTTCTTCGTCTTCAGTGATGGAGTACGATGGCGAATTGATTCTGAAGGACAAGTCTCGAACTTACCAGGCCGAGATCCGTTACATTGCCGACATCATCGGTGACCGTGGTTCCTTCGTCAAACCTGAACTCCTGCGCATCATCGAGAAATCGGTTCCGACAGCCAATCCGACGATGCTGATCAAAACGCTGAACTGGATGTCCGACAATGCTGGTTACGGCAAAGACGATATCGTTAATCAACTGACGATGAAAACAGTCATCTATTCTTTCAACTACCTGACCCGCAATCCAGGTCTCGTTAAAGGTCGCCGTGACATCTCTGGTGTTCTGGTGAGTCTGCGTGGCTCCTTCACTGCTTCCCGTGCTTCGGATGAAGATCTGATGGAACTTCGCGAGATGGCTGAGAAAGTGGCAGGCTTCGCAACGGGATCCAAAAATGAAACGGTTCTGAAAGCAATTCGTACGGCAGTGCTGTTGTACATCATCGGCCGCATCATGTCGAAAGACTACTACAGCTGATCATGATCCTCACGCGCTCGTCTGATCTGCCAAGTGGCGGACTTCATGATTTTAAGGGACAGTACCTGGCATTGCTGGAGGAGGCAAACTCCGAACAGTTCTTCTACGGTACTCCCTTGGACCCAAAAGCTTTCCGTCAGGTAATCTTGCATGGCGGAAACGTAGTAGGCGCATTCGAATACGGCACGACTGAGTTCGAAGGACGCAACTACTACCGGACCAATCGTCCGTACACCAGGAAAGAGTTTCGTGGTCAAGGCCACATGCGTGAAGCACTGGAATTCTGGTACGTCCACCGACGTCCTGCTCTGAGCTGGATCGATGATGAGAACGTCTCGTCGATTCGCCTCTTCCAGTCCCTGGGCTTCCGCATCGGACGTTCGTACTTCCACAAAAACAAAGACGGTCACTTCTACATCTTGACACACGATGCGTGACATTCCGCCTCTCTACCACATCTCGTTCAATCGTAAGCTGCCTTTAACTCTGGTTCCTCGTGAGCCCTGGGGATCTGAGTTGCAGCCTGACGAGAACACTCCACAAGACATTCCAACCGATCCGGATGCATGGATCTTCGCAGAGTTTAGGACTCCTCGAGTTTCTTTCTCGCCGACTCTCCTGCACTGCGTTCAGGCGGTATACCCAAACACCCACCACATTTTCGAAGACCCTCGTGGTATTAAGGAAGGTGTTGAGTTTGCGGTCTATCGTTACGACCCTCGTTCCCGCGCCAGGATCATGTTCCCTGAAGACTTGTCCAAGCAAAGAGCGGTCTGGGACGCACACGTCACTCAGGAACATTGTTTCCTCGACCCTGTTCAAATTTACTATTGCGGCAGCATCATTGCCCGATTGCAAAATGGTGTCAGGGGGTTTGATGTTATTCCATTTAACGATAAGTCCATGAAGCCGATTAATTCGAAAGTACCAACTGCCGATGATATCGTCTTCAAACAAAGCGTACGCTTGCGCGGGGACAAATACCAGCTGAAGTTTTTCTGACGGCATATACTCCTACTCCTGGCTTGCGCCAGGAGTAGGAGTATGCTTTTGTTTTAGTAAACCGTACCGCCCGAATCGGTAACCCGACGATAGACACCGGCAAAGATGTCCCTGTCGTTTGGCCGGTTGGCATTGATGCGTTTGTTTTCCCTGGACTTTTTGATGAGGTCCGAGACACTAAACGTTTCGCCTTCCTCTTCCACGATTTGGGAAGCCAGATTCTTCATCTCCGATTCGAGACGCATGATGACGAAGTGGTCTTTTGCATTTGCCAGCTGATCGGCGACTGCTTTCAGATCTTCGCGAAGTTGTTGTTGTTTGCGATCGAACGCGCTCATCTCCGTGTACGACTTCTTGACGAGCGTCGAACTCATGAGGTTAGTTGCATCCAAACCGTAGTACTGCAGATTACGACCGAACTTAGCCAGCCACATCGGAAGCAGCCAAGCCACCACGCCGTCGTCATGTCCACCTTTCGGGTGATCCACACGACCGTTAATGACTTCCAGCGCCAGCAGCTGGTCGATGGTCTTGACGTCGTTGATTCGATCCATGGCATGGCGCACAGCTTCTTGCAGAACCTGGCCGTAGAGCAAGGAACGAGCATTGTCGCCGGTTGCACTCGTCTTGAAGCCGAATGCCGTTTTGTATTGGTTGTACAGATCGCCGTAGGTGTACTTGGTCGCTCCTCGGATTTCATCCATGACGTCCTTGTACTTCTCCATGTCCTGCACGATGCTGTTGTACAGTCGCTTGAAAGCGTTCTGACCATTCAGTCGGAACAGCAGGAGTAGCTGATCGATCAGGGATACACCAGTCGACTTACGTTCGATTACGGCGATGAGTTTAGGCCAGCGCTGCAGCTGATCAAAGAACCACTGGCCAAATTCGATCAGGTTGGACATCTGGACAAAGCAGGTGCCGATTGTTTCGAGAGTTGTCAGGTCGACATATTGCAATGCGATCTCGTCTTTACCACCGGCTTCGGAGGTATCGACACCGACTGCAATGTTGCCTTCTTCCATGAGGGCATCGCGGGTCTTCAGGCTGACGTACCATTTCGTCATGTAGCGCATCTTCGGGTCGATCTCCGCCACGAAGTCTTCACGCTGGTTTGCACGAATGGTGTCAAGTTGGTCTGCGGTAAGAGGGGATCCGCGGCCGCCAGAAGTCCAGACGTTGAAGTAATCTCGGTCGGCCTCTTCGCCGCTAATCATTGCCTTCTTGATGTTGTCGTAGTGCTGGGCATCGGAGATACCGAGCATGCGATGGCTGAACGTGCAGTTGATCGCAAAGCCGTTCGCACTGCCTGCCAACACCATCTTCTTCAGGTCATCGTGATCCTTGCAATCAAAGATCAGATCCGTGAATGGGAAGGAGTCGGTCAGAATCTGGTAAGCATACTTACCGTCGCGATCGTCTTTCTTGCCCGCGGTAGTCGCCAGCACAATGCCATGGTGGGCATTGTTTTCTTTTGCACTAACGAATGCCGCGTTGGTTGTCGACAGAATGGTAGTCAGGGTTGCTTTGAGCCAGGAGATGTAAGCAAATTCGTCAATGCGGATGTTTGCAGACGTAAAGCCTCGACCAACTTTATAAGCACCCTTCTCGTCGCCTCGTGGGACGTGGGTTTCATACTTGTTGTCAACTGCCGACAAGTAGATGTATTCTTGGTTGCTCGGATCTTTCTTCGGAGTGGACCTTCGCAGGTACATCGGAAGAACTTCCTCATACTCCTTGAGACGAGCAATGTCGTTTCGACGCAGCTGGTCTTCTTTTGTCAGGAGGTGGATACTGGAGTGAACCAGACCGAAGTTCAACAGGTATCGGTCAAGCGCCGAAATGTTCACTGACTTGCCAGTCTGACGTGGCTGAATCAGGAAGGTGGTAACGTGATTGAAGTAGCACCACCAGAGTGCACAGTTACCGCGGTTCGCTTTCACAACACTCGGTTTCATCGAGCCCTGAACTGGGATCCTGGCAATCTCGCGGAAGAAGTACCATGGGTTCTCGAAGCACTCCTTGGTGATCAGAGCTTTCATTTCGAGAGACAGGTTGTTCTCATCGAAAGGATCAACTCCCACCAGGTCCTCGTTATGTAAGGCCAGAGGCCAGAGGTTGTTCTTTACCCCCATATCCTCAAGGATATAACAGATGTCGACAAAGGACTTGTTGGGGGTGTCTATGTCGATAATGGCATGCGGATATCGCTTCCAGTCTTGCTCGAACAGAATCATAGGTCACCAAATAAAATGTTACACTGCGTCATAAGGTTAGTACTCGACTGAGCTTTCGCCCAGTCGAGTACGTAGTCTTACCAGGTCAGGACTTGATTCACCGGCGCACCTGCCACCGCGAGAACCAGATCTCCCTGAGCGCCTTCTTTCACGAACTGGAGATACCAGGTCGTGTCTTGAGTGACGCCGAAGTTGACGGTGAAGCGCTTATTCCAGTAATCGGAGATCAGCAGCTTCACTTTATTCGTACCGTTGCCATCCGTGAAGATGAAGTGGGTCGGTTGAACCGGCTCAGTTTCATACAGCGGGTTGGTCAGAGGACGAGTGTTGTCGTAGAAGGCAGCCAGCCATGCTTCTTTCGTTGCATAGTCGGACTTGACTTCGATTTCGGACAAGTTCTGGTTGATGAACTTCGCACGGAACGAATTGCCTTCGCCGTATTCCGGAGTCTGATTCGGATCGAACGATACGCGCCACTTGGTCCCGGTGAGATCGCCGGCGCGCAGCAGGGTGATGCCGATGGTCTGCACGAAACGCCATGCACGCCAGTTGCCGTTGACCTTGGACAGGTCCAGTGCCACGGTCAGCTGTTGCTTGACGCCGTACAGAGTCGGATCCAGTACTGGCGAGCCTTGTCCGGTTTCCACCAGCGTACTCACGTCGTACATCATGTTGCGATCCAGGTTCAACAGGAACCAGCGCAGACGGTAACCAGCCGCATTGCTGACCCACACTGGGTACGGGAACAGCTTCACGGTCAGCTGGTTCTCCACGTCCACCACCAGACAGTCGATGTCGTGGGTGATGAAGCGGGAAGCGCCGACTTCCGAACCGGTGTAGCTGACTTCGCTCTGGCTCAGAGCGTAGCGCAGGCTCATCTTGAAGTGCTCGCCCGCTTGAGTCGGAACGAACGACGACAGGCCCAGTAGGGTCATGCGGCCGCCGTCCACGTTCATCTTCTTCGGTTCGCCGCTGTTGTAGTTGATCACGCCCAGCAGGTTGATCGAGTTCAGCGTGAGGTTCAGCGGAACTTCCAGACGGTCCGGCACGAGCTTGCTCATGAGCGGGCCTTCCAGTGCGATACCAGTCACGGCCTTGATCGTCAGATCGTTCGAGCTGGTGAACGAAGTCACCGTTGCACGCAGTTCTTTCGAGGACAGCGGGGCACCGGTATCGTCGAAGAGGGCCACGTAGAGGAACTCGCCGTTCTTGACGTCGGTCGTGGTGTAGGCGGTCGGCACGTAGTACTGGGCCACGTTCTCGCCGTTCGGAATCACGCACAGCTGCAGCGGAATCGCAGTACCGATCGGGAGACCGGATTGATCCAGCATGAGGCTGATAATTTCTTCAGCACCGTTGACTGGGTTACCACGATAGACGCGGGCGGTCTTTGCATTGCGGGCATTCACGTAGCAACGACCGTCCACTTGCAGACGGTGAGGCATGACGCTTTTGTCGATGAAGCAGCGGAAGGCGTCACGGGTCTGACCCATGAGCAGATCTTCCGAATCCATGTCGGCAATCGGCTTCGGCGTGATGCGTTTCAGGATCGGCGTCCAGTCGTCGTTATGACCGATCACCTGGTAGGTGATATGGTAATCCGTGTCTTCGACGTAGTCGTCGACCTTCGGAATGTATTTACCGTTGGCCAGGTCGCCCAGCCAAATTTCTTTCTTTGCCCAGCGGTGCCAGAGGTTGCTCGTATCCCGGATAGGTACGGCACCATCGGAACCCCAGGGCAACGGATTTTCTTCTGCCATGGTTTTACCTTTTTAAGTAGCGTCGGACAGACGCAGGAAATTGTTGAGAACGACTTTGCCCGACATGTAGGTCAGGATAACTTTTTGCAGGAAGTTGAAGTGACTACGACTCACCGTCATCACGTTGTTGTGGTGGATCGGATGAATGATCACGTAATCGCTATTCAGCGCATTTGCTGCTTGGGTTGGGTCGAATGCCAGGATAGGCTCGTAAGGAGCGCAGATCGCTTTCACGCCAGCCATGTCCAGGTTATCTGTGATCACTGCAGGATCGATCACACGATCTACGAGATCGTAAATGATCTTGCAAAGGAACGGAGTGAACACCGGATACTTCTCGTTGATCACGTTCGGAGCAGACGGTACCGGTTCAGGCAGGTTCGCCGACAGATATTCGCTCACCGACGCATCGATGACACGGGAAGCAGCACGAAGGCTGTAGGTATCGCCATCCGTCAGGGAACGCATCGGTACCACCATGTCACGCACGGCATATGGAACACCGTTCTGGGCACTCGGAACGAGATATGCTGTATCCTTCTCCGAATACTTCAGACTGTCACGATGGTAGAGGCGGCCGTCCACCACAATGCGCAGGACTCGATCGTCACGGATGTTGAACACCGAGTTGCGAGAAAGCAATTCCCACTTCACGAAGTTAACATCTTCCGCTTTCTCACGGGTCATGTCCTTCTTGCAGAAGCCCATCGCACGAATTGCGATTTCCTGCTTTTGCGTTTCAGGATTGATGAGGTATTTCTTGTTGTGGATGTAACCTTTGTAACCCTGGATGACGTAGTCGATTCCTTCGATGATCGAACGGCCATTAAGGAACAGGTCCAGTTCGCCCATCGGAACTTCCAGAGGACGGCTACCAGTCACACCGTTCACGGTGGTTACTTGAGTGAGATCGAATTCCAGCAGACCGTCACGACAGTCCGTTTGGAAGATGTAGCCCAGCGGGATCTTGTCCGAACGAACCAGGGTACGGATGGCATTCATGTTCACCAGCCACTGGAGCTCGTCACCAATCATGGCGTAGTTGGCCGAGCCAGTTACGTCACGCCAGTTATTCAGTGATACGCCGTCGAGCTTGTCGCAGATGTACATGCGGTAGTTCAGTTTCGGATCCAGCGTCTGCTTTTGCTTGTCGTAGGTATCGTCGATCTGCTGCGAAGCACGACCAACAACCATTTCGACCAGAGTGCAAGCTGCATTGTTCACGATGTAGCGGGTACCGACCGGATGGTAGTACCAGCCCAGGAGCAGGCCGTTTGCGTCGTACTCATAAGCCGTCGCATTTTCATACAGACCGCGAGGCACAGATACGGAACGCTGGCCATTGAACACTTCCACTTTCATGGGAGTGTCGCCCAGGATCTTGGACATGGCATTGTAGCCGTATGCTTCCTGGACCATCGCGCGAGTGATGGTTTTGTAAGTCGGCTGTTCCATGATCAGGTTGTACTTCGAATTCTCGAGGTACGCTGCCTGCCAGTTGGGTACTGCCGAATACTCGCCGACCATTGCCGGGAGGATTTGCGTATTGCTCAACTTGTACAGCTCATGGATACGGTTGTTCTCGAACACCAGGGAGCGATTGAAACCGTTCTCACGAATCATTGCCAAGACGCGCAACTTCTGCGGATCCGTCCAGGTAGGATGTCCGTCGACGAAGGCATTCACCAGCTGGACACTCATGGAGTAATCCTTGTGCGTGACCATGCGCAGTGCCTTGGCGGTGTTCTTGTGGTGGTACAAGCCGTTTGCTTTACCGACGGCAGGACGCTCCACGAGGAACAGATCCACGTCGTCTTCGTATTGAATACGAGGCATCGTAGCGCCGTAATGCAGCAGATACTTACGCTGCTGGTCACGAGTCGAATCGAATGCTGGAAGTTTGTTGATTTCGAACTCGACGACTTTACTCACCGACGAATCGTAAACCCAGTCAACCAGGTCGCCGACCTTGCAAGTGAATGGCGAGATCTCTTCGTAGTACAGGCCGTTGATGATGGCCCATGCGTAACCGACGGTCTTGGAACGGTAAGCTTGAAGATCTTGCTGCATGGCAAGGATCTCTGCCATGGTACCCGGAGAACCACCTTTGGTCACCACCTTTTCAGTCAGCGACTGGGAACGCGATGATTGGTAGAACGCATTGGTGTAGACACGGAAGTACAGGTCTTCGTTGTTGTAGTCGATCTTCAGCTGCTCTTCGCGTTTGCGAGTTGCGATCAGCAAATTGCCAGCCCGGGTAACCATGTAGTAGGTTTCGAACTTCGGAGCGATACGACCGTTGTTCGCATAAAGGTCAGCCAGCATGCCCATTCGGTTGCAGACCTCTTGCAGACTCACCCAGCGAATCTCCACAGGGAACAGGCCCAGGAAGTCAGGATGCAATCCACCGATCTGATACAGGTGGTAGTAATTCTTGTTATCGGGCAGGAAGATCTGCAACCAGTCCGATTCGAATTGTACGACTTCGCCACTGTTACGGCTGATTCGTTTAGGGCGAGTGATGAAATGACGATCCTGTCGTGGCGAGCACCAGACATTATCGATAGCATGTTGTACGAGATAATCCATTTTCGACGCCATAAAAAGAAGTTACCCTACCCACCGGAACCCGGCAGGTAGGGATGAACGAGTTTCTTACGACTTCAGCGTTGCGGTCATCTGCAACACGAAATCGTCTCTAGCGCTCTTGGCCGGAACACGCTCACTCATTTTGGAGAGCATCGAGCGCGTGTAAGCACGCTCCGTTACAGCGCTCATGCAGATTGCCATGAACGTCGGAACATGTTCGATAGCCACTGCGACCACCTCGTTGGAGTTGGCGCCGAACCAGGTCGAGTTCAGGATCGGATACAGCAGAATGCTGCTGAAGTTCTTCAACTGAACGCTGCCAGTCATCTCTTCCAGGCGGTTGCAGTAGTCCGTGATGTCCTTGACGTAGTCTTGGCCATCCAGGATCTGCATGACCTGGTCGATGTTGATTCGAGTGGCTTTGGCGATGCCCTGGCACACGCGCAGGTACTCACGTTCGTCCGGACGTTCCTCGTCTGCGAACAGCGAGAAGAAGAACCAGGCCGAGAAGATCGTAAGCTTGTACTGATTCTCTGGCTCGAGCCCGAAACGCCGTTGGATGTTTTCGGCCAGCCAATGAGAATACACCGACGCTGGGAACGTTGCACCCGAGCGGAACAGGGTCGGGGATTCGGTGCGCCAGATGTGTTCGAGGCCGGCACGGGCCTTGAGCAGATTGTAATCCGCAACCGAAGAAACCTTCAGCTCACCACTCTGACGGTTCCGCGTGACGAAGCTTCGAGCGTCGACATAGAGACCATCGTATGGTGCCTTCTCTACATAGAGAGGGTGCGTGAATGCAGGAATGTCGACGGGCATGTCCGACGTATCCTCGATGACGGTATAACCGTCGTCGTTTTTAGCAAGATAATTTGATACCGTTGCTTTCACGATCGCTGCTTTGGTCGCATCCGTGCTGTAGCGGCGTCCAAACGTCGTATCGTAAGCAGATCGAAAAATAGGCATTTTTTGCCACCTTTAAACATGTAAATTTTTATCGCCTGTTACCCGGGCAATAAAGTGTTGGAATCCGAAATAAACGTCATATCATGAACCTCATTTCTAAGGAAGGCTGAAACATGGCTACTGCCAATTTCAACTCGATGCCTCAGAACATTTCTGACGGCATCCGGGACAAGTCGATCCCGGATCCGATCCTGCTGCCGAAGCAGTACGCCACGCACCTCCCGCTGTGGTTTATCTTCGGTAAAAAGGGTCCTTCCGGTCGCGTCGTTGCCGACGGCGCTGTTCGTGAACAGCTCTTCGGTGCCGAATCGTTCCTGGCTTCGTCCAAGTTCTTCACCCACCAAACCCAATACGCCAACTCGGTCACCAGCAAAGGCAATCAAGGCATCTATCAGCGTATCTACGCCGAGAACGCCAAGAAGGCCATGATGCGTGTCTGGCTGGACGTGCTGCCGGTCAATGTCCCGCTGTACAAACGTGGCACCGATGGCAAGTACATGCTGGACGCGACGGGTTCCCCGATCCCGACCGGTACCACCACGCCTGGTTTCCAGATCAAGCTGGTCAAGACCCCGATCAACACCCAGAACGGCGGCGAGTTCGGTCAGGCATCCCAGATGGCCGGCGATCAGATCAACGCCGAGAACGCGGTTCAGTCGACCCGCTTCCCGTTCCTGGACATCCCGGTTTCGTTCGTTGGCCAGTACGGCGACGACCTGGGCTTCCGCATGTGGGCTCCGGTCCAAGGTTCGCGCGTCGCTGTCGACACCGAACTGCTGGAAGACAACAAGGCCTACCCGTACATCTTCGAATGCCTGGATCGTTCCTCGGACACCATCCAGAACATCGCGACGGTGACCGGCACCCAGTCGATGACCGCAGTGATGCGCCGTGACCAGGTGAAAGCCTCGGTTGGCGATCAGGCCATCTCGTTCGAACCGCGCTTCTTCGAGATGTACAACGACCGCGAACGTACTGGCATGGCCCCGCTGTACGGTCCGTTCGACGAAGTGCATGTCTACTACGACAACCTCGTCACCCTGCTGAAGCAGTTCTACGACGCCGAAACCCCATTCATCGACCAGTTCTCGGACTTCGATGGCTCGGGCTACAGCGACAGCGACGACGGTGAGATCCACCGCTTCAACTTCATCTCGGGCAAGAGCTCGAAGAACGTTCCGTATCACTCGTTCATCATCGATCGTTCGGCCGCTAACGCCGAAGCTTTCTCCGACATCTCGACGGTGTGGGGCGAAGGCGGCGCCGATGGCGACATGGACCTCGACACCTTCGACCGCCTGGTCGCAGCCGAGATCCGCAAGTACGGTTCGATCGAAAACGAAGTCACGGAAAATCGCCTGGGCAACCCGGAATCGATCTTCTACGACACCGGCTTCGGCTCGGAAGTCAAGCTCGACCTGGCGAACTTCATCGCCGTCCGTAAGGACACCTTCCTGGTGTGGTCGCTGCAAGACGCCCAGCAGGCTCGTCCGCTGACTGCCGACGAAGAATCGTCGCTGGCGATCGCTCTGTTCACCCGCGGCCAAATGCTGCCGGAATCGACCGAGTTCGCTACGCCGGCCTGCCGCTTCATGATCGTTGCTTGCGACGGTCGTCTGGTTGGCTCGACCAATCGCAAGCGCCTGCCGCTGTCGCTGGAAATCGCGACCAAGTCCGCTGAATACATGGGTGCTGGTAACGGCCTGTGGAAATCGGCGTTCTCCTTCTCGCATGGTCCTCGTGCAGAAGTGTCGCTGTTCCGTGACGTGAACGTGACCTGGCGTCCGATCGCTGCTCGTCAGCGTGACTGGGCAAACGGCATGGTCTACGTCCAGAAGAAGGACATGGAAAAGCTGTTCTTCCCTGGCCTGCGTACCGGCTACAGCAACGAGCGTTCGATCCTGACCTCGTTCTTCACCGTCATGGTGTTCGTGGACCTGCAGAAAGTCGCAGACCGCGTGTGGGCCGAGTTCTCGGGTGCTGACCAGTACTCGAACGAACAGTTCAAGAAATACGTGGAAGCAGAGTTCCGCCGCCAGACCGAAGGCAAGTACGACGGTCGTGTGGAACTGCGTGGTACCGTCAGCTTCACCGCTGTCGACGAGTACAACGGCTTCTCGTGGACCCTGAATGTGGACGTGGGTGCGGACAACATGAAGACCGTTCAATACACCCTGCTGACCGGCTACCGTCGCGAGTCGATGCCGGCGGCTAACTAATCCGAAACGAGGTAAATCATGAGTCGTCTCGCTGACGCAATGATGGCTACAGGTCGCTCGTTCGCGATCGGCGCCACTCATCGCATGTCCAACCCGAACTACGGCGGAGTCATGGGCTGGTCGCCCAACCCGACGCAGTGGGTCAACAAAACCGGTTACGTTCGTCGTAACCTGATTCCGATCGTGCTCCGTGCACCGGCCGGTTTCGCCTACATGCCCAACCCGGATGACTGGTACGCAGCTACCCGCTCGATCTTCGAGACGCTGCCGATCAGCATCGAGGGCATGAACTCCACCCTGACCGTGGCTGCATCCGACACCCCGTACGGCGGTGCTGGTGAACAGTTCCAGGATCCGACCAACGTGACGCGCGAACGTACCAACCCGAGCTTCACGCTGCCTGACCTGTACGGTGCGCCGGTCAACGCCTATCTGGAATCCTGGATCCAGTACCTGATCATGGATCCGGAAACCAAGACGGCGCTGATCAACACCCTGGGTGGCCAGATCCCGCCGGACATGATGGCCGACATTTACACGATGGACATGCTCTTCATCGAGCCTGACCCGCAGCAAGCGCAAGTCATCCGCGCCTGGATCGTGTACAACATGTTCCCGCTGTCCGGCGGCGAAGTGGTGGGTCGTCGTGACATCACGACCGACATGGAATCGATCCGTTACAACATCTCGATGGCCGGCTTTGCGCAGGTCGGTACGGGTGTGAAGGCGTTCGCCCAGTCGGTCCTCGATGGCATGCGTATTGCTGGTGCGAATCCGTTCCACCGCAAGACCTACCTGGAAGGCATCGACGCGGACATCATCCGTGCCAAGACCGGTTTCGGCAACCAGATCGAAGAACTGGCGAACAACCAGGTCGTCGCGTAATCCCTCACGGGAATACAAAAAAAATAAGGCCGCCTACCCCGCAAGGGGTAGGTGGACTTATGCCGCATTATGCACGAGCGGTAGTCGAGTGGCGTTCGTGTTCGCGATCCAGTACCTGTTCGGTAACCTGAGCATACGGAGGCATGTGAGTATGGTCTTTCGGATCGACGCCCTGAGGAGTCATCTCACGGCGTTCCTGACGACCACGGCGATCGCCATCGCGGCGCTCGGTACCACGCGGTTGATTCATGGCGCCAGCGAATGCCAGGCCCATAGCGGTCTGTGGAATGGCCACCACGGGGTCAGCGCCCGGAGTCTGGAGTTCCACCGTACTCGACGATGCCGACGGCTCTGCGGCCGGCGTAACCGTGCGCAGTTCAGGTGCAGTCGAGTTGCGTTCATTGATCAGCTCTGCGGCCTGCCCTGCCGGGATGACAGGAGTGCCACCGATATGCCAACGCCAGAAAGGACGTTGGTCAGTGGTGACGGACGCAGTCGGAACATCCTTGATGATGTTTTCCGGCGTGAAGCCGAAGATGCGATCCAGGATCGTGAAGTCCGTGAATACCGGGGTCGTGATGCCGAGGGTAACCAGAACCGACTCGGTAGTACCAATCGCCATGTAGCGATCGTACCACGGTCCCAGAGGGTAGAACACGGCAACGAGGTCGTTGCCGTGTGCCTTCACGTAGTAGGTGATGTTGTCAGTCGGATCGCGGAAGACCACGAAACGATCAGCAACCAGCATCTGAGCATAGTGACGAGCCAGTGGGCTGATCTCCACTGCCGGTGCTTGGGAGCCGCCGGTCGAGCTGACCAGTTCAGCGAACGCCGAGGTCAACATGTTGAGGGGCAGGTCGACGATGTCTTTGTCCAGGTTCTCGCTGTGGAGGGCTTCCATGGTACGACGGCTAAGATAGGATTGGGTCATGTTGTTCTCCTTGAAAAGGTTTTGGCCAAAAAAGATTTTGATTGCGTTTCGTAAATCCGAGAGAGCATAACACCCATAATTGCTACTGGCCGAAGCCAGTAGCAATTACAGATGGGTTTCGTCTTACGACGAGAAGGCGGTGCTGTAGCCCTCGGACAGGAAGCCGCGAACTGCTTTCAGTTCGCCCTTCGAGTTCTGGGTGCCGCGAACCTTGTACTTCACGGTCGCATCGCCCCACAGGTCGCGCTCGCCGTCGACCTTGAAGGCGCCGCTTTCCTTGTCCAGGACACGGTTCGGCACGCGCTGGTGTTTCTCGAACGAGACTTCCATGCGGTTGCGGCCGATTTCGAAGACGCCCGACACCGTCGAGACGTCCTTGTTGTTGCGCTTGTGCTCGAGGGCGATCTCGCCTTGTGCCAGGGTATTGGCGGCGATGAAGTCCGAACGGTATTCGTCGTCGCGTTCCATCTGGTCGACGTCGCGGCCGTCTTCGGTTGCGATCTTGCGGAACAGGCCGTCGTCCTTCAGGGTGTTGTTGCTGTCGACGCCGGTGCCTTGCACTGCCTTGATGCGATCGGCCAGGGTGCGGGTTTTCGGGCTGACGTTGAATTCTTTATCGCTCATGATGCTGCCTTTGTAAATTACAGGGGTTAACGTTAACTACTTGTAAAAGAACCGGGTTCTAGTTACCGCGGTTACCAAAGCTGCGGGCCTGGCCATTCCAGTTGCCGCCGCTGTGATTCCTTTGTCCTTGCGGACGATTCGGGGTCCACTCGCGCTTCGGATAGGGAGCACGAGGGGCAGGCGTTTCATGTACGACGGGCGGCGCCGGCGGTACGTACTTGGCCTGGTTGAAATTGTACTTGGTCACGAACTTGGCCTTGAAGCCGACAGCGACCTTGATGCCGTCTTTGGTTTCGGTGAAGTTTTCATCGGCGCCATTGGCGACGAGAACGACGTACTTGCCTTCGTGGAGAGTAACCACGGGACGGCGAACGCGTTCGTTAATACCTTCGGGCCAGTTGGTTTCGTCGAAGCGAATGGCGTGAATTGCGCTACCCGGTTCGATATAGCTTTCGGTCGATTTACCGATTGCCTGTTCGAGGAGTTTCAGATCGAACTCCCGGTCCAGAAACATGATCGTTCCGGACTTCTCATTACTGGTCATGAATGTCCCTTTGTAAAAATCGATTATCACAGCTCTTACTAAACCAGTAAGACTGCCATTATTTTTTTACGCATTGTGAAAGAGTAATACCGAAACTCATTGCAGTAATATGTTGCTGAAAATAAATAGAACAGCATATATCCCAGGGGCTTGTGGCCCCTGGGAATGCGCAGCTTATTACAGCTTCGGGGTGTTCAGCAGCTCCATGAAGTTGCGACGTGCTTGTGGCGTATCGCGAACTTCCCAGCCACAGGCCGACATCAGCGCTTGTACCGGCACGATCGACGACTCGTTCGAACCAGGTGCATTGCGAATGTGACGTGCTGCTTGACGGATCGTACCTTGGGTGAAGGTCTTCTCGTTGTACGATTCGAGCGCCGGCGAGTTGTACTTCGTCGCCTGCTTGATGCCCGGTTCGTTCACGTAGTCAAAGGTGACGACGTGTTTCATTTCCTTGATGACGCGACCGCCGATGCGATGCGGCATCGAGAAGCAACGGATGGAGAAGCAGACGTTCTCTTCACCGTTCTCGATCGACTTCTCCAGAGCAGGACCGTAGTAGCCGCTCGGACCGATCTCGCTCATGATGCCGACGTACGGCTTGCCGTTGTCGTCTTTGAAGTTGTCGAAGTCCAGCCAGATGCGACGATGGTGGCAGCAGGTCAGGGTTTCTTCGACAGTCAGCAGACGCTCGATGAATTGCTCATCGGACATCATGCCTTGTTTCGGATGACCGTACTCGCCACGCAGGACGCCCTTCTTGGCCATGCGGACCAGGTCGCTTGCTTCTTCGAAGAATTTACGACCGTAGTTGTAGTCGTAGAATTCATTCTTGTTGTTGACCATGTTCAGGGCACCTACCAGAAATGGATAGTAACCCCGTTCATTCTTTTTGATAGTGCCCGCAACGTTCCGGCCGTTCAGAACTTGACAGGACACTTCGACGGTATTTTGCATGTCTTTCCTGCGCTAAAAAAATTACATACGGAGATATTCTTCGATTTTCTCCACACGCTCGGAAGGATTGTTCAGTGCGGCAATGAAGCCGCGGCTCTGATACGAACCGGCAATCCGAGTAAGCGTGGAGCTTGCCGAGTACTCGATGGTACGGATACTCGTCGGGACCTGTTCCTTTTGAGTCAGGTCGGCAACCGACTTAACGGCATGCCTGAACATTTTGCTACGATCGGATTTAAGACGCGTGTTGTGCGCCACGATCAGTTCGGTCACCTCGACCTGTTCCGTGATATTCGTGCCTGCATGCTTGGGAGCCGAGTCGAACACTTTGCAACGGTCAAGATAATTGATGAACCAGGGAACGCGAGCCTTTGCGATGATCTCGGTGAAGATGTGATAAACGATACCACTGTTCTTCACCAGATCCAGACTCGGGCTTACTACGGTATTTGCATCAAAGTGATACATCACGTAGCAGTCGCCATCGACATCGACTTCCGAGATCGACGACGGCTTGAGTGGAATGAAGGCGTTCGTCATCGTGATAAAGTAGGAATTGCCTACAATCCACGCGCAAATGCCAACGGTTTTGTTTTCGGAACCTACGGTCGCGAGCTTAACTTCGACGAAGCGTTTGGGGATCATGACAGAACAAGCAGCATTCGTCATGAGTACCCCATCCTTCGAAACTACGAAGTGCTTCTCGGCAAGCTTAGGGTCCCGGGTGAGACCCTTGACGTTCATACGTCGATTTCAACCTGGCTTGCGAACCAGCTGGCGACGTAGTTCGTCATCGACAGGTTCAGGGCGTCTTCCTTGGTGATGTCCGGATTAGCGACCATCGCTTCGGTAACGCCCATCAGGATCTGCAGCGCGTCGGTGTGGTTGAAGATGACTTCGCACACGACCTTCATCGCCAGGGTGTCGACTTCCTTCAGGGCGGGTGCGTACACGCCTTCCAGGTAGTCGCGGCAGTTCTCGACGATCAGCTCACGGTTGGCGATGACGACCAGATCTTCGGTGGTGCGGACGTACTGGCGAACGAACACGTCGATCGCACGGCGCACATCCAGCAGTTCCGACGAAGCGGCGTTCAGCTTGGCCTGCGTAGCGTGGTATGCCCAGGCCTGCTTGAACTTCTCGACGTTCTCGACGATCTCGTTCACGTAGACCTTCTTGTCGCCGGAGACGACCGAGCCCAGAACGGTTTCGATGTCGCCGCCGTCGGCCATGAAGCGGTCGAAGACAGGCTTGTTGACGTAGACGACTTTGCCATCGACCTTGTCGATCAGCTTGCCGGTCTTTTCCATGTTGCGCTGGATCATCAGCTGCGTGTACAGCGCGGAGCCGGCGACTTCTTGCAGGCTCTTCAGGACCATGGTATACTTGTTCGAAGACAGACGACCCAGACCCGTCACTTCCGGCAGGTTGTCCGAATCGTTCAGCAGCTTGGTGGCGATCAGGAAGACTGCGAAGTTGCGGGACAGGCCTTTGACGCGATCCGAACGGAACATGTCGTAGTGGGCGTATGCGCCCTTGTCGCCGCAGAACACGACGTTCCATACTTCACGGATCAGTTCCATGCCGGCCTGCGAAACGAACGCTGCAACAGCGGTGTCGTAGGCATCGGCGCCGATCTTCATCAGGTCGACGATGGCTTCATCCGACATGGGCTTGAAGTCCAGTTGGAAGGCCATTTCACGCGGCGGCGTGATCTTGCCGAAGTTGTCGATCTGGTTCACGATGTCGGCCACATCCAGCAACGGTGAACCGGAAACCATTTCGATCTTGAAGCTGCGGATACCGCAACGCTCGTCCAGATTCTGGGCGGCCTTGATGGCATTGTGCAGTTCGCCGATGACCGGCAGGACGACGGTGGTGGCGTGAGCAACGTGACCTGCCAACTGGATACCCAGTTCTTTCGAAGCGGCTTCCAGGTAAGCGGTATGCACGTCGTCGACGGCTTCACCGCCGCTCACGCGGATTTCGTTCTGCTGGTACAGGTCAGCCGGCAGTTTGTCGATGTCGCCCAGATCGTCCAGGGTCGTGCCCCAGGTCTTGGTCGCAGCCATGGCTTCAGCCAGAGGCGTATCGCCCATCGGGCGCAGGGAAACGCCTTTGTCAGCCAGCAAGGCGACCAGGTCGGTAGTGGAGGTGAGGGCTTCGAGGTTCAGCATGGTTTCGATTCCTTAGGCGGAGACGTTGGGAGTACCGGCGCCGCTCTGGTGTTTGCCTTGCAGGACCGACTTGTTGAATTGGCCACCCGGCAGATTGCGGATGCGACCCGACAGTTTCTTGTTGACGGCCAGCACGGCGGCTGCGTACACGTTCTCGCGTGCAGCCGGCATGCCGAACAGATTGCGGACGTTCTCGTTGCTCATCATCGACGAGACGGTGAGACGAGTCATTTCCGCGACGTTGGCAAGGATTGCCATGTTGATTTCGGGCGAAGCATGCGCCATGATCGTTTCCTATTAAAAAGTATTTACCACGAGACAGACATAAATGGGTGAGGATATACCTCACCCATTTTCATTTTCTCAATTACGAGTCGTATGCGGCCACAGCAAGTTCCGCACCGCGCATCAAGATGGCCACGGTAGTGCCAACCTTGTCGGGCGAAGTCACAATACGACGCTGACTCGACGTGTAGCTGAACCGCCCCAGGATCTTCCTGCCATCCTGAGCTTGCATGGGTTCCTTGATGACCTTGCCGATAATCGATTTCAACTGATTAACGAGCACGATCTTGTCACCCACACCTGCTGGTTCTGGCCCGGTGATGTAGATACGAATTGCGATCGAGTCCAGAGGAATGGAATTCCCCTTAACTTTAAAGCCCTCGTCCACTTCACCAGTGACCACTGTCTTGTTCATTGACTTACGACGAGCTGCCAATTCGCGGTCGCCTTGGTTGACAATTTTGCGGATGTTATCCGACATGTCTTCCTTATCGCCGCGGTAGAACACCTCGATTCGTTCGACAACGCCATCGTATTTAGCTTTCGGAGCCTGAGAGCCAAGGGCTTTCAAACTATCAATGTCCGCTTCATCGTAAAGGTCGAGACCGCTCGTGATCTCGTCCTGGATGAGGCACAATACGTCATCGTATTTCACCGCTTCGCCTGCTTTAACCAAACGAGAAATCGCCTGTTTGAAGCTGACAATAATGGTGCGTTGTTTTGTCTGTTCCGTCACCAACATGTCGGCCAGTTCTTGGCTAATCACGCTAGCGTCTTCAATCACGTCAGAAGGTTCGCACATAGCGAAGTATGCGTAGGTGCCGTTGCACCATGTCACCTGACGTGGGTTCAGGGTATCCGGTTTGAAGTAGCCTTTGTTGTAAGCGATTGCGTCGCCTTCCTGGAACTTCGTACCGACCTTGAGATTAGTTACGAGCATGTGCGGAATCGTCATGCCAGCGTTTTCGCCGTATTGACGACCCAGGGGATAACCCTTGACCGATCCGTCAGCATACTGGACGGTAATGCCATGATCGGTGATTTCTTTAACGACGCCTTTCTGCTTGGCAGTGGTGGCGAAGAGTTCGGAAGTACGATGAGGGATAACTGCCTCGTAACCAGTACGCAGGATGTTTTCCATCTGACCGTTGACAGCCACTCCGTGATCATGCTGAATGGAAATGAATCCCATTCGTTTCATGTCATCGTGAGTAGCCGCGGGAGATGCCAGGACGCTCGACGAGAAGATCGAGCTCATGCCGAAGTCTTTCTGATCGACATCGACGGGCATGCCCAGTGTATTTTTCAGTTGCGCATTTGGAGCCAGGTAAGTATTGATGCCGACCTCACCCGAGTCTTTGGTAGCCTCGGAGATAATCCCTTTATCGTTCTTACCATATTCACGGGTAGCTGCCGTCATCGTGTCTTTCGAACGACCACCGGCACCGGTGAAAGTAACTTCCTCACGCTGTTTGACGTTTGCGATCGGATTGATGTCCTTCACGACGACGATCGACTGGTCTTGGGCCAGCGATTGCCAAACAGCGAAAGGTTTCATTTCGATCGGATAACGCGACTTGCCTGGGCGAGCATTGTGGACACGCATGGCTTTCACGAGTTCCTGGTATACTGCACCAGCCACACGTTCGTAACCCTTGATGCGCATCTCGCTCATGTCGAGCTCAGGACGATGCATGTCGTCCATCAGCAGTTCTGTCGCAAAGACCAGAATGCCCATGAAGTCGGTCGGTTGTTTGAGTTGGGTCAGTACCTCACGCGTAATCGGATCCACGAAAAGATCGCGAGCGAGATTGATTTCCCGCAGAACACGAGTACCGCCACCAGTCGAATCGAATACGTTCTGGTAGACGCCCTTCTGATCGAAGTCGGTAATGCTGAAGCCGCGTATGACGCGTTTGAACTCCAGGAAACCACCGAGTAACAGACAGGCCAAACGGTCCTGCTTAGAGAACAGCAGGGTTTCGTCGTTAAAGACCAGAGCCACTTCGTCAGGTTGTGCATTCACGCGAGTGCCGACAGGGACACGACGCGTTTGGATTTTGAGGCGACGTACGAGTTCAGTCAAGCCGTAATCGTAAGCCAGAATCATGCCGATCGGAACATACTTGCCGCCGATCTTCAGTTCGCAGTACTCCGCAGGAGCGCCACCGATGTCCAGGCCCAGAATGTCTTCCAGTTCACCTAGCGGTTTGACGTTCTCTCCCTCGATGAGGTAGAAGCTGTCGCCTTCGTAGTAGACGATGTGCTTCTTGTTGGAGATTGCGATTGGAACGAAGCCCTTCTTGATCCAAGGGGCAACGATTTCCATGTTGAAGTTTTCTTCGATCTTGGTCAAGTCCAGATGGAACACGAAGTTCAGGCCGTCTTCTGCCTTCACCGTGAACTGCTTGATCTGCTTGGCCAGCGACGAAACGCTACGAGGAGCTTTGACGCCCATCTGGAAAACGTTCGCCGTCTTCACATCGCTGATGCGATCGACGTCCGGACTGAAGCCCAGAGACATCACTTCATTGACGATCCACTGGCCGTAATCATTCACTGCCTTGCGGCTGCGATAGATAAAGAACTTGCCGTAGTAGCTGGTCAGAGCCACCTTGTTGGATGCCACCTTACGGATCGGGAAGTCGCCACGCTGGTTACGCATGGAGTACTTGACGCCGTTAGCCGTGTAGGTCCCGTCTTCCTGGATTTCAGGAATAGGGAAACGAAGCGTGGTCGGGGAACCTTCCACAGGGACGAGACGAACCATGTAGTTCATGTTCGAACCCATCACGGTTTCAGTCTTCTCGACCTCGAGGTTGTCAATGATGACGTTCGCATTCTGGACGTGAGTAATCATGCCCAGGATGTGCTTCGGCAGCGTCTTCGTGATGTAACGCTTTTGGGCTTCTTCGATCGGCGAATACAGCATCGATTCGTCAACGACGGTAGCGCCCGGAGCCACCACATGTTTGTTGTTAATGTCGAGTTCCCCTTCCTCGATTTTCATCGCATCGAGGAGAGTGCCCTTGCCGCCCGGCATTGGGTTAGGCAGGGTTTTGTATTTCTCGGCTAAGGTCGTCAAGCGACGATACTCGGCAGCAGTCATGAGACTTGCTTCAGCGAGAACGCCGCAGCGGTCTTTGATCTTCTCGTCGTAGGTGCGAGTGTCGCCAACAGCCAGAGGAAGGACTTCGCCAGTCGACGGATTCACGACGTCACGGGTTTCTTCAGCCGCATTGATCTTTTCGAGCTCAGCCAGGTCAGCATCGATGATCGCGTTGACGTCAGCATTGAGTTCCAACTTGGAAGAATCCTCGTCTTCTTTCGCAGTAACGCGAGCGGCTTCGCGAAGGATCTCTTCGCTAGATTTCACCCCGCTTCCGTTTAAGCTCGAAGATGAGGTCGTCGAGTCCTCCAAGTCGCTTCCTTTTTTTACCGCGATTTCCTCCTCATCTTCCGCGTTCGGCATGGAGACGGCATTATCCTTCTCCTCGCTCTCGTCTTCCTGTTCTTCAGGAGCCGGAGCTGCACCGTGCGTATTAATGACGGGTTTCGGGCCTTGCAGGGCGTCTTGCAGCTCTGCATCGCCATCGATAGCGACATCCGAACGAGCCGAGGCTAGGGTCATGTACATCCGCAGGAAGTACTTCTGCAGTTGCGCATTCTCGTAGCTGGTCGATTCGTAGGGCTGGCCCTGCTGAGGGTCGACGGTCTTTGCCTTGACATCGGCGCGATACTTTTCGACGGTCGACTTCTTCCACCAGTGCAGTCGGTCCAGATTGATGGCGACCCACTGATTGTGGTCCTGGATGATCAGGTTGATGAAGCGGTAGTTCTTCGGTTCGATGCGGTCGAAGATGTTCGGGGTCGGTTCATCGCTCAGCCACTTCCAGATCTCCAGCAGCACGCGAGCGCCGTCGTTGTTGAAGACCTTCAGTGATGCCTGGTCCATGTTCTTCATGGCGGTGTTCAGGCGAGACACGGCAGGCAGGATCATCGGGACATCGATGACCATGAACTGATGACGCTGCGTTGCCTTGGCGACTTCGTTCATCGTGGACGTGACCGTGTGCATCATGTCGACCCACTCATTGTAATCCGCGAACAGCGAACGGATGTACTTGTAGCCATGATGCAGCAGGGCATAGTTGGCGACGACCAGGGTCTTCTCGTCCTTCGGCATCTTGTCCAGATCAGTCAGACGACGGAAGCGGCGATTGCGAACCAGATAACCACGCATGATCGGATTCGGATCGAACGTCACCTTCTGGGGTTTGTTCGGCGGATCGATCAACAACAGCGGAGTGTAGATCTGGATCGGCTTGGTGTAGGGGCGGAACAGCGGATGATCGCTGCCGGGACCGACATCGACCTTACTGTTGCTCACGTAATGCAGGAAAGCGTTTTGAGGAAGTTGGTACTCCCTCAGGCCGGAGATCGGTGGGGCTACAAGCTGAGTAGCCTTACGAATCATCCGCGCCTTTTCAAACGCTGGATAAAGAATGTTCATTTTTCTTCCCAGTTAACGGGTCAGGTTATGACAGACCAGTTCAGCCGTCGAAACAACTGCCGAAGCGATCAACCGACCACGCGGGTCAACATATGCAATTTTCTTTTTGAGCAGGGCGTGTACTTCTGCCACTCCCTCGTCGGTGTAGAGCGAGTTCGCCGATCCGGTGTCACCGTCGAAGTCTGCATTCAGCATTGCCAGACGAATCATGTTCGGGCAAAGCGTGTTAATGAATGCTTCCCCACGAATCGGGAAGGACATGACGACTTCGCCGAAGCGCTGCCAGTTCTCATCGAGAGGCCACCGCTTTTCGCTGTTGGTGGTCGTCTTGACGTAGGCGATCGATGGATAGATACTGCCCAGAGATGCGACCGGATAACGAGTCACAAACAATGGGAGGGTACTAAGTTTTTTAATAGTGGACAGATAAATGAGCTCGGCGTAGGTAACCGGGCTTACATCGTTTTTGTCCAGCGTTTCAGGCAGCTCGCTAATGTCATGCATCAACCTCACATCGCCGTCTTTGTTCTTGTAGATCAAGGCCATGAAGTGGCTACCCACAACAACCGGCTTATGACGCATCTCGACGTTCTGGAAGAGCGTGAAGAGTTTGTCGATGCCTTCGTCACTGAACCAGCGGTCCCATTCGTCCGCCTTCAGAACAACCTGCTCGCTCTTGAAGGTATTCTTGTTGACGAGTCGAACTGGCGAACCAGGACCACTGTGCAGATGGTTCAGGAAGTTGTTCTTGAACTCGAAGATCGCCACAGGACGACACGCGCGGATAGCCTGATAGAGACCGTAGACCGTGTGGTTCGGCCCGACGTTGCCCGGATCACCCAGTTCCACGATACCTTCGTCCAGAGGCGAGATGACGTTACGAGTGCCGTCTGCAACGTGGCGTGATGCCCACTTGCCGAGGACCAGCTTGCGCTTACCGTCGATCAGGTTGGACAGACTCTCGTGGATTTCGTTAAACGTCATCTGCAGCTTGAAACGAGCAGCATCGGAAACATCACGATCGTTCTTACCGTCACCTGGAATCGTGTTCGATACGGCCAGGAGCTTACGGTAGATCTTGTTGATTTCGTCTTCTTCAGTACGACCGTCGTCCCCAACCATCAAGTCACGCATAGCGGCTGGGATCACCATGACTTTATCAGTCATGGCAACGTGTTTATAGTTGACGATCATTTTCTGCGCTTCTTGTTTCTCCGGACTGTTAGTCGGTGCGAAACGGATTTCTTTCCAGTAGCGTAGGAAGAAGTTAAAGCCGGTCTTGCCGTTGATCGGATCGGACGGAAGGAAGTCTTTTTCTTTGTCGTCCCAAACAGCGTAACCTTTACCGGACACGATGTCCATGTAGAGACGCTTGTTGCCAACTAAGGCGTGGAAGTAGGCCGGATGGAAGATCTGGGCCTTGGTGTTAATGTAGGAGAAAGTATCTGCACGACGCTCTTCGCCAACCTTACCGAAGATGAGGGCAGAGAACAGTCCGTCTGGGTGAAAATTCACCCCGGTGTTATCGAAGATATCGAGAGCCGTAACGGGACGAAAGCGTTTCAGGCGTTCATCCTTTGGATCAAGAACCTTGATATTAAAAGGTATATCAACACGTTTCACAATGTGTCCTTAATGGAGAAATCGTAGTATGGCGTCTAAAAAGAAGCGGGGTGGACGCGACGATATCGAGTGGGACAGCGACTTAGACTTCGACATACCGGACTTCGGGGGTGATAACCCCGAAGTCACGTCGAATAATCGCAAACCTATTGCCACTGGCCTAAAGTCGGCGGCTGAGGGATTCGGCAAGACGTTCACCAATGAGGCACGTCTGCGCAAAACCCTTACGAGATCGCTCCCCCGGGAGTACGAAGAACCTATCTCGAAAGCCTTCGAAATCAAAGATGGCGCACGGGATCTATACAATATCGCGGGCAGTCAAGTCAACGAAACTGTTCGCGAAACTAAACGTTCTGTCGGTCGCATTGCACGCAATCTGGAAAGTGCCCTGCCCCGAGGCGTTTATGAGAAGGTTACCAAATGGGCTGCAACGGCAGACCAAGATAACAGTTCTGGTCCGTCGAAAGACGAAGTGGAACAGGGTACGATCAACAATGCGATGCTCGAGATCTTCGCCGAATCGACGAAGGCCGATGCCGATAATCGCAAGAAAGATCAAGCTCGCGAAATAATGCAGGACGCTATCGATAAGAAGCGTCATGCCGATATGACCGCCATCCTGGGCTCGATTGATCAGTCGCTGATCTCTCTGCAGACTTTCCAGGACAAGGCTGGTACGAACTACATGAAGAAGTCGCTGGAGCTCCAGTTCCGCTCTTACTTCGTACAAAACGACATGCTGCAACTGCAGACTAAGTTCTTCGAAGAATTCAAGAACAGTCTCGGAGCAATTACCAAGAACACCGGCTTGCCTGACTATGTCAAGAAGGCTCCCAAGGAAGCTCTCATGGAGCGTCTGCGCGAGAAGACATTCGACTCGCTGGGTAACACGATTGCTAAGAAGCGCAATGAATGGCTCTCTGGCGTTGTGCGTAAAGCTGGTAACAAAATCAAAGATACGTTCCAGGATGTTCGCGATGGTGCATCGCAGATCCTCGATACGGCCGAAATGGCAACGAGTATGTACGGCTCCGGTATGGGTCCGTCGGCTCCTGAATTCGCAGGAGACCTGGCCGGCGGTTACGCAGGTAATAAAGCCCAGGACTTCATGGCGAAGCACATCAAAGCCTACATGTTGAAGAATCCTGGCGCCCTTAAGAAGGGCAACCAGCTTTCGATGATCGCTGGCAACTTGCCGCAGTGGATCAATCAGCAAGTCACGTCGGGCCAGCATGCTGACAAAATTCCGGATTGGCTGAAGGACATCTTGGCTCAAGACGGCGAGCGTTCTGGCGTTGCGATTAATCGCGAAGTCGACCTCGAGCGTGCAGCACAGTTCAGCGATAAGAACTCCCGTTCCCTGAACTACGTGATCCCGCAGCTTCTGTCGAAGATCCATCACGAACTTTATGTCACTCGTACTGGCGATGTCGGCTCCAAGCCGCTGTCCTATGACTTCGAGAAAGGCAAGTTCGTCACCAGTAAAGAACGTCAGGAACAACTGGCAAACTCCATCGTGTCCAAGCGCACCGTGGAGCATACCCAAGGTCAAGTCGACAGTATCTTCAAGGAGATCGATCCGGAAGGTAAGCTTGACAAAGAAACCCGTGACGAGATCGCGAAGAAAATCTACGGTGCCAATAAAAAAGGCGCTTTCTTCGACCGTGACGAAATGATGAGAACCGTTGACAACGATAAGGCTGCTGCACTTCTGAGCGCATATGTTGATCGTGATTCCAAGAAGGGTCACGAAAACAAGATGTCGAAGATGTTCGGTCGTGTCGGTGGCAACAACGGTGAGGTTCAAGACCTTATCCAGGAACTGATCGACAACGGCCGGCATGGCGAGTTGGCAGACCTGGGCATCATCGACTTGAAGTCCGGCAAAATCAATCTTGACGTCGTTCGTCAAATGGAACTCGGTCAGTGGAAACTGCCTGAAGATCCAACCCAACAATCAACACCTGGCCAATCCGGTCAGCCCGGTGGTTCCCGCCCTCCGAAGGTGCGTCCTCCGAATACCCGTCAGGGTGGTTTCATTCGTCTCGGCTCTGCTGCGAACGAAGCGAACCGTAACCAGGCTGCTACCGGTCCTGCTGGTGCAAGCCTGGAAGACCTGACCAAGGCGTTCAAGGAAGCCATGGGTTCGTCTGGTGGAAACGCCAGCGGCACGGATGAGAAACTGATCAAGGCTATCTCCGAAGCCAGCGGCAAAACCGAACTCACTGAGATCCGTGACATCTTGAAGCGGATTGAAGAGAAGGGCATTCAAGGCGGCGGCATTATGACGCCTGAGATGCTCGAGCAATACATGAGCGGTAAGTTCGGCGGCTTCTTCGGTAAAGCAGGGCAGATGGGTCGTGGCGCTGTCGGTAAAGTTGGCAACTGGCTCAAGGGCGGTTTCAATAACTCGATGGGCCTTGGCAAGAAACTTGGCGGCTGGGCAAAGACTGGCGGCAAGAGTGCTTTCAATTGGCTCGGTGAACAGAAAGACAAGTTCGACCTTTTCATCGGCAACGAAGTTGAGCCTCGACTGAACAAAGCAAAACTGGAAGCGGGTCGTTATTACGACATCAACTCCAAGAAAATCGTAACCAAGTTCGAAGACATCACCGGCGATATCAAAGACCTTGATACCGACAAGATCGTCCTCAAGTACTCTGAGTTGAAAGACTCGGTGCTGAAGAACTTCGAGACTGGTAAATCTGTCCTGGGGCGCATGACTTCCTGGGGTAAGAAATCCATCGAGTTCACTACCAAGAAAGCTAAGGAACTGGCTGAGAAAACCTTTAGCCTTGGTAAGACTGCCCACGGCATGGCTTGGAGCGGACTCAAGAAAGCTTATGAGTTCCTGACGGACGGTCCGATGGATGTGTATCTGAAAGACAACTATGAAACACCTGTCCTTCTGAAACGCGTTATGGCACAGGGCCTGTACTTCGATAAGGAATCCCTCGACTCGATTACGAAAGTGAGCGAGATCAAGGGTGCTGTGGTCGACAATCAGGAAAACGTTCTTATCACCAAGGAAGACCTGCACAACGGTCTCTACGACAAGCACGGTAAAGAAATCAAGACGGGCTTCGATCGGGTCCTCCAATTCGTTGGCGGTTCGATCAAGAAGACCATCGGTACCTACAAGAAAATCCTTGGCAAGGCTAAGGACATGGGTGTTAAGGCAATGGGCTGGCTGAAAGGACTCTTCGGGTTCGATTCGCCGTTCACTGTCTTCTCCAAACGAACGAACGACATCCTCGGTGCCATCTACAACCTGTTGAATGACAGGATGCCTGGCGAGAGATCCCCTGACCTGGACACTGCAGCTGAGCAGGCTTCCTCTGCAAGTGGTGGCGGTGGTAAGGGCGAGGTCAAGAAGAAGGTCGGCGTGTTCAAGGAGGCCTTCATGAAGAGGTTCTCCAGCGCAAAAGACAAAGCCGAAGAAAAGCTCGAACACGCCAAGCTGAAAGCAGGCGAGGTTTACGAGAATCGGGACGAGCACTGGAACAAGGCTCGTGATGAGGTTGCCAAGCATACTGGTAACGCTAAGGAACGCGGAATCGCAGTTTGGGACAAGATGTACAAGCTGATGGAGGAGCGTTTGCCTGCCGCCAAGAAGAAAGTCTTTGGCGACACTGATGGCGACGGCGATCGCGATGGCGACATCGACGATACCCGTTCAAGGCGACAGAAGGCAAAGGATGCGGCTCGGGAAGCGAAGGACAAGGCTCTTGGCAAAGTCAAGGACTCTGGCGCCTACGCTACCATTGCCAAACTCCTGGCGGATCTCATCAAGAAAAACAAAAAAGAGGAAGAAGAGGACGACGACGATGGCATTGGTCTCGACGACGTTCTCGGAGATGGTGACGATAACGACGAACACCATGGCGACAAGAAGAAGGCGCGTGACGCTAAACGCAAACGCCGCCTGAAACGTCTCAAGGCCAACAAGCCTCGTGGTCGCATGGGTCGTGGCTGGGACAAGCTGAAGAGTAAGATTCCTGGACGCGGCTTGCTTGGTCGCGGTGCTGGCACCGTTGCTCGTGGCGCAGGTGCACTTGCCGAAGGCGGTGCTGCAAGTGCCCGTGCCGCTGGCGGTGTCGCTCGCGCTGGTGGTGCAGTAGCTCGTGGCCTGGGTCCTACCGCTCTTCGCCTTGTTGGCACGGTTGGTCGCGTCGGCCTGATGGGCGCTGGTACTCTGTTGGAAGGCGGCTTGATGAGCGCAGGCATGGTGTCCGGTGGCCTGAGTCTCTTGGGTTCTGCCTTGGGTATGGCAGGAACTGCTATTGCTGCAATCGTCTCCTCTCCAATTACGGTTCCGCTGTTGGCAGCTGCAGCTATCGGTACCGCCGGTTACTTCGCCTATAAGTGGCTGACTAAACCGGATCCTCAACCAATCGAAAAAGTACGACTCGTGCAGTATGGCTGGAAGGCCTCTAATATCGAAGCGTACAAGAAGATGAAGTCGCTGGAGCAGAAGGTTGCCTCCGCGGTTGTCTTTAAGGGTGAGAACGCAGAGTTCGATTCCAAAAAGCTTAACTTCCAAGACATGATGAAGGACTTTGGCCTCGATCCGACCAACAAGGATCACGCCTCGAAATTCATCGACTGGTTTGCCAATCGTTTCCGCCCGATTTACCTGCATCATAGGGCGTTGATTAAGATCGTCAAATCACCAAAAGAACTGGACAGTGTCGACGATAATAAACCCGACATCAAGAAGCAGTACCTTGATCAGTGTTTGTTCCCTGGCGAACATTACGACATTACAACCAGTCCGATCAAAGACGAACCTCACTTGTTTACCTCCCAAGGCTCTGCGGAGCGCGCAATCACTGAAGCGAAAGCTGAGGTTGAGAAGGAAGGTACCAAGAAGGACGACAAGAAAGAGAAACCACTACCACCAGGCGGATTTGGCACGGCATTAAAAGCCGAGTTGGCTAAGAAAGACCTGGAATCCGAAAAGAAAAAGGACGCCGCAACTAACGCTGCTGGAGTTCCGAACAAGATCGGCGCAGATCTCGAAAAGACTTCTGCGATGAATCGCCTCAAGGCCGCAACCGCTGGCTCGATGGCCGGACCTGGCTCGGATCCCAACAATCCAGTCAATAGTCCCGCTGCTCCGGACGGTAAACCAGCTGGTCCTCCTAAGTCGAAAGACGTTAAACCGAAAAGCGGCGACGCTGAAAAGGTTAAGGCGGAACTGATCAAAAATATGCCTCGCTTCGGTATCACCACGCCGAACCAACAGGCAGCCATCCTCGGTAACGTGGAACATGAGTCTGGTTTCCAGCCAATCTCTGAGAACCTGAACTACAAACCCCAGACGCTGCAAAAGCTCTGGCCTAACCGTTTCCCTGATTCGGCTACTGCTCAAGCAACTGCTGCTAAAGGTCCTGTTGGCATTGCTAACACGATCTACGGCGGCCGCATGGGTAACACCGAAGCCAATGACGGTTGGGACTACCGTGGACGCGGTCCGATCCAAATCACCGGTAAGAGTAACTACTCCGCATTGTCGAAGATCATGGGCAAGGACATTGTCGATGATCCCGATAAGCTCGTTACAGATCCGAAGACTTCTGCCGAATCGGCACTGGCTTATTGGAAGCTCAATCCCCAGCTGGGTAAACTGGCTGATGCGGGTAACTTCCAGAAAGTCCGTCAGCTGATCAACGGCGGCAGCATCGGAGCGGAAGACGCGAATGCTCGCGTTTACGATTACCTGGATAAAATCAAATCCGGAGAGATGAAACTGGATGGCACTTCGTCCAGTGGCGAAGGTGGTACCATTACCCAGACCGCAACTGTTTCTTCTCCGAAACCGACTACGGCAAATAGCGTCGAGAACAACCCGAATGCGGGTCCGACGCCTTCTACGTATTCGCGGCCATCTCCTGCATCCATGGTCGCTTCCCCTCGACCAAGCTACGACGCGTCCTCGAGCTCCAGCTCGGTACCACAGGCTGCTCCGGTTCGTTCAGCTACGCAGGATCCGTATTACCAGTCTCAGTCGAAAGTCAACACTGGCGATTCCATCGGCATCATGAAGGATTCGCTGGATGAATCGAAGGCGCAAACGGGTCTCCTGACTCGCATCGCTGACGCTCTTGACAATCTTCCGAAGGCTTTGGCCGAAACTCTGGCGGGAAATGCTTCAGCAACCCCTCCAGCAGCCACGGAGAAGCCTTCAGAGGCGAATAACTATGGTCGGACGCCCACGCCTATGCCGAAAGCGTCGAATGCCTTTAAACGCCAATTGGCTGGTGCATAAACGATAGGATACGAGAGTGGGGAAACCCACTCTCGTATTTATTATGACCTGTATTTATTTAAAGGAGTCGCAATGGGCATCACAAGTCGCGACGTAAAGTGGTTGCGGAGATCCTTCTTACTGGCAACGGACAATCTTGATGATCAGTCCCTGCAAGAGTTCGGATATACGGACACCATCGCACGTCCATTCGATACCAGCCCCGGCGGTAACGAAGTGATCAATCCCCTGCCTCAATTCACGAGGCATGCGGACATCAAAGTCAAATCTGCGCTGGTCAAGAATTCGTTTGGTATCGGTCGCTGGTACGACGAAACCTACGGCCAGTTGCAACAGAAAATCTACATGCGCTTCGGTGTACCCGAATTCACTCCGATGACGCAGTTCTTCACTGGCTTCTACAGCTACCAAGCAAGCCTCTTGGCTCGTACTGGTCGTGCCAGTGCCAGTATTGGTTACTACCTGGGCCGCGGTGTTGGTCTGGCTGTTACCATCTTCAACATTCCGCTTCTGATTGGTTCGGTGGCGTTTGAAGCATATCGCTTCTTCATGGACAAAGGAACTTCGAAGTTTTACTACTTCAAGCCTGCCATGCACCTGTACTGGAACACAGTCACCACGCTCGTGAACCACTACTGCGTCAACCGCGGTATCGTTCCCCGTGTCTTCACGTCGGATGACAACCAGTCCATGGCATCCGAGAACAACTACTCCAAGGAAGAACTGAAGCGATTCGCTGAAGTCCTGGAGATCTTCGATGAGAACGGTCAGGTCGACATGTATCGATACGCGTCCCTGGCTCACCGTCGTAAGAAAGCGTTCATGCATGCTTTGAAAGCAGGCCTGGATGTGGATGACTTGAACTTCGCTTCCATCTCCGCACGATACAAGAGCATCGTCAAGAGTACCGTCGATGTTCCTCGTGGTCGTACTCACAAGGAATACATGGAACTCTGGATGGCGAGTAATCATGGTAACGCTAGCGGCGGTAAAGAAGGTGATACCGAGTCGAATGCCGAGGCACAAGTCAACACTGCTGAAAAGGAAGATCGCGCAAGTCTGTGGGATCTGGTGAAGACCGAGCTTGACGATGGTTCCGCTTTCGTCTGCTTCCGCGTCAACTCCACTGGTGAAGTCTCCGAGTCGTTCTCGAACTCCACTACCAAATCGGCAATCGAAGACAAGATCAATGGCATGGCCTCGTCGAAGCGTTCTACCAACTTCAGCTTCTCCGGTGGTAAGCTGGCAGGCCTGGTCGATGGTGCAGTGGGTCAGGTGAAAGACTTCATTGGCGGCGTGGCTGACCAGTTCAACATTGCAGGTCTTGCGGTGCTGGGTGGTGCGGCTTTCGTGGATATCCCGGAACACTGGGAATCGTCCTCGGCTTCCCTGCCAACGCAGTCGTACACGGTGAGTCTGGTATCGCCCTACGGCAATGCCCTCTCGCAGCTGTTCTCCATGTACATCCCGTTGTTCATGCTCCTGGCCGGCGCTCTCCCCCGCTCGACCGGTAAGCAGTCCTATACATCACCTCCGCTCGTTCAGCTCTTCGACAAGGGCAAGCAACAGACGCGACTTGGCATGATCGACTCGATCTCGGTTCGCCGCGGCATCACGAACCTGCCTTACAACAAACACATGCAAGCGATGGGCATCGAAGTGACCTTCTCCGTGAAGGACCTTTCCTCCATCATGCACATCCCGATCTCCGAAGGTTTCAGCCTGAATCCGACCAAGGGCCTGTTCGATGAAGATACCGTCTTCTCGGACTACATGGGCGTCCTGGCAGGCCTCGACCTGGATGATCAGATCTATCCTTTCCGCAAGCTGTTCCTGAACATGACTCGTTGGACGACAAACTGGCGCAGCTGGACTTCCGCTTCGCACATCGCGTCCTTCCTGGGTAACGGTACGCCTCTGCGATTCGGTTCCATCTTCTACAAGGGCGTGGATCCTTAAACAAAAAAGATACAGCATATACTCCTGGCCGCGAGGCCAGGAGTATATGTTTGTGTTTACCAGAAGTCGCCACTGCCGCCGGTCAGAATACCCTCTTTGTCCAGACCACTCAGGATTGAACCTTTGTCTGGATTGCTGAGGATAGCATTCTTATCGGAGTTACTCAGGATCGCGTTCTTGTCCGAGTTGGCAAGAATCTCACGCTTTGCTTGTTCCATGTCGATACGTGGATCAGCATCGCGCAGAATCGCATTACTTGCCGACGAAGCCGTCGACATTGGGTAACGACTCTTGATTGATTCAGTCACCGTTTTCGGTTCAGGGAAAGCGTCCACTGCAGCGTACCAGCGGGTACTCGGATCATTGGACATCTTGGCACCGTTGGAGAACAGATCTTTCGTTTCTTTGGAAGCGCCCATCAGACAAGTCAGATCGTTCATGGAAGTGGACGAGCCGGCTGGTTGGAAAGAAGACTTATTCCAGTTGGGATCGATCTTCGAATAGGCGCCTTGATACTCGTAGAACTGACCGAGCGTTTGGGTGCCCGGGACAGCTACTTTCGTATTGGCCGTCAATTTCTTAACTGCCGAGGAATCCATCATTCCGACGACACCAGTGCCCAGATGGTCAGCCATCGAAGACACCGACAGATAGTCGCCGCGCTTCAGTGCGCCAGGCAGAGAAGTACTCGCCATGTTGTACAGGACATTACCCTTATTGGCAAGGGTCGTGGAATCCCTCACAGCGCCTGCAACGATACCGAACGAATTGGAGATACCCGCCATGCTAGCTTGATCGACCACCTGCCCGTAGATCTTCCCCAACGAACCATTGGGAGACAGAAGAACACTCGTCTTACCCGTGATAGCGTTCAACGTGTTCGTAATACCACGCAGGTCTTTCAGGTTACCGCTCTTAACGGCCTTGACGAGTCCGTCTACTTGAGCGTATGCCTGGGTTGCGGTCTTGAGTGCATTGCCGGCACTCTTGACCATCCCGGCTGCCGACTTGACACTCTTGAGCGTATCGCCAATCAGCGATTTCGCTTTTGATGCAGTGGAAGGCAAGGAGCCATCGAGTTGGTCCTTGAGACTTGCCGCCGCTTCGTTAGTTGGTCCTGCGAGTTTTTGGCCCGAGGTGAATTTACTCAGGAAGCTGAACTGGTCGTACAGATCGGTGCTGGTGCCAGTGATGTCCTGATAGCTGTTAACAGCCTCGGGAGTTGTCTTCTGGTATACGTCCGCAACGATTGTTTCTTCGTCTGGTTTCCTGGCAAAGATACTCTTCGCGAGTTGGGCATTAGCCATTTGTCACCTGTTAGAAAAAAATATAGGTCACAACATCAAAGCAGAATCCTACTATCGTGACCCGAAGGTCACGATAGTAGTTTCCATATGATTTACTTCTTCAGGTCGCAGGGCTTACGTTCCGGGTAGAAGAACCCGCAGGCCTTCGTATCGTCCGTAGTCATCTTGACGTTGTCCGAATGGTTCAGGTAAACCATCGGATTGCCGCACTGGCCGAGACCAGGGAAGAAGTCACGACATTGACCACATTTGTCTTGTTCCATGACAGTTCCTATTTATCGAGCGGTTTGAAGTTCATGTCCTTAAACCGCACAAAGTGATGCTCCTTCTCGCCGCGAAGGATAGCGCGTACATCGTCGAGAACGGCAATGTACAGAGACGCGATCTTTGGTCGAACAGCCAGGTGATCCTTACCTTTTACAAAGTAGTGATCAAACGGCAGCGTTTCATTGATCATCGCATGAACCCAGTCAGTGTGCGTCTGGAGTTTCAGGATGGTCGCATCCACGGTCAGTTCCGCGAACTTGTCGCATTGGAACTTCTTCGTCAGCCGCACGAAGTTACGAGCCACATGAGGCTCCATCGTACGGATGTTATCGCGGGTACCACCGGTGTTCAGGTAGTGCCAGAGGTTTTCGACAGAGCGGAAGTGAGCCAGTGTCGGGTGATGAAACGGCTCTCCGGTATCGTAAGAAGGAGAAAGGATTTGACCCAGCGGAGTTTTAGCCTTCGTGTGGGTGTTGATGTGAGTGATGCCGTCTTTTTGCGGATCCGGCCTGACGGTAAAGTCAATCATTTCATTTCTCCAGTCTGATTCTTCTTCTTGTTTTTCAGCTCTTTCAGTTTTGCCCACAGCTTCTCCAAATGGGCATCGTCCTTTTCATCACCCTCGAGTTGAAGATAGTCACTGATCTCCGAAAGGAGACGAGTTTCTTCATCTTCTTCCTTGAGGCTCATGAGGACGTCAGGGGTTAATGGATAGCGGACCTTGCCGACAATGCGTCGGTTGCCCTTCATTTTCCAAACAGCAATCAGTTCGATTTCCTGAACGTCTGCCACTACAGCTGCGTTCACGAAAGTACTGATAGACATGCCCTCTTCTTCGGAGAAGATTTGGGAAGTCAAATTGCCGCGGGCCGAGGTACGAGCCTCGGGCGTTTGCTTAACGCCGTTCTTCGGATCGTTAACGTAACGCTTCAGTAGTGTGTCCCAGGTCTCGAGGCGTGTGATCTTGAGACCGCGGAACAGAAATCGATGCACCAGATACCAGAGAATGTTCTTCGGCCTTCTGGGAAAGTCGAATATGTCTTTGGAGGTTAGCTCCATTCGACTATTGACTCTTTTAGTCACACGACTATCTTCTTTACGTGCCATTTGTTAGGCTCCAAAAATGAGTATGGTAGGCCATACCTTAAAACGTGCTGCGTTAAAAGTAACTTTGGTTCATTCTCCAAAGTGGTCAAAGAGTGAGGTCAGGAATTGGATCAGCGTTTCCGTGTAGCTATAGAGCTGCCGATGATTATGCTCCATCGCTCCGTAAAGAGCCTTGTCGGCCTCTTTCATCAATTCGTAGTACCGGTCAATCTGTTCCAGCGTTTGTTGCAGCTTTGCAGGAACGTCGTCAACGTAGTAGCCATCTTCTACGAACAGGAATTTGTCAAACTTAACGGTCTTGGCATTCTTGATGAAGAACAAGCCGCGTTCAATGTGCTTATTTTCTTTGAGGGTAGCATTTACCTCCACGAGAGATTTTAGTAAACCAGCCAACGTTTCGGAGAAGCTTTCGATTCTTCCTAACGATGCTGGGCTAGCGCCTAGCCGAAGCTGAGTAGACCCAACTCTTTCTATGGCCAATTTCAAACGGACATAGATGTTGTTCGGATCTATCTCTACGACTTCTTCTGGCTTTTTCTCAGCGACTTTGCCACTGAGCAACTTGAAGAGTCTTTGTATCATGTGATGATCAACGTTCAGTTTAGACAGAGATCCCAAGAGTAATATATGTCTGACATGTTTTAAAGGAGAGTTACCGTGTCCGGTCAAAAACCTGAGGATATCGAGCGGAGTTTCCAGGATCTGGATTACACGCAGGGTATCCGCCGCCGTATCGTAGAAGGCATCGCTGATAAAGCGATTGCCAATGAAGATCCCGAAATGCTGGACAAGACCATGAAGGCCTTGGACGGCATGGACAAACAGTCTCTGGGCAAACTCAAGATCAATGAGAAAGCCAAGGAAAACGAAACGAAAGCTGGCGAGTCCGAGGCACTGGCAAAGTATTTGGTTACTTTGTCAGACCGTCGTGCTGGCAGCGCTAAACCGGAGATGCAAGATAGCGACATCCCCGGTCGTAAGCTTCCGTCGGAACGTCGTCCCAACTACGATCCGTCGATCCGTGATGCAACGGCGGGTACTGAAAACACCGCCGAGTTCACGGCACGTATCGAAGGCGACCAGAAGTAATTACGCTTCCGGAATACGCTTCTGTTTCACCAGCATGCGGTCCAACTCTTCGATAGGGATGGATCGCGTGTCGTCCGGCACATCGACCTTCAGCACCCGATCGTCCGGATAGACAATGCTGAAGACTTCGACGTTCACGAACTTCACACACAACTTATCCTGGATCCCTGCCTCGAGCAGGGCCAGGGAGTTTATGCCCTGTTTGAGTTGGTCGATGGTCTCGTCGTGGGTTTCCGGATCGTTGTTGATGTAGACCATCGGAGCCACGAGAATCAGATACGGCTTGGGGTTGCGAATGAGCTCGTTGGAGTGCGCATTCAGGTAATCCACGAAATCGTACATGACCATCATGTGATAATTTTCGGCACACTTCGTCGGGGTCATTTCCTCGATCGGTTTGCTGAAGACATTCACGCCAACGATACCACGCAGCTGCATGTGGACGAGAGTACGCAAGATGGCCATCTCGTCGTCGGACAGCTCGTAAGGCCAGACATTGACATCGAGGAACGGCCGCTGGTGTTCCTGGTGGTTGTGCGCCACGTATTCCTTCATCGCATCAGCAATCTGCGGATAGAGGAACTGGAAGACGTTGGTGATCGTCGATTCCGGCAGCGCGTTCGCATCACGTTCCATGTACAACTTGCGGAACGTCTCGTGATCGATCCCTGGGAAGAAGTCGCCCTTACGCTGATGATATCCGTTTCGGATGATCTCTGCATAGGCTTCCGGATTCATCATGCGAATGATTGCGGCTCGGATGTCGAAGATCGAATCGATGTGTACGTAGAAACCTTTCATTACTTACCTCCGCCCACGGCTTCCTTGATGATGTTGGTGTCCAGATACAGTGTAGCCGTAATCAGCATCACCAGCATACGGTTGTTACGCAGCATCATTTCGATGGCTTGGGGGTTCGTGAGACGGTCACGATATTCCTTCGGCATCATCGACAGCTTCTCGTCTTCGTTATCTTGCGTGAAGAACGATTCGGCGATGTGTTTCACGTAACGATCGTAGTCTTCCTTTTCCAGCACGAAGCGCTGACGGAAAATGGCCGTCAAGGTGAACACCAGGTTGATGTGGATCGTGTCCTTGTAGATGAAGTCGATCAGCTGCTCCATCGCTTCTTCAGTGAAGAAGAGCCAGGGCTGGATCATCTGCAGCGTTTCCGCTACGAACTTCGCTTCGAACAACTTGTCTTCACCAGAAGCCAGGTGAAAGAAGTAATGGGCAAAGGCCCCGTCGATCGCCTTCTCGGCGACCTTGTTGATTTCGGCAATTGGTGTCATAAAGAATCCAAACAAAGATAAAGTAAACAGATCGTGGCGTTAGCCACGATCTGCTACACGTATGGTCAAAGCGTGGTGTCGTAGTGCATGCCGATCAGGATGTTGCGCAGCGACTTGGTAGACGTCACCTCACCCGCGTACGGGGACAATGCATCCATCGAAGCGCCGCCGGTCTTGAGAATCTGTTGATTCATCAAGCGGTTACCTTTCACGTCACCACCACGCCAGTGCATGAATTCTTCAATCGTGCGAGACAGACCGAAAGCTTTCAGCAGGGACAGCTCGGGATAGCTAATCTTCGAGCCTTTGGAATCACCGGTGACCTGACCAGTAAAGTCGTCGATGGAGTGGTTATTTTCAGGGATGGAGATCTTCTCCACCAGAAGCTGTGCCTGACGCCGCACCGGGAAGGGCAGGATCAGATACGCATTGGGAGTCAGGAACCATTCGCCGGAATCGTCCTGATACCAGATTTGTTGGAAGAATTCGATGCCGTACTTGGGACCGAGTTCGTGAAGGTTGCGATCGACACTCAGCTTAAACTTGCTGCCAGGCGGATCAACATAAACGAGCGCGCCTTCCTTGCGACGCATGCGTTCCATCCAATCATCGAACTGTTTGTCGTTCAAGTACTTGGGACTATTTGGATCGAAGAGCTGTTGATACAGCGCTACGTTTGGATTGCCGGGTGCGATGGAGTCGATGACACCGAGTATCACCTTCTCCGCCGCTTTTCTGTTTTTCGCCATTAACGTTGTTCCTGAGGTACGCGGATAAGACGGATGGTTACCTTCTTGTCGTTGCAGCATTCCGCCATGTGCTTGGTGCCAGGGGAATGCCCGTCCCAGAAGCCGAGAGCGTGAGAAGAGACATTGGCCATGTCCTGGTTACGCATGAAGCCCGCCACGCAGTTGTATTGCTTACCCGCAGCGTTAGTCTTGATACGTGCACCAGGAGCATCGATGTTGTCCCAGTCGGCAGGACACTCGTGCCAGCGCCAGCCATTCTTTTTACACCATTCGACGATGAGTTTATCCGGGCCATCCGCCATGCCGGACACGAACACCGTGTTCTCTGGAGTAAAGTGATTATCGTTAATGAAACCTATCAGGCAAGCCTCGAAGGTTTCGTAGTCGTTGTATTTCCGGCTACCAAAAACGGTACAAACGTTTTTGAACTTACGCAGTTCGTCACGCCGGATGGGACGAACGGGCTTCCCGTCGCTCATGATTCCGCTATCCTTATTGAGGCCCGATAATTGAGCGAGTGCTCATCTTATCGGGCTAAAAGGAGAGCGATCTTTCACGCTCTCCGGTGTTTACATCCAGTACGGTTTGTACTTGTCCAGTCGCATACGCAGCAGGTCCAGGGTCGACAGGAATTTGATTGGGTGTTCGTCGTTGTTCAGAGTCCACCATCCACGGGTACCGCCCAGGATCATGTCCCAGTCGTAACCCTTCTCTTTGATACCGCTGAACAGCTCTTGCGGAGTGCACAGCAGGCCTTGGTTGCGAAGCTCGGGCATCAGACGACTCATCTGCATGAGTTCCATCGTGATGTTCAGAGCGCGTTGCAGCATCGGATCGCTGTCGATCTTCGAACGAACCTTCGTACGCGACAGCTTGGCGTCAGGACGCAGCGTCAGGTAGTAGTTCGTATCGTTACCTTCGAGACCGAAAGAATCCGGGTGATCCCACAGATTATAGAATTCGGTCATTGCTGGCAGAACGCCATGCTTCTGCGACACCACCAGGCGAATCGGTACACCCGACGGGCCGGACTTGCCGCGCAGTTCGACCGCATGCAAGACATTCAGGTCGGTGTCGCCTTCGGCTTTATCGAATTCGTCGCGTGGGAACAGCGGCAACTTGGTCTGCTTGTGGATCAGCTTCTCCAGGTTGTAGAACTGGAGGATCGAGTTCATGATGTAGGTGAACTTGTCGGTCACACCCTTCATCTTGACGTTGCCCTGAATGTTGGACAACTTCTTCTTCTCGGGGTTGTACTGGTCCATGTTGAAGATCGGGCCGACCTGTGCCGTCATGGAATAGTAATGCGACGCCTTATGCAGCAAAGGCGGGAACTCGGACAGCAGACGCAGCTTCTGGATACCCTGCTTCATGAACATGGTCTCGGCACCTTTGCCGCCCAGTTCGATGTCGTCGTTCATCTTGGCGACGTCTTTGGTCACGAAGTCGGTGAACGAGTCCAGGCCGCCGAAAGTCGGAATGATCATGTCCATCAGCTCTTTGGTACCGAGCTTCAGGAAAGGCAGCAGCGCGCGGTATTCCTTCTTCTTGCCGAGCTCGATCTTCTGCTCGAGGAATTCCTTGGTCTGGTCGTAGTACTCGTCGCCGGTGTATTGCTTGCGCGAGGTCACGATGAAGCGTTCGGATTCGATCGGATCGATACCATCGAACTCAGGGAGTTGGAGCGCGAGGTCGCCAACACGAGTGCCCTGTGTGTTCATTTCGGTTTCGTACATCGAACCAGTCGACTGCGCGTGAATGCGATACATCGCCCGCAGGTTTTTGTACAGCATGGTGGTGGTCTTGAACAGGTTACCACCGCCGACGTAACCGCTCAACATGGCGTGTCCGCCATTCAGAACAGCTTCGTCATGCTGGCCGTAATACCAACGACCGGTGATAATATCCAGGCCGGCGCCGACGTTGACCATCGGTGCGAGGTGCTCTGCTTTTTGATACGGTTGTTTAAACAACATATGAATGCTCTCCAATCATTTGAAACGAAGAATGCGTGAGTCAAACTATGGGTTTATTCGTTAAAAATTATAGTTTGACTCTTGTTTACTTGTCTAACCGTGAGACTTAAAAATGGATAACGTCTTTGGCGCCCAGCACTTTTCTGACCGTGACCCGGAACAGAACCTGATTCAAATGAACGCTCTGTTCATGGATCTCATCACCCAATCGGCAACGGCTGACTGCCAGAGCTTCCCCCTGAAGGAGCATTTCGCTGACTTCTACATGAAGGCCCGCTTCTCGATCGAGAACACCTTCGACAAACTCATGTCGGTCTCCCCGATCGAATTGCGTCCCTACGGCATCTTCCAGCGCTTCGTCAACTCGATGCCTTACTCGGACACGATGCAATACCGTGCCGAAGTTCCTGAAGGCCTGCGGGTGACCTATCTGGATTACCTGGAAGTCCTGATTCCTGCCCAGCAGCGTGCCAACAAGATCATCGCGGACGTGATCGATCCGTTCACCAAGTTCGTCGGCAAAATGATCAGCGATGAGATCTACCGCAATCAGGTCGGCCACGAGATCAAGGAATTCAAGAAGCTCGAACCGGAATATCAGAAGACCATCAAGGACTTCAGTAACTGCTTCGGCAAGAACGACTACCACTCCTCGGCAGCTTTCGGCGAAGTCGTCAAGCGCTCGAATGATTGGCGTGTCGTGTTCGAGAATACTTTCGAACTGCGCGACTACTACAGGGAATTCCCGCACAAGGAAATCTCCGCGAAGCTGAACCGCCTGTACGAAATGCTCGACACCCTGATCGACCAGGTCAAGCTCGACCATTACGCCGCAGTCGAAAAGAACGTGACCCAGCTGCTCTCGACCGGCATGTATCACATCGCCAAAGAGATCGAACTGGCTGCCCTGACGACCTTCCGTACGAAGACCTTCATCACGGCAATCAACACCACGATCATGAACATCGAGGAAATGGCTTACGCAACTTAAGCCAAAAAAAATCATAGCGGCATACTACTCTACCAGTCCCCTAGGGGACTGGTAGAGGCTTATGCTGTTGCATTAAGGCATTACGAACAGTTCATCTTTCTTCACGAGCAGCTCGCGTACGTCTTCGACGATCTTCTTCGTCTGTCCGTAAACAAGCCAGCAGGGCATCAATACAACGATCTGTCTTGCCATCCGTGTGAGTTCCTGATCGGTGAGTTCAGAGCTCAGGCGAATGGGGCATACCAGATTTTCGATCGGACGGTTGGACCAGATCTTATCGTTGTAGGCGAGCGGTAAGGCCACCGCGTCAGGGTCCTTGCACAAGTCGAACTTCTCTTGCAGGCGAAGTCGGGTCGTCCTGTCTAATTCTGCCTGACCGGAAACCTTCCCGGACAAAGATGACAGGAACACGAGACGTTTGGTGCGCCGGGGGAGTATATGAAAGAGGACCCTCAGCGCTCTGGAACGGAATCTCTTGTTGGGTTGGTTCATGTCGTAAAACGTTTGAACGAAAAGTTAATCATCTTACTTGGCCTTTTTCTTACCCGCTTTGTTCAAGCGGAGATTGGAGTAGTAACCACAGTAAGCCCCGACGTCATCATTACTTTGGATAACGGTGAAGTAGCGGAAGACACCCGGCGATTCTTCCCACGACAGCATCGTGACTTTCGGCACCGATTCTTCAACACGCTTCAGGCCATTGCGATCGGGAAGATCGATGCCGAAGGTGAGAATCGTTGGGAGGACGTGCTCGACGCCATTCGAATCGCGGAAATTAGCGTCAACAGAGATCGAAGCTACCCCAGGCTTGATCGACGCTAAAAGCTTCGCTACGTGTACGTCCTGCTTCTTCTTCTGGATCACGGACGCTTCATATAAATGAGGCGTAAGATCGGTAATCGTGAAGCGTTTTGCTTCGTCTTTACCATCCAGGAAGTCGTTCATCCACATGGCAACGTTGTTCATTGCCATGACCGCTTCAAGGGCCTTCTTGGGCGGTTCGATGACTTCGGTGACGATCTGTTTATCAGCCGATACCATGCTGTTGCTGTGGCTCACGGGCTGGTAGACCGAGAAGGTTCCGTATTCCGTGAACTGCTTGAAGACCATCGGCTTGAAGAAGGTGCTCAGGTGAGCGACCACCATCTCGTTTGCTTGTTCGCCGTTCTCGCAGTGGAACTCGATCAGCTTCTCGATGGACTCGATTGGCTGTGCAAGTTTCAGCACGGAGTACGACGTATCGGACAGGCGCTTGCCGAACAGGCCCAGGTCCTTGTCTACTGCACCCATGTAGTAGGTGCCGGGAACGTGATTCGAATGATCACCGTTGAAGAACAGCTTCTGATGGACCATGAGCGGATGCTTGTCCACTTCGCCCATCTTCCAATAGCCAGTTGCTTCCGAACGCTTGATGATGGGTTCTTTCATGCCAGCAACGGTCATGTTCTTGCCCAGGTTCGCGTTCATGTCGGCCATGACGTTACCCATGAAGATCGAATGACCCTTCAGCCACGAAGCGTGGATGTTAAAGTCTTTCATCTCGTTCTTCAGACGCCAGGCACGTTTCCACAGCTCGACGTTCTTGATGGTCTGGCCATCGCGACGGCACCAGTTGTTCTTTGCCCACAGCGGCAGCACTTTGTTCCAGCCATCGAGCGTGTATTCGCTATCCGCATAGATTTGGATTGTGCGAATGTTTTCACGCTGGCAGTATTCCAGCGCCATGATGAGAGCGCAGAGCTCGGCCACGTTGTTGGTGGTACGCAGGCCAGGTTCGTCGATTGGTGCAGGACCGAAGCCGTCCAGATAGAACAGCGGAGTTACTTCCTGGGCTTCCATGAAACGATCGAGAATGCTGATCGTCTCTTCGTTCATGTAACGCTCGTCCAGGCTTTCGTAAGGGTTCCCACCCTTACGATGAGCGTCCAGCATCGTCTTCTCGACGTAGCCTTCATTGGTTACGTAGTAGTCGGCGTTGCCGCTACCTTTCTTGGGCGCCTCCAGCGAATACGCATAGCCGTGGAATCCCCAACCACCGTCACCGGGATTAGGAACGCACGAACCATCCGTATGCAGGATGATCGCATCGATTTTTTGTTCACTCATTTTGAAGTCCGTTGTAATAGGCCATTGACAATGAATAGGTGTCAGGCCTAAGTTTTTATCGACAGTCTTCTACGAGACGTCGTGTTTTCAGAATAACACCTTCAACCACATCGATGTGTTTCTCGAGATCGTCGATATGCTTCTTGATGCGCTTGTCCATTTCTGCTTCGCTAAGATCCTTCAGTTCTTCCGCCTTCAGTTTCGGACGGTTAGGATATCGAGGCATGTTTTCTTTAGTGCACATGTCAATGACATACGCATGGTTCTTCTTAACAATGATATATTGTTCTATTTCCTTGGGCTCTTCTTTTCGTGGAACGTACATGCACGAGGTCAAAAGGAGCAGGACGATGAAAACGATTAGTTTCTTCATTACGAGGTATCCAGCAAAAGCGAATGTAAGGGGAAGGCCACGATTAGCCTCCCCCTTCGTCATTCTTCGTATTTACTAAAGAAGTCCATGTAGGCCTTCTTTCTGTCGTTCTTGTCTTCCGGAATCTTTTCAGGGACGGCAGGAAGCTTCTTTGGACGGTGCCTCTTCTGAGGCTTTTTAGTTTCTGGGACTTCTGGAGCAGGTGGGTCCGCTTTAGGCGGCTCTGGGCGCTTGACCTCCACCGGAGGATCGGGCTTCTTCACTGCTGCTTCGAGTTCCTTAATTCTCTTCTCCAGTCGTTGCACATTAACTGCATCGACGGACTTCTCTAGTTTGATGTGTTCTTGTGACAGTTGGTAAAATCTTGGGATGATCAGGAAGAGCGAAAAGATCAATCCAGAGACAAAGAAGAGCAAGAACACCTTCTTCTTCTGAGTCCTCATCCCCTCTTTCAGAGATAACCCGCCTAAGACCAGTTCTTTAAGGAAAGGCCAAACGAGCCGAAAGATGTACATTGCTGCAGACATGCAGAGGACCTCTTATCAATTTTATGACGGTTCTGTGTTCCTCATGTATTTTACCACCAAGTGGTGGGAAAAATAAAACTTTTTTAACAGATTTATTTTACCAGGCGTGCCATGGACATTATCAAAGGCTTTGCTCTGAATCGCAATTTCATCAATAACACCCCAGGTGTTGTTGCTGATATTGGCGAGTTGTCGACTAAGGGCTTCACGTTCGTCAAGGAACCCCGCGTTTATTCCTCGCAAACATATCCCACAATATCACTGGTGCACTTCCCTTCGCCGGGTAGTGGTGTGGGCACGTCCGCTTCGATTCCGGATGCCCAGAAAGACCATATCCTGAAGGTCATCAACAAGATTTACGAGAAGTCGGCCAGTGCAACCATCGTGTTCGCTCCGGGCGCTTTCATCGAATACCTGTTGGCTCAGATGGGTAATGAAGTCGCCGACATCACCGTCGGAGGCGTCGTTGCCAATGGCAACTACTCGATCATCGAATGGATCCAATGGCGTAACACGGCAGGTAGCGCCGGTAACGTCAACAAGATCTGGTTCTCGAATGCGGCATTCGAAGGCCAGTTCGACGAATACGAAATCACGGTCATTCCGCCGTTCCTGCCCCCGAATCAGTTCTTCGGCCAGCCTGCTGAAGTCAAGTATCTCCTGGGCAACCTGAGCTACTCGCAGGAAGTGGAAAAGATTCAGGACGCCCGCGGCAAATCGTCCGAGACCATCCTCTGGGGTAATACGTACAACTACGTGAACCCAGTGAATCAGAATGACAAGACGCCTGCGAAGTTCACCTGCCTGATCTACGGTATGGCAGGCAACAACATCGACCTGATCAAGGACGCGATCGTTCAGTACCTGCTGGCGAACTCGACCTACACTCGTGACCAGTGGAAGAACATCCTGCCGGATCTTTTTCTGCGGACTGAATTCCTGATCTTCCCGCAGTGGGAACGTATGGCGATCGAGAATGTGGTCGGCAGCAACAACGGCATCTTCTCGCCGGTCGTTGACCTGACCGCGATCATGAACAAGCTGGTGGTCGAATCGGTCGAATACGACGAGACTCACGTCCGCACCAACGGCCAGGCATTTACCTTCCCGTACATGTCGGTTGCCGCTACCTCGATCGGTCACATCGAAAACCGCGATGGCAAGAAGAAAATCACGGATTGGTATCCGGACTACTTCTTCGTGAACAATACGAACGCCGACTTCAACCGCATGTCGCTCACCACTCAGGAATGGGTACTGATGATCATGGAAATGTTGAAGATCGCCCGCGACCTGACCACGAGCTCCACGATCCCGCAGGGTTACTCCCGCGTTAAACGTGGCACCCGCCTCTTCCTGGCCAAGAGCCACAAGAGCGTCCAATACCTCGTGGCAGCGCCTGGTACCTACTAATGGCGAACGAACTCTTGCCATCGATTGGCATGTCGGGGCAATGGAAACTCAAAGCCCCGTTTGACACCAAGATCGTTGCGAACCTCACCTACACTTGTAAAGAAGTCCGCAAGCTGGGTGCGATGATTGCAGCGGGTGTCGATGCCTTCGAAGAATTCTACGTTCCAAACGAAATCACTCGTGACGTGTACGACCAACACGTCGCTAGCGATATCTCGGTCATCACTCTGTCCTCTTCGTCTGGCAACTGGATTAATGTCCCGACGCCTTACCTGGATGGCTGGCCCAATGCTAACGTAATCCCTTACGTTGTCGTTGGTCTGATCGCTGATATCGGTGCATTACCCAACACGATTGATCCGACATTCCTTGCCGAGAAGGTGAAGAACACGATCATGAGTTCCCTGGGTCATGAACCCCAGATCACTTTCGTTGCTCTGTCGGAAGTCACCAACATGCCTTTCGATGAGCACGAAGCTCTGGAGAATCTCCGTATGTCGAACATCGAGGACGACAACACGGATTACTCCCGCCGTATCAAAGCCGAAGCTGACCTGGCAAAAGCGCGCGCAGAAATTGCCGCACTCCAGCAGTTCATCATCGACTCGGGTGTACCAATTCCAGTTGTGACCGGATAAACAAAAGACATACCTATCCTGCCCTCGCGGGCAGGATAGGATTATGTTCGTTTAGTACAGAGTCGAGATTGGAGTAAAGTCAGAAACAGCCAAGCACTTGTTATACAAGCGAATTCGATCCATATTACCGTTGATGCCAGAATAGCCAGGGCCGCCATTTCGAGCATCGTAATAATTACCGATGTACAGGTTCGAACCGAAGCCGATTGCCGAGTTATAAATCTCAGTCGATGTTCCAACAAGCTTACCTCCCAAGAAGAGGTAGACCTTGCCGTCCTTACGGCCAACGGCATGATGCTGCCATAAACCATTCGCAGCACGCATGGTTGCCTTGACGAGTGTCCTGGACGAAGTGCCGCCGTCAGTAACGTTCAAGATCGGATAGAGATCCGACAGGCCCCAGAAACTCATACCGCCTGCGGCAGTAAAGGCACCGTAAGAAAGGAAGACGTTATTGCCGCCGGTGAATGTATAGTTGCCCTGACCGTTGCAGAACGCCCAGGTTTCGAACCAGAAGTCCCCAGGGAAATTCAGTTCGGCGGATCGTGGCGTATACAGACTACCACAAGCTGACGAAGGCTGTTGCGACTGAAGGAAGCTCTGCGTACCGTTGATTTTTCGTGCAGTCGACAAACTAACGTCAGCAGCCTGGATCGTTCCGTAGGTACGTGCCGTATTAACGGAGTCCTTCCAGGAGGCTCCTTCAAAGTCCATCGCCAGGACAGCTCCGCTGTCGCCGTACGAAAAGCCCTTCTTTTTCAAAAGGTTAGATTCAAGCATAGAGTATTGCTCCTTAGATTTCATAGGATTTCGCGTAAATACGGACATAACCATCCTACCCTTTCGGGTAGGATGGAAACGTGTCAGTTTAACGTGACGTGTTCATTGAACACCGTATTCGATGGCAGCATCAGATTGTCAGTACTGAGCACGCAGGTTTGTGCCAGACTACTCAATGCGCCGTGGTTCGATTCGTAGTGGGAGACCATGAAGATCTGACCATACGCATCTTCGTCGATCAGCTTCTTGATGAAGTAAATCGCACGTTCACGGTGCACGTCGTCGAATGCTGCTTCGAACTCGTCAAGGAACAACGGAATATGCCCCAAACCCAGTTGCCTCAAAGCACAGATCCGAAACGCGAAGTTGAAAATGTCGACGATCGATTCCGATCCCTCGTTCACATCCTTCTTCGGTTTCTCGCCCTTGTTCATCGCAAACGGGAACTTGTAATCCATATCCGCTTGGCCATCCTCCATGATGAACGGAAGGATTTCCAACGGGTATGACCAGACCGATCCGACCACTCGGTTCATACGTGAAACGAAGACGTTTACGAAGCGATGAAGACCTTCCGCAATCGCCCCACTCGTCGGCGATAATGCAATGTGTGCCATCTTCGCCACTCGTTCGTTCATGATTGCTTCGTCCAGCTGATACTGGATCTCGTCCACGATCTGCTGCTGGCTGGTCAGTTGCGCTAATGCATCTTCCTTCCGTGCCAGTTGAGTTTGAAGGGAAAGGATCAGTTGCCACAAGGCCTCCTGGAAACGGCTATACACATAGCCCTTGATGTGATCTTGGTGAACGCCATGTGCACTGAGCATCTTTTCGTGCAGTGCTGCAACACGATTGCTCTGTTGGATCAGGTTCTCGACGTCGGCCAGTTCTTCCGTCAGGCCTTTCAGCTTACGAGTCTGAACGCCCATCTTCTCTTCGATACCAGACATTTCGGTTTCGATGGATTCGAGAGTATCAGCGTCGAGATTCTTTTTGAGCTCGATCTGTTCTTGCGCAGATTCCAAGATCTTCTTCTGCTTGGCGATCTCGACTTGATGCTCGATGTCGCTTTGCATAGTGTAAAGCTCGGCTGCCACACTGCCCGGATATTGTATCAGGCGATTGTTCTGCGTGATCTCGTTAAAGTAAGCACGAAGGTTCGGAGCGGAACGCATCATGTTGATGACGTTGCGATAGGCGTCAGCATACTCGGTGTATTCCGCCATGTACTTCGACTCATCGCTGATCCGCTGGACCAGATTGTCCGAATCTTCCTTCAACTGAGCCAATACCGTTTCGGCTTTCTTGATATCGTCTTCCGACGCTTTCGTGGTCCAGGAATGCGAGCATTGCGGGCAAGTGATCGAATCTTTCTGGACGTGATCGCGACGATGCTCGATATCGGCATTTAAACGCGATATGCGGGCCTGTAGGGCCGTGTACTGGCCCGAATGCTGAGTGAGTCGAGCCTGAGCCATCTCGGCCTTCTCGCGCGTATAAACACCGTCGTTGGAAGGCAGGCTAGAAATCTTGTCGTAGAGCTCGTGATAGATTTCTTTCAGCGTAGCCGCCATCTGGACCGCGTCGAACTCGATCCGGACATTAGGAAGAGCAATGAAGGTCTCTTCATAAGCGATGGTTTCCTTAGCCGTGGTTACCTTGGCTTGGAGTTCAGCCAGAGATTCTGTACCGGCCTTCACCAGCATGTCATACTTCTTCTTGACACGGGAGTGCTCGGTGTACAGGTGCTGCTGCATTTGTTGTGCAGCAGCGATCTCGATCTTGATCACATCACGGCAGTCGAGCAGATCCTGATGGTTATCATGACCCGACGAAGTAATCAGTTCGGTATTGAGCCGATCGATCTCGTTACCGTAACGATCCAGGTCATGCCAGTTCGATTCCAACACTTGCAATACTTCCGGACCTTTCTTGGCCTCAGCATTGCGCATGTCGTAGATCTCACCAATCAGGGCCTTGATATCGTAGACTTCGTTGTTCAGGGTCTTGATGACGTTTGCATCTGCCAGCTTGATGCGTTCATCCACCAGACGCTTCTGCAAGCGCTTGATTGCGCCCTGTGCGTCACGGTGTGCTTCCTGGAGCTTCTTGTAGATACTCATGGCGTAGGTGAAGTCGGTATCGGCCAGTCGAACCAGCCAGTAACGACGACGACCAGGACTCATGGTGGTCAGGAGTTCTTTGCCCAATGCCAGAGCACGGATTTCATTGGTGATGTGGAAATGCTCTTCGACCAGAGCACGGTACATCTCGATCTTACCGTCACCATTCATCTCCACGCCATCGCACATAAAGCTATGATGAGGCTTCGGCCCTTCAAATGACGACGACAGTTCGTAGAACTTGCCGTTGTATTGGATGTCGATTTCTTTGCGACCATTGATACCAAAGTCATCTTTATCGGCAGGCAGTGGCCACATCTCGTTCATGAGGGAGCTCTTACCGCTACCGTTCGTTCCCAGAACCATCTGGAGAATGTACAGCAAATCGGGCGTGTACAGGAAGCGTTTGATTCCTGCCAGGGACATACGGGTGTAGTTAACGAGCAGCAGTCTCGTGATAACCATCTTGCTTTCGGGATTACTCATTGCGTCCTCATGGGTGACGTGCACTTTTACAAATAATACGACTTAGGGATAAAAAATTAGGAACCCACATGGAAGCCTCAAAGTTTCATTTCTACTCATTCGGCACAGTTGCGGCAAATAAACCGCGCCGTGGCCCGGATGGACACATCTGTGACCTCGTTGAAGTCTTCCCGAAAGAGAAGTTCACGATGTCGGCAGGCGAAATCACTGACAACGTTGACAAGATCGAAGTAAAGGGCAAAGATGCTAGCGGTCAAGATCATCAGGGCGAAATCAAAACCAAGCCCTCTCTCACCTGCAAATGGATCCCCATTGGTGAGCCAAACCGAATCACTCCTCCAGACGTCCGACGCGGAGAAGAAGTTATCATCTACCGGTACGCCGACACACAGTTCTACTTCTGGACAACTGCGTTCAACAACCTCCTCCGAAAGCTAGAGACGGTTGCATGGTGGATCTCTGGTACTGATGATGAAACCGAAAGCGAACGTGGTCCGGATAACGGCTACTTCATCGAACTCTCGTCGCATGAGAAGCATCTTATCTTCTCCACCAGTAAAAAGAATGGTGAGGTAGTTCGTTACTATCTGCAATTCAATATGGCAGACGGTAACTTCCTTCTCCAGGATGACCTCGGTCAAACCATTCTGATCGACTCCGTGGCAGGCATCATTGAAGTCACGTCCGAGAACGAGATCATTCACAACACGAAGAAGTACACGATCAACACCGACGAGTACATCCTCAACTGCAAGACCTCTGTGGTCAATGCAAGCGAAAGCGCGACCACGAATACGAAAGCATTCACGGTCAATGCAGACGACAGTTCGACGACTACGACGAAGAACTTCGACGTCACGGCAAGTTCGGGCACCAGCTTCACTACTCCGGATGCGAAGTTCAGCGCCAAGGTCACTATTGCTGGCCTGCTGACTTGGAGCGGCGGCATGAGCGGTTCTGGCTCCTCTGGCGGCGGAGGCGCTTCGGCAACCATTGCTGGCAAGGTTGCCGTTACTGGCGGAGATGTTACCGTCAGCGGCGATGTCACGGCAGGCGGTATCAGCCTCAAGGGTCACGTTCACACGGATCCACAGGGCGGCAAGACTGGCGGACCAAGCTAAACAAAAACGAAAGGCATACACATGGAGAGGGCTCGCGCCCTCTCCATGTGCTTATGTCGTACGGATTTCGATTTGCTCGTCGATGAGCTTCAGGAAGTAACCACCACCGTAGCGCCCAGCATCGCCCAGATACAGAGCGTTGTCCAGTGCCACGAGATCGGTAGTGCCAACCGTCTGGTACATGTAGTTGCGTTTGTAGGTATCATGGCAGCGCATGACCCATGAGCCCGCTTCTTCCTGAGACCAGTACACCTCATGCTTTCCTTCACCCACTACGAGAGGCCACTTGGGTTCCACGTAATTCATGAAGGTATGCGGTACGGTTTGTTCTTCCGGATAAGCCCGCTCGACGACCAGATGCTTGGTATCGACCAGAATCAGGAAGGACTGACTCATGGTGAAGTACTGACGCAGGAACTCTTCGTTCTTGAAGGCGTCCACTCGGATCCAGTCTTCGTTGTCGGTCGTGTGACGCGGATCGAAGTCGCCGAAGTCCAAATGGTTCTTGGATTCGAAGTACCGCTCGAAGAACGGATATTTGCGAGTCTTGAACGTGAGGATCTCGGGACTGCGCAGGAGCAGGTTCTCCGAATCGATCATGACCATGTAACCGCCCAGGATCAGAATCGGAGTCTTGCCACACATGTCGCAGTCTTCGAACTTCAGGTTGACCATGTCCACCTGCATCGTCGTTTCGTCTTTCTCGAACGTCAGATGGTCAGCGGTGATTTCCTGGATTTCCATTTCGCCGAAGGTAGCGAAGGAAAGCAGGCCGATGTAGTTCTGGTTGGACTTCAAACGCGTCTTGTTGCCGTTGACGATGTAGAAGCCCTTGCTGTCGGCGGCAGTGCGGTGGTAGAAACCATTCACATTGCCCAGTACTTTCTTACGGAACGACAGGTAATCGAAACCATCCGGATCGTCTTCGCCAGTGACCACGAGGTGAGGCTTTTGCTCCTCTTCCAGCACGACGCCTTCGCCGACATTGTAGTCGATCGATTGTACGTCGTAACCTGCACGGAATGCATCGCGGAAAACTGCGTTGTTGCGGAGAATAACGGGAGCACCATCGACGGTTGGGAGCGACTTGTTGCCGATAGCCGACAGATAGTCTGAAATCGTACCACTACCCACCTGGATTTCTGCACCGATATCCCAGAGGTTCAGCGTCATTTCGTCGATCTTCGTCGCATGTTTCAGCACGACGTAAATCTGACGGTATTTCGTTAGAAGAGTATTGATAGGATCCGTCGAAATGTCGACTTCTTGCCAGCGTTCGTTGGCACCGGGTTTAACGGCAATTGCTCGGAGAAAAGTATACATAAGACCTCGCTTCTTGACCCCCTGGGGTCAAGAATATTATGACCTCAAAAATAAAGTTTTATCTTATTTAACGGAGAATATCCATGGCTGATCCCGTTGTGAGTTACCCGTTTGACCCCACGGGTCAGGCGAGTACCAACAGAATCGTGGGAGAACCGATTAGCGTCCTGCCTCCCGGCGATCGTCTTTTTCATTATGCGATGCCCAAGTTCGCGCCGTTCTTCGAAGAAGGACTGGTCGTCAAGCTTCGCGACCTGAGTAACAATGTCATAACATTGACGAAGGGTGTCGACTTCTACCTCAGTCACAAGTTCATGGATGCGTCTCTCGCTACCATGCACCCGATCTGGGGCTCGATCTCGTTCCTTCGTCGCGACATCGCTGGTACCCTCATCGTCGACTACAACACGCTCGGCGGTATCTGGACCATCGATTCGGCTACGATCACGGAAATCCTGGTCAACACCATTCGTAATCCGCGCATCACGTCGTGGGAACAAGTGGTGGAGCGTCCAGTCGACTTCCCGGTCATCGATCACGTCTGGAATCTGGACGACATGGTCGGCCAGAAAGAGATCCTGGAAGTCCTGCAAAACTTCTACACCGCATATCTCGTCAGCCTCGATCCGGCATCGGAAGGCGGTGGTGGCGGTATCATCACGGATCACATCAACAACAAGAACAATCCGCACCAAGTCACGGCAGCTCAAGTCGGCGCGTACTCCACCATCCAGATGGATACGAAGCTGGGCGAGTATTTGCCGAAGACCGGTACGGCAGTAGATTCCACCAAGTTCGACGGCATCACCATGGCACAGCTCATGGACAACGTTGCCAATACCAAAGTCCAGAATGCAGTTCATGCCGACAACGTCGATCATGCTTCTACTGCTGGTACTGCGGACAATGCAAGTAAGCTGGAAAGCAAGTCGCTGGCTGAAATCATGCAAGACGTGGCAACTGCAACGGTGGCTAACGCTACCAAGTTCGCAGGCAAGACCTACGCTGAAGCAACTGTTGATATCCTGGCGGGTAAGTCGGCTGACTCGGCTAAACTGGAAGGCAAAACGCTGAACGAGATCATCGCACAGCTCCAGCAATCTTCCGGTGACGCTTCTACGCTTTCGGGTAAGACCCTGACGGCGATCATGAATGACGTCAAGACCACCGAAGTCAACCTGGCACTGCGTTCTGAAAATGCCGACAATTCGAGCCTGCTGGGTGGCAAATCGCTGGGTCAAATCCTCGATGCCGTGGCTGGTACCATTCCTGATCTGGCTCACAATTCCGAACGTGTGTATGGCTATACGTTCGACCAGCTGATCGAGAACTTCCTGCAAAACCCTGCCTACGTTGCCAATCTGGATTATCGTATCGATCTGGTCACGCTGGAAACGGCACCGGTCATCCATACCAACGATGGCGGCAGTCAAGATGCCAACTACCGTTACGTTCGCATCGGCAGCTTCCCGATCCCGACTACCCTGGCACTGAATGGTACCGAGGTATTCGATCCGGCGGCGAAGCAACTGTCGGTTTCCATGTCGCTGATGTTCTACTTCGAAGACCATGTTCATACCCTGCGCGCTCACGCTTCGGTCGTGACGGGTACTCGTACGTTCAACGTGGAGTACTTCTCGGATACGAACCTGGGAACCGATCTGTATCTGGGTATCGATAACTCGGATAGCACCATGAAGTCCGAGGACGGCACCAAGACGGCGAAGAATGCAATTCTCTACGCCAAGATCAAGTCCACGGTAATGCCGCGTGCCTACGGTGCGTTCCTTCCCCTGCAAAACTACTTCGCGTTGGAAGATCCGGATGTGCCTCTGGTCTACGACAGCACCTGCAAAGTCATTAACCCAGTTACCTGGAAAGATCCGGCTGGCGCGGCCAGTGGCGATCAAGTGGAGTTCGATCAGGCAGCTGATTCCCTGAACGCTCTCCTGGTAACTCCAGCGGCGTAAAGAGAAATCATGGCTGATACCAATATCCTCCCACCTTCCCATTCGTTCGATGAGACCGGCGTCTTGCCGGAGAACTACATCGAAAACGAAATGCGTTTCCTTGCGGATCGTACTTATCGTGCAGTGGCTCCTCGTTTCGGCGCTTTCTTCATTGAAGGCTTCCGCATTCGCGATGGCAACGGCAACGACATCCCGAAAAGCAAGTACCAGTACGCACTGTACAACAACACCTTGTCGGCCAAGTGCGGCAAGGACGTGATTGGCGCTATCGTCATCACTGACCCGACCGTGGTATCGCCCATCTACATGGACTATCACTGCGTCGGCGGCCCGTGGGGTGCTTCCAACGAGCGCATCATCGAGATGTTCTACGAGCTGATGAAGGATCGTCCGGTTGCCTGGCCGAACATCCTCGGTAAGCCGGATGCCTACAAGCCCGCTCACCACTTCCAGGATATCGGCGACCTGTACGGTGCTGAATACTTCGTGGAAGCCCTCGAGCGTCTGACCGATGCCATCCTGATGGGTGACTCGGCATCGCACGATGAGATCTGGCGTCGTATGGACGAAATGCGTACTGAGCTCAAAGGCAATATCGACGATCTCAGTAAGGCACTGAACAAACGTATCGACGACACCGATGCAGCCCTGCGCCAACTCGTTGCCGATACTAAGGCCGACCTGACCCAACAGATCGCCAACCTTCGCAGTGACATGAACGCTGCGGACAATGCGATCAACCAGCGTATTACCAATGTGCAAAACACGTTGCAAGGTAACATCGATGCAGTGGCGCGTTCCCTGTCGTCGCACGTCAACGATTGGGGCAATCCACACCACACCAGCTACGGTCAAGTGGGTACCTACTCCACGACCGACATCGATGCCAAAGACAAGGCAATCAAGGACTCCCTCACGAACTATGTGAAGAAGGACACCAACGAGAATCTGTCGCTCAGTATCGCAGGCGGACAGCTCTTTGGTTACGTCAATGGCGTATGGCAGATCATCTGGCCGGCTCAGTGGTCCTAAAATAAAAAGCAATACCTCGTGAAGATATGGTGTCCACCATTCTTAGGAGTCTAACATGAAATCTCAGCAGGCAATCAACGTACTCGCAGCCCTCAACTCGTTTACGCCAGTGCCAGCGGATTTGATGCTCCTCGAGGTATTGTCTTCGCCATACCCTTATCAACAGGGTATGGTTAAAGCGATTCTCGAGGGCGGTAAACAGATCACCCTCGAGAGCGCTGAAGAAATGTGGCCGTATGTTCGTAACGGCTGCCTCAAGATTGAGGGCATGGAAAAACTGAGCCAGAAGCTCTGGGATTTCTGTAACCTCGTCCGCACGGAGCGTGGCCGTTACAAGCCCGTCTCGTGCCACATCTTCAATGCGACTCAAGGTGCTCCCAGTTTTCCGGATCATACCGATCCGGAAGATGTATACCTCTATGTCGTCGGCGGCGAGAAAACTCTCATCGTCGAGGGTAAAGAGGTCGTACTCAAGGCTGGCGATTCGCTCTGCATTCCTGCGGGTACGACTCATCGTGCCGTGAATCACAAAGCTTCCTGCATGCTCAGCATCGGCTTTGACAAGTTTATTCTGGAGAAGCTCTGATGCACAGAACAGTTTATATCAAGACGACGGAAGCCTGCCAGCTGAATTGCAAGCATTGTTTCACTGGCGGCAATGGTCCTGCTCGTACTTTCCTCGACATGGACAAGACCGAGCAATGGATCCGTCGTTTCAATAATGCGATTACGCCCCGTGACGAAGTTCACTTCGAACTGCATGGCGGCGAACCTTTCCTGGCTCCCGTTGACATGCTGAAGCGCTTAACCCGCGCTATCCGTGTCTGGGGTCCTGCATTGCACACGGTCGGCGCCACGACTAACCTCGTGTACAAAATGTCCGACGAGTTGTTCTGGTTCATCAAGAACGATCTCGACAGCATCGCAACCAGCTGGGACAAGGGTATCCGTTTCGAGAATCCTAAGCAGGAAGATCTGTGGCGGACGAACTTGAAACGTCTGATTGACGCTGGCATCAAAGTCGTTCTGAACGTCAGCGTGTCTCGCGCGGTTGTCGAGATGGATCAGGAGGAGCTCGTTAAGTTCCTTCGTGATACCGGTTGCTACAAAGTGCAGTTCGACCGCATCACCCAAAACGGCAATGCCAACAATCACCTGGACCTCTTCCCCAGCAACGCAGAAATCAACCAGTGGTATCTGCGCATGCATGCAGCAACTGAAAAGCTGAATGCTCGGGAATGGTTCTACAACTCGGCACTGGAAGATGTGTATGCCAAGTTCGAGAAAGGTAACTCCTGCTCGGGTACTTTTTGCCGTGACTGCGAAGAGACGATTCTCACGCTGAACGCAGACGGTACGATCGGCGGTTGTCCTAACTCGGCACCAGAAGAATATTTCGGCAACATCGATATGTTGATGCACCAGCTCCATACTGCCCCGAAGCGTATCGACCTGATGACGAAGGAGAAGGTCCGCAACGACCACTGCTTCACCTGCCCGGTATTCAGTTACTGCGGCAGCGATTGTCACCGACTTGAATGGGAAGGCGACGTGTGTGCTTCTCCACGTCAGCTAATGCTCAAGCTTGCCGGTTTGCCGTACGAAGAAGTCAAAATCCCCAGTAAAAAGTTCATTCCTATTAAGGCCGTCTAATCATGGTTGCAATTTACAAAACCGACATGGACCCGTCCGCTCAGGCTTACCTGACGAACGGTGTCAACAACATGGGCGTGTACACGAGTGGCAACGCTCCTCCCAATACGAACACTGGCCGCTTGACCAGCTACAACCGCAATCCGCCGGAAAGCTACCCGTCGCGATATCTGAGCGGCGCCGTCAAAGCGCCTCGGCTGAAAGAGCTGATGATCGCTCTGGCTTCGAACTACTATATGCTGGGTCGTGGCAATTACGGCCTGCGTAATACCGATTCGACCACGAATCGAGAATGGTACACCGGTACCGGTAGCGGTATCTTCGCTCTGTCCGGCGTGAACAACGGTATCGCCGGTGCTGCAGCCGGTGCTCCACTTCCGGCAGTTCCAAGTCCGATCACCCATGCCCGTGCATCGGACATCTACGGCTACGGCTGGGCGCAACTGCAAAGCTGTATCAGTACCGTGAGCGTTGACCTGACCGTCTGCCACAGTTCTTGCCACACCTCGTGCCACGGCTCCCGTGGTCGTCGTTAATAAACACTGAAGGAAACCTCCATGAGCGATAACGAAAACTTTGCATCCAGTACCGAACTGTCGAACATCAGCGAGAAGATCGATTCGATCGATTCCGGCACGAATACCTTCGACAGCAATATGCGGCCGGTCGAGCTTCCTGGTTTCCAGGCAGCATTCAATGCAGCAGTCGAGGCGGGTTCTCCGCACAGCCTGTGCCCGGAAGTCTTGGAACCGATCCCGCACGTCGACATCGACATCGCCGCTACCTATCCGCAGCCCGAGCAGGCAATGATCGAGCGGATCCGCGAACCGAATCCCGGCTATGTTCCTACCGGCGAATCGCTGGAAGGCAAGTCGGCTGAAGAAGTCGTCGCTTCCTGGACCGTTCAGTCAGAAACCGATGGTGCCATGGAAGTCGGCGAAGGCGTGAAAGAAGTTGCCCAGCGCATCCTCGATGAAACCGGCCTGTCGCCGTCGGAACTGATCGCCAATTCGAGCGTCGCGGACAACAATCCGCCGGAAGTTCTTCGTGACGAAGAAGGCAAACCCATCAAAGTCACCATCAGTGTGACGGATCTTTCCGAAGTGATCCACATGCCGGTCCCGGCAGAAGACACGTCGGACATCAGTGACTTCGAACTGAAGGAAGAAGAAGCGGCGGCAGCATTGGCCATTCGCCAGCAGTTCACCGACAACCTGAATATCGAGCGCGGTATCGATCTGACTGAACCGCACGTCCTCGACGACGCTTTCGATCCGGAAAATCCCGAGCACATGAAAATGCTCGAAGAAGGCTTGGCCAGCGGCGCCATTGCCGATGCGAACAAGATCATGGAAAAGCCGGAAATGATCAGCCTGGAAAACGTCCGCGAAACCGTGGTGCCGATTCCGACGGATCTGATCCGCGAGTTCTTCACGAACAAGGGCCTGTACTACCTGATCGACTATCGCGAGTCCAAGCTCAAGGGCGGTGCTTTCCTGACTTACTTGACCAACCTGAATGTTCCGGCCGATCTGCGCTTCAGCGCGGTTCTCGAGTACGAAGAGTACGCCGAGCTCATGAAGGCTTACATGGATCAGCGTTCGGTGATCAATTGCCCTCTGCTGCACGTCATGGCCGCGGAACTGCTGCTGTTCGCAAAGGGCCTGCCGCACGAGCGTTCGCCGTATGTAACACCGGTGCCGAAAGCTTCGTTCCTCATCCGCTTCATCGACGAGAACAAAGAACAGATCGGCAAGTGGCTGCACTTCATCGACTCGACCCAGGTTTTCGCCCTGTCGGCCATCAAAGTCCTGAACGGCTATTATAAACCGAAGGAGTTCTTCGAGAACATCGATGACAAGGAATACGTCGGCAGCAACATCGCCCAGCTGTATCGCATCCCGGAATTCATCGCGTACTACTTCGCCCTTGAAGGCGCCGAGTACAAGCTGTCGTACTTCACGCAGCAGTACGAAGAGTACATGTTCAAGAACGAACGCCTGGCCAAGTACTTCCGTTCGCCCCACAACTTCTCGGCCCTGATGTTCGAGCACATCGCCCAAGGTACGATCAAAGCCAGTGACATCGGTTACGGCCTGTTCGCCATCGGCGTGTTCGCTCCGGAAGCAGGTATCGCCGAGTTCGACGCATCGGCCAAAGCGCCGGCATAAGGAAACGTCATGCTCAATTTGTTCGATCGTGTCTATATGCGGCACGATAACGTCTTGATCCGTGGTCAAGGCCAGCGCAAGCTGATCATCACGCCCAAGACGAAAGAAACCGCTTACGTCGAAGGAAAGACCTCGCAGATCGAAATCGGTCTGATCGGTGTCTACGAGAACCTGGCTGAATGCGAAGCGTTCTACGGCGATCGCGATACCATGTGGGCTGTTCTTCGTCAAACCAAGTCGAAGGTCATCATTATCGCCGACAAGTGGACGTTTGCGGAACTGATCATTCAGTACTGGAAGTCCATCTTCAAGTCGCCGACGGTGGAAAGTCTCTTCGCGTTGTACGAAGTGATGATCAACAACGAAAATCTGCACACCATTCGTCCGATGGAAAAGCGCGTCAATCAGTACTCGGCCGATTCTCCGGATGAAGCCATCGTCAAGCTGACGCCTGCCGCTTTCAAGGAAGTGTTCGACAAGGTGGAAGGGTCGCCTGTCCTGGAAACCCTGGAGCTGAAAGAACTCCCGTTCGAGTACGCTTTGATGGCCTATCTGGTTGACGAAACGAACCCGACTGCACGGAAGGTCCTCTTTCCGAAGGTCGACAAGATCGTCAAGGACAACATCGTGGCGCAGCTCATTGGCAGTCGTGACGAGATGCTCTACGAGTCCCACAACTACTACCTGATCGACGGTAAGGAAAACGAAGTCCCGATCACCGATCCGATCGCGTACATGAAGAACCATCCAGCCCTGTCGTGGGTCCTGGACGATGTCTTCCAGTACGGGCAGGAAGAAGAGATCCTTGCCAAGTACGGCCTGGAAAAGATCAAGCTGTTCATTCGTGTGGTGGGTCGTATTCTGTTCGAAAACGATCTGATGTTGGTCGCCATCGACTTCATCCGGAACAAGCAGTACGCTGAACTGATCGCGCACGACATCGGCGATCATCGCGGCAACTACTTCGGCACCCATGCTTATCAGCGCAAGATCAACAGCCTGTTCGTGTCCTACATGTACCAGCTCAAGCGGCTGAACCTGGTGGACCAACTGGCCCAGTACCAACTGCGTTAAAGGCGTAGTCCCCAGTCACCCTCACGGGTGACTGGGTCTTATGCTGTCGATTTAAAATCTATTGCTCGCCTTACTTTTTTGAACCGAATATCCCTTTAGGAAACTCTATGAATCAGCCATTCAATTCTGACCTGTCTTCTGCTGCAACGATTGCAAATGCAACCGGCTACCATCTGAGCCTGAGTCTCGAATGGCTGTCGGGATGTCAGTTTAGCTGCAAGGGCTGCCATGTGAACAAGGAGAACGGGGTTCCTTATACTCCTACTCAAGTGAACCATCTGGCCCGTTGGCTGGAGGATATGAGGTTCAAGGGCGGTTATACGCCAACGATCGTGTTCTTAGCTCCGACAGATTTCCTGGTTGCTGACAACATCGTGAAAATCTTAACGAACATTCACGCATATGGGATTCTGGCTCAGTTCAAGCGACTGTCGCTCCAGACGACGTTCCTCAACATGGATCAGGCCGAGACCATCGCCAAGATTCTTAAGCTGCGTTATTCGCACATGGAGCTGGAACTGAACTTCATCATCGAGCCAGAGCAGGTGGAGAATGAGAAGTATCTGGACCGAATCAAGGAGAACCGCGCCAAGATGCTGGAACTCCTGGACTGGAAGAAACACGTAGCGTCATTCGCAATCATGAACGTCTACGAGTACGACCGGGTTAAGAAGAACAACGTCAAAAAGATCCTGGCCGATTATCAGGCACTCCACCAGCGTATCAAAGAGAAGTTCGATTCCACAATCGACTTCAATTTCTCCATGACCCGTAACTCCTGGTGGTCGGGCGAAGACATCAAGGAAGCGGTCCAAAGTGTCAGCCGTATCTTCGATGCTGGCGTAAGCCACGAGATCAACCAGACCATTCGATTCTCCTTCGGCAAGCTGGAAGACTCGGCTATCGAAAAACACTACAACTGGCATCAGGGAAATCTTTACGTATCGCCCATGATCTATGAGCGGATTGCTTCCTTCGATGACCGACTGAAGGTGCCTTACGGCGGTGTGAAAGCAACCGAGGACTTCGAGCTGAAGCTCATGATCGATCAGTATCATTGGTCCGAGAAAGACGTGCCGTGCAAGGGCTGTAACTATCAGGCTTCCTGCGTGGATCGAAACGTCCTGACCTTCATGAAAATGAACGACATCAAAGAGTGCATCATCGCAAAGAAAGCACTCGACGCCATTAACGTAATCTAAACCGAGAATATCATGAACCAAGAAGGCTTCCTGCAAAACGTCCTGGCAAGCAAGCTGCCTGAATCCTCAGAGATCGAACATCATCTGTTCGAGTTCTGCAACCTGAACTGCTCCTTCTGCGGTCAGGATCACAAATCCACCGTGGGCATGGATTCGATCATCGATAAGGCATATCAGACCGTCGACTTCATCATGCGTTCGCCGTTAAAAATGCACACCATCAACGTGATGGGCGGCGAGATCTTCAACGACGGCATTGGCGTCGATGTCTTCCTCCAGTACTTCGAGTTCTACGAGATCATCCGTAAAGCTTGTGCGGACCTGAAGGTTGACTTCCAGATCAACTGGGTGACGAACCTGGTGTTCAAGGAGAACCGCGAGATGGTCGATCTCCTGATGGAGAAGACTTCGATGCATTCCCGCATCTCGACGTCTTACGACTTCGCTGGTCGTGGGTTGAACCTGAACAAGAAGATGTTGTTCGAGTACAACCTGCTGTATTACAAGAAGTACATCGGTGTGGTTGGTTTCGTTCTGACCGCTCCTGCCATCCGTAAGCTGATCGCTAACAAGGATCGCTTCTTCCGCGACATTCTCTACGGCAACTATCCGTTGTACTTCGACTGGTATGTGCCGGAGAAGACTGCTGAGAAGATGATGCCGTCTGAGCAGGAGACACTCGATGGACTCCTCTTCATCGCCGACAACTATCCGGAAGTCGAACCAGTCAAGAGCCTCTTGCAGAACAAAGAAAACAAGATGACTTGCTACTCGCTGAACAAGACCACCATCTTGCCAGACGGGAAGGAAGTCAAGTGCCGTTACATGGAATACGACAAGTCGGATTTCCAGAACGACATCGACTACAGTTCGAACGCCAACATCATCACGGCGCATATCGAACGTCACGACTGCATGTCCTGTGAATGGTACGAGAAGTGCCAGTTCCGCTGCTTCGTAAACGCAGACTGGGGCAAACTCGAACGCCTCCCGGAATGCCTGTTCAAAACCTTTTTCGAAAAGACGAAACATCTCCATGGATAAGAATCAAATGCTGTCTTTCCTGGCCTACCTGGTTTTGTATTTCCTTTACAAAGCCATCGTGGGCTTTATCAAAGGCATCTGGAAGTCGGCGAATTGGACGAGATATATTCCTCGGTCCGGCCGGAAGCTCTTCAGTCGAGCACTTCCGATCCTGCTGCTGTTCGTGGTGGTCAATGTGGTCTTTCATCTGGCCGCCAATCCGAAAGACATGTTCGCTTACTATTCGATGGTTTGCTTCATGCTCTCTTTCGCCTGGCTTTGGACGATCGATGAATACGATCTCTCGATCAAAGACATCTTCAGCATGGTGACCTTCGGCATCGGCTGCATTCTCCTCCATCTTCATCCTCTGTTCTAAATACAAAATGGTCAAGCTCACTATCATCGTCGCACGCGCCTTGAATGGCGTCATCGGTAACGGCAACAAACTCCCGTGGAACATCCCGGAAGACATGAAACACTTCAGGACCTACACCAAGGGCAAGCCGGTCATCATGGGCCGTCTGACTCACGAGTCGATCGGCATGGTCCTGCCTGGCCGCATGAACATCATCGTGTCGCGCAATCCCGACTATCGCGTCGAAGGCGCGGTCGTGGTCAATTCCCTGCCAGCTGCACTGGAACTCGTGCACGAACTGCCGGAAGCCGTTCTGATCGGCGGCATGCAATTGTACGAATATGCGCTCAATGAAGATCTGGTCGACAAGTGCGTAGTCACCCAACTCGAAGATGCCTACTCGGGCGATGCGTTCTTCCCGGCTCTCGACGAAACCAAGTGGGAGCCTGTCATGAGTCAGCAGAGCTTCCCGAGCTGCGGCTTCACCATCATCGATTATCGGCGGCGTAAAGCGTCATGAAAAATTGCGATCCGAACGTGTTGTTCGTTCTGGTGCCGTGGGCCTTCATCATTTTGGTCGTAGGCCTTTACGGTTGCTTCATTTTCCATGCAAGGAAAGAAAGAAAACGCTATGAGCGCTCCTGCTTTAATCATTAAGCCAACAGAAGCGTGTAACTTCAAGTGCACCTTCTGTTCGAGCACCGACATCCAGGGCGATTCCCCGAACCTGGATCTCGAGTACATCCGACAATACCTGCAGGCTTTCCCCAGCTGCCCGACGATCATCATTAATGGCGGCGATCCGCTCATGATGAAGCCGGAGTACTACTGGAAGATCATCCACATGCTGGACGAGATGGGTCTCGCAACCACCCTGTCGTTCACCACCAATCTCTGGGCTTTCTACAAGAAGCCGGAAATGTGGGAGAACCTGTTCCTGAGTCCGCGTGTAGGTGTCGCTACTTCGTTCCAGTACGGCAATGCTCGCCTCAAGGGCGACCTGACCCCGTACACGGAAGAAGAGTTCTGGGCTGTTTCCGATCTGTTCTTGAAGCGCATCGGCTATCGTCCCGAGTTCATCGCCGTCATCACCAAGGAAAACGAAGACACGGTTATCAAGACCGTGGAACTGGCCAAGAAGATGGGCGTGGTCTGCAAAGTAAACTACGCCATGGCTTCTGGTCCAACGACAGAGTTCAAGGGCATCAAGATCGGTAATGCCGACAGCACCTACGTGTTGGCCGACATCTATCAGAAGTACATCGAGATCTACGAAGCGGGCCTGGCCGAGTGGGAACACAACACCAAGGTCATGATGACGCGGCTGATCGGCGGCTTCTCGATCTGCCCGCAAGCACGTAACTGTGACCAGCATATCCGTGCCTTGCAACCCGGCGGCAAGTACTACAGCTGCGGTGCATTTGGTGACGACGGCCTGTATCCAATTGACTTCCAAACCGAAGTGATTAAGAACAAAGGGAAGTTCGTCGAGATGCCTCTCCAATGGCAACCGGAACTGCAAAGCCTGAAGACGGCCTGTTTCGAATGTCCGATGTTCGAAATCTGCAACGGCTGCCGTAAGACGACTCATGACCTGAAGCGTCTGGGCCTGGTGGAAACCCATTGCGCCAAGATGAAAACCCTGGCTCCAAAGATCATCGATATCAACGGCCTGACCGGTAAGGTCGAACCCACTCCGTATGTGAAGGAGAACTAAATGCATGATCCAGTCGTGCAGTTCTTCAAGGACAACATAGCGAGGCTTGATCCGCTGTGTTGTAACTTCTCTTTCGTCAACGGAAGGGCGGAAGAAATAATTTACAACATCGATGGCAAATATCCTGAGATTTATCGCGCCATGTTTGACGCGGTAATGGAGGACCATTTCCCGGATATCGAAAGGGAACGAATCGAAGCGGTTAGTTTCCAGCAAGCAGATGGCGGACTGTATCAGGAAGACAAGTTCCTGGTCTCTGTCGACAATGCCAAGATGGACTGCTTCCTCTATCCCGAACTGAACTGCTTTAATCCGTTCCTGTTTTACGGCATCAATTCGGGCGTCGATACGAAGAATCGCTCCTGTAAGTTTTATGACCTGGATACTACGGCATACACTTGCATGGAATGGCCGTCGTTCATCCAGCTGTTCGACAAGTACGGTGCCGGTGTCGGCATTAAGCCCGATATCGTAGGGATCTACTTCCTGTCTCACGAATACCAAAAGGTAATCGATTGGGTAGGACTGCCTGATCCGGTTCCTGCTGAACTCAAGGATGTGATCCTGCCCAAGGCTAGCATCCACAACTTCGGCCTGACGTTCAACATCAAGACGAAAGAAATGGTCAAGCTGAGTTACTTCTTCTACAACGACCAATATCGTGAAGACGTCATGCCGTATCTGAAGGAAAGAAATGAAACCGTTTAATTCGGCCGAAATGATTGGTGACTATCTTGGCAAGGGTGGTTACCATTTCAATGCGGAAGCAGTACTGAAGGATTTCGATTACAAGTGCTTCCTTCCGCGCAACCGTGCTTACGGCGAGCATGAAACACTGAACTCGGCCATCAAGCTGAATTCGTACAGCCTGTACCAAATCAACCAAATCCGCGATCTGACGCACCGCATCAGTACGGAGTACTTGTCGGACTTCCGCCACCACATCTTCTATCACGACTTCTACGATATCGTTTACCCGACGTCGAAGAACTGGCATTACGATATCGAAGACATCCTGGACTGGAAGGGCTACAACGCTGTCCTGAACTGCTACTTCGAAGACACGTCGCCTGAAAACGACGACATCGCGGTAACGTTCACGCCGTATGACGATGCCATCGTCGACACGCAGAAGCAGCGGGATTCCGACCTGATCTACGTGAAGAAGAACGACATCGTCCTGATCAACCAGACCCGTCGTTTCCTGCATCGCGTGACCGATGATCACCAGCGCCGTCCTATCCTGATGTTCGCCATCTCGTTTATGGACTTCCCCGCCGACCTACCGTTACCAGGCTAAAATCATGAAAGATAGCAAAGTCATCAACCTGTCGGTTAACCCGACTTACTTCTGTAATTTCCGTTGTGGCTTTTGCTATCTGACGGAGGAACAACTTTCCGATCAGAAACGACTGGGCTTGGACGTCCTGAAACAACGCATCGAAGAAATCCGCGAGGCCGGTTACGAGATCGGCCATGTGGACCTGTACGGCGGCGAGGTGCTCTTGCTGCCTTACGAATATCTGTTGGCTGCCAAGGTACTCATGCGAGTCGAAGGTGCGCAGGACATCGAGATCATCACCAACCTGTCGACTTATCGTCAAGAGATCCTCGATGACCAACGCTTCGGTATCTCGGTAAGCTACGACTTCGAGCATCGACAGCAGGCCGATCATGTTTGGAAGAACATGATGAAGATGACCCGTCCCTTCACGGTTCTGACTCTGGGTATTCCGGAACTCCTGAAGAAGGATCCCATCGAATGCATCGAACAGCTGAACCTGCTGTCGAACTGCCATCACTGGGAGATCAAACCTTACAGCACGAATCAGGCGAACCAACTGCCTTTCAAGTATTCGGACTACGAAGCCTTCATCCAGAAGGTGATCGATTACCCGAATAAGAACTTCGAGTTCCTCAACGAGGTGGCTCTGAAGATGGCCCACTACGGTGACGCCAATCCTTATTCGGACGACCACGTCTACATTACGCCGAGTGGCAAATTCGGTGTTCTGGAATTCGACAAGAACGACAACGAGTATTTCCTGGAGCTCGACTCCTTCGGCAACTACCTGGACTGGACCTTGCTTGAGAAATCGCGCGTTCTGTCCAATGCATTCTGCGGCTCCTGCAACTACAACGGTCGCTGTATCTCGGAGCACCTGCGTGAGGTCAAGTCCCTCGACGACAGCTGTAACGGGTTCCACAATCTGATACAGTGGTACGAGAAGAAACTATGACTCAACTTTCTGTTGACGAACCCTGGCATACGCCAGTCGGTAAATGGAACTACGCCCAGCGAATCGGCCATCTTCAGCTGCTGGATGAGGTAATGCAGAATCCCGACATCATGAAGGATGTGAAGGTCGGGTCTCTGCGTATCTCGGATCGCCGGGAACAGTTCCCCAACTTTTACAACTTCATCGATACCGAACTGACCGCAGCATTCAGGCAGTATCTGTTCGACTGTTACAAACACACTCCGACGGAAGTAACATGGTCAGCATGGGTTCATGTCTGCCTGCATGGCCAAGGTCTTGTGCCTCATTACCACATGGGCGATGAGCATCTGACCTCGATTGTCTATCTGACGGAGTCGAAAGCGAATTTGGTTCTTCGGGATCCTCGCGCCAACATGGTTCGCAATTGGCCCCAAGAAATCCTGAAGGATCATTACAAAGATTACGAAATTCATCCAAGAGTCGGTGACTTCGTTATGTTCCCAACCTTTATCGACCATTACGTAATGGCGACTGAACCGGACTTCCGTGTATCGGTTGCCATTGACTGGTGTTTTAAATGACAACTCTTAACTCAAGCGCATTCCTCGCTGACTTCCTTACCAAAGGTTTCCACTGCTTCAATGCGGCGGACTTTTTACAACTGTGCCCGATCGAGAAGTTCCAGACCGTCACCGTCAAGCACGCCGACAACTGCTTTCATGCGGAAGGCCATGAATTTCATAACGAGATCATGACGTCGGCAATCAAGGGCCTGATGTCGATCCTGACTGGCAGTGTCTTGTACGAGTTCGATGCTTCGCTGGCATTCGACTTCTTCGCCGATAAGCCGAACGATCATGTCGTGAAGTTCCACAGCGATGCACAGTACGCGATGCCTGGACAGAATGCCACGATTAATTGCTTCTTCGACGACACTGATGAGACCACGGGCGGCCGTTTCGATATGTCGCCTTACCGTGAAGACATCTTCGGCAAGAGCGACGATGTTCCTGGAATGGCCTCGGTCTATCCGAAGATGTACGACATCATCATCTTCAATCAGAATCGGAATTTCCTGCATAAGGTGACATCGGCAAATTCGCGGCGCCGGATGATCTCCTTCGCCTGCACTTTCCATGACATCAACCCACTTCATCCGAACTGGGTGCCAGCATGATCGACGTCGGCGAGTTTATTACTGAATATCTGACCAAAGGCTTCTTCCGCTTCAATGCGCACGAGGTCCTTAGCAGCTTCGATTTGCGGGCTTTTGGGAAGATCAAGAAAACGGACACAACTTTCTACACGAAGCACCCGAAAGAGCGTTACAAGGGCTATACGGACCTGCAAGAGGCACTCCTGAAGCAACTTTCGCGCGACCTGTCGGAAATGTACTTCCACGAACTCAACCATGAGCTTCGTTTCAATGACATGTGGTCGTCGGCCAATCCGAATACCTACGAATGGCACAACGATACCCTCCGCTGCTGGCCTGGTTTCAACAGTAGCGTGAACTGCTACTTCGACAGCACGGATCTCGAGACCGGCGGTTCGCTGCAATTGCATCCGAACATCTATGCTGAGATCGAGGACGACTCGCGGGACATCAGCGAGGTCTATCCGCAGCAGTTCGATGTGATCGTGATTAACCAGAACTCCAACTGGATGCATCGCGTTCTTCACACCGAACGTCCTCGTCGCATGGTGGCATTCGCAGGAGCATTCTTCGATTTCAATCCGGTGATCTAAATGAAACAGCCTGAACAAAAAGAATGGAAGATGTGGCAGCAGGTTTACAATAGCCTGGTAACTGACCACAGCGACGATCGCAAATACCATAAGCTCGAGTATTCATCCGAGAAAGTGGAGAATGCGTTCTTCTACCTGAACGAGAAAGCAGACTACGGCATTTACCCTGCCAAGAGCCGCATCATCGCAATCATCTACGCCACCATGCTGGAAAAGGTGTATGGCGAGGACTTCTACGAGGTTCTCAATGATCCCGACCTGCTGTACGGCCAGGATGATTTCTTCGTGCCATATCTGGAAGACATGGACACGTACGATGCGATCATCGAACGCCTCAAGACTATGCCGGATTGGTTGGAGATGGGCTGGGCACCCAAGACTGTCGAGTACTTCTATTTGGAGTGCACGCAGAAGGGCGTCGAGTCGATTAACGGCAACAACATGACGGACGTCAAATAACGAAAGTATACATACATGGATGGCGCAAGCCATCCATGTATGGTGTATGTCTGCAAAGATCATGTGTTACGGAGGACTAAAAATGCACGAACCTTTTTTCATTGGAAGACGAAAGAAAATGAGTATCGATTTATTCGGTACTCTTCCCGTTCCCCTTTCGATCTTCGCTTCTTCGATTGGCGATGGCTTTCTGCACATTTACGGCGGTCAAAAAGGTAACAATACCTACAATGCTTCTTATTTTTATCAAAACCTACTGACCAAGCAATGGGGCACAGGTGCTACAACGTCACCTGCCAACTATTTTGCCAGCGGCTTTTATATCAATCGCCCAACGGAGGGGAAGCGCTTTTATACGGAAGGCGGCTGGAATATTGGCTCTGGCGTAAATGGGGCTAGTTGGTGGTTCGGTGCGACCGGGGCCACCAGTGGCGGTTCTGGCAATGCTTATACGACTGGTGATACTCCTTACCGTACGGAAAAGAAGATGCTCTGTCCGGATAACGAAAATGTGTACATGGTCGCCGGTTATGACGGCACGAATACGATATCGAAGTTTTCGAAGTTTCAGTTCTCAACTGGTCTTCATACGGTTCTGGCACCAGTTCCTAAAGCAGTGAACGGTCACACTGTCGGCTGGTATAACGGAAAGCTTTACTGTGCGGCGGGTTACAGTAGCCAAGCTCCTGCAGGCGACACCACGGCAGTTTATCAATACGATCCTGGCGCCAATACCTGGAAGAAGATCACAGATGCTCCAGCTGCTACTTCATGGACAGGCGGGTGTATCTACAAGAACCTTCTTGTTCTTCCGATGACGACTAATGTTTCAAACGGAAGCTTCTTCAACATCGCAATCTATAATCTTGACACTGGAGTCTGGCGTGTCAAGAGCTCGGGATTAGTTGCGCACGTCGGAGCAGAATACGTCCCTGATCCACTCATAAACAAAGGCGTTTTCATTCTGGGAGGTATCCAAGGCAACTACGTCGGCGGTACTAACTGGGAAGCTAATGCTCGCTTCAACACGCAATATCTCATCAACGAAGATTGGCTGTATTACTAAGGAGTTTCACCATGAGTTTCGATCCCATCTATACCTCTGGTATTCAGAAGGCCATTAATGAGAAGGCCAAACAGCGGCTGACCTGCGATGGTGCATTCGGTGCCAAATCGGTTGCCGCCCTCAAGGTCTTCCAGGGACAGTGCAGTCTGCCGCAAACCGGCATCTACGATACTGCCACCCAAGCGCAACTGGATCCGTTCATCAAGCAGAAGTTCCTGACCTTCGATTCGATCAAGAAGGCGGCTGCCGAACTGAGCCTGACGCCTGCTCACATCCGTACCGTGTGCGATGTCGAATCCAACGGTGCTGGTTTCCTGCCAGATGGTCGCGTCAAGATCTTGTTCGAACGTCACCATTTCCTGGCTTCTCTGAAGAAGCGCCTGCCTGCTGCGAAAGTAGCACAGCTGCAAAAGGACAACCCGGATATCATCAGCGAAACTCCGGGCGGTTACGTCGGTAACGAAGGCGAATACCCACGCTTCCTGCGCGCTTGCGCCATCGATCTGTACTCGGCTTACTATGCTACGTCGTTCGGTCTTTTCCAGATCATGGGCTTTAACTACGAGTTCGCCGGTTACAACGACATCAACGTCTTCGTGACCGACATGAAGCTCTCGGAAACTTATCAGCTGATGGCGTTCGTGAACTTCAACAAGACCTACCGTAAGGGCATTCTCTGGACTGCTCTGAAAGCACAGGCGTGGGATGACTACGCTCTGGCTTACAACGGTTCGAACTACAAGAAGAATTTGTACGACACGAAGCTGGGTAACAGTTTCACGAAGTTCAGTAAAAACATCTTCGCCTAATAGGCAGACATACACATACTCCTAGCCTCACGGCTAGGAGTATGTGTACTTATGCTTACGCTGGGTAACTCGCCGATACTCGGATCTTCACGTTCGAGTGTTCGTCGAAGACGTGAAAACCTTTGCGCAACTTGCCAGCATTGGCCCAGCAGTGCTCAATGATCGTTCCATCCGGCAACAGTACATCGTAATGCGTCTTGATGTAGTTGTTGCCATTCCAGATGCGCCATTCATCATAGCTGTAGCCATGCTTGAAACGACCAGATGCTTCGAAGTCTTCTACCTTCTTGGCATCCAACTCCCGTTTGAGAGTTAAGTTTTCACTGAGGGCCGATGAGGACATTATTCACCCATGAAGATTGCTTTGGTCATGACCTTAGCTTTCGATGGATCGATGGCTTCGGCCAGACGGGCGGTTTCTTGCTGCTGGATGAACTGATGTGCCATGTACAGATCGAAACGCTTGATCTGCTCCTTAGCTTGCGCTCGAGTCATCCCCTTTTGCGCCATCAGCTGTCTGATCATCGTCTCCTTCGGTGGACGACCCGGCTGCGCCTTTACCACTTCCAGCGCCATCCGCAGCTTTTCCTTCATTTCCGGCGTCGTCTTTTCCGCCGCCGGCGCCGCTGCCGTCGCTTCCGCCAGCTGCTGGATCATCGCTGCCCGTTGCGCCGTCATCTGGTTTTCCACCGCCTTGTCCATCTGCGCCTGCAGCGGGGTCTTGTTGTTGTTCATCGTCGTTTGCTCCTGGGCCATTGCCCTTGTTAAGTTCGGCGTCAGCTGCAACGCCGGGTTGACCGGAACCAGGTTCTTCGTAGGAAGACAGCGGTTCCTTAGTGTTTGGAAGAAGGAAGACATCCTCGTACAGACGGCTGATCTTGGCCTTCGTTTCCTCGTTTTGTTGTCCTTCACTACCGTCGATCATTTCCGCAACGGCGAATGGCAGGGAAGGGAGTTCTTTGTCGCTCGGCCACTTCTCGAGGTCGATCTTGACCCATTCGAAATAGAGTTCGCCCGGCTTCGGGAAGCAGTCCACTTCCCAGTTCAGATCGCTGCCTTCGATCGGGAAGACATAACGGTCCTTCAGCATGCCTTTGTTGGCGAAGTACTTGAAGACGTTGAACTGGTCGACGCTCGACTGTTCCGACGTTTCAGCCGAATGGCCTTTACCGCCCACGTCCAACTTGGAGGTGAGGATGTACTGGATCGCAGCGCCAGGTTCACGCAGGTTGGTCACCTTGCGAACACGGATGGAGCCGGAACCAGCGTTTTCGTCGGTCTTCGGGATCTTGACGGACCATTGCTCTTGACGCTCGGCGCCGCTTGCACGTTCCAGGAACTTGAAGTCCGAAACACGAGCGTAGATGACGCGTTCGATTTCAGCCGAAGTACGGCCACTGGTGTCTTCTGCTTCGTTCGAGATGAGACCACGCATTTCGCGTTGTTGCATCAGACCAGCGATGAGGGTATTGCCACCAAACATAATGCTCTCCTGTTTACGCGGGCACCAGGATCTTCAGGATCTCGACGATAGTCGACATGAAGACCTTCAGCACCTCTGATTCCGGGAGCGGAATCTTCAGAATGAAAGAAAGGAAATAAGTGCCGAAGAGAAGGAACATCAGGACGATCATGGAGATGAACGACCAGCGTACAAACGGGCTCTGGAGACGGCCCATTACCTTCTTATCAGCTTCGTCGGGATCGAGTGCATGGTCAACTTTATCCAGGATGTTGTCCATTGCATTCGGTGACGCCTGTTCTACAGGTGTCTCTTGGTTTGGATTCATTTCGTGTTCCCTGCCTTCTTGTTCAGATCGTCGATCTTTTCCTGGAGGTCGACTTTCGATTTACGAAGACCTGCTTTGTCTGCCATGTGTTTACCGATCACCTTGAGCAAGTCATTGGTGTAATCGACCCACATGGTTTCCTTAGCATCCCAGGGCATCGACGAGTAAGCCTGGGCAGTAACGGGAGGAGCGCCAACGTCGTAGTCCTGCAACTGTGCGTCGCTAGGAGTGAACGCCGTATAGCGATCCCGGTATTGTGGTTGCTGGGTTCCGCAGCCTGCCATGAGGGTGACGAGAACGGCAGCTACCAGTGGTTTAAGGCCGTGTTTCATTTGTCGCCTGCGATTTGCAAATGGCGTTATTCGGCTGGATAAAGCAATAGTTATCCCAGACACTCGTCATGCGTGCCTCAGACTTCATGCGCGCTTTCTCTTCAGGAGTCGCTTCCGACTTATCGATAGCAATCTCCTTCTGCTTCAGAGCATTTCGCGTGTCCCTTACTTTTTTATCCAGAGCTTCCTTTTGCTGGTCGGACATGGCCTGTCCCAGGAGCATTGACGCTTGTCCCACTTTAACCAACTCAAGGTCGTGTTGTAGCGAAGTGTTTGCCTCTTTCAGAGTGGCATTAGCCGACGTGGTTTCCTTCACTTCCGTAAAGAGATACCAGGTCGACCCTGCCAAGCCGAGGAAGACAACTGCAAGGACCGTGAGAGCCACGATCTTCACAATCGCCAACGGTTTAGCGGCAACGGCTTCGACTACGTCAGTTGTCATAGTCATGATGAAGCTCTCGCTTGAGTGAGCAGTAACCGACCGCAATCGAGTCAACTGCATTGTTGTCCATGGTGTCGATATTTCCTATCAGAACATCCATGATCTCGGGTATATTTTTAATGGCTTCAGTCATGGCATGCTTATCGCCAGACGTACCTTTGACACCCACTGCCTTCTTGATGCTAGAAGGATCAATTTTTTCAAGAGCAAGATACGGATCGTAGTCGTGCACTTCCTGCTCGATCATGAACAGGCATTCGGCCAGAGGAATCACTGCGCCTGGCCGAGCGATATTGATGAATGGGTGTTCTGATGCAATCTTGAGTGGTCGCTCTGTCCGGAGCATGTCCTTGAGGAACTGCCGGAAGGCGAACAGTTTGAGGTATCGTTGGTTCTGGTATTCCGAATGGTTCGAACGACGGCTCAAGCGTTCGAGGTTCAAACACTGGGCCGATACACGCGCGATCTTTTTATTCGGAACGTCATAACTAATGACTGAGACACCGGGGAACGAAGTCCCCGGGTCTATGCCAATGAATTTGACTATACCTTTCCCATCGCTGGGAATGCGCAGCATGGCTTAGGTATTGACGCCTTCGAGCTTGAACAGCGGCTCGGAGATACCCAGTTCCAGCTGGTCCGACAGATCCTGGTTGATGTAGTCCAGGGCGTACAGTGCCTGGATGAACGAAGCGATCTGAACGCCGATGGCTTCCCAGAACGCGAAGGTGCCGTTCTGACCAGGAGCGTTGATCTGTTTCATTGCGCCGGTGCACAGCGCGACTTCGGTCACGATGGCTTTGCCGGTGGCGCCCTTGATGATCTCGGATGCCTTGCGGATCTCGGCGATGTCGAAGTCGTCCAGCGGCAGCGTGATGATGGTCGAAGCGATGACCGACATGCCAGCCAGCAGGTTGGTGCCCGAGTCGGACAGGTCGACCGGTTGCGGGTTCAGGTTCGATTCATCCGGAGTGAACTCTTCGACCGTGGACGAACCGTCCGGCAGCGTACGCTTCAGGAACAGGTCGGTGTCCGAAGTCGAGAAGTCGACACGCTTCAGGTAGTAAGCCCAGTAAGTCACGCCGTTGTACTGCTTCTGCACGCGCATGGCGTAGCGAGTACGGCGTTCCGGCGGCAGGTCGTTGTCCAGAGGACGCAGCGAGAACGGCATGTGATCGAACAGAGCCGCATCGGTGGTCTTGTGCTGATGGATTGCCACTTCGGCCGAACCGTCGGCGCCCAGCTGCATGCCCATGCCACCGCGGCCGATAGCCAGGTAGGACAGGGTCGGGTAAACGCCAGCTGCCGGGTATTCACGCGACAGGACGTTGAACTTTTCGTTCAGGGTGGTGTATGGCAGGAATTTGTGTTGGCCACCTCGCACCATTGCCGATTGCAATTTCGAGAAGTAGGCACTGCGGACTACGTGTTCCATGAGTTTAACCTGTTATGTTAATTAGGAGGGATTTATTCAAACAATGATGCTTTTTGTTGTGCCGTCATGGCCATGAAGAAGTTCATGCCCAGGATGGGTTTGAGTCCAGTACCCGAGACGTCTGGCTTATTGACCAAACGTACTTCGATACGACTCATCGGGAAACGATGTTTAAAGAAGTGTCCACGAGACGGAGTATTCGGCCCGATGCTCAGGTCCATGTAGTGACGAGTCACAGCACGGGACTTGCGGTCAAGAACATCCGAGAAGATGTTGATTGGAAGATTCTCGAGGTTGCGAGCCGACACATACTGGTTGAATGCGCGATGGTCGCCGACACGCATGTACTTGTGGCCCACGGCCGATACCTTCTGATCACCCACACGAACACTTGGCATGTCCGTCATGATGGTTTCTTCGTCCGCCATCTTGGTGACCACCTGGATCGTGTAACTGGACAGATCCTTCAGTGCACTGGCCATTGCCTTCTGGATGTTGCGCAGACTCGGCGCAGTCGTCAGCGTCTTACCGATAGCAGCATTCACAATGGTTGCGTAGAGCGTTTCGAACTCACCGCGATCCAGATCCTCGAAGTTCAGGTTACGGCTAAAGAGCCATTCCTTGAACGTCATGTCCGCTGGTTCCAGTCGGATGTATTCGTCCGCCCAGTAACGCTCGATCAGCTTGAACACTTCGCCGCGTTCATGCATGCCTTCTTGGTAAGCCACCAAGTTGCGTTGCAGGTTCGCCGACTTCTGGATCTGAATCGTCTTCTGGTAGAAGGCGTCGATCGAGATCATGTCCTCGACTTCACGAACGTAAGTCTTAGCCGTGTTCCAGCTGAAGTCACTCACGTAATTCATGTCCGCCACGGAACGAATGTCGTCGTCACTCGGAAGAGGATAACGCTGCACTCGTTGGGCACCCATGAGGGGAATGTACCACGGATCAATGTCGTTTGATTTGAACAGGCAGTACACAGCCAGTACGTAGGCGTCCCTGACCGTCAGAATGATACGTTCTGCTGTCTTCGGGTTAGGAACGTTCAGGATCGCCGTGTAGCGGCCTTTAGCTGCGTAGTAGAGCCAGTGTGCCACCTGGATGTCTTCGAGCTTGTACGACTGGGCTGCCGAGTAGTCAATCATGGACGATTCGAGCAGTTTAGTTTGCACCACGTTGGACGGACTGTCACGAAGGAACTGTTCGATCTCTCCAGCCGCATAGGCGATCTCGTCGGAGTTGTCCGGAGCTTCCGGAACTTGCTTGGCCAGGAAGTTCACCATGTTCACGTATTCAGGTGCACCAGCACTCGGAACAGGCGTCATGTTGGACCGCTTGAAAGTCACGGCCGGGTAAATGTTTTCAGTCTGATCCAGCGTGTCGTGGCGCATGGTGTACGAAGCGATCGGCAAGGAGCGCTTGGTCATCAGGGCATCGACCAGTTTATCGAGCGTATCGTTCTGGCCGGGATTGCGTTGGTAATACCGGATGTTCCGGTAGAAGTGCATCGCTTGATCCAGGTTCATGAACTTGTGGTACTTGCCCAAGTTACTGTGCGAGCTCAGATACTCGCGGACGTAGAAGCTGTGTGCTTCAATCGTCTTATGTTTCTTGAGGCGACTCAGCAGAATCGCCGGCACCAGGTTCATGTAGTACATCGACAGGACTACGTTGTAGTACAAAGAGTCCGAGATTGTATACTGCCAGTTGTAGTAACGGCTGAAATAAATATCGGTCCACTTCTGGAGCTCTTCCACCAAGGTGTACTCGTTGCTCTCAACCAAGTTTTCCGGATACCCTAGTATTTTATGGTCAGGGGCGGCTATAGCAGTCGCCTTATCAACCGGATACAGTATCCCGAGAATCACGTCTTCTTGACCAGGGTACTTTGCGAGCAGCTCGTCGTACTGACGGGTGCCGAACTGGTAGTCTCGCGCTGTGTTTCTGTGTCGGAGGAGATTGGTTTTGTTGAACTCAATCTCTTCGAGGTTATCTGATGAGGTAACCATCATGACGGTATCGGTCGGGTGATACTCTCCGGCCAAGTTCATGTAGTATTTCCACGTCTCCGGTTTTTCGAGATCGGTTTCGTATTCAAGGAATTGGAACAGTCGATCATTCGTGCGTTGTGCCACGTACTCGGACTTAACCACAAGGGTCTGAGCCAGTGTCATGACGCTATTCAGATAGACTTTAAATGAATTATCGCTCACGGTAGGTGTCCATGTCCAGCGTTAAAATTGTTGAAAACATTAATCAGGTCACAAATGGCCGAAGGGTGCCAGTCCTGGAGTTCGTTCGCCAGTACAAACCCCTCGCCGCTGCGGTCAGCAAGGCTACGCCTGGCACGGACCGTGTGACCCGTGATGCCGCAGGGAATCGCAAGATCAGCTCGCCTGATGCTGCGTCCATGATCAGCATCCATCGAAATATCAGCCGTCGAAATAAAGACGCAAAGATGACCTTCCAGATGTTGCCAGACTTGAAGCTGGCGATGGAAATGGTCGTTTCGCTCATCATGTCCCCGAAGGACATGTTCAGTGACGAAGTTATTATTCTGTCGGACGCAATGGATCTGCTGCCTGCCTCGATGATGCAGTCGATGCTCCAAGTCACGACCGATTACTATCGCAAGAATTACGACCTGTCGGAATTCCTCCAACACATGCTCACTGAAACGCTCGGCTACCAAGGCGCTTTGCCGGTAGTGATCATTCCAGAGAACGCACTGGACGACGTAATCAATAACTACAACGCCAATCTGTCGCTCGAATCCTTCCGGAGTGAATTCGACGTAGAGCGTAATATCCCCCACCCCATCGAGCTTCTGGGCGTACCAGACTATCTGTCCGGGCAAACTAATAAAAACACAGCAGGCGGAAGCCGCATCAAGTTCGGTTCCCGTGTCAGTTTCGACCTGCAGTCGTTCGAGCAAGTTCGTGGCGGTAGCCGGACCAAACCTTCGACGCAGACGGCACACATCGGCCTGTCCAAGCTCCTCGTCTCGAACGAAAGCGAAGCGGCCAAGGGCGAATGGAAATTCAAAGGCATTACGGCTGCTACCGAAGCACCCGAACTCAATGCCGATGAAATGATTTACGTCACCGACAACATCGCAGCTCTGAAGCTTCCGACCCTGCGTACTGCCTCGCTGGAATCTCGCGTCGGTCATGTTCTGAACAAGAAGGGCTACAACAAACTGCAAGCATCGCTGGAATCGATGCAAGAATCGTTCAAGAAGAAGATGGCCGACAAACAGAAAGCCGAAGGTCGTACGCCGACTGACGCTGAAGTCGAATCCCTCATCTTCAAGAATCGTCGTTTCGCACATACGCCGGTTGCATCGCTGCGCAACAACGCACAGCTGAAGCGTAACTCGATCGGCGAAGCCATGATCAAGATCCTCGATACGGCCTGCTTCATTCCCGTGTCCGTGGAAGGCGATCCGACCCGTAAGCTGGGCGGCTTCATCATGCTGGACGAGGACGGTAATCCGCTCTCGACCTACAACGCTGATCCGGATGAGATCGTTGACCTGTCGACCTATGCGCAAGGTGGCGGTAACTTCATCAGCAGCATGAACGATCGCTCCGATTCGATCATGAACGGCAAGAAGGCCAATGAAGTCCCGAACTACATGGTCAAGAAGTTCTTCACTCGTGCATTCGCCGAGATGGTCGAGAAGGATCTGATCGACCGCGTGAAGAACGGCCAGTACGACAACGGCGTACAGCTCGGTAGCAACGAAGACTTCTACTGGCTGATGCTCACTCGCTGCATGAAGGGTCAACGTACCCAGCTGCTGTGGGTTCCGGAAGAGTTCCTGGTGTATTTCGCCATGGACTACGACGAACTGGGCTTCGGTAAGTCGCTACTCGACGACATCCGCAACATCACCAGCATGCGTATCATGCTGATGGTCGCAGGTATCCAAGCGTCGCTTCGTAACTCGATCGGCCGTACCAAGGTCACGATTAAGCTGGACGAAGAAGACCAGGATGCAGGTAAGACCATCGAAGACATCCAGGACGAAATCCTGAAGTCCCGAATGAATCCGATCCCGTTCGGCATCAACAACGTGGCGGATATCTCGAAGTACATGCAGCGTTCGTGCTACGAGTTCGAGATCTCGGGCAGTTCGGCTTTGCCGGACATGCAGGTGTCCTTCGACCAATACAACACGCAGTATCCGAAACCGGATGAAGATCTGCAGAATCAGCTGAAGGATCTGTCGATCCAGCACTTCGGCCTGACTCGCGACATGATCGATGCTGCCGAAGGCGTGGAATTCGCTATCCAGGCTGCAACCAATAACCTGATGACCATGAAGCGCGTCATGCGCTGGCAACGCAAGGTCGTCCCTCAGGCTTCGGAATTCATCCGCAAGATCTCCCTGAACAGTGAATCGCAGCTGAACAATCTGCGCGACATCATTCAGAACAACTTCAAGAACTTGCAAGTTGAAAAGGTCAAGCGTTACTTCGGTATCGAAGACGAAGCCCTGATGCAAGATGAAGACTTCAAACGCCTCGTGACCGAGCAGTGCCTGAACGCTTTCATCAACAACCTCTACATCGAGCTCCCATCGCCTGCGGCAAGCACGCTGGAAGCACAGAAGCAGATGTTCGAAGATGCGGCCGAGTTCTACAAGTCGGCACTCGAGTACATCGTCAACGAATCGTTCTTCGATACGTCGATCCAAGGCGAAGGCCTGTCGGACCACGTCGACATGATCAAGAACATCCTGCTGTCGCACTACATGCGCGACTACATGGCCAAGAACGGTATCCTGCCAGAACTGGCAGAGCTCACCACGATCGGCGAAGACGGCAAGACCGGTATGAATGTCATGGACTCCTTGGAGAAACACATCAAGGCTCTGGGCATGAGTACCGAGAACTTCTTTGCCCGCTTCAAAGATTTCGCCATTAAGCAGACTGCTCTCATGCAGGCTGTTCCAGACGGTAGCACCAGTGGTGAAACCGAAACCGGTGGTGGTGGCGGTGGTTCGGATGGCGGCTCCGGCGGAGGCGATGACTTCGGCGGTGGTGGCGATGACGATCTGTTCGGTGGTGGCGGCGGCCTCGACGATGATCCATTGGCTGGTGGCGATGGTGCTGAAGGCGGTTCGGGTGATGATCTGGATGCTGAACCTAACGGCGCCGCTGGTCCCGACGCTCCATCGGGCGGTTCCAAGTCGGACGACGCACCTGAGTAAATAAAAAACGAAAGCATACTCCTACTCCTGCCTTTCGGCAGGAGTAGGTTTTATGCCGTCTATTAGCCAGGGAATGCGGAAGTGGGTGGAGCAAAGTTACCACGAGCTCGTGCTACACCTTTCGTATATCGAACTTCATCGAAGTACAAATCTTTCGATTGAAGTGTCAAGGTGTAATTGTTACCGAGGTCCAGCTGACTGCTATATTGCGCACCGGTCCAATTAGGATTCGGAATCGAGAACTGACGAACGCCATTGAGGTAGCCTTCGAAGTTCTTTTTTCGCATCTGGAACAGCAGATGGACCATTCGCGTAGTCGATAGCTGATCCCAGTAATTAACGCCTGTAGTTAAGTACGTATTCCACCATGCGGTCGGAGAGACGCCAGACAGACCTTGCATGGTGTAACATAGTGTCTTGTTCGGATCGATGTAGAAGTAAAACGACATCGGACGACCACTCGTAAAACCAGATGGCGGATAACCAGCCGTCGGGAAGGACGTAGTGAGGTCAGCAGAATAACGATCCGTTGCAAGTGGATTGAGTGCCGTCATTGCGGCATTCTTTTTAGCGACATAGAACTCGAGAGTAAAGTCGTCATTATGGTTATTGATGTTGGGTTTCGTCGGATTACAGAAGGCGACAGCGGTCGCAGCTGCTGAAACATCGACGGCCGTGGAGCCATAGGCGACGACGGCATTAACGAATTTTGCCGAAGAATAAATTCCAGCCGAAGCCGAGTTGCCGGTAACTTCAGCGACACCGATCGAGGCCGTGCCAGCACCCGCCTGTTGGCCAGGTGTGCCGTCCCAATGGAGAAGAAGCGAAGCTGGCGAAGAATTGTTGTAATTCTTCTGCGTTATTAGTGCTGTTTCAAGCATATGTGCCCCGTTAGTATTTTTGAACCACAGTATCTGCCCTCATCAGCAAAGCAAAAAAAAATAAGACATACTGGATGGGCTCGCGCCCATCCAGTGTCATGTGTCAGAAGTTTTCGATACGGTCGGGTACGAAGTCCAATGGCTGAATTCCCAGTTCAGAAGCTTTCGCCACCTTAGCTGGACTTGGATCCTTGCCGACCAGGATGTAATTCGTCTTCTTGGAGACAGACGACGTAACACTACCGCCCCTTTGCTCGATGTGGTCTTTGACATCGTTACGACCGTAGCCCTCAAACGAACCAGTCACGCAGAAGTTAATACCCTTGAGCGTTTGCTCCAGAGTACTTTCCTTCGGCACTTCGATTCGCAGATGACGTTGCAGCAAATCAATGCGAATCCAGTAGTCACGGAAGAAGTCGAAGATTGCCTTGGCAGTTTCAGGACCAATGTCCTCAATCTTTTCCAGATCGATGAAGTCCGTATTCCGGATCTCTTCGAGTGACTTGAAATGCTTGGCCAGAGTCTTTGCTGTGGATTCACCGACGTGGCGAATACCCAGCGCAAACAGAACACGTTGCAGCGTCGTGTCCTTAGCCTTGCGAATCGACATCAGGAGATTACCGATCGACTTGTCGCCGAAGCCTTCCAGCTTTGCGATGTCGTCGTAGTTCAGCTCGAACAGATCGTGGAGTTCTTCGATCATTTCCTTCTCGAGCATCTCTGCGATAATCTCTTTACCCAGGCCCTTGATATTCAGAGCGTTACGGGCAACCGCGTGCAGGAAGTGACCATACTTCTGCGCAGGACAAACCATCGTCCCCGAGCAGCGATAGATCTTACCGCCTTCTTCCTTGACGATATCGCTACCGCATTCCGGACAGCACTTCGGCATTTCGAACTCGTACTCGCTACCGTCACGAATCGCAATGTCGACCGGCCCCACGATTTCAGGAACCACATCGCCAGCACGACGAACGATTACGGTATCGCCAATGAGGAGTCCCTTACGACGGATCTCATCGACGTTATGTAGCGTTGCATTCGAGACAGTTACGCCACCGACGAAAACAGGCTTCAGACGGCCGACAGGAGTTATGGCTCCCGTTCTACCGACTTGTACCGTTATGTCCTCCAGGAGCGTTTTAGCCTCTTCTGCGGGGTATTTAAACGCCAAAGCGAAACGAGGTGCCCGAGACACAAAGCCGAGGATGTCTTGAGCACTGCGATGGTTGACTTTGATGACGATACCGTCGATCGGGAAGCGCAGTTTAGAACGCATTTCCTTGACGAAGTCGTAGAAGCCAATCAGCTCTTGCATGTCATTCGCGACGAAGCGATAGGCACGCTCGATATTGAAGCCCCAGTGTTCCAGAGTCGTCATCGTTTCGTAGTGGGTATCGGGAAGATAACCAATGACATTCTCGGTATAGGCACCAATGCCATATGCCACGAACTCAACACCGCGTTGTGCTGTTACCTTTGGATCCATCTGACGAACGGAACCAGCTGCAGCGTTGCGAGGATTGACAAGTTCTTTCTTTCCTTTCTCACGCAGTTCTGCATTCACACGCTCGAAGTTATCGAACGACATCAGGACTTCACCGCGGATCTCCAGTTCATCGAAGCCCCATGCTTCTGGAATGACCAGCGGAATACCCTTGATCGATTTCACAACGTGAGTTACGTCTTCACCGATCTCGCCATTGCCCCGAGTAATTGCCCGTTTCAGAACCAGTCCGAAATCGCCCTTCCTGTATTGAAGATTGAGCGACAGGCCGTCGAACTTAAGCTCGATTGCATAACGCGGTTTCAGCAGAGCGTAGTTCTTACCTTCGAAGGTCGGGTTAGCCTTGAGAGCCTGCTCTACCCGCTTGTCCCATTCCTTTACTTCTTCATCCACGAATGCGTTGTTCAGAGACAACATTGGTACCGTGTGTGCTACATTTTGAAAACGTTCGGAAGGCTCATAGCCAACACGGACACTTGGGGAATCAGGATGGACATGTTCAGGATACTTAGCCTCGAGAGCTTGTAGTTCCTTGACCAGTGCGTCGTAATCCGGATCAGCAATCTCCGGAGCATCCTCCTTGTGATACCTGCGGTCGTGGTAAAGAATGAGGTCGACCAACTCCATCATTCGTTTAAGATCATTTTCCATGTTTTTCCCTTAGGGGTGAGTCACATGAATGATATATTCGTGAAAAAATTATGCGGCATAAAGGAATACCACGACTACGCCTTCTGGCGTAGTCGTAGATCCGGCGTATTACACCGTCGGCGTTTCAGCCTTCGGCAGGGCGCTGTAGCCCATTTGCAGGACGCGGTGGAAGCGTTCCAGGTCGCGGAAGCCGGCGACCAGCAGTGCTTCTTCGTTCGTCGTTTCATGGACTTGCTTGTCGCGATTGGCGACGATCACTTCCATGACTTCGTCCAGCTTTTCGATCATGCTCGGGAACTTGTTCAGGAATTCCGGCTCGGTCTCGTAGTCGATGACAGTGCGGGAAGCGATGATCAGGTCGGTCAGACGATTGATCGAGCGGTCCAGGAACTGCAGGCGCATCTGGATTTCGGCGCCGGCTGGCGGCTGGCCCGGCAGCGGGGCGATCTTCGATTGCAAGGCCTTGGCCATTTCTTGCATTTGCACGAAGCGCAGGTCGACGGCTTCTTCCAGGGTCTGGATATAGACCGGCAGGACTGCTTTCACGTCGGCGACGGTGGTCTTCTTTTTGATGATCGGCTGCGGCTTAGCGGCGGACAGATCGATGAGGCTGCTTTGAGTCATTCTGAGGCTCCTGTTGCTTTTGAAAGTGTCGCATTCTCTTGATGAGTTTGCGGTTGAAACGTCCGAGTACGGCTGCCCAGTGTTCATTGGGAACCATCTCGAACATTAAACGTGTCGCTTGAGCATGCTGATGCAATGCCGCTGCGACGGTGGGTGCTTCGTGAAATGGAAAGCGTCGGAGGATCGTGTGTTCCTGATCCGAATTGTGAATCTGCTTGAGAGTCACATCCAGATCAGGAATGCCTCCAATAAGGCCGCGCTTCATGGCTTAGTGGAACACCGGCTTGTCGTCGGCTTCAGCCGGCTTGACTTCGTCGGCGATCAGCTTGGTGCCTTCTTCCAGACGCTTGTTGTGGAACGGGATGTCGACCAGCAGGAACTCGATGATCGAGTCGCGAATGCGGTTGACGATGAAGGTCTTCATGTAGCCTGTGCGCCTCGATACGGCGCCCCATTCTTGTGCCAAGCTCTGGAGATGCTCGGTCAGTTCGAACGAACTGCGCGGCGGCAGCTTTTTATTCGGAATGACGACGTTGATGTCTTCGTAGATCGTGTCGACGTAACGATGGCGGTACGATTCCAGATTGAATTGAATCATATCGATGTTCCAGCGCTCGACTTCTTCCGGCATCATCGACTCGAAGTAGTACATGAAGTTCGACACCGACAGAACGACCACCTGACGGATACGACGCAGCTCGGCGTTGATCATCTTGTCCGTGGGGTACTTCGGATCAGTGGTCTCGCCTTCGGCCGTCAGGTAGGCCTGACTCAGGAAACCCTTGAACTGCATTTCGGCCATTTTAGCCATGCGCTGAGCGCTCTTCGGACCTTGGGCCAGCAGGGTAGCGTTGTAGCGGCTACCGCCTTCCTTGTTCTGATCGTAGATGCGTTTCTGCCAGTAGAAGTTCTGGCGGATTTGCTCGAGGCCGAACAAAGCCTTTTCTTCGAGCGTACCGTTGGCTGGGTACGGATCGTGGTTGTCGAGATCGGGAGGACCAAACATGTTCGTTCCTTAAAAATAGTTTTCAAAAGGGAATTCGTGCATCGGATGGGATTCAACCTGGACGGCCTTTTCCTTGATGAATGCAACTTGACCATCCGGCAGAACAATGTGTTCATTCGAATCGTAGACGGCGATGTGGAAGCCGTACTCACGCAGAAGAACAAAGCTCTGAATCGCACCCATCAGAAGTTCAGGCGATTCGAAAGCGTAATGGTGCGGTGCGCCGCAGCGGAGCCCTTCGCACATGTCTTGCGGCTCCTTCAGGTAGACCATTGCATCAGATGCGAAACGGCCTGGCCCTGCATTGTGGGTGAAGGGACCCTGACCCGAGACCGGATGTTCAATCCGGAAGACCTTCATGAGTTCAAAGCTCGTTTCGATCTTCTTGGGTTTTGTTGCACCTGCATTGTGTTGCTGGGATCTTGCAGCTGCCTGGCGGCGGAGACGACCTCGGAGTCCACGCATAGCTGCTCGGCGTTCAGCACGATTTCCTTCCATGTTTTCAAATCCTCACTTAAGATGAAGCAAAGCGGAAGTTGCGCAAGGCGCATCTTGGCGTCGTGTAACGGAACATAAATGTCCGAGTACACAAACTGCACGTTCTTCCCATTCACTTCGAGCACAGACGACAACAGGTGATAGACCTGGATCTTTTCCTGCGGTTTGCCGTGCATGTTCGCCAGGGCGTAACGGTTCTGAGAAATCAACTGATGGCGGGCCAACAGTGCGTTCATCATGATGACGCGGTTATCATCGTCGCCGTGTCGCCGGGCTACTTCGTTGTATAAATCCTGCAAGAGCTGGTGGCCCCAGTCATAAATGCCAAATGGCAAGCAGGCGATGCTTTGTTGAAATGGACTGATGTCCAGTAGTTGAACTGTTTTGTTTGTCATGTCAGTCCGCTCCGAAATGAGGAGACACAGGCCTCCTCATTATTCCTTTCAGTTGTTAATTTTTATCGTTTTTCTCCCCGTCGAGGCGAACTTGGGTAACGTTCAGTTCCGCTTGGGGAACGATCACGTTATTGTAGTGTTCGAGTTGCATCTCTTCGTTCTGTTTGAAACGGAACTCTTCACGCATGCGAATGTTCCCGCCGGTTTGCAGGAGATGTTCCACGACCAGATACTCGTAGTAGCCGAGATGATGCCAGATCGCAACAGCGTCCCATGCAGCGTTATGCTGTTTGGCATCTTTGAGTCGGGTCGGATAGCCGTCGACGTAATCGATGTGGAATTGGAACTTCTTCATGCAACCGATACGGACACCCATGCCCAAGTGCAGCAGAGGGGCGATGTAGCCGACATCGGTGGGGAAATCGACGTGGACAACAACATCGTCGCAGCCCTTCGTGCATTCGTGACCGATGACGAATTGCAGGAAGTTCTGGAAAGTATCGTTCTTGGCAGCCAGATCCCAGACAGTGGTACCCGGAGGAACGTCGAGCAGAACGCTGTTGACGTTTTGCTGGATCCATTCGTTCTTGGTTTTCTCTGCTTCGCGCGAATCGAATGCATAGTAAACCTTGCCTTCCTTGGACACAATGCCCAAGGAGATGAGTGAACGCGTTTCGTCGTCGAACTCGCAGTCAGCGAACAGATGGACCGTCGTGATTGCCGTCTTTGGACGAATGACTTCACCATCGACACCGAGATACGCCCAGCCCACGATCTTTCTCACTTCGTGAGGCATGAAGTAGCGCTCGCGCTCGATGTCGTCCCGACCGAATTTGACGCGACCTTTAGCCGTCAGATCGCCCAGGAGATGAGCACCGCGCAACAGTTCCAGGAAAACAATCTCGGTTCTCGTACCACCGCCTTCGAAAGACATTTCGTGTTTGACGAACATCCCTTCAGCTGGAGTAGGACGACCTTCGAAACAGACGACGATCGGAGTGTCGGTCGGCGGCCAGTAATCGAGGATGACTTCTTTCGGGTTCGCATTGGAACGAATGACCGCCCAGTCCTTCTGCATTTCTTCATGCTGCATGACGTTCATCGGCGTCTTGCCCATGAGATACAAACCGTATGTCACGCCGTGGAATTCTTCGGGCGGAAACACGACCGGATGTTTCTGTTCCAATGTGAAGACGGGCTTCCGGTCACGTTGTGGATCAGAGATCTTCAGCACGAAGTCGGGATGCGGTACTCCCGACATTTGTTTGAATGCCTGTAATGCATTTTTCAACATTGTAAAAAATCCCCAAGTAATAAAAATAAAAGCAGAGGTGGGTTTCCCCACCCCTGCCGCCTTCTTACTGCTGTTCTGCTGCTTCCTGCAGGCTGTCGAGAATCTCAGCGACGTCTTCTTCGGTGAGATAACCGTAGTCGTGCAGGTTCTGTACCAGGTCGCCCCAGTAAACAGTCGGCTCGTATTCGGCCTTTCCCGAGATCTGCACGTTGGGCATACCGAACTGGCGATAATCGATCAGGTAATCGATTTCGGTGTCGTTGAAGTTACCCTGCTTTTCCTTGTCGACCAGATCGACGTCTTCATCACGGATGACACCGTCGGCCCACATTGCACGACAGGTGCCTTCCGGATTGCAGCCAGCGCCGTTCAGGAAGTCGAGCATTTCCTGACGCTCCTGGCCTTCGCGGAAGGTCAGCAGGAAGATGCGGTGGCCGTTCTTCTGGAGTGCCTTCAGCACGCCGATGGCATACGGCGATTCAGGTCCGATGTTCGGACGCTGGTTCTCGACGATAGTGCCGTCGAACGACACGAGGAAAACAGCCGGCTCGTTATCGTCGGCAGCCAGGTCGGCTTCTTCAGCGCCTTCCAGACCGCTCAGTTCCTGGATTGCAGCAGCACGGCCGAGGTTTTCGAATTCCTCGCCGAAGTGCAGCTTGACCCAGTCGAACAGGTGCATGTCCGTCTTGCCTTCCTTGACCGCGGCCGAGTGGTATGCCTGGGCTTCGGCCTTCTTGAAGGTGACCATGGCTTCGACATATTCGTCGTCCGGCAGGGCGTCGATGCCTTCCAGATCATGCAGTGCCTTCATGTGCACGCCCTGGACTTCGGTCATCCACTGGTCGAACGAAGCGGTGTCGACATGTTCCCACTTCTTGTACAGTTCTTCCAGTTTGTCGCGGTTCTCCTCGATGGTGTTGCGAACCAGCTGGCGACCTGCACGAGTGGTCAGTGGGATGTCTTTCAGCTGCACGCGCGGCTTCTCGACTTCCGGCTCGATAGGATCGACGTTGTCGGTCCAGTTGACCATGTCGTAGTCCCACTTCTTCAGGACATTCGTTTCGGCAAATTCCTGATTGGTCACGATGGTCAGGCGCCCGGCCAGTGTGTTATGGGCGAACAGGTCCGGATTCGACAGCAAGGTCATGCGGAGCACCGGCAGATCCGGGTTTTCCTTGAACTGGTCGTCGATGAATGCCTGCAGGTCGCCGAAGATCACTTCGAGGACTTGCTGATTCAAGGCGATCATGACGCCGAAGCGTTCGGTTGCGGTATCGTGACCACCTTTCATGCCGACGTAGGTGATGGCGTTGTTCTCGACCAGGTAGAACTCTCTCGGCTGGTTTTCACCGAACAGGCGCTTCAGGTCGGACTGGCGGAATGCCGCCAGAATGTGGCGCTGGCTGTATTCGGGTTCCTGGATCAGCAGGGAGATGTGTTGCTGGATCTTGATGTGTTGATCCAGTGCTGCGGCCGGGCACATGACCTTGGCGCGGGCGAGGACGACGGGTTGGTTGTTCATGCTTTATACCTCTTCGTTATATTTGGCAAAGTTGACTTGCAACGGGGGATAGTGATTTTGGGAATGGTAGAACATTGTGACCGCATTCCAAGCGGGACGGAAACGCGCGATTGCTTTCGGATCGAATCGCTGGAACTGCACTTGGTAGTGCAGCGTAGTCGTCTCGTCTTCGAGACCAATGCTGCGCCGCTTGATGTCGACTTCATCGGTTACCGTGACGAGGATCATGCCCATCACGTTACCGTAAGCGACCATCCAGGCCGCCTGGTCTTCGTTCAGATGCTGCAATGGTTGCTGCATGTGCATCTTGACGACTTCTGCCATGTCGGCGAAGCATGGGTAGAAGTGTTGCGGATACTGCTCCTGTTCTTCAGGCGTCAGCGATTGACGGCCGGTACCAGGATCTGCGCCGATGTAACGGAAGAAGAAGTCCGGGTCATCCATCGCCATCATGCTGATGGTTTGGAATTCAACGAACTGGTCTTCCGGATGAAGCCACTTCAGATCGGTACCGAAGTCCGGTCCCAGTACCGATTCAGGCTCAGGGAGCCCAACCGCAAACGGTACTTTCTTCTGAAGTTCTTCGACAACCTTCGGATTACTCAGGTCGAGTTCGGTAACAATTGCCGGATCGACAGGTCCGGTCTTTCCATGGACGTTTCCGTTGCGATGAACGTGACGTTCGAAATCGTTTTGCTTTCCCCACAAGCGTTGGAAAAGTTTGCTCAGTAATGCGGTGAGCTTTTTCATGCAGTATTCCTTTTCAGATACTTTTTGATGTTGTCCGGCAGATCGTAAATGAATTGACCATTCTTGATCCCGGTGATGTGGATATTGCTGTCATGACACAGCGCGAACAAATCCCAATAATTGTTCGCCCAATTGTAGAAGACTGTCTCCAGAGCTTTCTGCGCTTCAATGAGCGCTTCTCGTCCTTCCGACGGCGGACGAAGCTCTGCCAGTTTTTCAGTCAGAAGCTTCTCGAGCTCGGTAGCCGATTCACGACGTTTCGCATTGTCGCGATCGATCCGAGATTGAACCTGCTTTCTTTTTTCCCTGTCGCTTTTAGATCCTCGGATAGAACGAACTATCAGCCAGATCGACCCTACCCCTACGGTCGCAAAGCAAAAACTAACTGCATAATGCAGGTTGGACATCTCTTCCTCTTATTTAGTCTCGTATTGTAAAAATGGCTACCATTGGGCATGGAAAAACCTTGATGACCTAACATTGGGACTGAAGGTCATAAAGATGATATATTGATGTAAATTTATACGTGACGAGAGCCTGATCGTATGTCATGTAACAATAAACTGGACCTTACGGCTATGAAACTCACCAAACTTTCAGCAGCACTCAACAACCTGGTAGGCTGGGCCCGCGCTGGCTTCAATGCCCACAATACTCGCATTGTTGCGATGGAACAAAATAAACCGAACATCATCTTCGGTAACTTTGCGGCCGATACGACGGAACAAAACAGCCTGATGAATTCGGCGCCGACGCAACAGGACATTTTCAACACCTGGTACCGCTTCAGCCATTCTTCCGGTATGCTCTTCCCTGCCGACGTGAATGAGGTCAATTCGTGGGCCTATGATTCGGGCACCAACTCAATTACCAATACTACCAATAGCGGAAGTTTCATCGGTGTGGTGTCGAAAGAAGTCTACGACAGTTATAACCTTACGATGAAATTGTCTTCTGTCGATGTGGACGACGATGTTATCGGTGTTCTGTTGGCCTGGTACAAGGATCCTTCGACAGGGCGAGAATACACAATCACGGCATTGCGCTCGCCTGGTGGTTTCCAGCCGCTTTACGCCGTGGTCTACAACTACAATCAGGGAGCCCCGGGCGGTCAGAAAACTCTGTTCGATGGCAACTCCAAAGTCACTTGGGGTAACGGTGCTTCTGGTGCTTTGGATATCACTGCGGCAGGTTACCAAGGCAATACACCAGGCTGGGGCGGACTTGCAGCCCAGTACGGCACGGACGGCAGTGTTCGAATCCGTGTCGAACGTACCGGTGACATCATCAAAGTCAAGACCTCACAGTTCGCAACGCCCGGTGTGTTGGATGAGAATACCCTGGCCACGATCGACCTTTCGAAAGACCCTGATCTGGAAAAGTTCCGTGGACCTTCTTCCTACGGAATGGTTGCGATCTCGCAGATGAATAGCAAGTGGTCCGTGGTCGACTTCTCGAACGCAAAAGACGGTATTTACAACCTGACAACTGGCGAGGTTTGGACGAATGTTAATGGCAGCTGGTCCGTCAGCAGCGATTACAGCCTCGCCAAGCTCGGCAACAATGTCATCATGATCAACCCGACTACCGGGAAGTTGTTCATGATGTACACGCCAAGCAAGATCGTGCAGTACAATGGTACCCTTCTTCCCAAGTAAATAGCATAAAGCATATACCACCTGGCCGTGAGGCCAGGTGGTATATGTCGGTATCGATTATTAGTCGAGGGTCAGGTCCCACTTGCGGCCTTTGTCGTCACGTTGGACGGCATTGACCATGTACGAAGTACCAGGAGCTTCTTGCGGCGATGCTTGGGTCGAACCCAAGTTCACGCGCTTGTTCATGTACGACAGCGGGTTTTCGTAAATGAGTGGGAAACTCACGTCGGTTTCCACGCCTAGGAAAGAAGCGATGTCCGTACCACCGAAGTACGCGAAGTTCTTCAGTGCTTGCGGTGGAGCACCAGGCAGCTCGAAACCATCGGTGAACGAAACGTTGACCCAGTGTTCTTCCGAATACATGGTGTCGTTGATCAACTGCACGATGACGTGACGGTTGTTCTTGAACGCTTCGCGGCCACGATCGGTCGCCAGCAGGTCACGGATGACATACTTGCCGTACGGTACGTGGATCTCGATTTCGTCCTGTGCGATACGCTGGACGGCATCGCCGATCGGTTGGAAGATGTTCAGGTTGCAGATCGCGAAGGTCGTTGCGAACGACGGCATGAACTGGCCGCGCTCCATGCACAGCAGTGCGATGAAGTACAGGAACATGTGATCGAAGATGTCGTAGCGTTCCTTGTCGGTCAGCGGGTAGATATCCGGACGAGCCTGGTACAGAGCCCAGCGGTGTGCGCTGATGAAAGCCTGCTCGAAGACCTTGCCGACAATGCTGATGCGATCGATCGAGTTCATGTCGGCTTTGAACTCTTCCAGTGCCGACATCGGATCGTCGAACGACTGGCGAACGATTTCCGAATAGGTCAGGGCGTGGATCGACTCATTGTCCGAAATGCGCTGGTAGCCCGTGAAGATTTCACTGGACGACACGATGCACGACGTGATGCCGGCGATGGTGGATGCGGCAGTGCTGTCGGTTTGCCACTGATAGGCCAGGGCCTGACGCATGCTTACCGCATAAGGACGCAGCTCGGGATCGGCAAATTCGACCTTGCACTGTTCAAATACGAATTCGAATTCCGTCCAATCCTGTCCGCGCAGCTTGCGGTACAGGCCGGTTTGGTCTGGGTATTGCTGAGTAATGGAATCGACCAGACCACGAGCCTGGCCAAGAATGATCGGAGTTTTTTCATAGTCCGTCTTACCGGAGTTGAAGATTACGGGATTGATGGTCATTTCATTTCAATCGAGAAGGGGTTAAACGGGAGACTACAGAATAGTCCCCCGCCCATTTCTTTTTACGACGAGCAGCCTTCGCAGACTTCGCGTTCGTTTTCGTCTTCGAAGACGATGCCCAGGGCAGCCATTTCGTCAACGAGTTCAGCCTGACCATCGTGAACGACATTGGCTTCCGAAGGCACGAGGTCTTCCGGAGAAGGCAGAACGCTCAGGACCATGCCAGCTTCATCAGCCAGTGCAGCCCAGTCATGACCAGAGGCCACGATCTGTTCTTGCAGACCGGCGATGCCTTCGGCGAAGTCCACGATGGAACCTGCGAAGAATTCCTTGGCCAGCGCATCTTCATACGCTTTCCGGAACGCATCGCTGAACACCTGCCAGGCGTAGTCGTGTGCCGATTTCGAGATCTTCATCGCATCGTCCGTTTCCGGCATCAGGATGTTGACGTAGTAGCGGGTTTTGACGCCTTTCTTCACACGGTCGATCTCGGCGTCCAGCAGATCCGACGAACGAATCACCACGCGATTGGTGAAGTCCATGTACCAGTCGGCCGAAACCGTCTGATCGCAGAACTTCTGAGCCAGCGCGTACACACTGTTCTGATCCAGCAGGCTGAGCTGCCACATCGACTGATACTCGTAGGCCGGATCGTCACCATACGGAGCTGCCCAACGCAGAACGTTGTTGGCATCCGTCTTGATCATGATCGGCTTGCGGATGCCGTAGATGCTGTTCGTTGCACCCAGAGCCTTCGAAGACGATTCGCCCGGCATGAAGTTGATCAGGCAGCTGTGTGCGAGACCGCCATTGGCGATGATGCGCTGACGCTGTTCTTCATGGTCGTACTGGTAGACGAAGTCCGCCAGCTTGTCGACTTCCTTGCGGTAGGTCTGGAGTGGAGTCCAGCCTTCAGGCCACTTGGTACGGTTGATCCACGGCGCCAGGCCGCGTTCCTTCGAGATCTCGAGAGAAGCCTCGATCGCGTAGTACAGGTGGCGCTCGAACACACGGTGCAGTTCTTCCAGGCCGGCTTTCTCGTTGAACTTCAGACGCTTACGCGCCATGTGGGTTGCCAGACCCATCATGCCAACGCCGGCGTTCATGCGAGCCTTGGCGGTTACACCCATGTGAGCCAGGATGTAATCGTTTTCCATGATGCAGTAGTCGATCATCTTGTACGCGTAGTACATGACGTCGCGATACTCGTCTTCGCTGATTTCGTCGGTGACGTTGATCGAGGCGAGCGAGCACAGCGCAACTTCCGGTTCCTTCTTGACGCTGATGACGTTCGACACCGTGAGGGTACCATCGGTCTCGGTCCAGAACTTGTTGCCGACCTTGACGGTTTGAGCAACCCATTTCTGACCAGCGATCGGCTTGAGGACATCGGATGCCTTGAGGCCGAAACGGATCACCTTACCGTTCGTATCGGTTGCTTCGAAGATGGCGTGGCCAACTTCTTCGCTCGACTGCAGATCTTTCATTGCGTCGCGGCCTTCGTACGGCATGGTCGGTTCCGACACTTCCAGGCACTGGCCGGTAACGATGCCGTTGAACATCGCTTTGTGACGTTTCGGTTCGTTGAAGCAGTAGGTCGAGTTCTCGACGCCCAGGTCTTCGATGTCCAGGATACGAGCATTGATCGGCGTGGTCGGATCATTGATCTCGAAGAAGTCGGCGAGGAACATGCCTTTCTTCAGTTCGTGGGTACGAACTTCCTTCTCGATACCACCTGGGCCGATGATGTACCACTTGTGGTACAACGTGCAGTCCAGATAACCCTTGCCGTGGTTGACGTAGACGCGAACCAGCTTCTCGCAGTCCGAGGTCTTACGCACGGTAACGCCCGACCATTCGAAACCGTTCCAGATTTCGACGTAGCGGTCTTGATAGACCGAGATAGCTTCGGCACCTTTACGGGTGTGGATAAGCGTTCCTGGAGCCACACACAGGTTCGAGCTGTGGATCGCATCGATGAACGGCGTATTGCGGTTCATCTCGTCGATCGAGGCGGCATAGATCGTGCCGGTCGACAGACCTTGGGTCAGTGCGAACAGCAGCAGTTCGCGAGCATCGAAGTAGACCTTCTCGAAGTTCTCGTCTGCTTCCAGGCGGGTGTAGATTTCGGCGAACTTGTGGATGTCACCGCTATAGAACGCTTCGTGCAGTTCAGGAGCAGTGTAGCAGTTCCATGCGAACACCATCTCTTCGTTCGCTGCTTTCATGGTCAGGAAACGATTCGACATGAATGCATAGTGCGCATCACGGTTGCGTTTGGTCTCGACGGCGCGGGTATCGCGCAGGCCGAAAATCATGCGTGCTTCCGGATCGTACAGGTTGGCGTAGAAGGTACCGGCGCCACCACGACCACCTTGCAGGTTGGCACGGATGTTCTTGCCGAACACGTCGATGTATGGTTTCTTGCCGCGGTGCAGGAAGCGGCCCTTCTGGACGGCGTCACCGATCGAACGGCACATGATGTTCAGACCGATACCAGCGGACTGGGTAGTCATCATGTACGTGATGTGGTCAGCAGCTGCCAGCGAGAAGCGATCATCGCCGGCGGCGATCAGGCAGCACGATGCAAAGCCGCGGTGATAGGTACCCAGGTTGTTGTAGTTCGGAGTCGGCGCCGACAGACGCTTCTTCGCGAAGTGGTTGTACATGCGAGCAACGTGCTCGAGACGGCTGCGCTTGCCCGGTTCGCTTTCCCAGGTCGGAGTCTGCGGGGATTCCGGGTGCGTTTCGAAGATGGTCATCGCCATGCGCATGTAGACGAACTGCATCGTTTCGAATTCGAGCTTTTCGGCGAAGTCCTGGAGCGAGTACTTCAGGCGAACCTGCTCGAGTGCGAAGTGCGGAACGACCAGATCCTGGTCATGATCGATGATGTCTTCGAGTGCAGCCCACTCGTATTCGCTGTAGTTCAGCGGACGCATCAGTTTCTTTTCGGCCAGACGACGCTGTACTTCACGGATCGTCGGGATCTGCTTGCTGCCGAAGATTTCGATGCGGATGAGGACTGCCATCAGCTTACCGGCCAGCAGATAGTGAGTCCAGGTCTCGCGCTTCAGGAACTTGTCGATGAGGCTCGACATGAGTTCTTGAACAGTGCATTCGGATGGCAGCTCAGCGATGGTCTCCTGAGCGATTTCGGACCAGTCCTTGATCTTGATCTTGCCCACGGTGTCCTGCACCCAATGGTTCAGTTTCTTGGCGTCGAATGGTTCGCGCTCGCCATTAAGTTGAATAACGGTTTCGATCATTTTAAAGTTTCCGGTGGTTAAGCAGGTACGGCGACACGGGCCTGCAGGATCTTGTTGAAGTTGGTGGGCGTGAAACCCATCATCCAGTTTCCGTTGTCGTTAATCACGGGGAGTTGGCGCATCCCTTGTGCATGGATGTCGGCCACGGCTTCCGGCGTTTCGTGGAGATTGATCTCCTTGAATTCAACACCTTTGATCTTCAGCGCGCGCTTCAGATTGACGCAGTTTGGGCAGGTGTTGTTGCTATAAACGACGAGGGCTTCCATTTTTGAGTACTCCGTGATTAAACGCCAGTTGATCAGGCAAATTGGTAAAATTTAACAGATTCGAAATTCGGGAACATAAGGTGCAGCTCTCCAGACGACTCGAAGTTCGTCTGGAGTACGCATTTTAGAAATGGGTTTTCTCTCTCTGTCCAGAGTATAGATGAGCCGACAAAAATAAATAGTCAGAGTGGCTTTCGCCACTCTGATACTATTGTTTTTGCTCTCTGGAAATGTTTTCCCCCTAAGGGATTTTTCAGCAATACCGCTTGTAGTAGTAACCTGGCTTGGTGTACGGAGTCAAAATCGACATCTCGATCACCAATTCGGTTCCTTCTTTATCTTCAGGATCATCCAGCCTCAGGTCACGGAGGGACTCCATGATGCCCTGCACGGTGCGGCCCACGAAATAAAGCGGCAAACAACCACTCTTCTTAGTCTGTACGCCGATCTGGAAGAAGTTGCGAGGACATTTCGGATCGCTCGAATCGAAGTGGGTACCATGCATCTTGTAAAACAGCTGTTTCAGGATGTCGATTGCCTTGTACAGATTCGGATCTGCAATGTGCACAGGAAGATGCACCGTCTTGCAGTAGAGAATCGCTCCGTGTTCCAGAGCATGACTGCGAATCTTGGGGCCAGCGACATCGATATCTTCGACGAGTTCCGACATGACCGCGAAGGCAATCTTCACAGCGTCGAGGTCTTCCTTACGGAAACTCTTGCCCCAGTGATCGAACTGGTACTTCAGGATTGCTTTGGTGAAATAGCTTTGGAACATTCGGGCGAGGAAGGACCGATAGAAGCTCTTGAAACATCCCCAGATTGCCCAGAGAAGGAAACACAGCAGGGTGACTTCGATCATGTCATGTACTTTAGCGGCAAACATTGCAATCTTTCTTATCGTTAAGCAAAAAAAATAAAGAGACAGAGATGATGGGTTTCCCCATCATCTCTACTCACGTAACGGTCGTTACTTGATCACACGCAGCAGCACGGCCTTCTCGTTCAGGAAGGAACGCGATGCTTCGATCACGCGCAGGTCCGAGGTCTGGATGAAGAAGCGGCCGTAGTCATCGGCGCCTTTCGTCAGCAGTTCTTGGGCCAGGTCGTGGAAGAACGGATTGGCTTCCGGCAGGATCTGCGATGCAACGTCCGGGACCATGTCGATGTCGAGATTGAACCCGACTTCGTTGATGTACATGATCTTGGTCGGCATTGCCACCACGAACGGCTTGATGCCAGTCGGGCTTTCCGGCAGCTGGGTCATCACGTAGATCTCGGCTTCCGTATCGGTGTTCATCAGGTTGCGGAGTTCGCGTTCCTGATGGGTGCTGATCGCATCGCGATAAGCTTCACCGTACTGCGAAGTGATCAGGGCGAAGAGTTCCAGCCAGTCTTCGGTGAACGAACCGACGCGCAGTGCCGGGATCGACAGGTTCTGACGCAGCATGCGGTTGACCGAAGTCGTCAGGTAACGATCCAGTTGCAGGAAGAGTTCCTTGCGGATCTTCTTCGAGTACAGACGCAGCTTCTCAGCCATCTTGGTGAAGGTCGAGATGCTACGCAGCTCTTCCAGCAGGCCGGCTTCTTCGTCCGTCGTGATGAACGGTTCGATGATGCTCGACTTGCCGACTGCGATTTCAACGGGATGGTACTTTTCGCCGTTGGGTTGCTGGCGCTCGATGCCGAAGCGACGGATATTCATGCGGAGCATGACTTCCTTCAAGCCGTATGCCAGGTACTGGTGTTCGCTGAAGTCCACACGGTTGTGGTAAGTCACCGACTGATCCGAACCTTCGACATTGAAGTCTTCGGACGGATTGATCAGTGCCGTGTGCAGGTCGTTCAGGCGCTTGCCGACACCGCCGTCTTCGAAACGGCTGAAGTCACGCGGCGAGTTGCCGAACGCCATCGATGCGTGGTCGTAGTAGTTCACGATACTGCCCTTGTTGACAACACGCGGGACGACGGTACCGGCGGTCAGGTCCATCTCGTAGAACAGATCCTGCGTGTGGTTGAAGACGAACGGATGCGGGTGTTTGGCGCTCGGGACCCATGCATCCAGATTTTCGAACGCTTGCAGCGTCGGGTTGTTGGTGTCCGCCAACTGGCTGCGAACATCGATATCGTTGTTTTCCATGCGATTTCCTTGGTTGGAACCTGCTGCATTTTCACGCTCGAGAGCGTCGGTGATGTCGGAGTCACGGCTCGAACCCGGCAGACGCTGGATACGAGCGGGACGTGCTGGAGCTTCTTCGTCACGACGACGAGTCTGGGTGCTCGGCAGCGAATCGGCGTAGCGGTCGTTCATGCGGCTGCCACGATCGCTGGCACCGTCACGACGATCTTCGTCACGGTCTTCACGTTCATTGCGGTTGCTGCTGCCAGAATGATCTTCGAAGCGGTCGGACTGGTCCGTATTACCGAAACGATTCTCACGGGTTTGCACGGAACGCTGAGGCGAACCATGAACACCGCCACGCACTGCACCGCGCTCCCAGCGATCACGACGGCTGTTGCCGCCACGACCACCACGATCGCCGCGATCGCTGCCGACATTGGCGCGGCCACCGCGATCACGATCGTCGTAACGTTCATCACGGTCGCGGTCACGACCACCACGGCCACCGGAAGGCAGGCGATTGCCATTGCGACGATATGCATCCACCGCTGCACGATACTTCTCGAACAGACGCACTGCACGCTCGATGTCGCGGTCTTGGCTACGGCCGACGAAATCCATCAGATCCGGATAATCTTCGGTCATGTAAGCGATGTGCAGTGTGATGACGTCTTCGACGACAGGGATGACTGCGTCACGAACGTCGCGGAACTTGCCTTCGGTCACGCCGATGTCCACGATGTCAGCGATCATGCCGATCAGGTCTTCGAAGTCGCGATTCTTGTAGTCGCGATCCGACATCAGGTTGTAGTAGAAAGTACGCAGCTCGTTGTCACGAGCGCGCTCCTGGATGGTATCGATTGCGTTGTAAACGATATCGTCCATGCGATCGTCAATCTCACGGATCGCGTGACTGAAGCTCACGGGCAGTCGATCGTTACGGAGATTGACGTCATGACCTTCGAGCCGGTCTGCGCTAAAGGGGAGTCGTGCCATTTTGTATTACCGCCTTTTGAATTTTTCGTTGGTATGTTGGAGAAGCGGAGCGAATTCCGGCGGTTCCATCGTAATGAAGTCCGGCGTGATCGTTCCATAGACGTTTAGTCGCGTCCTGCCTGTCGGGGTTTTCTTCTGGATGTTCAGATAACCACCGATCGGTGCGATAGATGCATCCAGGACTTTGGACGAACCCTGAGAATTGCTATCGCGCCTTGCCCCTTTACTGCTGCTGCTGGTTTGTGGAACCAAGAGCGTGGTCAACTTGAATGCCATGTTATCGCCAGGGATGGCGATGGACGAGACACCAGGACGACCATTAGTGATCTTGAAGATCGGGCCAGGTTTGAGTTTCTTTTTGAAGATCTCCTCGATCGTCTTCCGCGTCAGTGGCCGTTTCGGGTCCGTCAGCGAACGACGATATGCCGTATGGATGGCAAAGTTTGTCTCTACGATTGCATGGGTGATGTCGTAAAGGACGTAGTTCAGGACACTCAGTTCCTTGCCATACATACTGCTGATCCGGTCAGAGTCCTGCAGGATCCAGGAGTTGCAATACTTCATCACATGCACGAAGAAATCGTACGTGCTCGTGACGTCAATGCCAATGGACTTCAGCTTTTGCTGCGTAATCAGGTCCATGTACTGGTCGATTGACTTGAAGTGGTCACGCACTTTATCGTGCAGAAGCCCTTCATTCATATCACCCGTCCAGAGAATGTGGCCCATCAAGACTTTCCACAACCAGAGATTGTCGATGTCTCGCAGGATCATCCGCTTAGGGAAGTGATCGACCAGATAGAAGAATGCCCCAACGAGGCTTTCCACTTGCTGGGTAAACTGATTACGAGGGATGGCCACTTTGATGCGGCTACGTACCCAGTCCATGCGCGGGTTACTGCTGGGTTGTACCCCACGCGATTCGCAAATCACCCAGTCTTCAGTAGGATACAGATCCATTTCCATGGAGTCGTCCCCAAAGTGAGGAGTGACGCCATAGTACCGCTTGAATGTTTCCGTGACACCATACTTGCAGAACAGGTAGTGCGCCAGCGACGTTTCCATCTTAATTGTCGGCTGGAGCGCCTTCATGTCTGCCGTCTTGTTGTAGATATTCGACCAGACCACTTGGGTCGAACGGTTACGACCATCGACCTGGAAGACGTAGTCCAGGCGACGGAAGATCAACTTGATGCACAGCAATTGTGCAAAGACATTGTCGTCATCGGGGGAGATAACGATGTCCTGCAGAATCGGACTGATCGCAAAACGCGAACCTGCGATCGTGATCAAGCCGCCCTTCGTGACGAAAGGCAGATAGATGAACCGGGAAGGCAAGTCCTCGAACTTGTTGCTGCCCGGCTCTTTGAAACGGAAGAAAAACTTCACCAGGAACACATCCGAGCGGGCTACGTCGAATGCGGTCTTGGGAGCTTTCTTGAGTTTGGTCTCGACCCGTTTCGTGGTCTTCGTGGGAGAACGCTTGCGCGCACCCTCACGATATTCTTCAGGCGGAGTACATCGTTCATACCCAGCATACACCAGGCAATCTGGAAACTCTCGCGAGATGCTCTTCCAGACCTGATCGATGAACTTGAGCGCCGAAGGGATATGCTTGGTTGCGATACCACTCGCAATCGCATCGTTGAACTTGCCAACGAGGCGACTCCGGAGCTCAGCGAAAGTTGGATCCATTAACTTCTCCGCTAAGTGTTATTTTGAAAAGAGGCCTTTAAGTGCTACGAATGCTGCTCCTGCACCAATGATCAGGCCTGGAATGAACTTCACGAACTCTGACGTATCTTTCCGCACAGTCGAACGACCTTCGTAGAAATCTCTAATCCTCATTTGCTCGAGTTTGGCCTCGTGTTCTTCACGAGCGAAGCGTTGTTGTTGCTCGACCTCATACAGCCGATGCTTACGCTCTTTTTCCTCAAGCTCCCTTTGCAGCGCACCATTCTGTCGTTCAAGCTCAAGCTTTTCCAAATCCTGGCTCGACTTCGTCAATGTTGTCTCTGCGGAAATTTTTCTTGTTTCTAGATCAAGTTCCTTTAATTCTAGACTCGCTTCTATCTCTCTTTCAGGAGAATTACGCGCTTCTGCAAACGTTGTAAAAAGCCAACCAAGCTTGTCAATTTCCTCTGCTGGCGTAAAGTCGATGAAGTCCCTGAGGTCTGCTCGGGGATTATCCATCAGGCCGCGATATGCGGTATAAACGCCATCTGGTTTTAGACCATTCTTGATTGGATCGATTCTTACTACTTTTCCCATCATTCGAATGTAGCGTGCACCGATCGTTTCTTTGTTGTCAACAATGAATACGCCTAGACCGCCCTCAGTTACAGTTCGGACACTCTTCGGAGTATGGCTCATCGCTTCTAACGAAAACGGATGAAGTGGTATATTATCCTGTTTTGTCGATAAGATAATATCTAGTTCAGTTAGATAGATCGTTCCGCCTTGGTGATTTATATCGCCTGCTGAAATACGATAATCGAACTTTAGCGTTACTCCATGCGCTTGATCTCGATAAGTCTCTAAGAACAGCTTCTTGAACGCCCTCAAGTCGCTACTCTCAATTCCTTCATGACTTAACAAGCGATCTCTAACGGATGCCTTGAGATTATCGGTCAGGTTGAGTTCTTGCCTGATGATAAAGTCTTGACGATGTCGATCGGACCTTGGCTGTAGGTCATAGATGACTCCGTTACGCGTCCCCATCCTTATTGTTCTGCCTGAATAATTCAGGAACTTCGTGTGGATGGATAGATCGCAATGCTCGTGCACCGAATACTGGTGAGCTGGTGATTCAATTAGCGGTACCGAAATAACGGCCGCTAGTTTCCCCCTTTCAGCTTCCATGTGCAGTTCGTCCTACGTTATTGATTCTTAACATCTTATTCGACCCTACCTTTTTACAGCTGAGTCTCCTTAGCCCTGGGAACTTCAAGCTAATGATATATTCTTAAAAATAAATAGACAGCATAAACCCTCTCTCCTACCCTTGCGGGTAGGAGAGAGGAGTCTGCCTTTAGTTAGGCTTAGCTAGGTCACGAAGACGAAGCTAATTACGGCGCCGGCGCCGGCTCGGTCGTGTTCTCGATCGAGAGCACGGCCTTCTGGGTCAGGGCCTGCTGCAGGTTCTTCACGGTCACCACGCCCAGGATCGGGGTCAGCGGGATGTGACGGAACGACGGGTGAACGATCAGTTCACGCGAGTGGCTGCCACGGCTCAGGTTCAGAGCGGCGACGACTTCCGGCTTGTTGATCATCATGCCGTGATCCAGAGGGTGCGGAACACCCGGGTTGGCCGACGGGTAGCCCAGGGCGATGAAGATCTTGTCGTAGACGCGGCGGTCCGGGGTCGAAGCTTTCTCGTAGGAGAAGTCCGGGCCCATGGTGCGGGTGTCGCCGTTGATCTTCAGGTACTGGGTCAGCACCATGTCGGTACCGAGCTTGACGACCGGCAGGGCGGCTTCCGTGCCTTCCAGCAGGTTCGCCGCAGCTTGCCAGTTCGACTTCTGCCACAGCTTGTAGGCCACGATGGTGCAGGTGTCGGTCAGGATCGAGGTGATGTCGTCGTAGCGCTGATGCTGCGCGGTCGTGGTAACTTCCGCGGCCAGGTCCAGTTCGACTTCTTCCAGGACCGGCTCGACCAGGTAGGACGAGATGCCCATGATTTCCGGCTGACGGCCGACGATGTCCGAACGCTTGCTGTACTGGCGCAGGCTTTCGACTTCGCTCAGCAGCTGGGTCACGGCCAGGTTCGACTGGCGAACCTTGCACAGGTACGACAGCGCAGCAGCGTGCAGCGCGTCTTGTGCATCGCCGTTGGTGATCGGACGCTGCACGGACAGCGGCGAACCCAGCGACACGCCGTACACCTGGCGGTAGGTGTTGAAGTCAGCCAGCTGGCCCAGTTCACGCAGCGAGCTGTTGACCTTACGTGCGTCGATGTCGACGCCGATGATCTTGGCAGTTGCGAACAGCTCGACCATCGCGGCATTGCCGGCGGCCGACAGGTCGACCGGCTGGCCCAGGGCGTTCTTCACGGTGTTGGCGAAGACGGAACCGGTGATGATCTCGTAGGACGAATCCTGCAGGTTGATGTCGCCGTTGATCTTGAAGGTCAGCCATGCGGTCGAAGCGTTGTCGCCCTGGAAGGCGGTCAGCAGTTCGGACACGCCGCCGTTGAACAGCGAGGTGTTCTTGCCGATGGTTGCAGCGTCGGTATTGAACGCCAGGTCCATACGACGGGTCAGACCCTGCTGGCCTTCGACGAACTGGTTCATCGGGCTGTTGCGGGTGTCGATACGGACGACTTCCTTCTTCGTACCGTCGGCGTTCTGGAACTGGATGTACACGCCGGTCAGGACAGCACCCGGGTCCAGTGCGTCGGTCTGGTCCAGCACGCCCTTGGCCAGCTGCGCGTCGGTTTGTGCCAGGCGGAACAGCGAAGCGCGGTAGTTCACCTTCAGCGGTGCGGTCTGCACGCCGGTGCCGTCTTCGAGGGTCACGGCGTACGGCGCCACCAGGGCCGGGTCGACGAACGCATCCTTGGTCTGCTCGCGGACGATCGGGACGATCTTCAGCGTGTCGTTCTTCAGGATGGTGTGGTCGATTTCAGCGTTGACGATGTTGCGACGGTTGAAGTCGGTCAGGCGCTTTTCCAGCTCGTGACGGACCTGGTCGTGCACGGAAATCAGCGGGATTTCCATTTCGATCGCGTACTGGTCCGGCGACAGGTTGACGGTCTTGTAGAACATCTCGCCGAACTTGTTCTGGGTGGCGGTAGCCAGCGCGAACGCAGCGGTGAAGTTCAGGGTTTCGTCGTTCGGCTTGGTGTCGTACGCTTCCAGCGACTTCTGGCCCAGCTTGGTCGGATCGACGCCGCTGTGGTCCGGAATGAACACGTCGAACGGGCCGCTCGACTTGTGCTGGTTCTTGTTGCCCTGGCGCAGGATGTGCGCTTTCGGGTTCATTGCCGAAGCCAGCGCGAAGCGGACGGCTTCCTGCTGCTGCGGGGTGATGTCGCTGGTGCCGGCTTTCGGGTGGATGCGGGTGAACGACTCGATCGACACTTGCAGGGTGTCCAGCATGCCGGCGGCGTCGTCTTCCTGGCCTTGGGTGAACGACTCGTTCGAGATCAGGACCATGCCCAGATCCGAGTTCGGCGTCAGGCTGCCTTCGGTGCGCAGCTGTGCGACCAGGTTGAATGCCGCATTGGCGACGTTTTGTGCTTCGACGTCAGCGCGCTTGGTGTACTTCGATTTGGAAACAAAAGCCATGGTTATTACCTCTTTATTCCTAGGAAAAAGGTGATGGGACAAAATCTAACTCAAAACCGGTTTTGATGGCAAATACCACCAAAGTATAGATTCAAGTTCGAAACTTATTTCAGGCGCGACAATTCGATCAGATACCAATCGAACCAGCAGGTCTGATGCACGACGTTGAGGTCGTAATACGATTGCAGCTTCTCTACGATGCTTCGCAGAATCGAAAGACGCAGTTCAGGATGGCGGTTGAGAATCACCGGCGAAAGGATTCCTTGGTTGAGGGCCACTACAACCAATTTGTCCGATGCCGAATAAACGCTATAAGATTGATGAAGATCGATCTTGTTTGCGGGTGCTTCCTTGAATGGGTCCAGGATGTACTGGTTCACCATCTTGGCTGCGTATTCTTTGTTGTCGCCCAGTTTGCTGATCTGGTTCCTGACATATACATCAGTATCGGACTTGATCTCCGACTGTCCAGCGCCTTCTGGGAAGTACCAGCTGTAACCGATCGAGCGCGTGCTGCGCTCATTGAAGTCGCCAGGCTTTGGCATGTTGCCGCCATTCCAGAGAATGGACAAACCGTTGTGCGAGAACTTGTCGATAGCCACCAGTTGTTCCTGAGTGAACCATTGACGCATCTTCGAGAAGTTGACGAGATCTTCGATTTGGCCCTTACGAGCCAGCGTACGATAGACCCAGTCGGGGATCACATGGACTTGATCCCCCGGCATACTCTTTAAGAACATAACCGTGTCCTATCTGGGTTGAAAATAAAATATAAAACTTAGCGGCTCTTATTTGAACAATTCACCGAACCCGACCAACAACAAGTAGGTCTCAAAATGACCCCAAGACTTCTTCTTCTTAAGATCATCACTCTCTTGCATCTCGAATCGCAAATTGCGGGCGAAAATGCAAAGTCAGTCGATTTGGCAACGGAACTTCTCGCGACCGTCAAAATCCCTGAGGCCGACGTAGGTCTCATAGATAGTGAGCGCGAGATTATTGGAGCGCTCTACAACATATGTCGCAAACTGGCAAACGCCCCTGCTGGCGATGAGCCTGATAAATCGGACCTGCTTCAAGAGGTTCGTCTGCACTGCTCGACCGAGATCGACCTGTTCGAATCATTCAAGGAAGGTGTCATCCTCGAGTTGTCGCAAGAAGGTCTGAAAAAGCGCGTTGGCGTGATTCGAAAGGACCTGAAAGAATACCTGAACTTCGAAGCAACGAAGAAGCGTCTGTTCGATGCAGCACATACCCTTCGTTTCAAGAGCAACACGATCGAAGACATCTCGACTTATATCCGCGAGTTGTCGACTGATCTGGAGTCGTCTGTTACCAAGTCGTCCAAGAAGGACTCGGCCATTCTCGGCGAGATCAACATGGACGATAAGGAATCTGTCGTCAAGGCAGCTACTGCTGTTTCCAATGAGCAATCCGGTGTTGGCAAACTGAAGTATCACCTTCAGGATCTGAACGACATGTTGAACGGAGGTCAGCGCCGTGGTGAATTCGTCTTGGCGTCGGCTCTGCCGCACAACAACAAGTCGGGTTTCTCCCTGGACATCTTTGCTGGCATTGCCGTATATAACGAGCCGTATCTGTTCGATGTGACCAAGAAGCCCATGCTGCTTCGTATCTCGTTCGAAGATGACGTCGAGATGAACTTCAACCACCTCTACAAGCACTTCTGGGAACAGGAGCATGGCGAGGTGGCAATCATGACTGGCAAGTCGACCGACGAGATTGCTCAGTACGTCATGGACAAGATGACGGTCAACGGTTGGCACGTCAGGATGATCAAGGTCGATCCATCGCTCTGGACTATCTTCGATCTGTTTGCTTATGTTCGTGATCTGGAAGCTGAAGGTTACGAGATCGCAATGTGCATGCTGGACTACATGCGTAAGATGCCTACTACGGGTTGCGTACAGGGCGTTGCAGGCGCTGACATCCGTGACATGGCCCGTCGTTGCCGTAACTTCTTCAACGCTCGTAAAACGGCTTTCTACACCCCGCACCAGATCTCGACTCAGGCAAAGGAAATCCAACGTTCTGTCCCGAAAGACTTCGTCAAGATGCTTCCGGGTGGTGGTTACTACGACGGCTGTAAGTCCCTGGATGCCGAAGCAGACATCGAGATCTTCCAGCACATCGAGAAACAGAACGGGTTCAGTTATCTGACCCTGCACCGTGGCAAACACCGCGGTGCTCCTGTTCTGTCTGAAGACCAGAAGTACCTCGTCTACCAATTCCACGACATCGGTGGTATCCCTCCGGACATCGGTAAGGATCGCACTGGTCTTCGTAAGGTAGGCGGTAAGCCTGCTGGTCAAGCGGACGCTGACTTCGACTGGATGTAAACAAGCAAAAAAAAAATAAGAGTCTCCTACCCCGCAAGGGGTAGGAGTTCTCTGCCCTATGCTGTCTTCTTAGGACGATTCAACCAATGCTTCTTGCAGTACTTTCCTTGTTCTCGAGCAACAAGATCGCAGAAAGACCTGGTGAGGCGATACCCCTCTTTATCATCCAGCCACTTGGTCTCGATGACGCCCTCACCGATGAACTTGTGCAGGATAGGCGGGAACATACACAGATTGTTTCCACTTACCCCGAAATGCCCTGCGATTTCGAGCATGGTCTGCCATACTTCGCGATTGTTGTTCAGGAAACGAAGCAACTTAATCTCGTCATAGGAAGTTTGGTCTTGGAAGACCATTGGGGTGAAGATGGCTGTTGCCAACTCCACCCGCTGGCTCATAGCCGCAGCCATTTACACATCCAGGCCGTAGAACTTGGCGTTCCGCAGGAACTGCTGGGCACGCTCAGTGCCGAAGACGATGCCGTGAGATTCGAAGGTCGGCTTGACGCCAGGATTGCGCTCAGCGTAGGCCAGGAAGTCGTTCGCTGCTTGAGCGATGGTTCGGACATCGTCAACATTCAGCGACTGTCCGAACACAGCGATACTCACGCTCAAGACGGCAGGATCCGGCTGGAAGTCATCGCCCAGATCCGTACTTTCCATGAGTTTTCCGCGCGCCGTATCTTCCCCGGAGGAACCGGTTTGTCCTTGGGAAATTTTCCCATCGTTTCCCGAACGCTGATTGTCACGCAACGACATCGGAGTATCGACAGTGCTGCGGCCTTGGCTGTCCGACTGGCCCGGCGTATTACTGCGACCGGTCGTATCGCCTTGCATCATTGCCGAAGCAGTGCCGCGGGAATCAACCATGTCCTTGTTCAGTTCACGACCGGTTTCCTGACGATACTGATCGGCTGCCTGTCCAGTACGGCGTTCATTCGTCCCGCCTTCGTCACGACGGTCCTGCTGGCCACGCGGTTGCTGTTCGGAAGAGCCTTGTTTGTCACCCTGCTTGACATTTTCCATCAGCTGACGGAACGGCATGGTCACGACGTACAGGTCACCATTCGATGCCGGGATCTTGTCGATGACGCCGCGTTGTTGCAGGTCCTTGGACAATGCCATGAACAGGGAAGCCCGATCGCCGCGAACATCGAACTTGTTCGAGATGGTATCGAAGTTGACGCCCTGAGCGTTCTGATCGTAGATAGCACGCACGAGATTGACTTCTTCGTCCATGGAGCTGACTTCGCCGCCGACCACGTTCTTGGCCAGTTCCATGTTTTCCTTCGTGCTGATCTTCTCTACATGCTCTTCGAACTTACTGCGGGTCGTTTTGTTCTGGTCCTTGTTACCAGTCTGGTCCGATGCTTTTTGGATCGAGCCCTGGTTGGTTGCGTCTTGACGATTACCTTTGTCCATGTCGTTCTCCTTCGTTTCGTTGTTGGCTGCCTTGAGGTCCGGATTGTATTCACGCATCAATTCGATCATGTCCGGCGTGAAGCGGATGCGATCGATCGAACCGAACTCGTACTTGTCGATGATGCCGTTCGTCTGCAGCATGTCGATGCCCGACGAGATCATCTCAGTGTCGAAGCCTTGATTCTGGAAGTGTTGAGAAAGCTCCTTGTAACTGACGCTACCGCACTCCAGGATTTCCTTGCCGTATTTCACGACAGTGGCCGGTAGTAAGTGAGTGTCTTCGGTTGCGAGAGCGCTGGCAAGAGCACAGATCTGAGGGTCTTGTTTATTGAGTGAGTTTTTATTCATCGTCTTCCTTTATTAAAAAGTGGTTTTGTACTCTCTCAGGACTTCTTTTAAAACAACCGCAGTTCGCGGAGTTTCTTGAGAAGCTCTTCGGCCTCTTCTTTTTCCAAAGGAACCGGCCCAACTTTGAAGTTCGTTATATCGGGCAGGTTTCGTACGACAGTTGAAGTCGTCTTATAAAAATCGATCAGCTTCTCAATTGGGACTTCATAGCCCTTTATCTTTACCGTTATTTCCAGAAGAGACTCTAACGATTCGAAAGGGACACTGAAGTACTCGTAGAAGGGCGTCGTGATGCGATAAGTCGCCGGTCTGATACTGGCCTCAGCGGCCTGCTCGACTATACCTTGCATAATGAGACTTTCGACTGCCCTCTGGATCTTCTCGGCTTCGCTGCGACTGGGACCAAAAATTCTATCGGTCAGATCGCGAACCGATTGAGGTTCGTTTGCTTCCCGATAGAGAATCTGAACCACGATCATTTCAGCATTCCATTTCATGCCGAAAGTACCGTGGCGGGCCGCTCGCTTAAAACCAGTGGACTGTTGGGAACCTGGTTCGATCGCGTTCATGGCATCTCAACGAACGGCGTTTCCTTCACTTCTTCCACCAGCGCCCTCATGTCTTCCGTCAGTTGATAGCCCTTGCCCTTGACGCTCGAGATCACGCCTTCGCCGACCAATTCGAGCATCAGGCGGGTGATGAGTTCGTACGGCGTGAAGACCTTGTTCTCGCGCATGCGCTTGAGAATCAGGTTTTCGGAAACCGGTTTCTGCGATTTGTGAATCAGATTCACGACGAACTGCGAAGCCGTGAAGTCGGACCATTTGACTTCTGCGGTTTCGTTCAGGAGAACCTTCTTCGGGTTCTCATGGGCGTATTCCATTTTGAGCCACGCGCGTTCAGCGATACGCTTGATACGGTTGAAGGAACGTGCTTCGCGATCAATTTTGCCCCACATTTTGAAACTCCTTATGACATTGTAAAAGTACTTCACTGCGGTAATATGTGTCTGAAAATAAACAGCATAAGACCAGACCTGGGCTTATCGCCCAGGTCTGGTTTCTGACGTCAATAGACGGGTACTTTGTTCCGCACCATCATGTCGATGATGACTCGAGTGTGGTAGCGGGACGATGCTTCGTTGTAGAGACGCTTGTGGTTAATGGCATAAACACGGCGCTTTACCAAATAGTCAGGGAGTGTTACGTCCCGTACTTTCAGGTAACCTTTCCGAACGAGACCGTCCAGAATACTGACGACCTCACTCGAATTGATTTTTGTTTTGGACTTGAGAAGGACGTCAGACGAAGTCATTTCGACCCCGTACGGCAGCAGAACAATTTCCACTACCAGCTGTTCCAATTCCGATAGTTGGTTTTTATCCGGTAACATTTTTGTTTAACGATTGGAAGGTTTTTTAAAATGCATGGTTAATGCATGACTTGGCTTTTCTCTCTCAGAGCTACCACCATAAAATTTCTCTGCGGCAACTAAAAAAAAAATCCTACTCCGAGTTATGGAGTAGGGCTGTAGGCCTATGCCTTTTTCTTTCGGTCAGATTTCACGGGAGGTTTGGTTTCATACTTCTCCGCGTCTTCCATGAGTTTCCGAGCTTCACCTGTGGTCATGTTATTCTTCCGAGCAATCTCTTCGCTGTGAGCGGCTGCTCTGAAAAGGCGTTTCTGTTTCTCAGTGTATGGGGGCATTTCGAACCTCCTTATCACGGTCAATAATACCTAACGCTATTGCGTCAAGAATACCTAGTCCTCTTTCGATCCGTAGATGAAGAGTCCTTCGTTTGATATTGAACTTTCGAGCACATTGAGGAACGCTAAGAAGCTCACCTGCCACGTCGTATAACCTTATCGCCGGTTTCGTCAAAGCTCTCTCGATACTCCATCCCTTATTTACGCGTTCGAGAACCAGCTGCGGATTCTGATTGTATTTTCTTGCCAACTGAGAAACCGTTAGACTTTCGCCTTTGTACTCGATCACGCGATTATTTCTACGGTTGTTCTGCTGCTCTTCTTCAGTCGCCCAACGGCAATTATTCGGTTCGTAATTTCCGTCTGGATTCTTCCGGTCCAGTGTATGGCGTGGAGTGGGCTTTGACCCCATGTCTTTGAAGAACTCTTCAAACGAATTTCGCCACCTCTTACAGACCTTAATACCCCGCCCACCGTAAGCACTATAGCCAATGGTCTTAGGATTCAAGCAACGGTTCTTCATATTGACCCAGGACGAATATTCCGAGCTTTTTATCTGTCCGTGGATGAACTTGGCATCGCTCGTTCTTTCTTTCTGGAGACAGCCGCAGCTTTGAGTTATGCCGCCTTTGAGACGATACGTTGGTACGAAAACGGGATTACCGCATTCGCATTTGCATAGCCAGTATGCCTTTTCGTTTTTAATTTCCTTGAACTCAATGACGGTCAGGCGGCCAAACTTTTCACCTACCAACTCCGCCCGTTTGTTAAACGTCATTTTACTTTCCCTTCCAATAAGGCATGATACCCTCCGACCAAAAAGAAAAACCCCAGTCTCCGAAGAGACCGGGGAGCTTAGGACTTAGCGATTCCCGCCGCGTCCACCGCTATTACCACCACCACGATTACCGCCTCCGCGGTTACCGCCATCGTTACCGCCGCGATTACCTCCACGGCGAGTTTCTTCGTTACGGTTACCGGACTGACGGCTGTCTCGACCCCTCACGGAATCTTCCATGTTTTTACCGCGGTTGTGCACCGTGTCTTCCACATCTTCACCGCGAGTGTGGATAAAGTCGGCGACACCGTCGCGCACCCTGCCCACTGCTCTCCCGATGCCGCCGAAGATACCGCCATTGTCACCACCGTTGTCACCATTGTCACGGCGACCATCATCACGATTGTCGTTGTTGGTATTACGAGCCATTTTAAACCTCCGTAGGTAGTTTGTGAAAATCTCCCCAGGACTCCCTTGTAATGGCTAAACTAAAACGACATAAAGGCCGAGACTACCTAGTGGCGCGAGCCACTAGGTATCGTCACGTTTTATTGGGTACTGAGTGCCTGAATGCCAAATCGAGCCGACTGCCATGGATACGGCTCGAGGTTCACCTTATGCTCGATGCACAGGGTGTTCGCGAGTTCAGTGGCGTCGCGTTCGAAGTCCCTGTCGTCGACATGCTTCACATCGCCGTTCTGGAAGCGGAGGAACACCGAATAGAACTCGGTATCTTTATCTGCACCCATCACCTGCGTTTCCACAGTACGCTTCTTCCCTGCTTCTTCGGGTTCGACCCATTTGGCAGGGAGGACTTGAATCGAAACTACTGTACCTTTGTTGCTCATATTGTTACCTTGTAAAAGCGGCCAGATCCGAAGACCCGGCCTTATGGTTGCTGATTATTTCTTGCTTGCTGCTTTGCTGGTCGAACGCTTTGCCGGTGCTTTGACGGTCGTAACTTCAGCCTTCTTCGCCGCCGGTTTTTTGGCCGCCGTGGTTTTCACAGCAGCCGCTGCACGCGGTTTGCGGGCAGGCGCTTTCGGCTGGCTGGTCTTTGCACGATGTGCATCGAGGCCTGCTTGCATGTGCTTCGTGGTGGCCGGAACGGCGACTTCGTCCGGTTCGAACTTCACGTACTGGCCGATCAGGCGTTCCAGGAAGTCGTCGGAAAGACCCAGGGCTTGTGCCGTGTAGTAGGTCTTGCTGAAGCGGTGATCCGGGGTAGCCTTCGCGATGAAGTTTTCCCAGCCGTCCGAGAACACATCCGAGTACAGGACATCGCGCAGGAAGGTAATGTCTTCTTGCGGAACCTGATAGGTCGCTTCGCCGAACCAGCCTTGAGCAGCCGCACGAACGTAGACCTGGATGTCGTCGAAGTACGCGCGCTGTTGTTCAGGCGACAGCTCGTCGTATTCCTTTTTGGTCAGAACCTTCGGATAGTTGCTGCCAGTGCTCGGACCCGTTTCACCACGCGCACCCATATGCTTCAGGTCGGGACGCAGGATCTTCAGTTCTTCCAGCTTCAGGAACTTCGGCACACTGCCCAGGCGTTCGAACATCGCGTCGAACATACCCACACTGCGAGCAGTGTAGTAAGGCAGCGTACGCAGCTCGTGGTACATGCTGTCGGCCTTGGCGATGTAGTTCTTCTTCCAGTTGTCCAGGAAGATCCCCGATTCGACGAAGCGCTTCAATAAGTCGATCAGCTTCTGATAGGTTTCCGAATCGTCCTTCTCGATCGAGAACCCGTTGCCCATCGTCAGCTTGACGATGTTGTCGATCTGACCGAGGTATTGGTTCTTTGCTTCGTTGTTCAGGGCGTTGAACTCTTCCGCGATCAGAACCTTCGGCAGCACAACCCGCATGCCCTTATACATCACTTCTTCGACAGCGCCGGTACCGGCAGTCGCTTCCATGATTTCCTTCTCGACCTGGCCGATCCGGCTGAGGCTCATGCGGTTACCAGCCAGGGACGGGATAGAAGTCAGGCCAGTGTCCGCGTAACGATCGTTGATCGATACGCTACCCATGGCAACTGCGGACGTGCCCTCGGTAGCCGACGACATCGAATGACGCATACTCTCGCTATCCTTGATGGCATCGCCCAGCGACTTCTCTTTGCCCGGCTTGTAGACCGTGTCCTTGAAGATCACGGCAGCGACCGTACCACGCGGCCCCATGTCGACGAACTGCACACGTTCGATTTGCTCGTAGCCAGGATTCGAGGAACCTTCCGAGACGCGGATGATTTCGACGTTCTTGCTGTTGTAGCCGACCCAGGCAGAAGTACGACGAACCTTTTCCAGCGGATCGGCAGCCGTTTCGCGCTCGCTGTGTTCCACCACCGTGACGTCGTGCTCGAATGTTAGGCTGCGTTTCCAGTAGGCAATGGTTTCGGTCTCATCGCCGACCTTGGCTTCGCGCAGCGCCGGCGGGCAGATCTCGGAGACAACCGATCCGGCCAGTGCCTGCATGATGAATGCATAGTGCTGGTCTTGCGGATTGCGGGCTTGGCCACGGAAGACGGTGCGATCTTCGTGATGGTATTTGATTGCGTATCCGAGATACGGGACACCCTTTTCATCGAGACCGACAGTCGACGAGAGCGTCATGCCGTTATACAGTGCAGCCTGCGTCATGCGACCCTGCATCGACTGAACGACCATGAAAGCAACGATGCGAGCCTGGTCGGAAATGTTCTTGTCTAACGATTTCAAAGTTTTCTCCTCTTGGAGTTGTTGGAATTAATAAACGAGATCGGTAACCGGAACGTAGCTGTTTCGGAAACCGACATCGGTGGCGATGATGGTACGACCTTCGGGGTCGATAATGATCCAATCGCCGTTCCTGCATTTTTCAATACGACGCGGTTCTAAGGCAGCCTGAGTTTCAAACTCAATCTCCTCATGGTAACCACGAAGTGTCCTACGCCCGATTAGGTCTTTCGTGAAGACATGGGGGATCTCATCGGGATATCCCTTGTAACGAAATGCGTACGTTTTTTGAAATTTCGATGGAACGTATGCGTACTTCAGCAATTCGTCTTCTTCACGACGCGTTGTCGAACCTTGTGACATCACTCTCCTTTTAAAATAGCAGACGTCTTTCCGTTCAGTTGCTGGGTCGTGAGATCCAGCATTTGTTCGGTGATGTCGTGCATGTACCACATCAGGTACACCGTCGATACCAAGACGATAATACCCAAAGCGGAAACGCGTTTGCGGTAGTAAAGCTCATTACCAAACATGATAAGAGCCACCAGGATCAGAAGTCCCATAGCCACGAGAGCGAATCCTGCCGTCATTTTCAAACTCCTTCTTTCAAAAAACAATAACTGTAATTCGATTTACTGTCATTGTCAATGCGGTAATATATTTATAACAATTTCTATAACAAGATACGACAGAGACCTTGCGGCCCCTGTCGTTATCGTCACCACATGTCTTCGGAAAACAACGCGACATCTGCAACGCGATACCCACCAGCTTGACGATCTTCCTCTCGGATGATCCCGCCCATGTCCCGTTCGATTTCGCGATACATCTTTTCTTCACAGCACGTCAAACCAACCAAGAAAGGAGGAGTGTCGACGATCATGTTGTTACGCACCGCAAGCAGCATGCCGCGATAACGATTTACGAAGTTGCCGTGGTTTGTCAAGAACCCTTGTACTTCTTCGCCATTACCTTCCTTCAGTGAGCGCTTTACATCCAGATACTCTTTCGAATGAATGACGTGGTGATGGCGACCCGGACGATCGACGTACCAGACCACATCATCGAGGTATGAGGCCGCAGCTACCGGATACTCGAGTTCTGGACGACAGGTCTGGAAAAGCGCTTCGATGATGCACTGGCCATATTCGTAGAAGGCTGCGCCATTGCCCGGAAGACCAGCTGCGCGATGCAGGCGCTGATTGTTTTCAGCCTCAGTCAAGTCCGGGTCGTATTGGAAGATGATCGGGAAACTAACCGTGTTGTTCAGGTGGTAAACCTTACCCGTCTTCACCAGCTTACGTTCCGCCAACTGAATCGCGACGACTGGTTTCGTACCCTGCCAGAGCACATTGACGAACTGGATATCCAATCCGAAGGTACGAGTTGCGACCGCATCTGCCCAGTTAGTACCGTCGATAATCGTGAACGGTACCTGATGCAGCTCAGGATGGTTCCTCAGAACGTATATAACGGCCGCCAGAGCCTTTTTACACAGTACTTCGGGAGTTTCTAAGGACGGCATCTCAACGGGCTTGGAGAGCCCCGCAATGCGGAACACGATCGCCGTGTTTTCGTTGAACTCCACGAGGGAATGTGCGACACATGGGTTCAGGATCGTACTGCGGACGTGAGCTGGGTTTGCGAATGCCTTCTTCTTTACCAGGCCTACGACCATTTCATCTTCATTTGCCATAGGGCTGTCCCAGTTTAAGGGCTTTGCAGAAAGCCTCGTAAGCGATTTGTGCACCGAAAGCATACTTACCGTCGGTAGTTCGGGTGAGAGAGCAGCGGCCTTTCATCAGGCTTTCGAACAGTGCTCGGATCTCACCATCTTCCATTGCATTCGGTTCGAACTTCACGAGGCCCAAGCGCGTGACCATGTCGTGGACGAATTCGACGAACTCAGTTTCAGGATAGGCGCCTCGCTTTGCGATTTCCATCAGGATATCGGGACGCCACTTCCAACCCATGAAGTACGCCATCGCATACATCGATTCAGCCGTGTCCGTATCCACAACGTGTGCACCATTAATGCAAACGGCTTTATGGCACAGGTTAGCGAACTCGTAAAGGAAACGAGCACGTTGCTCCTCGGTCAGAGGAGGATTTGTTTTACTTACCGTGGCTTCTCTGAAAATCACGATAACTCCAAAAATAGGGAGAGGACAAAGCCTCTCCCAGTTACGCCGTTAAGCGCGAACGAAAGCGTTCAGCGAGTAGAAGCGATACTCTTCGCTGAAGCTGCCGGCCAGGGTGCCGATTTTCCAGCGATCGTTCAGCGGGATCTTGGCGACGGCTTCCGCGGTAACCGGATGGTTGCCCGTGGAGCGCATCGATTCGCGAACGAACTTGCTGGTCAGCATGACGTCTTCGGCCTTGTTGGTTTCCAGGAAGTGGATGGTGTCGTACAGCGAGTCGACGACCGAACGGCTCCAGTGTTCCAGGCGGGTCGGCAGGGTTTCGGCATCGTTGTCCAGCCACAGTTCTTCGAGGTCACGGAAGCCCACGTCGATCAGTTCGGCTTCGTTGGTCACGACGTCGTAGTGCTGCGGCAGTTCGATGGCGATCGACATGGCCAGGTGATGACGCTCGACCTCGGTTGCCTTGAAGTCCAGGAAGAACGTGGTACGGTTGTGCAGCCAGTATTCGTAACCCTGGCCTTCCTTCAGTGCCGATTCGGCGATGTGGTCTTTCAGGCTGACGACCTGGCCGGTTTCGGTGTTGGTGATCTTGACTTCTTCGTCGCCTTCACGGAACACGTTCAGCAAGATGCCGGCCCAGAAGCTGTCGCACAACAGGCGCGAGGTGATCGCGTCGAACTGGTAGTCCTTGTTCGAGGTTTCGATGTTGGTCATACGACCCTGCACCGACAGGAAGTCGATCGGGTTGATGTGACCACCCACGCCGACGGAGCAGTTCATTGCCAGACGCTCTTCGCCGACACCTTTACCACGCTGGTAGGTGAACAGCTGGATGCGGTCGCCGACTTTCTTCCAGAAGGTGATGTACGGCAGCAGCTGAATGAAGCGTTCGTCCTTCTCGCACCAGCCACGGCGCAGGTAGGCCAGGTTCGAGTAGACTTGGGTATGCAGATCGGGCGGGAAGGCTTCGCCGGCCGGGTTCAGCATTTGCGACAAGAAGTCCCAAGCTGGAACAGCCAGCACCTGCTCGACGGGCTTTTCCTGACCCTGTGCCGATTCCAGGTAGTCCTTGAAGTTCGGCATGCGGCCGAAGTCCATTTCTTTGGCCGGGTCGTGTTCAGCAGCCGGCTTCTCGTCGATCATGACGGGGAACTGGTCGTAACCCATCACTGCGTTGTCCCACGGCGGCGGCGCCGGAACGGTGCGGACGTCGCCCATGACGCCTTGCGTAACGGCGCCCATCGGGACGCGGCCGCCGATCGGAGTCATGACGAATTCGTCGCCGTCTTCTTGAGCGGCTGCCAGGGCGATGACCTTGTGGTCGACCGGCGACAGTTGTGCGTATTGGCGGATCGAAATCGGCAGGTTGTCGGCAGGTTTGTCCAGGGCAATGCGCGGGGTAATCAGTACGCGTTCGTTATCGACAGCTTCCATACGTTCTTCGAGCGACATGGTGAATCCTTTTTCGAAAAAAAATAGCACGAGGGTGCTGTGGTTGAGATCAAACCATACGCTCTGGGGATAAAAAAATAAACAGCAGAGACAGAGGTGGGAAATCCCACCTCTGCTCTTAATTCTCTTTCGGGAACGTAGCTGTTTGTCCATTCTCACGCTTCTTCAGGTATTCCCTGAAGTTGAATACCTGGCTAGCCAGGCGAGAACGAAGTTGCTGAGTTCCTGCAAAACGAACAGCGATGTTCGTCAGTTCATTTACATGCTCGCGATAATCGCCATCGTAACGCTTGTCACTCAGAGCCGCATTCAGCTTAACGACATTCGAAGTATCGCCTTCCCTTTTAGGACGCGGACGAGGTACAGGACCATTCACGAATCCTGCCGAGTTGCGTCCTGCCTGATAACCCATCTCGTAACGACCGTCCCAGATTTCCAAGGCTTCCTGCCCATTCATCAGAACCACCATCGAAACGCGATCTTGCATTGTCGCCAATGCACTTGGCGTCAGTTCAATGTTCCAGACCATGTGCCTGTCATCCATGTAGGATTTCAACACTTCGTTTTGGTGGAGCAAAGTCTGGTAATACGCTTCCTGGTGCCACTTCTCCATCTTGAGCTTACTGACCTTCTTCTCAAGGCTGATGTTGCGGATGATGAAGCCGATGACGATAAGGATCAGCAGCCCTTCGAAAAAGAATGAAAAGTATTGCATCAGTGAGTCTCCGTTAAAACATTGTAAAAGACAAGTACATCACGCTAGTGGGCATTGCCCACTAGCGATCAGGTATTTAGTGCGTCAGCGCCGATTCGATTGCACGTTCAACGCGACTGCCTTGATTCGTGAGCTCGGTGGCGGTAATCATGACGTGCTTCAGGCGGACCATTGCGCAATGCGCGCCGGTACGACCAGGGATGATGATGACGCTTTGCCAGCCCTGGTTCGTGAAGTAGTCGTGCATGATGGTACTGACCTGACGTTCATCAGGCAGCTTGTGGAACACGTTCAACGCCGCGGGGAACGAGATGATGATTTCGCCGAGGGTCGGATCGTAGGAGTAATTTCCCAGTTTCATCAGGTGCTTGAATTGCGACGAGATGAATTTTTCGACTTCTGCTTCATTGCGGAACTTGCTCGGGTCCACCATCTTGGAAAGGTTTTCCATGACGATGCTTTTCGCGAGATCGAGCGAGTTGAAGGTAGCCGTATCGTTGTGTTTGGTTGCCATTTTAATCTTCCTGTTTCACACAAATATGCTCTTTGTCTGGATATTCAGGCAGCGAGTTTTGACCATCGCATTTCAACACGGCACGCGCCCTGTTGACATAGATGGAACGAAGGACGATTGGCAGCTCTTGGAGGCTGCTGACTTCAATGAGGTTGTTGCGAAAATCTCTTGCGACGTTTTGTGCGGCTGCCCGCTTGACGGCTTCTTCAAGCGGATAAAACTTCTGCTCGATTTTCAAAATTGCTTCGGCCATAATTCTCCTGATTGTTAAGGGGACACAAACTAGAGGACCCTCCTTTTATGTTTTATAGTTGGTTGAACTTCTAAAACAACAGACGATGCTTGATGATGAACTGGTTAAATTCCTGTTGGAATTCCTGACGTTCGTAAACCCGACCATTGAAGTATCGCTTGTGATCGATCGGTCCCTCGGAAGGATCCTTTCGATAAGCCGATACCAAGATCTCGAGCGCAACGTGTCGCACGAGCCCAAGGAAATGCTGGGTATAGGGGGCATTGAGACCGAACGCATCAACGATCGCCAGCCACATGTTTACCGAAGCCGCGTATTCGTCAGCGGACTGCGGCAATGGAAATACGCCCCAACGATCACTGGATGGAGTATCTTTCCAGACCTCACGTAGTCGATCGAAGAAGTAAGCAGGTCCTTTCCACGAATCGACTTTAACGATCGCCGAGCCAGCCGAAGCAGAAGTCTCGAAAGGACGCCAGCGAGTGTCGAGGAATGAATCTTCCATATTCTCTCCGCAGAATCCTTTTGCAGGAGTTCCCGATACTTCCAGATGAACAATCAGTTCAACCCTGTTCATTGGAACTACCTTTCTCTTCCTCGGGTTTCTGTCCGAGCGTCTGCTCGGCGTAGGCATTCCACTGATCGATCAGGACGTTGATCGGATTGCGCCTTCCGATATTCAAACCGACCTTCTCAAGACCTTGGGTGGCCTGGAGTTCACGAACCAGATGTCCTGGCCCATTGAGTGCGTTCAACACTTCGTAAAGTGCTTCAGCATCGACCTCGATCATGCGTCGAGGTTGTTCTGGCTTTTGTTCTTGCTCCGACATTCCTACTCCATTGTAAAAGTTGGGATACCCGTAGGTATCCCGTTGTCACTTGGTTTTTGGATACAGATAGAAGGCAGCCTTGAGTTCGTAATTCGTGGAAAGACGAACTGCCCGGTTACCGAGGAAGAGCCTGGATGCATTTTCAAAACCACGACTGCATGCCGAAACATAATCCGATTTCATCATGACGATGTTACCGAACGATTCCGTATCCACGAATGCGTCTTCCGCTGCGTCCGTTAAGAGATTGAGCGGGCAGATTTTCTGATCGATGGGTTCGGTACCCATGTAGATCGGACAGATCCAGTGCGAACCCCGATGATCCTGGACGACCAGGAATGCTTCGAGGTCTTTCACTTTGCCATCGCGGCGATCGGTGTATTCCACGAGATCGCCTTTGTCGCGTGCGTCCAGGATGTGTTCGTAAAGAATACCGAACGTATCGTTGTCCTGGATAACCTTGCTGAAATAGTTCAGCGGGTTTTGTAATGCTTCGGGATCCTCCTTGGTTAGGAGAGAATTTTTCCAAGCGCGAGCGCTGGTACTCGAAGCAGCTTCCGATTTCTTAGAAGGCATGTTGTCACCTTTAATTGTAAAAGTACTATACGGTCTCTACTTAGTGGTTGTAAAAAGAAACGACGAACTCGGCCATTCAGGGCATTTGCGATTCAGTTCACAGAGATGATATATTTCCAAAATAATCCATAACGGCATAACGCCCTACTCCCTTTCGGGAGTAGGGAGCTAGTCTTTTACGAAATAACCACGATGCCAACATCCTTGATGAACAGTTCTCCGCTGGGCGGATAGACCATTACGTGGGGAACATTGGCTGCGTACTGCTTGAGTGTGTCTGCTGCATCTGGACGCTGACGAGAAACCTCAAAGTACTGTTTTGTTTTCCCCAAGTACTTCTGGCACTTGGAGATCATCTTCTCGGTACCGTGACCCATAAGGCCACGAGCACGTTCCTCTTTGTAATAAGCGGCCAACGCGACCTGCCGCTGATACTTGTCCATGTTGTACCAGTCGAACCGATCCGACCAAACATCCATTTCTGGAGTTTCAACGATCTCGTACCCCATCTCTGGAGGGAAGTCGTTGGAGTCGACGATGTGCATGTACAGCCTGTTACCAGATTTCCAGAACTCGTGCTTGTGCTCGAAGATTGCCGCAATACTCTTTTCAGGTATTGGTTCGATAAACAGAGAAATGTGATCGTAGTAACCTCCAGGGCGATTGAACTTCTCCCTGTCGCTTTTATCCTTCTCGATTGCCTCTTTGGTCAGACTGTGCGTCAGTCGACTACACTTGAGACTTGAGAACTTATGTTTCGAGTAATGATAGAAGAGCATTTAGGTCATTTGATGTTGAAAGTCTTCGTACCGTTGTCAGGTTCGTCCAGGGGATCTAGGATTTCCCATTCGACGAAGAGTTCGCGCAACTTCACCCAGTCAACGCAGGGTTTGCCGTTCGAACCAACCTTCAGAGGCGTGCCTGCCCCTTTGTCGTCGATGTAAACATTCGCATGGATCTTGCGCGAATCGTTCCAGTCCTTCTGGTCCGGATTTTCGTTCACGCCCCAGAAGTCGATGTAGTTCTTGTTGCAGTAGACGAGTGCCTGATTCAGCATGTCTTCGGTGCGCAAGGTATTGAGGATGAGTCGATAACCTTTGGCCATCAATTCACGCATCACTTCAATTGCACCAGGGTTCGGATTGCCGATCGATGGGAACTCATCTTCCACGAGCGTTGCATCGAAGTCGATTGCAAAGACTGCTTTCGGTTTCTCTTCGGGTTCTTTGAAACTATCGGTTTGAAGCCAGCCCATAATTACTCCAGTGTACGTTGTCACAGGATCAAAAAAAAAGAGACATAGACATGCAGGGCCGAAGCCCTGCATGCTATTTCAGATCGGCTTGAGGCCGTTGTTCTCGATCCACTGCACGAGTCCGAAGAAGTCGGTCGTCATGTATTTTTCATCGGGGAACAAAATCACAAAGCCTTCGGAAGGACTGCGATTGCCCTTCGTCAGCTTCATCATTTCGGCTGTGTCAATTTTCAAATCGACGCCAATTCTGCAATGCTCCAGAATTGCCATGCAGGCCCTGTAGTTCGGCGAAGCGTGATGGGTACTAACGCCTCTGACGATAACGACTCTGAGCATGGTGATCTCCTTAATGAACCGTCATCAAAACGTACTCGGTCTGATCGGCCCCGATGAGACACTTCTCTTCACCGTACTTGTAGGAGAGAGTGCGCTCCCACAGGGTCGACATGGAGAACAGTTCGTCGACGAGGACCAGTGCGTCACGAACGGTCGCCGCTTGTTCATCGTTGATACGGCGGAGATCTTTCTTCGCCTGCGGCCGATAGCCGTTGACGACGATCAAGGCGTCCTTCAGCATTTCTTCGCCGCCGTCTTGATAGAAATCTTTCAGACGATCGATTCCTGCGTGGAGTCGGATCATCAGCGTTTGGCGATCGGCGTGGATCGCGTCTCCGGTTTTCATGCGCTCGAGGCGGAGGTAGCCGTCGATTGCGAGTCGATCGAAATCTTCGTCTCCGAGAGTGAGGTGTCCCTCAACGTTGCTGAGGAGATCGGTCGACTTGGTAGCTTTGTTAGTTTGCATTTCGTTTTGGAAAGATAGATACAACGTTTTGAATTGGCTGAGTCAAGTCGTAGTCCGACATATCGTGGAAGACCTTGTTCAGCATTTTGGCCGCCCAGTGATAAACACGGGTGGTTTTCTCCTCGACATAATCTCGAGGAATGAAGATGCCACAGTTTGCACTGATGGCCATCGCGCACTGCTTGTAAAAACTCACGTCCATGAGACCATCGTTCTTAGCCTGGTTCTCGGGATGAGGGAAGAACCCTTCCAATGAGGCCTGATGGATTCGGAAAAGAACCCGGTCCAGTTCAAGCTTATTGAAAAGCGTATCCGGAAGTACCGACGTGTACGTTTCGTCCGTCTGGTACACTACCTTGTCACGCTGCGTCAGAACGCATGTGCAAAGAATGTCCAGTGTCTCGAGAGACTCGAAATTGAAACGCTTGGGAATCGGAGTACCGAAATACATACTGCTTGCATTGAATGCCCAGATCACGGCGATCTTGTCCATCATCGCTTTCGTGGCATTGCTGATGCTTTCCTGGTTACGCTCCGAAGGGTTCGTCTGGAAATGAATGAGATTGGATCCCATCAAGTCCTTGATCTTCGGAACGGCCAAGAGTGTTTGCTCCAACTTCAGGAGCTGTCCAGGGAAATACGTTTCAGCGTATGCCTGGATGTCGGGACTGCCGAATGTGCGATGTTCGACGACCCCGTCATTGTTTTGTTTTACCGCCTCGAGTACAAGTGGTACAGTCTCAGTACCTCGTAACCACTCATGAACGCGAACGGCATTTTGTGTTGAATAAAACTTTCCAGCGTTGTCTTGAAGACAACCCTCCACGGAAGGAACACCATTTTCTTCTGCTCCGACATTAACCTGTAAACGTGTTGTGTGCATTAATAGCTCCGAATACGCGGACGCTGAAGCCCGCCAGTGTTTTGAGGAAGGTCAATCGGGTCATCGATATGCCGTTCCGTAATTTCAACCTTGAAGCTGAAAGTACCGACTCGACGGACATCTGGAATGGCCGTGACATCGGTCTCGAAGTCTGGATCTTCTTTCCAGCCGCGAGGAAATCTTGTTTCAGGCAGGTAGTACCCGTTGGCGGTCATCGCCGACATCACCTCCCGCCCAATCAACAGTATCAGATCGGCTAATCTGTTTTTATCCGAATGACTGAGGTAGAACTTGCCAATGCCCAGATCGTTGTACATTCCGTACGCAAGATCGTTCAGGTTGTCTTCACATATCGAGTAGCTGCGCGGGTACATCACGCAAGCCGTAAATACTTGTTCCATGAAGTCCTGGAATCCCAGAGTCTTCAGGAATCTGAAGTATTCCCAATAGGGAGCCTCATTGGCCTTTTTCATTTCGTCTTCGAATGCATCGAAGGCGCGTCTAAGACTGATAAGGAAAGTTAACTTTTCCATTACTCCCTCGTCGACGGTCTAACCACAATTGCGAAGTTGTTGCTCGAAACGCGGATGACCTTTGGTTGGTCCCTGTAGTAGGATCTACAGAAATTGTAAAAGCCTGTATCCAAGAAGAGCTCCGATAGAGTCTCACAGATCGAATACAGAATAGAGTGGATTTTCAAATACGAATCTTCACTCTCGATAATCGAACGCCCAAGAATCCCTCTGTCGCAGAGTAGATCTATGAGGTAATCCATTTCATTGAGGCGGCTATAAATCGCACCTGGACCAGTATCGAGAGGTTCTTCATCTTCAGTTAAGAAGCGAACAATCTCATTCAAAAGCTTTTCCAGGTCAGTGTCCTGAAATACGCCCGACGGATCATTCCTCCTCAGATAACGTTCGAAGTTGAAGATGATGCCAAAACGGTATCTCATAACTGGACTCATTGTAAAAGGGAAAACCCAGCTAGGCCCGAAGGCCTAGCTGGGCATGATGCAGTTAATGACGGCTCGAATAATCATTAACCACGACCTAGGGAGGATTAGGTCATAGCAATGATATATCGATGAAACTGTTTACACCGCAGCGCGAGGATAGACGATCTTCGGATGGGATGCGTAGTGAACCACCAGCTGTTTGTGGTCGAAGTCCTCGAGGTTCTTAAGTTCCTGTACCACTTCCACACAGCACGGCGCCATCGGCGTGCGTTCCAGTTGTTCCTTCACCTTCTCGACCTGGTTCGAGTAGATGTGGTGGTCACCCATCAGGTGGGTGTATTCCCACGGCACCATGTTGCACATCGAGGCCAGCAGGTGGGTCAGCAGCGAGTACATGCCGACGTTGAAGACGGTGCCGAGTGGGACGTCTTGCGAACGAGCGAAGCACAGCAGCGACAGGGCGCGAGTCGGCAGGTCCTTTTCCTTGTGGATCGCGAGAAGCTTCTTGCCTTCTTCCGTGATGTTGAAGGCGTAGTCGGCCACGATGTCGTAAGGCTTCTTGGTCGGGTTGCGCTGCATGTCCTGCCAGGACATCGGGATCGGATGTGCCGATTCGACCCAGCCCATGTTGTTCATCCAGACGTTGGCGAACGCCACGATCTGTTTGTTCAGCTCCATGCAGGACATGCCGTTCTCGGCGTTGATCAGTTCTTTGACCTTCGTCTGGAAACCGATGTGGCTGTAAGCCCACTGACGCAGGATTTCCATCTCGGTCATGTCGTGGGATTCAACCTGCCAGGTCGAGTGGCATGGCGCCAGTGCCATCTTGCCGTTGTCGGCGTTTTCCTTCGGCGACATGGAAAGATCCGGCAGCAAGCCGGCGTGCCAGACGTTCACGACCAGGCGACGCGAGTCCGGGTTGTTGCGCAGTTCATCGGCGATGTATTGCAGCTGGTCGACACCACCGCGGCCGCCGTCCTGGTACAGCTTGGTCTTTTCCTTGACGAAGGCCTTGACTGCTTCGATGGCGGCGCTGATGCTGATGTAGTCTTCTCCGCTGACTGCATCCGACAGGATTTTGTTCAGACGCTCTTCGTCTTCGCCGGCAATCTCGCGAACTGCCGCGCCGAAGTTACGCCACTGCTCGCCATACATCGGGCCGATGGTACCGGACTTGTCGCCAGCCCATGCATTCCAGATGCCGTTCTTGCGTTCCTTCAGCCACTGGACCGAGACGATGCCTTTGAGCATCCACTCCAGTTCCGACGAGACTTTCTCGTGGTCCACTTCACGAGTAGTCGGGATCGGCCAGAAGCCATGTTGCAGCGAGAACTTCATCATGCCGCCGAAATCCGAAATCGTGCCAGTGCCAGTACGGTCACCTTTAACACGACCATTGTCCAGCAGATGCCGCATCAGGTCTTGATGTTGTTTCATGTTTTCCTCAATGAAAGACGAAAAAAAAATGTTACCACTAACTAATCGTTGCTTGCGCTATTTGTTTACAGTCAACAGCAAGACTGTTCCATAAGTTCCTTCTTCTGCCCACATGGACTTAGGCATTGGAAAACATTCGAGGCATCGAAGGTAGTACTTGAACAACTTCAATGCATTCTCGATGTCATCCAGATATTCTTCAAATTCGTTTCTGTACTGTTGAGATCTTTCCTGGAGTTCCGTTTTAAACTCATACAGGAATTCCGCCACCGAGTGATCGAAGTCATCAGCTGTCTCGGACCCATTATCGTAGAGTCGTTCAATCAGCGAATTGCAGAGGTACGCGTATTCAAAGCTTACGTTGCCGGGGAGATTGTTAAAGAGTAGCCTTTCGACATCTCTCTTTTCATTTCTCGTTCCGACTAAGTATTTTTGTTCTGCCATAATCGGCCAAAAAAAAAGATGCGTTATAAGACAGGGAAATGTTGGTATGAAACCAACTTACAACAAAGTTGTAATATATAGCTGTTGAAATCTAGAGTGAAACAGACGACATAAAACAAATACGAGTAGGCCGAAGCCTACTCGTATCCTCACTCACTCTGATTGAGCGGTTTTTATTTGGCGGGCGGAGTCCAGGCCGAATACCACACCTGGATTGCCACCTGCCACCAGATTCCCACTGCGACAGGAAGGAACATGGTTAGCCGATGCTGGAGGCGCCGACGGCTTCGTCTTCAGCCATCTGCGTGCCGACATCGCCGGCGGTGATTGCTGGAACGATGAACATGTCGACGCCCGGCAGGATGGTCGCGAATTGTTCATCGGTCAGGTCCACGAGCTTCGACAGGTAGTACGGCAGGGTCACCTGCATTTCGGCCGTGCTGTTGTACGAAGCGACTTCTTCGGCGAGGATGCCCGATTCCAGGAACTTGGCCACCAGTGGCGTTGCGGCCGACTTGGACCAGGTCGCGATGGTGCTGATGTAGGTCGCTTTGGCCTCGTCGTCCAGGGCGCTGAATTCGTCCTTGTTCAGAACGTTGAATTCGTTCTTGCCGCCTTCGGCTTTCTTCTGCTGCTTCTGCTTCTTGCTGGCGCCGTTCTGCTGGCTGCCATGCTTCTCGGTCAGTTCCTGCAGACCACGGCCGACGTAGTTGTCGAACTGGCCTTCGGCGAACACGATCTTCGGGGTGTGCGCGATCAGTGGCATGTTCTGCTTGATCTTGGTCAGCACTTCCTGCATCAGGCGTTCCGAGCTGATGAAGTCAGCCAGGTTGACGACCGGCGACACGATGGTGAAGCTGAAGCACTGGTCGGCGTCCGACGATTCGTTCAGCCACAGCTTGCCCTTGATGCCCGGGACCTTGGGGACGTCCAGCACGCCGCGGTAGGCGTTGAAGAAGGTCAGGTTGCCCAGGGGGACGATCAGCGTTTCCAGCAGCGGCTTCTGACGACCATGGTGGATCGTGCTGTAGTCGACGCGGTTGGTGTTCAGGCCGAGCAGGTTGCGGAACTGGGTAGCCAGCTGGGTTTCGGTCTGGATGTCCGGCGACTTGGCCAGGCCGTAGTGGTTCAGGAACGCGTCCGAGTTCACCAGGGCCTTGAAGGCCTGTGCCAGGCGCACGGCGATGTCCTTGACGTTCTTGCGGTTCTTCTTCAGCTCGGTCAGGTTGCGATGCAGGCGCCAGTAAGCGGTTTCGCCATTCGGCAGCTTGACTGCACCCGACGGCAGGTCGCTCGACAGGCTATTGAAGATACGCGGCAGTGCCAGGAATTGGATGGTTTGGCTGTCGACAGCACGTTGCAGTTTGGATGACATGATGATGCTCTCAGAGTGAGTGTTTTGGATGCCTGTGAGACAAAGCTCCAGGCGCACATAGGCAGAATGTCTACATAGAATGCAGAACACTTTCTCCACGGATGGAGTGGTTTTGTATCAACGTTGTGCAGATGGAGGCTGCTACGTCAAAGCATAACGCGAGGTCACTAGAAATTAACATATGGCATAAGGTCTGGTACTGGGTTGCCCCAGTACCATTTCGTTATAGGCCAAGATTGTGGAAGAGACGAACGGCACCATAGATGATGGCGCGTTTCCAGATCGGCGTTCCAGCGACCTTCATGGCAGCGTAGAAGATGTCATCGATCTCTTTCTGCATCAACAGACGGATAGGTTCTTGACCGTAGCTCGTGAGCTTTCTGCTGACGCACAGGTAGTCGTGAACGATTGCTGCTTGGCCGTAAATTCCCCATGGCGGGAAGATGGACCAGAACATGCGAGGAACCGAAGCGCCATCAGTTTGGAAACCTTTGGGAACGGTTACGTATTTGTTGTCCGTGATAGGACCAATGTAGAAAGTGAAGTCTGCATCGGTGAACCAAAGATCTTCTTTGTTTTGTACAGACGGCGCAAGGGCATACAGAATTCCCACTACTCGGTCGTACGATCCAACAATTTCCATACTAGCTCTCATGGTGGTTAAACCACAAGATCATAAATCAGGATAGGGCTTTCGCCCTATCCTGATTTACGTTTCGTTATTTACATGGTCTCAGCAGGTGCCGGGCTCAGCATGGTTTCCCAGCCGTGCGGCAGTTCCAGCTGCGCCGGGATCACGGGCATTTCGTCCATGGTCTGTGCGGCAGTCACTGCGTCCTTCAGATCCCATGCGGTCTTCTTGAAGATCAGGAACGCGTCGTACGCCTGGTCCGAGAGAAGCTGCATCTGCTCCGGAGTGCACATGTAGGTGTTGTTCTCGTAGGTGCGCATCGGCAGGATCGGATCGACCACACCGGCCGCTTTGAGGCGGTCAGCTTTCAGGCCGGAACCGGCCACGTTGGTACGATCTTCACCGCGCAGCTGCACATGCTCGGTCACGGTTCCGCCGTCGACGATGAAGTCGAACGGGAAACCCACTTCCAGAGCCGAAGCCAGGCGTTGCTCGATCAGGGTCTCGGCTTCCGACTTTGCCGTTGCCAGCTTGGAGGAAGTTTCGATTTCCGTGAAAGAGCGGGCAACCCAGACCTGCTGCCAGACACCACCTTCGAAGATCGGCGCGCCTTCGGTAACGACGTCGCCTTCCGGTTTGTCGACCGGATAGACGGCAAAGTAGCCGAGTTCGTTGAGCGTTGCTTCGTCTTGCGGGTCGGTGAAGGACCAGTCCGGGTTTTCACGACGGACTTGCGACATGTAGACGGGGTAGACGTTGTCAGCGCCGTCTTTGCCGAGTTTGACCAGTGCGGTCGAGTTATCGATAGTCGACATTTTTGTTTAGCTCCTAATTAGTTCGGCACAGAGCCGACCATTTCCTGACCGTCCCAGTTGAAGACGACGGTGGTGGTATCGTTGGCGAAGGTCGGAGCAGCACCATCGAACCAGCGGATGGTTTTGCCGTTGTCCAGCGTCCAATTGAAGGCCGCGACTTTACCGTACACCTTGACGACCACGGTAGCAGCGCGGTTAGCGCCCGGGATGTTCGTCAGCGCGATGGTGCGAGCACCAGCGACGGCGTTGGTGATACGGAACTGACGCGCCAGCTTCCAGTCCACGGTGTTTGCGGCATCCATCACCTTGAGGGTATAGATGTCGAAAGCGACCCAGGCGCCGTTGACCATCTGGTAGACCAGACCGTCGTCAGCCGGAGGCAGGTTGTTCAGCAGAGGAGCATCCACCCACTGACCGTCCAGCATCAGTTTGCGCTTGCCATCGGCCGTCGGAGCGTTCAGGTTACCGCCGCCGATGTAGCCCAGAGGAGTCCAGGTCACTTGGTCGGTCTTGCGGAAGAACTGCTGGGTCAGGCGGTTGAAGAAGTAGTCGTTGATACGACCATCGACTGCCTGTGGGTCACGGTCGAAGACGATCCAGATGGTACCGATCTCGCCTTTCTCACCCTTATCACCCTTCACGCCTTGCAGGCCGCGAAGACCTTGGTCGCCCTTCGGACCTTGCGAGCCGACGACGTGACCGAGGTTGAACCAGCTGTTGGTGGTATCGAGCCACACGAAGCAGTTGAACGTACCCGGGGTTGCCGGATCCGGGATCGCGTAGCCAGTGCTGACCTGACCAACGGCAGGCAGTGCAGCTTCGTTCGCCACAGTACCCAGGATACGGATTGCGGAACCCGTATCACCCTTCAGACCCTGTTCGCCTTCCGGACCTTGCGGACCAGTGATCAGCGTCAGGAAGTCTTCGAAAGTAGCGCCCTCTCCGAGCAGACCTTCAGCAATTGCTCCTTGGTAAGCAGAATCGCCGGTGGCGCCTTTTTGGGAGAGGACGAAGTCTTCGAGCGTGCCCGAAAACAGTCCGCTATCGACGGCGTCCTGGTAGAGGGACTTTCCGGTATCGCCTTTGTCACCTTTGAGGCTGGCGAGGTAAGCGGCGAGGTCACCAACGAACCCTTGTTCAACTGCGAGTTCATAAGCGCTCTTACCCTCGTTACCCTGCGAACCAACCGGACCGGTTTTAACCCAGGCCGCACCGTTGTGGATGTACACGAAACCAGCTGCGGTAGCCACCTGCGAGATGGTACCCAGAGGAAGTGCAGCTTCCGACGCGAAGTCGCCCACGAAGCTGAGGCTCGTACCTGCCGGACCACGGAAAGCCGGGAACTGCGCGTACGCGGCACCCGTCCAGGTATGGAAGGTTTCACCGATCAGGTAGGTGTCTGCCAGCGCGGCGTTGGCCGGGAGCTGGTTGACTGCGTCGAGGACGCCCTTGAACAGCATCGGTTTACCAGCAGCGCCGGTCGGACCAGCAGGACCTTGGGCACCAGCAGGACCTGCATCGAACCATGCGCCTTGAGACCACAGCCACAGGTGCGGTGGGTCGGTCATGACGACGGCCGACTTGCCGGTCTGATCGCCAGCAGGCAGGTTGCCCGAGTTAGCGAACTGGCCGATGAACTCGAACGAGACGCCGTCCTTGCCTTTCAGCGACGCCAGCCATTCAGCTTCCGTACCGGCGTAACCACCGGCTTTAGCCGACTGGAATGCAGTCTTGCCGTCCAGACCATCGCGACCGGCCGGGCCGCGCCACTGACCCATGCGGAGCCACTTGTCGCCATCGAAGACGTAAATGTATCCGGCGATCTCGTAAGCCCAACCCTGTGTCGACAGATTTGCAGGCGGCAGAATGCTTTCGGCAACGAGCTCGCCTTTCGGAATCACGGGCAGACCGACAGGGCCGCGAGGACCTACGTCACCTTTTTCGCCCTTGAACAGACCGAGGTCCAGCCACATGACGCCATCCCACGCATGGAAGTGGCCGTTGATCGAGTAGTAGTCGCCCACCACGTTGTTGGCAGTCGGCAGTTGGTTGGTACCAGCCAGTTCGCCCTTCGGGGTCATCGAACGGCCGACCGGACCTTGCGGACCAACCTTACCTTCGGGACCAGCAGGACCCACGTTGTTACCCAGGTTAGCCCAGGCACCATCGACGAAGACGTGGAACTCGTAGCCATCGGTTTCGTTGCCGACCAGATAGCCATTGCCATCGGTTTCCGACGCAGGCAGATCGCCTTCGGTAGCCACGATACCGACCGGAATGAACGCGATCGCCGGATCACCCTTGTCGCCTTTCAGGCCACGGATGAACTCGACGTATTTCGACATCGTGTCGACTTCCGGGTATGCGGTACGGACGGTATCGAAAGCCGACTTGCCTTCTTTACCTTCCTTACCTTCAGGACCCTGTTCGCCTTGCAGGCCTTCTTGGCCCTGCTTCTGCCAGCGGGTGCTGTTCCAGACATACATCGATTCGCCGATCAGCCAGGTGTCGCCCAGCTTTTCGCCTTCAGCCGGCAGGTATGCGGTCGACGGCAGTTCGCCGAGGATCGTCAGACCGGTGCCGTCTTTACCAGGCAGACCCTTGAAGTCGCCCATGTTCGTCCACTCACCGTTCAGGTTCATGTAGACGTTGGTGCCGACGAAGAAGTAATCGCTCTGTGCGAAGTCCTTCACGTCCGGCAGTTCTTCCGGCGTTACGACGGAGCCGACCAGGTTACCCAGGACAGCGGTCGGGCCAGTTGCACCCGTGTCACCTTTGGCGCCCTTCAGGGAAGCGAGCCAATCAGCCTGGGTCCCAGCGTAGCCACCGGCGGCCGCGACTTCGAATGCCGACAGGCCGTTAGCACCTTTCAGCGATGCCAGCCACTCGGCTGCAGTACCAGCGTAACCGCCGGCTTGAGCGATGGCATAGGCGGAATCGCCTTTGTCGCCCTTGTCGCCTTTCAGCGAGGTCAGGTAATCGCCGAGAGTGCCCTGGAAGCCCGCATCTTTCGCGAGTTCGTAGGCATTCTTGCCATTGGTACCGTCTTTACCGTTGGTACCGTCTTTACCTTTCAGGCTGGCCAGGTACTCGGCTTCGGTACCGACGTAACCACCGGCTTTGGCCAGCTCGTACGCGCTCTTGCCGTTCGTGCCATCCTTACCGTTGGTGCCGTCCTTGCCTTTCAGCGAGTCGAGGAACTGAGCTTGGGTGCCGACGTAACCGCCGTCCTTTGCCAGTTCGTACGCCGACTTGCCGTCGGTGCCGGAGATGAAGTTGATGAAGTCGGCATCGGTGACGACTTCCGGGTGAGTGAGTTGTACAACCTCTTTCGCCGACAGACCCTTGACTGCCAGAACACTGAGGGGGACGCGCTGGCTTGCAACCTGACCAACGATGTGGATTTCGATGTAGGACTTGTCCTTATCGATCTCGCCGTTGACCAGAGCCAGCTGGAGGATAGTTTTACCTACCGGATCAGCCATGGAATTCTCCTGCTTCCTGTAAAAAATTACTTAGTTGATTCGAAAAAAAATTACTCGGCCGGTTCGTACATGCGGTAATCGTCACCACCACTCGAGCGGTAGGTGCCGTCACCAACGAGACGAACGTTGACCATTTTGAGTTCTTCCGGCTCGACATTCAGCATGTAAATGCCCGGCAGCCAGGCGAGAGACGTCTTCTTGAACTTGATCGGATATTGCTTCTGACCAGGAATGTAAGTCGTGTTCTCGATGTCATCCGCAGTGAGGTGCAGGTGCAGAACTTCATTGATTTTGTCGATGATGCCGTACGTCGTGAAGATATCACGAGGCACGATTACTTTCGGGATAACACCGTCAGCAAACTGATCGTTGATCGTGGCAGGGTCATTGCGCATGAAGTACAGCCACTGATCGACGTAGCCCGGTTTATTGGACTTGACGTAGATACGAGTGTTGCGACCACTTGCGCCGACAATGTCACTTTCCATGTTACCGAATTCGAAGTCGGTTCCATAGACCCACGACTTGGTATTGTCGTGGTTAGCGATCTGGGTCAGCTGAGCTGTTTTATCTGCCAGAACCTTGGTGGCCGACGGGAAGCCGTCCAACATGTAGTTCGGATACAGAAGATATTTCTTTCCGCCGCCGAGAACGTTGATGAAACGACCTTCCACCCACACGCGGGAAGTGGGTTTAGCGGTGATCGTAAAGTCATCGTCCATCGTCGTATAGACGGTGTTCTCGAGGTCGTCTTCAGTCAGCCTGGTGCCCAGTTGCTTATTGATCTGGTCCAGAATGTCGTACGTTTTGAAAGGGATTGCCAGTGGTTGAATGATGGTGTTGTCCTTCACCGCCAGCATGCCGAGAGGGATGCGGGTATAAAGGAAACCAGTTTCATCTGGCTTCAGGCGCGCGTCGTACTTGGGTAAGACCTTTGCCGGAATGTATGCGTTTGGATCGTCTTCAATGTCTGGGCGTGGGTCCAGTTTCATCGGAGTGAAGAACGTAACCACAGTGGGTTCGAGCTTATACTTCGTGGAACGATAGACCAGATCGCAGAGGATCTTGGTTTCCGGACGATCGAAGTTGTATGCCCTTACGAATTGAAATAGTGACATATACTCCGTCCTAAGGAAGGTTGAACAAAAAAATAATGCCCCGCTCAAACGATTAATCCGCAAAATATTATCTAGGGCCGAAGCCCTAGATAATACCCTTGCTGAGATTACAACTGACGAGTGGCTTTCGCCAGGCCATCGTAAGAATAGACATGGCTGATCACAATACCAGCCATACCGGCGTGGTAGTAGAGTTCCTGCATCAGATACAGATCGAACTTCGGAGGAACCGTGAAGCCCTTGAAGAAGAAGGTGATGTTGATCGGATTGTTGCGGCCTTCCTTAACCCAGGTGCCGACGATTTGACCGTGCTCACCATGACCAGCTGCTTCCCTGCCGAACAGGATCTCGTATTGGTGCTGTGGACGCATGCCGCCATTAACGATCCAATCGATTAGGTTACGCAGGGCGATGTTCAGTTGTTTCATTTTGATGCTCCAGTACATTTTAAAAGGGTGGGATTGAATCCCGGGTATTGCTGCTTGAAATTATTAATCGCTGTTCGGATGGAATTTCACTTCCTTCAGAGTTTTGAGGGAAGCTTCTAAACCCGCGATCATCTTCTCGACACTTTCTCGTTCAGACTCTTTCAGATGGAAGCAGCCGTCATCCTGGCGTTTGCCTCCGTAGGCATGGACCTCCAAGAAGCCGTCAGGGATCTTATCGTAATCGATATTGATCGACAGCGATACTTCGTGATCGACATCCGGATCATTGGCTTTTTCGAGGAAGCGTTCGATCTCCGGATAACCGAACTGTTCTTCGTACAGAAAGTCGCTGAAGTAGTAGGACAGGATGGCTTTATTGTTTTCGAATTCTGTATTCGGCAATAGGTGGGAAATAACGAAAGAGCCTTCGCTGATAATTAAATCTTGAGACATGTCATACTCCTTGATGCATTTTAAGCGGACGGTAAAGTCCATTATGGTAAATTACGTAACTACTTCAATTTCGTTATATATTGCTGAAATTATCTACATACGGACATAAACCAGGATAGGGCGAAAGCCCTATCCTGATCTACTTTTGTTTATTCCAGACCCAGCAAGCCAGAGTCCTCACCTTCGCCGGCCTTGACAAAGACCACCAGCACGCAGAACGAACGGTAGCCGGTCGCCAACATGCCTTGACCATTCATCTTGGTCTGACGGTGACACTTGATAAGAACACCAGTGATCTCTTTCACCTCGCCTTCGTTCAGATACATGATCTTCACGTTGATGCCAGGTTCGATCAGTTCGGGATCTGCGTTCTCCCATTCCACCATGAAGAAGTGACCTTGGGAGCGAGCCAGTCGGGAAGTCGCAACGAATGGATTGGCGGTGATTCCTTCTGGACTCATCCTGACATTATTCTTGCCGGTGTCCATCTTCTCGCCAACGAACTCGCTGTTGTTCTTACCACGCTTAGCAACTGCGACATTGCCTTTGACATCACTGAACCCTGCGACCATTTGATTCGCATCTGCAAACATCACGCCGTTACCAGCGTTATCTTGGATTTGACTCTTGTCGCTGATGATCTTCTTGTTGCCGGTAGCCAGAATGGTGACGATGCCATTCTCTTCCAGGAAGGTCTTCTCCACCTGCGGATACCGTTTTGCAGGTACCGAGATGATTACGATCTTCCGCTGAGCTTCGTCGAAACCCGTGGTGTCGTAAGGCGGATACAGATACCAGACCCGGTTGTGGATGAACTGCGCCATGCCGGATGGGAACACGCCGCCACATTTCAGTTGCAGGTAGTCCGCCAGATCGGCAAGCAGGGTTCCATGGTCCACTACGATCGAATCGAAAACCTTCTCTGAGGCAGTGGCATGCATGTTCACGCCAACCAGTTTCAGGTCGTCGTCCAGTTCCAGGTCATTGCAGTAGAACATCAGGAGATTACGAAGCAAGTCAGCATTGCTTGTTTCCAGGAAGTGACCACCGACGGTAATCTTGCTGATATCGTCAATCAGCTTTGGTTTCAGTTGGAGATCGACCTCAACGAGCGACATCAGGTTCTGAGTGTCTTTCGAGGAGTTCTCCGCGTTGTTGTCTTCCGACATGAAAGGACGGACATCCGGGTGCAATGAAACGTTGAACACCTTGATATCGATCGAATCTTCTTGGTCAGAAGCTTCCAGGGTTTTGTAATTGACCTTCTCGGTCTTCAGGATGAACTCGAGGTTTCCTTTAGCCGGGAAGATTTCCGTGGTGTAGTCGCCCAGTGGCATGACAATGCGACAGGTCATCACTGCCCCGTAGTTCAGTTCGTAATCCGACTCTTCATCGATATCAGTAATACGCATGACGTCGACTACTTTATCGCCGATCTTGAACTGACCGGTGTAACCATAGAGGTTGGGACTGAAATCCGAATCGAGTACTCGACGGATCTCGAAGTCCAATGGAGTGCTATCGATAATCAAAAGCGACCTCCGTTTCCATTACCTTCCATGTAGGACATGAAGAGGTCTCGCATGCTTGGACGAGCCGGCAATTCCGCCCGCTCTTCATCGGGTTTCTTCTCGAGCTCGACTTTGCGCATTTGTTGCGGCGAGTAAATGTTGTTGACGGTGTAATGATCATCCTTGGCCTTTGCCTTCTTCGAAATGCGATTATCGATCGCAGCGAACATGGCATTGAGGTCAACGATATCTTTCATCACGTTCTCTGGGAGGAACGTACGGGCGAAGTCTTCACCGTATTCGTGACCAGCGTACTGATACACGGCTTCGGCAAATTCATCAATCTTTATCAAGTCACCGAACGGTGCATCATGGGCGAACACATCCTTGTTCAAGCGGTCAGCAAAGTCGAACGTGTAGTTCTGGCAGATCTCATACACCGCCTTTACGTCTTCCTGCTTGACGATGGAGATGCGCTGACTTTGATGGTAGTGCTCGATCATGTCATTGATCGTGATGTAAACGGCTTGGGGTTGTTTCGCGAGCTCACGATCCACATTCCGATTGCCCGAAGTGTGCATGCCGTATTGCTCAAGGTACGCCGTACTGTAGAAAGCAATACGAGGTACCTTGCACAGAAACAGTCTGCCCCAGATCGGATAACGCGGGTCGTTAAATGGAATCGAACTCGGCGACGGGTTAACCCTATTGGGGCTTTGGTTCATAGACGCCTCAGGTTATAACGGATCAGCATCAGGACGATCGGGAAGTAGTAGAATTTCTCCACCGGTCCCCAGTCGTAACTGTCTTCGCAAAGTTGCAAAACATTGGTTGCATCGATAATTTTAAAGTCGAGGTAATCGAGAGTGAGTTTCTCGAGCATCGACAGGCCCGTATTGTCACGGGTATAGAAGGCTTTGGAGAGCACATAGCTTTCAGCCATGTCAACGGGCTTGATAAGGGGCATCAAGCCCACCTGGCCCTCTTGAGGAGGTTCTGGAGGTACGTACGCAGGCATTGTGGACTTGATGTTGTCGTCCATCACGCATTTCTCGTATTCACGACCGTAATGGAAGTCCACTCCGCGTTTTGCATCGAGCGGATACACGATTCGTTCAATGCCGGTGTAGCGCATTCCTGCCATCAGGGCCGAGCGATGGAAGGCTTTACGGCCAACCAGACCCGTCTTGGTGTAGATGAACTTCATCAGTTTCGGATCACGGCGATCGAGCATGGTCCACAGACTCGGCGAAGTGATCGTGCCATCGTCGCCAATGTTCAGTTGACGGATAGCAGTAATGTGAACGTCGTCGAACGAGTTCATGATTGCCTTCACGAAATCGGTCAGGCCATGATCGTACGTGTAACCACTTTGTTCAGGAACAACGATGGTCGACGTCTCACGGCTGAAGTACTGAGTGAAGTACAGATGGATCATGTCGTAGTAGAACACCTCCAGCTTCTTGCTAGCGTGGTAGGTTGCTTCTTCGAGAACCGGATTCTGCAGGTTCAGCAGGAAGTCCTTGACGAAGTAGTACGTAGCGATGGTCTTGTGTTCCAGATCCCAGACACGAGTCGGATCGTTCGCACCAACAAGCTGATACTCGATGACGTGAACGGTCTCGGCGCTCATCTGGCGGCGTTCGACGCGGGTGACCTTGAAGATACCTTCGCGGCCATCCAGGATACCGGCACGGAACATGTCGCCGACCTGAGGAATCAGGAACGGGTACACATTGGCGGAACCTTGCAGGACCAATTCCTGATTGGTATTGTCAGGCTGCGATACCTGACTCAAGTCTTGTACGACTTTCAGTTCCATGGACCAGATGCGCTTGTACTGACGCAGTGGTGCTGGAGCGGAAGTGTCTTGACCATTCAGCTCGTCGTTGGTGTCGAGTACTTGCGAGTAGTAGTCAACAATCCAACTGGAGCCTTCGATGTATGCGATCTGATCGGATTGCGGTTGGTAGCGCGTATCGATCACCGCGGTCTTAATGGTGGGTTTGAAGGCCTGCACGACGTCCTGTACGGGATTAGTCGGCGCGGCTTCAGTGTCTTCGTAAAGCGGCATGTAAACCTCTTAGGGCTTCAGGTTGTAAACAGCATTCATTTTGGTATTCTGTACCGTGCGCAGACTGGAGATCTGACGGCGGCCAGATTGCCAGTTGACGATATTGTCAAACGTAGGTTCAGTGACGCGACCACGAACTACTTCGTAATTCGGGATCAAGGCACCGGCAGGCGTTACGTACTGCAACACGTTATCCAGCACGTCGGGATTGTTACGCAGATCGAGCTGCGCTTGTTCCGACAGCAGACCGATATTCTTCGCGATCGACAGACGGATATGGTAGTACTTGCGCTTATTCAGAGGACGAGTGCTCCGGACGTTTAAGTTCTCATCCAGTTCGAGCCACGAACCGTCCATGAGATTGCGTCCCATGTACAGACTCAACTGGAAAGCACACTCGCGCGGGATCGTCGTCTTCTCGTGATACTTACTCATGAAGGCCTTGACGACGTCGTTGAGACGGAAGCCGTACTGCGGACCTTCGAGATCATTGATGTTCATCAGGAGATTTGGATCCGGATCATCGACTTTATCCGAGACCAACACAAGCGTCGTAAAGACGCGCATGCTGTTATCGGCGATGTTACGCGGCATGAACTCGTCATACAGCGGGAAGTAGCGACCAGGGAAGTTGACATCCACCTTACCAGCATCACGAATGGAAGCGATGTTGGCCAGCGTACCGATCGATTTGGTCATCGATTGCTGCGTGTCTTGCAGACGAGTCATCCCCGTCTTGCCACGGTATCTCGAGCTCAGGACGGAATTGTGGATGACGATCGGGTAGGAGAAGTAAACATCCTTCGGCTTCTCATAACGGATCACGTAGGGGATTTCAATCTCCCACACGTCCGTATCGTCTTTCTTACCGCCGAAGTCAGGCAGGTCAGGGAATTCGAAGAAACCCATGACACGACTCTGCGTTTCCGACCAGACGTTGTAACTGTTCTTGCCCGCCTGGTCCGTGAGAGCTCCCCAGCGAGGATTGATCCACTTCGTCAGGAACATCTCGAAGTCATCGCCATATCCTTCCTTCAGTTCAGTCAGGCGATGGATCTCCTGCAAGATCGCCATGAAGACTTCAGGCATGCCGTAGGAGTATTTGAGTTCATGCAGCCACATGTCTTCACGCTTTGGTACCTTCATTGCCATGAGGTCGTAGAAGCGCCGTGCATCGGTTTTGCCCTTGGCACGATAGACGATGTTGATACGCATCTCCATACTGACATAAATGGGACGCATTTCCAGTTCCAGATCTTTGTTCAGGAACAGAGGGATGTGTTCGGGCTGATTGGTTTGTGCGGAAGGCAGCCAATCTTTCACTTCCTGTTCCGTCACCTCGATGGTGAGTTTGTCGGTACTGGGAAGGCGGTTATCTTCGTAAGGGTTCGAGATCAAGCCTTTCGGCTGTGCGATCGCTTCAGTGTAACCAGGGAAGTTGATCTGGATTGTCGATGGCAATCCCAAGCGGTCAACCAGGATCTCCTGAATTACGCCAAGAGCGATGGGACGCACGACCAGCTGATCGGATTCTGGTATCGGTCGTTCGAGCTTCGGCATAGTGTATCCATGGGTCGGTTAGGTTTCAAGTCAAAAGATCGAGCAAAAACAACATACCACCGTCCCTCACGGGACGGTGGTATGCTTGGACTTAGTCGTCGATTGCGCGGCCGGACTTGTGCTGCATGCGATGCTTCAGGTCACGGTTGGCCAGAGACGTCGCGCCTTTGGCATGACCCAGAGCCGTCTTGCCCGCATCCTTGGCATGATCGGCCAGAACAGAACCGACTTCTTTTGCTGCGTGGTAAGCGCTGCTCACGACGTTGCTGGCGTGACCGCCGACGGCCTTGGCTGCATGACCTGCTGCATGGTAGACGTGGCCAGCGGCAGCTTTCGTATGCTCGCCAGCTCCGCCCCACGAGTTCAGGGAAGCCTGTACCCGCGGACCCTTCACTTTGTTTTCGAAACCCACGGGGTTCTCCTTAACGACGGTTTTTCTTGGCTTCCTGGATCGTGCGCTGACGACGTACGATATCGTCTTCGCGCTGATCGCGCTTCGGTTCTTCTTCGGCTTTCAGTTCGACATGATTGCCGTTGCGGCGATTGAATGCCATGACGTACGCTGCCAGGTTTTCGATGGCCGTGATGACGCCTTCGACGTGGCCGTAGTAGAACACAGCAGGTTGATCCATGACTTTCTTGAAGTACTTGAGGTAGTACGTCATTTCGTCACGTTCGGCTTTCTTCTCTTTCGAGGAGAACAGGCCGACGCCTTTCTTTTTGATCAGCGCTTCGAACTCTTTCAGGAAACGCTCTTTGGCGCTCTGGAAGGTTTTCAGTTCGTCGGTCTTGGTCATCAAGAACTTGTTCAGCGACTTCATCATTTCCAGCAACTTGTCGCCATTGGCGAAGTCGCCTTCCAGAACACGGAACTTGTCCAGGTCCGGAGTACGGCCAACGGCTGCAGTACCGATAGTCAAGCCATCGGCCCAGGCGATACTGGCACGCAGATAGTCGCGTTCATCGCTGCTGCTGGTAGGCATACGAACTGGCGGGACGACGATGTAGATATACTCGCCACCACCGAACTCCATCGAAGCGAAGACCTTGGCGTCCTTGTCGCGGGCCACCTGCTTCTTCAGTTCATCGTTCTGTGCCGCATGGAACGGGACTTCGTAATGCTGGGAGTCAGGCTTGGCGCCGTTCATCACCTGCATTGCACGGGCAACGTTCTTCGGTTGCAGCTGGAAGACACGAGCGAGTTCGCCCATGTATTGGTTCAGCTGTTCCTGGTTCATCAGGCCCTTGGAAGTGACCAGTTTCTTCAGCACGCCAGGACGATCCAGCGTAACTTTGGTAAACCAGCCGTCGGCATCGCGAGGGAATGGAGCAGCTTTCTTCTCCTCCTCGGTCATCTCCTTGACCTTCTCCTTGACTTCTTCAGCCTCGGCAGTCAGCTTAGCGGCCGTTTCTTCGTGATCCTTGCCACGACCAAACAGGCGCTTGATCAGTCCCCACATCCATTCGAACGCTTTCTTGATTGCGTTGATGATGGACAGGAAGACGTTCTTGATACCTTCGCCGATGCTCTCCAGCGTAGCGTGGGAGATATCGTAGTTACGACCGAACGATTCGTTCGACGGCACGATGCTCTTGGAAGGCTTGCCGATGCGCGCCAGCTTCAGGAAGCATTCGACAGATTGCTCTGCCAGCTTCAGACTGGTTGCATCCAGATTCGAATTTTCGTCGGTCAGGATATCCTGGGTTTGCATGATCGATTCCATGCCCTGGATTGCCGTGTCGACTTGTTGGCTGTCGTTTTGATACGATTGGAGATCCAGTTCCAGATCGTCGTTATATCGCAAAGATTGGCTCATTGTTCTAATTCCTTAAATATGCGTCATAAGAGCACGGCCCAGGAGCCCGAAGGCTCCCGGGTCGCGTCTTACTCAGGCATCAACCTGTACGGCCGGAAGGAGGATTAGTCCTTCTTTTCGTACTGGCGGGCCGACAGTTCTGCGTACTGCAGGACCGCCGACATCGCGCGGATCGAGTGCGAAGCGAACGAAGCTGCCGGCTCGTCCATCAGCTTGCGGAAGATGGTGGCGGTTGCCTTGGCCTTCTTCTCGGCATCGCCTTTCGAGTCGTCGGCGTTCTTGCCTTCGCCCTTGCCCAGGAACTTCTCGAGCTTGCCGATGAACTTCGTTTTGTTGTTGTTCACTTCGGTCAGGCCGCGCTTGTACTCGGACACTTCGCCGGCGAACTTCTCGACTGCTTCCGCGAAGCCGCGGATCTCGTCGATGCCCAGGACCTTCAGGTTCTTGCCCTCGTCCTTCTTGTCGGCGACGTTCACCGAACCAGCACGCACCTTGTTGGCTGCGTCTTGCGCGTCCTTGGCCGAGGCGCCGGCGCCGGATTTTGCCACGGTCAGGTAGACGACGCTTTCACCCGGGAAACGGCTGGTCTGGTAGACCTGGACGTCGCTTTCGGCGGTCACGCGCTTGGCGATGGCTGCATCGGCGTTCTTCATGCCGTAGCCGACCGGTGCCGGTTGCGGCGGCGTCGAGGTGCCGGTCAGTTCCATCTTCGCGAATTCGTCGGTCAGCTTCTTCTGCTCAGCGAAGATCTTCTTCGCTTCGCCCGACAGGCCCTGGATGTCGGAGACCTTGACCGGCTGGCCGTTGACGCGAACCGCGTTGTACAGGCTGTCGTTCTCGAGGTTGCCGTCTTCCGGCTGGCCGGTCAGCGAGGTGGTCGAGTCCTTCAGCGCTTTAGCGCGGCGTTCCAGGCGTTCGGCGGCGCCGAAGATCTTGTTGAAGAAGTTGCGGACCCATTCGATCGACTTCTTGATCGCGTCGACGATCGATTGCCAGATCTTCTTGGCCGAGACGTCCAGGGCTTCGACGGTTGCCTTGCCCAGGGCGATGCGGTTCGAGCGGACCGAGAACGATTCCGACGACGGGATGCCCAGCTGCTTGTACTTGACGCCGATGCGGGCGACTTTCAGCAGCGATTCGACCGATGCTTCGACGATGGCGGCGGTGTTCTCGTCGATGCCTTCGCCTTCGTTGGCGGCGGAGACTTGCTCGGCGATGGTTTCCAGGCCGTCAGCTGCAACAGCGGCTGCGTCGATCTGGTCGTTGCCGGCTGCCAGGGCGGCTTCGTCCGAGTTGATTTCGCTGACCGCAGCGGCCAGGGTATCGGTTTCGTCCGGAGCGATTGCGTCAGCGCCGTTCATGTTGGCGGTTGCATCGAAGTTTTCGTTCGAGTGCAGGATACCGGAGATAGGGAGGAAAGACATGGGAATTACTCCATTGCAATGAAGGTTACTAAGAGGCCCTTAGTTGAAACACCCTACTATTCGTAGGATACTGGAAACCGTGCGGTTCTAAACTATAAGGGAAAAATCGCACGGTTGTGATTCTCTACCAACTGATTAGGAACCGAACAGAACGCGCAGTGTGAACAGCATGTCGGAGATGCCGTCGCGTTGACCCAGCCAGGAGCGGA